GTATGAGATCTTACGCCAGCCGTGGTTACATCATTACCATAACCAACAGTTGACGCATAATCTCCGCTTACAAAATTACCACTACCAACCGTAGTTGCTCTGAAAGAATCTGAAGTATTCTTTCTGCCAAATACATGTGAGCCATCAGCGTCATCTTCGTTTAAGTTTCCGTAACCTACGGTCATGCTATCGGCAGCGTTGTTTTCGTTACCGCTACCAACCATCACAGAATCTTCTGCGTTGGCTACGTTCTCCATACCAATCGTATGAGCTCTTACTCCAGACGTAGTTACATCATTACTATAGCCAACAGTTGACGCATAGTTTCCGCTTACAAAATTACCACTACCAACCGTAGTTGCTCTGAAAGAATCTGAAGTATTCTTTCTGCCAAATACATGTGAACCATCAGCCTCATCCTCATTAAAATTTCCATAACCCACGGTCATACTATCAGAAGCTGTATTATTATTTCCGCTTCCAATAACTGTAGAATCTTCCGCATCACTTATATTCTCTATACCAAATACGTGCGATCTTTCTGCTAATATCGTACTATCATTACCGTATCCGAAAAGAGCGCTAAAGGTTCCGCTATTTATATTACCACTTCCTACTATAATAGATCTATCGCCATTATTGACATTATCTTCACCTATAGTATTTGACCTAATAGCTGTTACAGTATTTAAATTATCATTACCAAAAATGTATGAATGAGAAGCGTAATTCTTATTCCCACTTCCGAAAATTCCAGCCGCCTCAGCATCTCCAGTATTAAAGTTACCAAATATATTTCCGTATTTAGCTTCTATATCCGCTAAGTTTGCGTTACCAAAAGTGCTCGATAGATCAGCTAAAGCTCTATTTCCGCTACCCATTGTCCGAACAGAAGTTGCGGACTCGACTTTATTTTTTCGACCAAATATCGTTATATCTGCAGCTGTCGAATCAGTATAATTCCTATAACCACCAATTACAGAATTAGCAGAGTTTATAACATTTTCTTTACCCAAGATAACACAATCTATCGCATTGCCAGTATTACCTATACCAAAAATTAAAGTATTGTCAGCTTTCTCTGTTACTGTATTTAGATTTCCGTAAGCAGCTCCACTTTCTCCACTAATTATATTATCTATACCTACAGCAGTCGAAAAGGGAGAATATACTTCATTTGACCTACCAAAAACGTTTGAAGTGTCTCCAGAAATATCTACAAAATTTCTATAACCTACAACAATTGAATCCTCTGAATTATTTTTGTTTCCATAACCAGCTACCATCGAGTGGTTGCCACTGTTTACATTACCACTACCAATTGTAGTTGCTCTAAAAGAATTTGAAATGTTTTTCCTGCCAAATACATGAGACCCGTCAGCATTATCTTTATTTAAGTTTCCGTAACCTACGGTCATGCTATCAGCAGCGTTGTTTTCGTTACCGCTACCGACCATCACAGAATCTTCTGCGTTGGCTACGTTCTCCATACCAATCGTATGGGTTCTTACGCCAGCCGTGGTTACATCATTACCATAACCAACAGTTGACGCATAGTTTCCGCTGACAAAATTACCACTACCAACCGTAGTTGCTCTGAAAGAATCTGAAGTATTCTTTCTGCCAAATACATGTGAGCCATCAGCGTCATCCTCGTTTAAGTTTCCGTAACCTACGGTCATGCTATCAGCAGCGTTGTTTTCGTTACCGCTACCAACCATAACAGAATCTTCTGCGTTGGCTACGTTCTCCATACCAATCGTATGAGCTCTTACGCCAGCCGTGGTTACATCATTACCATAACCAACAGTTGACGCATAGTTTCCGCTTACAAAATTACCACTACCAACCGTAGTTGCTCTGAAAGAATCTGAAGTATTCTTTCTGCCAAATATATGTGAACCATCAGCGTCATCCTCGTTTAAGTTTCCGTAACCTACGGTCATACTATCAGCAGCGTTGTTTTCATTACCGCTACCAACCATAACAGAATCTTCTGCGTTGGCTACGTTCTCCATACCAATCGTATGGGCTCTTACTCCAGAAATAGTTATATCATTACCATAACCAATGGTTGATGAGTATTCTCCTGTCACAAAATTACCACTGCCAAATGTACTAGCTCCCGTAGTATCGACTTGATTACCCCTACCAAAAGTGTTAGAAATTCTAGCAAAAGCTGTATGTTTATTTGAGTCTCCTACTACAAAAGCATTGTAACCTGAATTTGTATTTTCCCTACCATATATAGACCCAGATTCTGCGTAGTTAGAGTTACTTTGTCCTATATTAATCGCATCTATACCAGTAGTGTCATTATTATGACCTAGTTCAGTTTGACCCAATCTTCTATGAATTTTAATCCACCATCTCTTAAGTTGACCATCTATAACATCCCCACACTCATCAATGAGGCTTAATTTCCAAGTTCCCACGCCCTGCTCATTTTGAAACACAGTATGATCTCTTTGATAATCTAATCCACCAAAATGATTATAAACTTCTGAGTCAGTTCCTTCAGGAGAAGTTAACTTAATGAACAGGCCATCAATATTACTTTTTTCCTTAAAATCATTACCTCTTTGAGGGAACCCAATGCCACCATCGGTATCATCTAACAAGCCAGCAGTTTTATGTTTATAAACGGATGGGTCAGTCTCAAAAGTAATTGGATTAACCCCTGACCATACTCGAATAAACTGGTCTTCCTTGTATTCGGCAATTTCAAAAAATACCTGTACCTTTTCGATTGGATAATAATTAAAAATACTTTGATCATCTACCCTTGGAGGATAGGCACCTAAATGACCATCAACATTAAATGAATTACTTACCCCCCTTTCATCTACTAAATCCGAGTTTCCAATAGGTATATCTATACATAAATTATCGTCAGACTCGTACATTAAGACGTCTATGCCAGAATTTACTATGTTGCCATAAACATACAAAGCGTCCTCAGAATGCTGTCCTGGATGATCTTCTCCATGGATGACCACATTACCTCTAATATCTAAATCATCTCTAAAGTATTTATCTCCATGAATTTGTTCGTCCCCTGTAGTTGAGACAAAGTTTCCAGCTTTTTGAATGCTTGATATTAAGTTATGCCCAGTTGGACCTCCATCATAAAAAGATATTTGCTTGTTTCGTACTGGAGTAGTCTGTGTGGCAGTGATAAACAAATCTTTAGGTGCGACATAGCCAGAATATGTCGATAATTGAGATATTTTTCTATTTCCTGCCATTTCTAAAAATTACACTATTTTAACCTCGTAAAGAAATAGGTATGTCGGAATCTTCCATAGTAATCATAAAAGGTTGGTCTTCTTGAAAAACTAAAAAGTTATGCTCTTGAGATATAGGTTCTCCAGCCCCCTGTATACAAAAACCAAAATCAGGAGATATTTCAAAATTAAAAGTTAAATTACACTCCATCATATCAGTTAGTCCAAGAGAAAAATCTTGAGAAACTAATTTGGCGCCCCTAATCTTATATACAATAAAATCTTCTCTAGATGATTTTTTTGATTCGTTACCAAAATACTCAGGATCTTCATATTTATTAACGCTCCATTGACCCATGTCATCCTCGCAGATATTTTTACCTCCAGCCGAATCTTTGAGAGAACCTATATAATGAGCTCCCCTCTGCTTATACATTCCGTTCTGCTGAGAAACGGTCTCTGCATACCTACCACTCTTCTTAACAACCATTGTGTAAGAAGGTAATATACCCATATGCTTAATTAACCCAAAAGAAACTAATTCACCATTAATAGTTTTTACTACAAAAACATCATTTAAATAATTAAGCGAAATTCTTTTTTCAATATCATTGTCTATATAATAAATTTTACCATCAATATATTTTAAATTTTTATAAAACATACCAGTCTCAATTTGAGTTGATATCCAATCTCCTTTTTTATTAGAACCATCACAATCACCATCTATAATTGGCCTAGACCTATCTGATTGATATGATTTATAATCATGCTCAACATAATGCCCGTGCCCAGGAATGGCATTCGCTTTTTCAAAATGCTTTTTTAGTTTTATATTAAAATTATACTTTTTATCTCTGGCGAATATTTTGTTCAAATCTCCTTTTAGAAGTTTATCTACAATTAAATTCATAGAAATAGTTGGCAATTGAGGAAATAATAATTTTCTATCACAAACATATCTAGAACCTAATTTAAATAAATTTTCTCTAGCAAGAGGTATCTCCATCTGGAAAGATTGAATATTAACGCTATTATCATCATTTAATAACTTAGAGCCTCCAACATTAGGATCTTCTAACTCAAGAACTACATCACCAGGCAATAAGGCGTTAACATGCTCAGGGTATATAAAATCATTTGCAATAATATTATATTTAGGCCTATTTTCTATACCTCCAGTTTGTCTATTAATTGCAGGTATATCATGATATATAGGTTTTACAGCAGATACATTGAATTCATTTAATTTCCCACCTACAAAAGAAGATACATGCAACGACCATTTGCCCTTAGGATCGCTATCCATAAAAGCGCTTAAGTCTAAATGACCAACATCGTCATCATCCCAAAAAATCTTAATTTGATTGTCCATGTTTTTTACCCTAAACTTTCGATAACCATAACCTGTTCCATATTCATGAATCATTTTTCTAATTCTACCATCATGATTTTCCTTGATTAATGTTATCTCCATTTCGGATAAAGTGAAATTTGCGTCCTTAAGAAAATTTCCATTTTCATCAAATACTCCAATATCTATATCTATCTCAATTCTCAAATGAGGCTCTTTTTCTGTTTTATCAAATTGATCTCTATTTAATGAAGTTGGCACGGAAACATCGTATTCAAACGATAGTTTTTCGGGGTCAATTAAATTCTTACATTTACCCCTTCTTTTTGCGCAATCAGGGTTTATTAACACAAGAGCTTGATCCTCTTTATCAAAAAAATATGTTTGAGAATTATCTGTGATTGCATCGTCATACAAAGTAACTTCTTGACCAAGCCACTGGGCGCCACCAGAGCTTTCTCCTCCCTGAGTAACAAGATTAGATAAGCATCCAGTAAATGTTATTGCTCTTGATATTCCTCTAGTTATGTTTTCAGATTCATCCTGTTTGTCAAATTTTATATTAGAACAAGACCAATCCACAGTAGCAGTAGGGAAAGATCCAACGGCAGCAGTAACTGAATAATTAGTTAAAAAACTATTACCAAAACCAATTATATCATAATCTTTAAAATCATACATTTTAACATCAGCATCAATCTCTTTGTCTTGAGTAGCGGCGCCAATTGATGAAGTAAAAGTATTTGACCTGTACGCCTCTTGATGTATATATGTACTAAATTCTATATGTCTGCCTTCTCGATTTGTTATCAAGAAGAATAAGTTTCTATCTTCTACCGTCTTATCATAAAAGTTTTTAATTGCAGAATATTGCTCGTCATCACTAACATGAAACCCAAACTTTCTTTCATTAAATGCATTTGTCAGTAAATACGAAAAACTTAAACCAACTTCTGGCTGGGAAACTATTTTTCGGTCAGCCATCATAAAAGAATTTAACTGCTTAATGTCTTGCCTTTCAATTGAAAAATTAAAGCTTGCATCCTGAACTCTATTAATTTGATCCATCATGCAATAATTATCTTCGCCCGTATGACTAGAAAACGCTGGAGATGGGCCAATTAAAATACCCGCAGATTCATATGATACTTTACCTTTCACATATATATTTACACAATAAAAAACACCCCATAAGGGGTGTTTTTATGAAGAAGCAATTTAATCTTTAAATTAAACTGATTCTGCTGTTACGTTACTGTAGTCTGGGAGATCAGTAGTAGAATAAGATCCAGAAATAAACACACCGTTTTCCGTATCTTCAGGACCACCAACTTGAGTAGTAAATGTTAAGTCAACTGTTTTATTTCCTCCGATATCCGAACTAAATGACTCGGAGTCAAGAAGAGCTCCTTTAATAGTAAATGACATTGTATCTTGACTAGTTCCAGGATTCGCCATGGTTACGGTAAGATCTTGTTTTTGCTCATTATCTATAAGGACCGCAAGGTTTCCTGTTCCAATATCTGCAACCAATGCATTAATTGTAAAACTAGCATTTAAAGGTACGTCAGGCACACGAACATATGGAAACACACTACCCAATCTTTCGATTGGAGTTCTTGACATTGGAATATTAAAGCTAACGCTTTGAACGTGAGCCGCAGTTCCACCATTTTCTCCAGATGTATTAGTGATTAAAGCTGAGTCTGCTGGAAAATGAAGCTTAAGATCACCAGGACGAAGAGCCGCAAGAGCATGGTCTCCAGTTGATCCCGAAGGCAAGCTGTATTGAACATTGCTAATAGGAGATCCATCTTCCAGCGTAACTGCTGGTATAGAATTACCTGTAACTCCTTGATCAGCTTTCATATTGAAGCCCTCAATTGTTACACTGGCAGTAGGGATACTTCCAACTGACGCATCAAACGTATAGTCAGACATAAATCCATTACCTAGACCAATCGTAGTTTTAGTGCTGTCAGCATCTGTGTTGCCAGCAACATCAGTACCTTCTGCGGTTGTTTGGATGAAAAAGTTTGAACCAACAGTATCATTTAGGTGATTCTTAATGCAGTTGGTTTGACCATCGGTTTCAAATTTGAGTAATGTCTCATTTTTTCCGTCGATTGGATAATATGTAAAGTCTAAAGATACCGTTGGAGATTCGGTGATCAAAGCGTCAATACGCGCCAACCTTCCAAATTCATTGATATCAGTCCTGTTAATTGTAAAACTATAATTCGCACTCTGTACCCGACTTAGCTGGGATACCATGTTTCCCGAATCTCTTACATGCGTTCCGCCTATACCAAGAATTCCTGTAGCCATCGAAATTCCTGCTGAATCTTCTCCAGAAAAATGATAGCCCGTCGAATTTGGACTGACAAATAACGCTTCACTTTGATAGATAACTCTGTTTCTAGCCATAATAAAAAAAATTAGATGTTATGGTCGATTACATTTTTTTTTTATTTTTGGGAAATTTTTATTTAGCTTCCCCCCTTGTTTTTTATTTTTTATATAAATTAATTAATTATTAATATAAAATTTTTTATAATCTAGGAAATCTATTTTTTGCAATTTCAAAATCTATAAAACCCACGAAAAGATTGTCTAGAACAACCTTTCTGAGATTATCAGTCATTCTTGAACATGATACAGATTCTATTAAAAAGTAATCTTCCTTATTTTTATCTGCTAAATCTTTGTAATTATACGGAGGAGTGACATCTTCGTCGGTAGAAACTTGATAAGTTCCTTCTAGCAATCCTGGAACTTTTACGGTAGTCATAGAGGTGCTAAAATAACTAGATCCATTATGTGAGGCAGTAAAACCCTCTTGGCTATCTATGAAGTTAACAATATCTATAACTGAAGGTTCAGTACCGAAACCAAAACCTACATCTGAACTATATCTAGGATATGATACAGTTATATTATTAGTTGATTGATTAACCTCTAAACTTGGAGTGCTAGAAGGAGACCCAAAAACCAAAGTAAATGTTGTCCCAGACTTTACAATAGAACTTCTGACGGTCATAGATCCTCCTTGTTGATATACGCTTACTGGGCTACCTGAGAAAAGTAACTTCGACCTTCTTTCGATTGGCGCGCTCGCCTTTAATCCATATTTTAAGTCACCAAATTCATTTATAGGATGGTCATTGAAATTAATTTTACTAAACACAGTCCTACTCGCGTCATTAAATATAGAAAGAACTCCATCAAGAGTATATAGATTTTCAGCTATTACCGCAGCTTTAAAATATGTTGTAGTTTTATCTTCTCCGCCAAAAGCAAAAGGATCATTTCTAGCTCCATCATTAGAAATAAATATGGCTGGGACTACGTGATCGTAAGGAGGTATTCCTGTGTTTTCTCTAAAAAATCTGCTATTAATTTTTAAATTACTTTCTATAATTAAATCTTCTTCGTTTTGGTCAGTAACATATATATTGAAATCTTTCATAGCAAATGTAGCTGTTATATTCGCTGAGGCAGGAAAGCCTGAGTCTAGTATTGCTCTACCATTTTCAAAATCTAACTTTAATCCATTTGTTCCTCTTGGTACAAAAACTCCGTCGTCATATATACCCTCAGGTATTTGAGCTCCCTGAATACTGGAATCAGTTACCCATTGCTTGTGTGGAGATGCAAAAATAGTATTATCAGGCAATCTGTCATCAACCTGATGATAGCACGGGCTAGTAATATTTCTATACGCTTCGCCTTTGGATAAGAGGAAATGGTCAAACCACATAACGAAGCTTGTTGTAACTTCATGTTGATATGCTACTTTCATAATTTTTGTATTTTTGCTGTAAAGTTATTTATTATTTTAGATATGTATGCAGTATTACTAAATCTGCCAGGATTGATCTTGCCTTTTATCTGAATTGCTTGTCCAGATCGACTTACTTTTATAGGGTCACCCTTTTTATGTAAATACATGCCTAAACCTGACATACCTAGTTCAATACCCTTTAACCAGCTTCTACCAGAAGCCCAGGGCATGGGTGTGACATCAAACAACTCCTGCTTAGAGGGGTATGTTATATCAAATATAAAATTACCTTTCTCCATTCTTTTGTAAGCCACACTAACCCTCATTAGGTACTCTTTAATAATTTGAGTAGGTTTAGCATTCCTATCAAAACCAATAAATGTAAAAAGATTTCCCTTTCCACCAAGCGTTCCACTTATATTTTGCCCTCCAGGACCCATCTCTAATTCTCTAGTAATAGGATGGTTCTCAAACTCATATATCATCTCTTTTTTAATTCTATCAATCTCAATTTCCACCTCTCTTAAGGCAACCACTCTCATTCTCTTGAGTGCGGACGGCTGACGCATCAATTCTTTCTGGATAATTTGACTAGCTAATACCCTATTAATCATTGAGCTCTCCTTAAAACAAAGGAATAATAATCTGGACCAAACATTCCTTGAGGTCTTGGATCACTATCAAAAATAAATTTTTCTCCATCTACCTCGGCGCGCTTAGCTCCTTTGACAAAGTTGTCATAATCTTCTTTTGTGACAGTTATCTTGACCTGCCCCTCTGATAGCTCAGCTCCTACATTTGTCCCAGGAAAATTTGTTTCATTTTGTTGTTTTCCGTATATAATCCTAGCTTTAATTGATCTTTGAACGGGTTCGTACTGAATTGTTTGGGTTCCGTTATTTGCTAGACCATAAACAGAATTAAATGTTGAGTCAGAAGATACAATAATTTTTTTTGCATCTTTATATATAAATACTTCCCTACCAAATGTATCGTGAAGCAGGCGAAAACTCTGCCTTATTTCATCTTTATCAGATTCTGAAAATAGTCCTTCCATTACATTTTATTACACATTAAAAGAAAATCGTGTAATTTTAATTAAGGTAAAAGGAAAGGCTTATGGAACCAAAACAATTATTAGAAGAAAGTATAGAAAAACACACTAAAGATCTGTTTAAAAGATTTTTAAATATTATTGAAGATTTACACTCTGAACATCAGAGGATATTTTTAAAACTCAAGCATTCCCTGCCTGAAGAACATGAAGGGTTAATTAATATGGCTGATTACTTTGATTATGAAAAATTACAATTGATTCGTAAAAAAGTATTAGACATGGGAAATGAATCGGTTAGAAAAAATAATTCTGAATTTGAAAAAATTGATTTAATTTTTGAGTTTAAAAAATAAAATATATTATGAGTAATAAAGAAATATACAGCTTTAGTACAGAAGTACAACAAACAAAAGAAGTATCTGAAACAAAAACAGAGTTCAATAAAGAAACGGGAGAACCAGAAAAAGTAACGGTTTCCAAAACCGTAGAAGCTCCAGTTAGATATCGAATAGTTTTAAAGCAGCCGACTCGAAGGCAAATGGAAGAGGCCGATATGGAATACAGCATCGAAATGAGTCGCTGTATTAAAAAAGGCATCTTAACTAAGGCTATGCTTTCTAAAAAATACTCAGACCTTGGAGGAATGATGACTGAAGATGATGCTCTTGAGCTCAATAAGCATTATGCTAGAGTCGGCGAACTACAGACAGAATACCAAAGATTACAAAGCAAGGAGAAAAAAACCTCCCAAGACCTTTCAACTATTAGGCAAGTACTCATCGATTTAACCGAGACAAGAACAAGTATAGTCAATTTAGAAACTGCTTATTCCGCACTCTTTAATCATACCGCAGATACAAAAGCTCAAAACAAGGCGATTATGTGGTACGTGGTCAATTTAACCTACTTTAAAGAAGAAGAGTCAGAAGGAGAGTTGTTACCTTTATTTGAAGGAGTTTCTGCTGATGAAAAACTAGAGCAGTATTATGTTTTCGACGAGCAAGGAAAATCAGAAATTTTTAACAACATTAAAAACAAACTTACAACTTTTGTCAGCTATTGGTTTTTCAGTAGTAGTACCGACAAAGAAGACTTCGACAATTTAAATGAAGACGTAGAAGAAGTAAGTGAAGAGATCTCTCAAGAAAAAGCTGGAATTAAATCTGCTGAATCAAAAGATAAGCAACAAGAAAAAGAAGTAGAAAAGGTAGCTAAAAAAGTATCAGAAGATACTCCTGCCGCAAAACCTAGAACAAAAACAAATACTTCTGCCAGTAAAAAATCTACAAAAAAAACTTAACCTCTAAATACGGTGGATGAGAGTTCAAATCTTTTTCGCAAGATATTTAGAGATATTGTAAGAGGATACTCCCAAGACAAGTTCGAAGGTAACAATGTTTATATAAAACATATAAATTCTCACGATCAAGTTGACCTTGAGGATATTCATGATGAATATCTGAAAGAGGCAAAATCCAGAGGAGTTCCTACAGAAAAAGAAAATTTAACGCTTTTAATTGATAACGGAGACTGGACAGAGGAAGACGAACTTTTTATAAATGAAAAGAAAAAGTACCTAGATAGCTTAATCTCAAATAAAAAAAATATAGGCTTAAAATCCCAGATAGACGAACAAAACAGAAGAATATCAGATATACAAATTGAATTAAATAAAAAGATAGAAGAAAAGGATGAGCTCCTTGGTAGAACTGCCGAAAGATATGCGAAAGAAAGAGTAAATGATTATTACATACTACAATGTTTTTATAAAGACGAATCACTAAAAACACATTTATTTACAAAAGAACAATACGACTCTATATCAAGATCTGAATTAACAGAAATAATAACGCTACATAATAAATGGCATAATGATATATCAGAATATAATATACAAAAAATTTGCTTAGAAGAATTCTTTTTTCCATACATGCCTTTTTGCGAAGACTCGACTCAATTTTACGGTAAGCCTGTCTGTTTTTTAACACAACATCAAATAAGGTTAATAGTATATAGTAGAATATTTAAATCTATTTTAGAAAAACACGAAAAAATACCAGAGCATATCAAGAAAGATCCTTTGGCTTTATTAGATTTCGCCAACTCTTCTGATAAAAATAAAGAAACATTATCAAAAGATGAGGATAAAAGAGGGGCCACAACTGTATTCGGAGCAACCGAGCAAGACTATGAATATATGGGCGTGGATAAAGAAAATGGCCCAAAAGAAGTCTCATTATACGAAGAAGCTAAGAAAAAAGGCGGATCGCTGGATATGAATGATTTAATTGAGTTGATGGGAGCCAATCCAAAACAATAATATTAGTGTAAATACTCATGAACAATGAGTACTTTTAAACTTCCAGTAGAGCAAGTTGGTTTAGAGCGGTCCATACAAAAGGCTATGGATCAGTTTAATCGTAAGCCTTTAAAAATAAATGTTGATGATCGTTCTTTTACTCAACCGCTAGGAAGAATAACTGGCGCTGCCGATGAATTTACTAAATCAATCGAAGCTTCTAATGCTCGCGTTGTAGCCTTTGGTGCCTCAGTCGCAGTTATTGATTCTGTTAAAAATGCTTTTTCTCAACTTGTCGTACAGACAATTAAAGTAGAGAAAGCTCTTGCGGACATTAATGTAGTTATGGGAACTAGTTCCAAGAACTTAGATAAGTTTGGTAATAGTTTATTTAAAATAGCAAAAAATACAGCACAAAGTTTTGATTCAGTAGCTAGCGCCGCCACGGAATTTGCTCGACAAGGTTTATCTATGGAAGAAACGCTAAAGAGGACAAGCGACGCTCTTGTTTTAACTAGATTGACTGGAATGAAGGCAGCTGATTCAGTTAAAGGTCTGACTGCTGCAATTAATGCTTTTGGAGAAGCTGGCTTAACTACAGCGAACATAATGAATAAACTTGCCGCTGTTGATATGGCTTTTGCCGTTAGCTCCGAAGACTTAATAGACGGTTTATCCAGAGCATCTGCAGTTGCTCAAGATGCGGGAATGAATATTGATCAATTGATAGGCGCGATTACAGCAGCTCAGCAAATTACCGCTAGAGGTGGCGCTGTTATTGGTAACTCGTTTAAAACAATTTTTACAAGAATACAAAGGCCTCAAACCATTGAACAGCTAGAAATGCTAGGAGTAGCAGTTAAGGATATGCAGGGTAATGTTATTCCAGCCATCAAAATTCTTGAAAATTTAGCTAAAACATACGACACCTTGTCGCAATCACAACAATCCAATATTGCACAATTAGTTGGTGGAATGTTTCAAATCAATACATTGAAAGCAGCAATGCGTGACTTGGGTAAAGAAAATAGCATTACAGCTAGAGCAATTCAAATATCATCAAACGCAACAGATGAAGCCGTAAAGAAAAATGAACAACTAAATAAAACTTTAGATGCACTACTAACTAAGACAGGGCTCAGTTTACAAAAACTAGCCGAACAAATTGGATCAATTACAGTCGGTCCAGGAATTGAAAAAATATTAAAAGCTGTAAATGGGCTAGCTGATGGAATCTCTAACGTTTTAGACGGAGATTCGATAGGTAGTACTTTTGCAAATGGTTTCCTTAAAGGGTTAGGTAATGTGATTTCTGGTCCAGGAGCAGTCTTGATTTTGGGTCTTGTTGGTAAGCTTTTCGTAGATGTCGCTAAGTTTGCCAGAACCAGTATTGCTAATTTCATGGGCATGACATCAGAGGCTCAAAAACAAAAAGCCGTACAAGAAAGTATTTTAAATTTATTAAGAAGCAATCACGAAGTTGTAGGCTCCTTAATAGGTCAAGGTCAAACCAAAAGACAGCAAGAGCAGGTTATATTAGATTTAATTATTAAGCAGACAGCAGCTCAACGAGAGCAAGTTAAGTTAGCTCAACACCTTTCGAGGGTAGCTGTTAACGTTGGAGCTAATGAAAGTCTAATCATACCTGAGCGCGGAGCAAGAAGAAGTGCGTCGGGATACATACCTAATTTCAATGCTAAACAAAGAGAAAGGAACGGTGCTATTGCAGGAGGTTATGCTCCAGGCTCTGTCAAGAGCATGGATATGCCAAGTGGGCAAATGGTTATATACAACACTGCTGAAAAAGTGAAAAAAGTTCCAGGATTCCAAGACCCTTTCATAAATCCGCCGCTAGACTCTAGAGCAGGTAAAAATCATCGTCAAAAAACAATGGAAATGTATGGCTTTGATCCATACGCTAATAAAGGATTCATACCTAATTTTGCGAGAAAAAATACACTCAGTCAATTCTCTAACCTGGAAGATTTTAAATCGTTTGTGAATTCACCTGGATTCGATCCTAGTAATAAACCAAAAATAACCACAAATACAAAATGGGTTCAAGAGGGTGGCTATTCTAAAGAAGAATTAGAAGGAATTATGGGAGGTAGCCGCACAGGAGATAGAGATCTTGCTGCAGAAGCTGCCAGACAAAGCAAACAAAGAATTATGATGGATGGCTCTGGATATGCTGTATTAGTTCCAAACATCAATCGTCCTCCCTCTTATATAACAGGTCAAGTTGGTCAGTTTAGCGCTGGAGGAGTTAAAGGCAAGCTTGGCTACACAATGAATAATCTTTTGGTAGCTGGGCCACAAAGCCCTGCTGGAGACAATGTAACAGACCCACAAGAAAGCGCCCTTGAAGATAGCGTTAGCCAAAGCATTTTTCAATCTTCTGCTCAATTCTCTAATGCCATAAAACCCACAGGAGCTAAGGGCGTCAATGCTCCAACTATTAAAAAGAAGTTAGAATCAACGCCAGGAGGTAAAGGCGCGATAGGAGCTGCTGTTGGTGCTGCATTTGAAGCTGCAGTAGCTCAAGCATACGGCATAGATAGCGCCATGTCGGCAGAAAGAGGCAGGGGAGACTTTGATGTTAATTTAAGCAATACAAAAAAAAGCCCAGGATCAATGCAAAAAGTAAGAAATCTTTTTGGTATTCCAGGAACAGTGTCTCGGATGGACTTTAAAGCGTCAGACAGTTTAGCTACAGTAAACAGTATGGCTAAAAAAATATTCAACGATAATAAAGCTAAATATTTAGCTCAGATAGGACAAACAGCTTCATCAGGATTCATTCCGAGTTTTGCAAAAGATCACCCATTGATCGAAGCAATACAAAGAGAAAAAGATGCTGGCGTTCCCGTTTCCAAAATAAGAGTTAATCAAAGCAATAGACTTAAAAGCTCAAATAACCCAATGGGTCTTGCGGTAACTAATACAAGAGATGAGCCAAGAGGCATGAAAGATGTACCAAATTTTGCCAAAAATAAATTACCAGGTTTTGATGAAAGTAAATTTGCAAGCAAAAAAGTTAGCGACACTTTTGAAAACATAAAAAGCACTGGAGTCAAGTTAAACCAAGAGATGGAAAAATTCGTAGCTGAACACAAAAAATATGCTCAACAACAAACTGGAGTTGTTAAAGGTTTAAATAAAGAAACCGTAATGGCTAAGCTTAAAGAAAAAGGCTTATCAAAAGAACAAACAGCAGAAGCTTTGAGGCAGCTTAATTTTTCAAGAAAAGAAACAGATGAAGCTATCAAACAAATTGATGCAGCAAGAAAGTTAGGAGGCAATGACCCCCTAGAAAGAAGATCTGGGAGATTTGGTTTTGGGGAAGAAGGGCTGATAGGCAGCAGACTTAATCGCTTCCAGCAATCTCAAGGAACTTTTGCTAGAGGAGTAAGAGGTTTTGGAAACTTTACTCAAGGGTTCGGCGCAACAATAGGTTTGCCAATGGCTGGAGGACTAATTGATCAAGGATTAAGTCAAGCTTTTGGTGGAGATAGGACATCAATGACTGGTTCCCAAAGAGTTTTAAGTAGCGCGGCAGGAAGCATCACAACAGGAATGTCAAGTGGTGCTTTATTGGGAGGAGCTATAGGCAGTATTGTTCCTGTAATAGGTACAGCTGTAGGCTCCGCCGTTGGAGCTGCAATTGGAGGAGCAGGAGGTTTAATTTCTGCACTAGGCAAATCAGAATTAACGCAAGAAGAACTTAGCGAAGCCGTACAGCAATCCGTAGCCATTCAAACTGAATTAAATAATACCATAGGTCAGCTAGAAAAAATACAAAATACCCAAGGGTTAAGCTCCACGGAAATAGCCAAAAAACTGCAAGATATTATCAAAAGCACATCTAAGCAAGGAGTATTAGTCAATAATAGAACCGTTGGAGAGCAGCTCGAAATGGAAAGTATGGCTGGGCCAGTTAGTATTAACAGAATGAAAGAAATCATAAAAGATTTCGAAAAAGCTCAAGCTTCGAAAACGTCAGGCCTTTCCACGAGAGAGTCTCTTGAAGCAGTATCTAAAGTCTTAGGGAAATCAGGACAGAACAAAGCCATATCTCAACTCAGTGATATTTTCTCAGATCAAGATAAGATTTCAAAACTGAAAGCCCTGGAATCCCCGTCAAGGGAGCCTGAATTTGTATTTGGTCCAGGTGATAAAGGCAATGAAATCACAGACAAATACGTTACGAAACTCACAAGTATCCTAAATACAGGTTTAGACGAAACAAGTCAAGAGTTTAATGATCTAAAAACTATAGTTGAAAAAATAGCTAAAGATGAAAATTTTTCTAAATTTAAAGAAGAAATACTCAAACAAGCCGAACAAGCCAAAAAAACCACAAAGATTACGGAAGAGACGGGTGTTGTTGAAGTAAATACGCTTAATGCTTTTTTGCAGCTTGAAAGAAACATTAAAGATGCAGCAAATAAAAGTGCTACAGCCTTTAAATTCCTAAGAAGTAATTTAAAAATTAAACAAGAAATAAATAAATACGCCCTACAATATAAATCTTTAAATCAATCCGTCAGCAACAGAATAAAGCTTGAAACAGAATTTGAAAAAACCCAAGCTCAAGCAGCTAACAGTCTTGCTAAATCAGAAAACCTAGAATCTGTTCGACAAAAATTACTAACAGATGTCTTGAAAAAAATTAGAGCACAGGGCGCAACTCAAGATAACATAGAAAAATTTGCTAATTTAATTGAAAACGCAAACAGTGAAATAGTTGAGACTCTTGTAGATTCTCCCGAAAAATTAGAGACTCTGCTTGGGTTAGAAGGATCACTTTCAGAAGGTCGAGAGCTATTAAGTCAAATCAGAGGCTTGATTGATGGCTACAAAGATAAAAACGCTCTTCTAGATGCTGATCTTCAAATACAGAAAGACCAAGCCGAAGTAGATGAACAAATAAAGCTTATAAACGCAAAAAGGTCTGGCCTGATGCAGCAATTAAATTCTCAAATACAGAAGAGATTAAATGAAATTTCTAAACAACAATTCGAGCAAGATATATCTAATATTAGAACCAAAGGAGCAATTGAAAGAAGGTTTAACACTCCATTCCCTGCAGTAGGTGAAGGAGCTCAAGAATTACTTAATCTGCAAAAACAAGATTTACTAGCTAAAGAAGATTTAAAAAATCTAAAAGTCAACATAGCTCTAGAATCAGAAAAAATCTTTACAAACATGCTTAAAGACCAAGCTATCCAGGATAGATTGATATCTGCAAATAAAACCTTAGAGAAATCTATCTACGATCTTGAAAAAACAAACCGCGACCTAGTAAACGTTCTATCAGGCGGGCCATACAAAACAGAAGATGGGCCTTACCCAAGTAAATCTTCCTCCGAAATATCTGATGAAATTAAAAATAAAGAGTCTCAAATAAAAAAGCTGCAAAATGATAAAGTTGCATTAGAAATGGCAAAACAGGCTGAAGAAAAATTAGCCTCAAATAGTAAAACAGTAAATAAAGTAGCGCAAAAACAATTGCCTCAAGTAGATTTTATTAGCGCCCTTGGTTATGGAAATAAATTTTCAGGACAAAACCCAATAATGAAAGCTATATCACAAAATCAAAGAAACTTTTCTCAACCAGGAGATTTAAGTTTAGCTTTTGCAGATTGGAACCAACAACAAAAGTCAATTTCTGAAGATAAGGCTACAAAAGAAAACACAAAAACATTAGAAGATTTTGACAGTGAAATTTCTGCACTAAACAGTGAAATTTCAAACCTGCGCAAGCAACAAAGAATTATAGATTTTAATAAGCCTCTTTCAGATATTTCAAACGATTCAACAGAAGTTAATCAAGGAGCTAATTTAAACAATAGACTTTCTCAAATTTTTGGTAAGCTTCCGCCTTCAGGAGAGTTATCTCAATCACAAAAAGGAATACACGAAGAGGTTGGAGGTCTTTTAAAACAGCAACTTATTAAACTTGCAGGAACAAGCCCTGGCTTTTCTGAGGCTGCAGGAGATTTAAGCGATTTACCTTTAGGTGAAATACAAGATAAGTTTGACTCTTTAGCTAATGATTTCCCTGATCTATCTAATCAAGCAGTGCAATTGACCACTAACATGAGTCAATTAGCTCAAGATAAAATGAAGGAAGCGGAAATAATTAAAGAAGGAGTTTTAGACAGAGAAAAAGAAAGAGAAAACATCAGAAAAAGTACCAACGTTTTTTCAAAACTTAAGAATGAAACAGAAAATACTGTAGAGAGTTTGAGGAAAATGCAGCTAAAAGGAGACTCAACTGGTTATGCACGAGGAATGCTAGACCTACAAAAACAGTATGACATATCTAGTCCTACAGCTAGAGCATCTATGCAGGCAGGAGGCTTCACTCCAATGGGAAAAAGAGAGGCTTTCCTTTCAGGGGTTGCCTTAAATGATAGTGCCGTAAAAACTAGCGAAACGACATTTTACGAAACCCTAGGCAGAGATTTGCCAAGAACATTCGCCGACAATATGGCAAAAGCTCTAACTGAAGCTGGAGCAGGAATAAAATCCTGGGGGGATGCATTCCAAGATGTCGCTCTATCTTTTTTAAATACTTTAAACCAAGCCATACAAAGAAGATTAGCCGATCAAATTCTAGGAGCCATTAACACTGGAATAGGAGCTACAATGGGTAATAGTTTTAAATTATTTTCTAAAGGAGGAGTAGTGAGAAGAAGTGACGGGGGTGAAGTTTACGGAGGTAGCGGTACAAAAGATGACGTTCCAGCAATGTTGAATAGTGGAGAATATGTTATTCGTAAATCTGCAGTCAATAAATATGGAAAAGATTTTTTAACAGCCATCAACTCAGGCACAGTTAAGCAAAGAAACCAAGGGGGTACAGTTGGGCCTGCAGATCCTACAAGAGAATTAGAGGCTCAAACTGGTGAAGGCGGATTTTTAGTATCATCTTTTGGTCAAGCAGGAACTTTTGAAGCGGGTAACATTGAAGGTAGAGATAACTTAATGTCATTTGCCAGACAAACAGGAACCTCAGGAGCTAGAGATGTGATTTCTTCTACAGGAGCTGTCGATGATTATGGCCAAGCTATACCTGGTCGTGGAATAAATATGCAGCTCGAAGATGAAAGCGCTAAATTATCTGGACTTGGTTTAATTAGCGGTCCCGTTGCTGATGAGGTTATGCAAGCTAAACAGCAAGCTCTTGATGCAGTTGGCGCTTACGATAGAAATGTTGAAGCTTTAAGAAAATATAGAGAGCAGCGAAGAAAGGCTATTAAAAATGCCATAAAACAAGCCTTAATAGGCGCAGCAATTAGTTTTGGGATGTCTCAAATACAGAGCGCAGTTCAAAGTACCCAAATAGCAAAAGCATCAAACACAATGGGCTTAGAACAAGGAGTAAGAGCTGAGGCAAACGTACCAACAGGCCCCTTAAGACCAGAAACTTTTCAAAAACACTCTGGAGCCGTAATGAGTGAGATGGGCATTAATGCTGGAGACGTTTATATGTCAGGAGGAATGCCAAACATGGCCAAGGCTAGTTCTCGTTTTGCAATGAACGGAATTAGTAACCCTCAGGCTTATGTAGCGTTTACTGGAGGAGGTCAAAACCCAGGAGGTTCTACAAGAGGCTCAACCAGTTTTACTAAAAATTTATTCTCAAGAGGGGGTAATGCAGCCAATTCTAGATTTGCAGGTTCTGGCTTCCAAGTAAATTCACTAGGTATAGCCTCTCAAAGCTCTGGTTTCTTTGGTGGATTTCAGACTCCAAACTTTGCTCAAGATATTGGCGGCGGTGGGACAGTGGGAGGTATAATTTCTTCGCAAAACACCTCCTGGAACACTTCAGCTGGAACAGCTATGCTAGGTCAAAATATGGCACCACTATCTAATAATGCAGCTGGTTTAGCAGAAACTAAAACAAAATCTGGAGCTACAGGAGTAATTAATAACGTCCAACGAAGATTAACTGGTTTTGCCGTTGGGGGCAAAGTTACTAGACCAAGTGGAGAAGCAGATAAAAATGTCCCAACACTCTTGACTGGAGGAGAATTTGTCATCAATAAAGATGCAGTCAAAAAACATGGACTATCTTTCTTCAACAGTATCAATGCTCAAAGGTTAAACAGAGGTGGGGTTGTAGGCAAAAACATATCAATGCCTGCAGGCAGCAACATAGACTCTCAATCAGAATTATTGCAGCAAATACTAGACACTTTAATAATGCAGGGAGAGACTGCGGAGTCAACTCGCAGCGAAACTCAAACATTAAAAGAGACGATAGAATCAAAAACTACCAATAACGTAACTACAGGAGAAGCTTCTGACCCCAACACAAACCAATCTGCTATATTACAATCAATTTTAGAAGAAATTAAAAATCAAAATACTACTATCTCTCAAGAGATATCTAATAGCGTACAAAATATAATTGATAAACGCCAAACATCTGAATCTACTGAAATAAATAATTCATCCAGCTCAAGTTCATCATCCATAAAAAATTCTTCTAATGTATCAAATATTTCAAACAATTCTAATTTTGTAGATCAAGCTACAATACAAAATGATTTATTATCACAAATATTATTAGCTGTACAATCTAAACCATCAGGAGGAGGCGGAGGATTTAAAACGTCCAGTGGAGGTTCTGGGGGTGGCGTAGGTAATATTAACATCAATGTTACAGTTGACAATAAAGGCAACTCTAACTCAACATATGAAGGCGGTAGCGATGATATGCAAACAGCTAACGGCGTAAACAGAAGCGTTGACGGCAAGGCAGATAGTATAGCCAAACAAATTGAAGAAGCTGTTATTAAAATTTTAACAGATCAACAAAGATTAGGTGGAGTCTTGCAGAAAAATAATAAATAATACATATAATAAGTAATGAATGGAGCCAATTTCAATTACGAACAAAAGTTTTTCCTAGAACATTACGAAGTTTCTGGAGTAACTTCGATTGATGGTGGCTACCAGATTAATGAAGAGCCCCTCAACGTTTTAGGTCATGGGTACTTTGATAGCTTGGTCAATGCTCCCCTACAGGGTAATTTTTCTATTGAAAGAAGTTTAATTACAAGAGACCCTCTTCTAAATTATACAGGAGAATGTGGTTTTAACGGTGGAATTTATTATAATGGTACAAGTTTTGATTTTGTCAGCGGATATCTTGAAGAGTATTCTGTTTCTTGTTCTGTAGGTGCAATTCCAAATGTATCATCTCAAATTGTTGTATTTGGAAACATTGGGGGCAAGTCCAGAACGGTTGAAAAGAATGCAGTCAAAAATTACAACTCAACTCTAGATCACACAGAGGTAGGCTTATTTAAAAATCTATTAGAAACAGGAATATTGACTACAGGAATCACAACAGATCCTGGAGTAATAAAACTAGACGCTAAAGACTGGATAGACTTTAATTGGATTAGTCAAGACGGCGACCACCCAATACCTGCAGATCCTGTTTTATTTCCCGAAGAAGAGGGGGACATAATTCAAATACCCGATCAAGGATCAATACATGTATCAGGATTTGGAACCGAAACTAATAGAGTTCAGAGCTTCACATACTCCCTTTCTACACCAAGAGAGCCTGTATATGTTGTTGGTAGAGATAGACCAGTAGAAGTTCAAGCCATACCTCCATATGAAGTTAATGCTGAAATTGTTTTACATATAGATGATTATGAAGCTAAAAATGTCTTTGACTACCTCATTCAGCAAACAAGTCCACACAAAAAAGACTTAACAATTTTAGTTAAAAATTCAGACAATACATCTGTTATAGGGTCATACAATATACCTAATGCTAGACTTCTTGCAGAAAATATTACAGCTTCAGCTAACGAACAATTAGAAATTTCCCTAAGTTACAAAGGTTATTACAATTTTCTTGATGAGTCGATTATATCTGGCAAATTAACAGGAGATTTTGAAGTTCCACCAGTTACAGAAATTAAAGAATGTAAAGAACCGACTATGCCTGTTTATATACCTCAGGCAAAGCTACCAACAAATCACCAACAAGAGTGCTTAACATTAAACTGGAAAGGGCATATAATTGATCATGAATATGAAATTGATGTATCAAAAGAGGATCCTTATTTTAACATAAATAATAAAGTTCTTGACCGAATGCCTTTTCAAGGGGATAGTAATGAACAAATTCTGCATTCATATGAATTATGCGGTCTAGAAGCAGGAACAGTTTATTATTATCGCATAAGATCAAAAAATGAAAATGGAGAGATTTCTGACTGGTCTAATGTAGTGGAAACAATAACAATCCCAGCCGACCCTATAATTACTGGATTCTCAGACTGTCAAGACACTCCAAGCTTTGGTTTTAGATTAAATTGGACTAACTCTAAAGGGTCAAATCATTACCTCATAGATTTATCTGACGATCCTAATTTTGACAATTTAGTGTTAGACTCCTATCTTGTAACACAAAATAGCTACTTAATACAAGAGCTAGAAGCTGGAACTAATTTTTACTCACGAGTAAGAGCGGTCAATAATTCTGGCTCTAGTTCTAATTCCGCTATTTCAAAAACACAAAGCCGCCCACCAAAGCCAACAAACATTACTTTTTCAAATATCCTAGAGACAGAGTTTATGCTAAGCTGGGATCCTTCTAAATTAAATGATGGTTACATGGTTTCAGTTTACCCTTCAGGATCATCAACCCCTCTTTCTCAATATAACCGAAAGAGAACTGATCATACCTCAATGGAGGTAACTGGACTAAACAAAGGAGGTACATATTCTGTTGTATTGCATGTAGAAAACGATTGCGGAGAAACATCTGGAACATCACCTGAAACAATCACGCTAATACCAGATAAAGTTAAAAACATTACGGCAGACACATGCACCCTTTATGGATTCAAGCTTTCCTGGCCAGACCTAGACGGAACTTCGCAGTATGAAATACAATATACTAATTCTATTGACTCAAATGGCTTTCCGATTTACAATACAACAAAAACATCTTCTACAAATAGTTATGTTATTTCTAATTTACTAGCAGGAACCAGATACTGGTACAGAGTAAGAGCTATTAACGCAACAGGCTCAGGTGATTATTCTGACGATAAATATAAAGTAACAATACCTCCGCCCCCTCTACTCATCGAATCTCCAACAACAGAGCAGACATCTATACTTATAAAATGGAACGACGTTGACGGAGCAGAAAGTTATGAAGTTGATGTTTCACTCGAATCTAATAATTTTAATCCAAATTTAATAAATTATAATTCTAAGTCTGTAAATAATAACAGTTTAAAAGTCGTAGGCTTGACCGCTGGACAAAATTATATATATAGAATAAGGGCTGTAAATGATTGTGGTATATCAGAAAATTCTATAACAGGAAGCGATTGTACTGCCCCTCCCACTCCTACAAATGTACGGACCTCTTCTGCTACTCCTAATTCTTTCAATGTCTTGTGGAACTCTGCGGGATCGGGTATAAAATATATTTTTGATTTATCAAAATCAGAAACAATGAGTCCATTGATCGATAACTATGCTGGAATAGAATTGTCTAACACTTCTATTTCTTTGTCTAATTTGCAAGAAAAAACAGAGTATTATTTTAGAGTCAGGTCTTCTAATGGAGATTGCGGAAAGAGTCCTTATAGCAGTATAGCATCTTTAATAACTCCATCCAAGTCTTCATTAAAAGGCTTAAACCCCCCTTCTAACTGTACTTATTATGGATTTACAGCTTCTTGGGGAGAAGACCCAAATTCTACCGAATATGAATTCAATTTATCTACGGATATTAATTTTTCGTCTTTTATAGGATCTTACAATACTTCATTCAGAACAAGCTCATCATCTTTGGATATAACAAACTTAACTGCGGGCACAAAATATTATTACAGAATTAAAGCTTATAATCAATATGGCTCATCTGAATATTCTGATCCAGAGTCTGTACAAATGGCTCCCTCAGCCCCAACAATAACTACCGATAATATTACGGCTGATAGTTTTCAAATTTCTTTATCGGAACCGAATTCAGTAATTTCCTATGAGGTAGATATTTCAACAAGCTCAACTTTTTCTAGCTTTATTGATGATTTTCAATCCAAAGAAACAACAGATACGACAATCTCAGTCAACGGTCTATCCTCAAACACAAGATACTACATAAGAGCTAGGGCTAAAAATTTAGGATGCGGATTAAGCTTAAATTCATCAAGCGTTAATGTCCTTACAGCATCCATGCCGTCAACGCCCGCAGGGCTTAGTTCGGCAAATTGTTCTTATTATGGAATAACCGCTTCCTGGAATGCTGCAGCTAATGCCAGTGAGTATAATTTAGTATTATCAGAAGATCCTAATTTCTCATTTTTCGAAGGTGGTTATACGCAAGGATTCTTAACCTCATCTACCTCTGAGGTTATAACCAATCTAGATCCTGGAAAAAAATATCATTATAAGGTAAGATCTAAAAATAGTTTTGGGTATTCAGAGTATTCTCCTTCTAAAAACTTTCTAACTTTCCCACAAACTCCAAGTTTGAATATTAATTCAACTTCAATTGATTCAGTTTCCTTATCTTGGAATTCAGTACAATCAGCAAGTAATTACATAATTTTTTATAGAAAAGATGGAGTATCTACTTATTCAGAAATATCTACAACTGATACTGCATATACAATAAATGGACTAGATTCTGATCAAAAATATTTTATTTATATTAAATCAGAAAACGATGGGTGCGGAGAAAGCCAAGCCTCAAGTGTACAGGATTTTACTACAAAATCTTTAGCGTCTTCGGTTGTAGGCTTATCGAAAGTAGATTGTTTTCTAGGAGGGTTTGAAGTTGATTGGACTGCTACATCTAGCGCAGATTACTATCGAGTAAATTTATATATTAACGCAAACTTAATTACGTTTGTCAATTCCTATCAGAACTCTGTTAAGTTTAATAATTTATTAGACGGCACCCAATACAGGGTTACAGTTCAAGCTGGAAATGAATATGGCCTTTCTTCAGAATCTAGTCCTCTCTATGTCACCACAAAGCCAGCAGCTCCATCGAATCTATCGATATCATCTTTTTCTGACACGTCAATTACTGCAACATGGGATAGTTCTGCATCCGCGAATCAGTATATAGTTGACATTTCCACAAACCCAAATTTTAGCTCAGTGCTCGAAAGCGTAACAACAGCCTTAACTAGCACTACTTTTACAACGGGAATACAGCAAGATTCAAATTATTACATCAGAGTATCAGCTTCTAATTCTTCATGTGGAGAAGGTGCAAAATCTTCATCAATTTCTCTTACAACAAATTCGTCAGCTCCCTCTGCAGTTACTGGTATAGAAACTTCTAACTGTAATTATACTGATACATCTTTTGGGTTTACTCTTGATTGGATAGCTAGTCAAAACGCAACTTCTTACGAAGTTAATCTTTCAACATCATCATCGTTTTCTTCTTTCGTAAATGGTTTTGATACATCACACTCTACAGCCTCAACGTCAATTGTATTTACTGGTTTATTAGGCGGTACTACTTATTATTTTCGGATTAAGGCCAAAAATAAAGATTCTGAAACATCTTATTCTAATTCAGAATATATAATAACAATACCCAACGAGGTTTCGAATTTTAGGTATACCGATATTGGTTGTGATAATTGCGCCGATATCGCTTGGGACTCCTCAACAGGAGTCAATGGTTACAAATTATACGTTGCTACGGATTCAAGCTTTACAGATACTATCGCAGATTATGGCCACAAAGAAATTTCGCAATCTGATACCACTCATGAAATATGCAACCTCTCGAAGGGTACAACTTATTATGTAAAAATTGTACCGTATAACGATTGCGGAGAAGGGTCTGCCTCCGAAATAATTATTATAACACCACCAGAAGTACCAACAACCAGAATTTCTTCTCAAATTGCAGCCACCTCTTTTACAGCCAGCTGGTCATACCCAGATGGAGTTAGTTATTTTAAATTTTACTTATCCGAAGTTTCTGATTTTTCTACGGTATTAGCCTCTTATGACGGAATAGATGTTTTTACGAACAATATTTCGGTTGATGGCTTAACTCAAAATGTTTATTACTCAAAAGTAGAAGCTTATAATTCCCTAGATCTAACCTGCGGAGCGTCATCGGTACAAACAACAACTCTAATAGTTTCTTCTCCAACGGCTACAGCCGCAACAAACAACAACGTTGACTGCAGCGAAACAGGTCATACCTTTTCAGCAACCGCAGCATCATTTACTATCAATTGGAATGCGCAAGCAGGAGCATCTGGATATTATATTGACTTATCAGAAAATTCCGACTTTTCAACTTTCTCAAGCGTTCAAGACTCTGGAGGATCTGAGATATATCTAGAAAACTATGAAGTTTCAGGTGGATCGTCAAACTCTTTAGATATTAAAAATCTTTCGACGGGAACATTATATTATTATAGAGTCAGATCTTATAACGCAGAAGGAGACTCCTTAAGCTCTAATATAATTACTGTACTAACAAAACCATTTAGACCAGGTTTTACGGTTAGCAATGGAGCTTCTGGAGCAGGTATAACATTAAACTTTATATCCACATTTTCAGAAAATACATCAAACTCATCTACAACAGTATCGAAATACACTATAAGAGTTTATACAGATGAAAATTTAAATAATTTATATTTCGAAGATGATTTTGAGTCGAACTCAGTTAATCTTTCATCCTTATCTCCTGGAGCTCAATACTACGCAATAGGCGTTGCTGAAAATGAATCTGGAGAATCATGCGAGTCTGCAGTATTTGATTTTTCTAGTTCCAAAGCTCTTTTACAACAAGACGAATCTCCAATTTTACAACAAAACTCAGGTATTATTTTATTAGAAGACAATAATTAAAAGTGTAATATAATATATGGCAGAAAGTAAAATTTCAGATCTAAATTCTTTAGCTTACGACGAAATAGCTACCGCAGACTTGTTTGTGGTTGTAGACTCAAGCGCGGATGAAACAAAACAAACTACCTTTTCAAATTTAGAAGGAGCCATGATTCAAAATGGAGATGTTAATATTTCTCCTCTGTCAGTAACTACAACCGACCTGGAATCAACTAATGATATCACAGTAGGAGGAACTGGTAATATATTTACGAATCTGATTTCAGACATAGACGCAAACACATCTGCGCTTACAAATCTAGGTAATAATTTTGTTACGGTAAATACAGCCCAAGATATTACGGCAGCAAAAGTATTTGATGAAAATGTTGGTTTTAACAATCATGTCTCTATAGGTCAAAACGGATCAGCAGATATTGAATCTTCCTCAATCGGAAATAACATTCTGGGAGCCCTTGAAGTACATAATGTAGTAGGGACTACATCTATTTATGCGTCAAATGATATTGTTGCTTTCTCTGACGTTTCTGTAAAAGATAACATAAGACCAATCCCTCATGCTATCCAAAAAGTTAAAAGACTCAATGGGCGTTTGTATACGAGAAAAGATTCTGAAGACAAAGAAAAAATTCACATGGGTCTAGTTGCGCAAGAAGTTGAACAAGTTATCCCAGAAGTAGTTAAAGATTTACCTGAAGGCAAAAAAGCTGTTGCCTACCAAAACATAATTGGACTACTGATTGAAGCTATTAAAGATCAACAAAAACAAATTGACGAATTAAAGAGTAAAATAAAATGACACTGCCAGGATCAGGCCCAATTTCATTGAGTGAAATTATAGGCGAGAGTTCATACGGATACGGCAACATATCAAAACAAGATCAATTTGTAAGAGACAAATCTTCGGATCCATACAGAACAGGAGACGTATCTGCCCCAAATTTTGTAGACGAATATGGCCAAATTATACCAGGCAGATCTTCAAACATTAAATTTTCTGAATTTTATCAATTTGATGGTTATGATGATAATAATTTTTTGATTTCTGAATTTAAAGACGGAGCGCAAGCTCATTCTAGCAGAATAAAAGATACTGGCGCTTTTTTAATCACAGACGACAATGGAAGAGCATTAAGGACCGATGATAAAGTTGGGGATGAAACTATAATAAAACATAAAGCCGAAAACAACAGCGACACTGGAGACATTTATCTTTTTGCAGAATTTTGCAGAAATTTTGGTTATCCATATTCAAGAATTTTCTTTGAGTTCACAAATAACGGAAATATTAATAATATACATTTGCAGCAATCTAGCTGGCCCGCAAGTTCTGAAATCATTTTAATCAACAATGGAAGCATTGTTAGTCCACAAAACTATGGCTCTTATACCCAGCTATTATGACCCGCATAAACTCAAAGACTACAGGCCCGATATCACTAAGCAGGATAAGAGGAGAGGCGGGAGGAATTCCCTTAACAAGCTCTATATCAACAAGAGATGTTTCTAATTTCGCCTTTAATTCATCTTTTCCAAGAATAGGAGATGCTGGCGAAACCTTAAGCCCATTTACATTAGGTTCAGATTTTAAATTTTCTGAATTTGAATTTATGGACGCAAATCCTGGGTACTATATTATTGCAGATGGAGAAGGAGATTATCCCACTCTTTTAGAGCAATCTTATGACGGCTGGCTAACAACAGACGACGGAGATAATTTAGTGAGCGACGATGAAACTGGATCTACATCAATTGTAGCCATACATATTGTCAATGAAACCTCGCTAGCAAATGTTAATTTAAGATCGCTTTTATATCAGACAAGAGGTTATACTACAGAGGCAGAGGCTTTAATTTTTATAAATAAAGGAATAATTTATTCTAAAGATAGTAGCGTACCAGCACTGCAAACGGGAACTGGCTGGGAGAATAACTCTTATGTAAAAGTTATCAACGAAGGTATAATTTCAGCTGCAGGCGGGGATGGTGGAAATGCGCTAAATTATAACACAGACGTAAATGGAAAAGATGGTGGGGATGCAATTAGCTTGCAATATGGAATTTATATAGAAAATAATGGTGGAAGCATCTTTGGAGGAGGTGGAGGAGGTTCAGGATCTCTTTACAGCGGTGGAGGCGGGGGAGCTGGTATCCTTCCTGGGCAAGGAGGCTTAGGCAACGCAAATGGAAGCGCTGGAACAAGCACGACTGGAGGCTCTCCAGGATCCACTTTTTCGCAAGATATGTATGCTCCAATGCCTGGAGGAAATCTGGCGAAGGCAGGATTTGGTAACGCCGCAAGTGGAGGAGCTGCTGGATATTTGTTAAGAAAAAACGGTTTCACAATCAATTCAAGCAGTTTATACAACGGGACTTTTGGATCTGCAACACTAAAAGGAGTAATAGGGTGATACATTTATTTATAAACAAAAACGATCAAATTATTTTTGCATTTCCAGCTGAATCAAAAAAGCCAAGATTAGATGCTATACAATATATAGATAAATCACACAATAAAGACGAAATAAAAGTTGTAGTAGTAGATGACTCTGAATATATTAATGTAGAAAATATTATACGAAATAAAAGTGACGATAAAGAAAAACTTTATTATAAAAATGGATCAATTGTAAAAGTGTAATATATACTATATATGGCTAATGTTAAAATAAGAGGTTTACCTACGTTTTCAGATGATTTCACAAATGAATCAACTGATTTTTTAGTCATAACTGAATCAGGAGCTGAAACCGCCAATGTTCCAAGAACTTCTAAAATATCTATAAGCAAATTAAAGCAGTATATAGAAATAGAAGATCAAGACGGCGACACAAAATTTAGTGTTCATACTGGAGACGACACTGCGTCCATAAGTTGTAGCGGAATAACTTCTGTAAATTTCAATAAATCAGGCATCAATATAAACCCATTAAATGCTCCCGTCTCAACAAACTGCGGACTAGGAGTTTTTACATCTGACGGCATTAAGTTGCCTGCGGGATCATCTGCCCAAAGACCGTTCGCTGCAGACGGTTTAATAAGATACAATACAGAACTAAGCCAATTTGAAGGCTACACGAATAATGCATGGGCTCCATTTTCTAACTCAACAGCAACCGTTAGTGGACCTAATTACTCAATTCAATACAAAAGCGGTTCATCATTCAACGGAAGCTCTAATTTAATATATTCAGAAGAGCAATTGAGTGGCGTCAGTGGATTTTTTCATGATTTTAGAGTTACTGGAGATTTAGCTATTGGAGGAAATCTATATGTTACGGGAGAAACATTTGTAGAGTCTGTAACTGATGTTTCTGTTACGGGTGACATTAGTGGGTATAAATTCAAAGGAACTAGTGGAGTTTTCGATACTATCACAGGGCAAATAGGAAACTTCAGTCAAGAGCTGACAATTAGTGGTTTGACTGTATTAACTGGAGTTGAGACAGGTCATTTTGTAACTGATAGTGAAACTGGTGTATTTGTCACTACGAGTCAAACGGGAGACTTCGTTACTACTGACCTGACAGGAGATTTTGTAACTACTGGAGAAACTGGCGTGTTTGTCACTACGGGTCAAACGGGAGACTTCGTTACTACTGGCTTGACAGGGGATTTTGTGACCACTGGAGAAACTGGCATTTTCGTTACTACAGCTCAAACAGGAGACTTTATCACTACTGGCTTAACAGGGGATTTTGTGACCACTGGAGAAACTGGCATTTTCGTTACTACAGCTCAAACAGGAGACTTTGTCACTACTGGCTTAACAGGGGATTTTGTGACAACTGGAGAAACTGGCGTTTTCGTCACTACGGGTCAAACGGGAGATTTCGCAACCATAGACTTATTAACAGGTATATCTGATGCAGACAATGATACTTATATAACAACAGAAGAAAGCCCAGATTTGGATAGTATATGTTTCTATACATCAGGAAGCAAGAGCGTGGAAATTGACGCCAGTGGAGACCTGCTCTGTTATAATGATGTTGTTGCATACTATAGCGCCTCTGACCAAAGACTTAAGGAAAACATCCAAACAATAGATAGTCCGATAAATAAAATAGAACAAATAAATGGAATATCTTTTGACTGGAAAGAAGAAATGCAGCCAAAATATTCTGGTAAAGATTACGGTGTGCTTGCTCAAGAAGTAGAGCTTGTTTTGCCAGAAGCCGTCAAAGATAAAGAAAATGGCTTTAAAAGTGTAAAATATAATAGTATAATACCATTACTAATAGAGTGTATAAAAGATCAAGAAAAAAGAATTAAAGAGTTGGAAAAAATATGTCAATCGAAAGCATAAAAGTAAGAGATTTAAATACAGTATCTACATTACATGATGATGATTTATTGCTTGTAGCTAGAAATGCTGGTACTACGGAAAATATTAAAGCTTCAGACTTACTTTTGTATATATCATCAAATTCATCTCAAGGTTCTGCTAGTGTCGTAAAGTGGGAAAAAGGGATTACGGCACAATACCAGGGAACACTTATATCGACTTATCTGAATACGCCTGGTCTGTCAGGTATTTCCATTGATTCGACAAAAACTTATTACTATTTAGGCATGCATGCTGAGTCAAATGGAGGGTCAACTGCTCAATTTTTTCAATATAATGGAGTAGAGATTCCAGTGCTTGCTGGGTCAAAATATTTAAGTGACGCCCCGAGGATCGCTAATGCTGGCGGGGGGTCTGGTTTAAATTATGCAGCACACGCTTTTATTAGTGGCAGTAATTTATATATTAATAATAATTTGGCTGGAGTAAACAACAATAAGTTTTATTTTTCCTTTATTGGAATTTAACTTTTAATTTAGTGTAATATAGAATATGAGCAACCAAAGAAGTTTCTACAGATATACAGAAACACCGCTTTATATAGGAGCGGTTGGAACAAGTTATCACTCAAGAGCTAATGCTGCTGATTACCCAGACTACCCAGTCAACGCAAGCTCAAATGACTACATTTATTCAACAAGTGCTGGATTGCAAATTTCTGCCTCAGTCCCCCCAATGCGAACTCTGGGCAAACAACAACTTCATAGATACTTCCCAGACGCACCTTTAACCGCAAGCTTAAATACAGACTTTTTTTTAAATGGAAACAGCGATCAAATTATTAGTAAAACTGGTGAAGCTGATGAATTATATGGAAGACTTGCAGGATTCAACTTTGGCCAAACATATTTAAATTCTTTTAATTTAACGCTGGAGCCATACAAACCCGCCAATATTAGCGCGGACTTTTCTATTTACAAAATGACTTCAGATCGCGATGGCAGTTCAACTGCTAGCGTAAATGATGATTTTAGAAATATAGGAACATCCAACCCAGACGAACTAGAGGGAGATACATTTACCCCTGTAGTTCCTCCGCCTGAACCAAATATATCCATAACTCCTTTAAACACCCAAAATCATGTAACAACTGAATTAGTCGGTTATAATAGAGCCACTATCGGAGTAGAGCATCCAGTATCCATTAGTTGGACGGAATCATATGAAAGACTTCCTATTTATGTAGTTGGAAAAAGACATCCTGTGGAAGTAAATCTTGGAGCAATTAACCGCGAAGTCACAGTGCAAGGGGAAGATATTGGTAAAGTCATAAATTTTAAAGGTCACGACAAAAGAAATGCAACAATCAGCATTTTATTAAAAGCAATTGGTGCGGAGAATCAACCTGGGCAGGCAATCGCTAGAACTTTAACAATTGCAGGCCAAATAGATACTCAAGAAATTTCAATCAGCCAAAATGGGTTCATGGAGGGCACTGTTACGATCAAGGAATCTGTTCGTTAATATCCTAAGTCCGAACCTAAACTATCTTCAATAAAAACAGCTGTAATAGAGTTGTTATCTATATATCGTTTTGAAAAGCTCCAATTATTGCATATAAAATATCTATCTGTAGTGTTATACATTTCAGGAACAGAATCCCATTTAAATCTTACATACCCTTTTCTATTTTCAAGAAAATGCAATATTGCATAAGTCTCCCTATCATCTCGATTATTAAATTTTACATCAAACACTAAAGGATTAGTATTTCTTCCGTCAGATAGTACTTCAACTTTATCATTATCATAAACCTTACTTAATATTCTTGACTGTTGACTAATAGATGAAGCATAACTTGGTTCCCAGAAAAAGTTTTTAGTCCAATGTCTTTCATCGGTACTGCCTGGAATTCTGTGATCATCCACCCATGTACCACTGCCAGTATCTAAATTGTTTCCCTCTAACCAAGAAGTAAAAGCACTGCTTGTTGGTCTTGCGAAATGGCTTTTCTTGCAATAATAATATTTGTCGAAGCTCTGTTCGCTATAATCAGGCTTAAACACCACTATATCTTTAGGGTAAGCCCACTGCGAAAGATACTTCAATGCATTGACGGTACTTGTTGTGGTGGCATAAAGAGTGTCATCAGTTGTGTTATACCCAAAAGGTTGCGTCCATGGAACAACTCTAATTTCAAAAGGCTTAGAGTTGTTAGTTGAGCTAGGAGGATCATAATAACCAGCATGTATCGACCTAACATCATGAGTACTATCAGGCCATCCATAACTATCTTTAACGCTTCTCTCTATAAAGCCCATTTTATGCCAGGGAAAGCTAAACATACCATCATTGAAATCATAATTTGGAATCTTCATCATTTCTTCAAAAGTGAATATACTTCTCAAGTATTCCTTATAGCCTATTTTACAATAGTCAGAGTAATTCTTATAATGTTGTGCGCTATTTGATGCCGAAAAGTTCGACTCATTATCAGAATTAATTGATAAATACATAGTATGCGCGTCTGTAGCTCGAGGAGCGTTTAATAACGTTTCTGAGGAGCCAGGTATAGCAGACTCTATATTCAACGAACTCTGCCTGTTTGTGATTAGGTTAACTGATATATTATTTAAATTATCCTGATTAAAAGAATGAGAAAATCCCTGACATCTAAATATATTTCTTTTACAAAATGGATCAGGAGGTGTGAAAGGAAAATTAAGACCTTTAGATGTTTCTAAAAAATCAATTAATTGCTTTGCTTCGTTATCATGTAAATTACTATAGTTTAAAGATAGACTGAAAGTAATATTATTAATGCCTTTTGGTGATATAGCGTAATAGCCATCACCATAACTAAACATTCTTATAGCTCCTTCGTATTTCGCAGAGTAACCATAATCAGGTGCTAAGTATTGACCATTTCTTTGTGGCCAATTCTTTGTGATTCCTCCTAGGCTAGTATTGAATGTTCTATCCACATTCTAAATTACACTTATTGACTAGATGGAGCGTCATTTCCTGCTACCTGTATAGGTTTGCTTTCAAACGACAAATATGAAGATACTAATTCTTTTAATTCCTGGTCGTAGCCATTAGCTAAAGATCGATATGCGCCTGCTGCTGTGTTCTTATTAGGCCTTACAATCATTGAACCATCAGAATCTCGTATCTGTATAAAATCGCTCGATTTGGTGGCTCCCTGGAGAGTTTTACGAGACATTGCTGAATTAAAGTTTTTTAAGTACATGGCTCGGTATATAGCCTGTTCTTCATTTTTAAAATTAGCCTGAGGTTCTACTTGACCACTGACCACATCAAACGATGTGTGGATCATTGTGTTTAAATTTCCTATATGTGAATCTAGCCAGCCAGAAATTGAAGACAAAGTAATTACCTCAGAGTCTCCATCAAACTCATAGTCAAATATTTCTTGCGCTAAACCACTAATATTACTCAATTACATACCCTCTTTTAAAATTTTTGAAACTTCCTCGAAATCTGGACTATTAGTGTTTAATCCAACTTGCCTAGAGTCAGCAGCTCCGATAATAGTTCTGGATTTGTTTCTATGCTCAAATTCCTTCATTAATCTTTTTTTGAGATTTGTTCGGTTTGAAGACGGCATAACACCAACCCTTACGGCTAGTGACTGCATATCCACCAAAGTCATTTCTGATAAATTTTCTTGAAATACATTAGCGTTGGCAGTCTTAAACGGATTTACTTCTTTTACTCCGAGAATATCCTCTAACTCTTTTGTTTTCTGAATGTACTCTTTTCCAGTAGTTTGCTCCATTGACGCCAATTCTTCAATTAGGTTTTTCTTTGGTTTCTGTTGGCCCGAAGCTTTTGATTGAGTTTTTGACGAACTCTTCTTTGTGTTTGTTTTTTTCATACCTTTTACCTTTCCTTTGTATTATAATAGGAATATACACTTTTTTCAAGCTCAATAGAAAACAAAAAAGCTCGCCGTAGCGAGCTTTTTTGGTTAAGGGTTAAGTTTTGGGGAATTAAATTCCGCTGAGGTTATCAGCTATCAATCCATAAAGAGCGCGATCATCAAGGATAACGCGTCCTTCTTCAAGAGATCCATAGTATCCGATTTTTTGCTGACGAACGCTGTATTGATCGTCTGCTACAAGGCTCATTTCAGAACCGCTCTCGGAATCGCGAGAAAGAACTCTCATGAGAGAATCGCGACTACGATCAAGACCAAGAATAAGCTCTTCTGTACCACCCAAAGCAGATCCAGAAATTGTGCTATAAATCTTGTTGTATTTTTGACCAACGCCAAGCTCATTGATTTCCATAATGGAAACGCCGTAGAACTCAGGAATTCCAGCATTGTTATAAATGCTTTCACGCATGTTGTCAGTAGCAGCAATCGGAGGATTACCTGCTTGCGCAGAAGCTCCAGAAGCGCTTTTTGTGTTCACTGGATTGTAGGCCAAGGAGCGAAGCTCTTGTACTACTTCTGGAGAACAAATAAGGTCTGTGACCCCACTTCTGCGATCAGTTGGAGTTCCGCCACTATAAGAAGTATTGATTCTTTTAGCAAGAGTCATAAGACGATTAAAATCATCAAGCATAACTCTGCTGGTTACAGAACAATCAATAACATGAGATTGACCATTGGTACTAGCTTTTTTCAAAGCTCCCATAATCAAATTAGCCGAAGTACGCTCTTGTTTAAGCAAAAGCTCTTGAGCGACACGAGTAAAGGTTTTACCAACTACATCAAGGCGAGATTTTGCTGCATATTTCTTATCGAAAGATACTGCGCTGTCAAGAGTGTAGGTAGTAACCTTCATTTCGCTGAAGCTAGGTTGTACTTGGCTGGTAGGAAGACCACCTGGTACAGACTGACTGTAAACCTGAATGTAATCTTCGTCCTCTACGTCATAGTAAAGATCCAATGGAATACTTGGATTATCGTCTGCATCGAAAGACAAGGTTTGGAACAAGTTGCTCAATGTAGGAGCATTGTTAATCACTTCTGCCAAAACTGGAGCCAAGAAAGCTGCTAGAGCCGCTTGAGCCTCATATGCGGTTTCGCGATTTTTCGAAGCCATTGCTTTTACGAGTTCAACTTGCTCTTCTGTTCTTTTTAATGTAATATTCATTTTCTTAATTTCTCCTTTTGTTTAGCATTCAATTGCGCAAATAGCATAATTTCCGCTTAGAGATCCGACAGGCTCTGAGCGAGATCCAGTAGCAAGAATAGTTCCTACTCCGCTTACATCTGCTCCTGCTTGTCCAGAAACTTTTCCATCAGCAGTTACCTTAAGGGTGTGACCGATAGCTGCGTCTGTAGCCCAGTCAGCAATATCAAATGCAGAATCGTGAAGAGTGAATATACCCTTACGAGCTACAGGTACTGCTTGACCAGGAAGCACTGCGTGATTTTCTAAAGCTTTTTGAGGATAATAGAGAAGCTTTTCTCCATTCTCATCAAACTTAGCTACTTGATTTAGCGTTATGCCGAGCGCCTTTGCGCTGCCATCTGCTAGTTTGACCTTATGAGGAACAGTTGGATATTGATTGACGCCAATATGGGGATAATCTGTCTTGCCCAAGTAGGAATCAGCTCCATATTCAATTGGATCATTATTAAGGTCTCCGACTTCAACTTGAACGAAAGCTCCGCCATGTACTGCTGCTCCAGTAAGGGCATCATCGAGTTGATTCACCTCTTGACCGCTTTTAGCGGCAAAAAGATTAACAACATCATTTTCGTCGTACTGTCTGAATGGTAATATTCTTAGTCCCATTTTTGATTTCCTTTATTAAATTAGTATTTTACGATTACGTTATCTTTGAAAGCTTTTTGAAATCTCTCAGTAAGAGATTCAGGCTCTTCAGATAATGTTTCGCTTGAATTTGAAATTTCTACGTTAGAAGCTTCAGCATTATCAAGAACTTCTTCTGTTGTAACTTCTTCAGTTGCTTCAACTTCAGATGCTTCGCTAGTTTGAATTTCTTTTAATTTTGCTTCAACGGCTTCGTTTAATTTTTCCTCGAAAGCTTTCTCTTGAGCTTCGATGAAAGATTTGTTCTTGTGTTGCCACACTTGCTCGAACTTAGCTTTATACTCAGCAAATGATTCAGCAGATAAGTCAAGTTCATTTAATTCCGAAGCAACAATCTTTTTATCTTCGTCTTCGAGATTGTACTCAGAATCAAGGGCACCCATTCTTTCATTGAAGGTAGCTTTGATAAGCTCTTGAGTCTTCTCAGCTTCTAAAGATTCAACTGCAGACTGAGCTTGCTTAAGCTCGGTTTGAAGTTTTTCTACAGAAGCTTTGAGCTCTTCTTGCTGCTTCAATAATTCTGCCTCTGCATTTTTTGCTGCTTCGATGCTTGACAAATACTCTTCATCTTTTTGCTTGATAGCTTGAGTGAATGTTTCTGTCATGGAAGCTACTGCTTCTTTATCGAACTTATGTTCGGCTAATGCAGATTTGAATTCTTGAATTAATTCTTGTGATTCCATAATATTAGATTTTGTGTTATCTTGTAAGATTACCCCTTTTTTGTTATTGTGGGAAATTTTTTTATATTCTTTTTCTAAAAAAGGGTTTAAAAAGGTCTTATTAATTTTAATTTTTTCTATATTTGAGTAAGAAGTTGCAGAACTTTCAGGTTCTTCATCTTCGTAAGATATTACCCCTTTTACATCAGCTGCTGGCTTAGCAGTAAAGCCTATCCCAAGAGGATATACATCACCAATAACTAAGCGACTTACTCTGACACCATCTTCAGTTTTGCCTGAGCCTCCTTGGGTAATTAAATATTGAGACAGTTCTTTTATTTGTTTTTCATCAGTAACCAATTCCGCTTCTTTTAGGTCATCACTTCCTAACGCAATATAGTATTTATTAAAGCCTAGCTCCCAACTAGCCGATACAACTTGATAATTATCTGAATCTTCATCTCCACTATCTTCAATCAGTTTTGCAAATGAAGGATTTGCAATTCTATATACCACAGCAGCTAAAGCTATATTAAATGCATCATGTGTTCCAGCAATTTCTTTTTCATTCAATAAATTGCCAGACTCAGATTGGTATTCAGATAAACCAGCATTAACTATATGACCTACAATATTTTCTCTGTTATGCTCTAAATTAGCTGGTTTATGTATAAAATAATCTTTAATCGCTATTGCAGTAGCAGTTTCAATCCCATCACCATTGTTATTAAATTTATTTGCTACCGCAGCGTTAAATGCAACACCTAATAGGTCCAAATTTTTTTCTAAATTAACTTCTTGTGGTATAAGAGGTAAAAGTGGCTTAAGTGATGCAGTTGAAATACCTTCTTCAGACTCAATCTCCAGAGAAGCCAAAGAACTCTGGGAGAAAGTTGTTTTATATTTAAAGGGAGCCTTCATACAAAGCATTACACAGATTTTTCGTTTTTAATTTTTTTGCTATGATATAGAAGTGCAGCTGGATATTCTTCGATTTGGTGCTCGGCACATATTTCATTAATTCCAGGCAGGGTGTCTAGATCCATGATTTTTTCCGAATCTTTTACGATAGCCTCAAAATCTTTATGCCAATTATCAGTTTCTGAAGATACTATAATTTTAGAACATAATTCGCTTAAAAGTTTTTGATGAGACTTGTTAAATCTTTTAATTTTTTTGTGCGTTTTTAATATCTTTTTCGCTTCTTCAGAAAATTGTTCTGTTGCGTAAACTACATTCTGTATATCTGTTCTGCCATATGTTTCTTTAGACGTAGACTCCTTTGGTATCCCACTTGTGCCTGTTGGTCTACCAGCAGATTTAGGGGTTTCAGACGCACCTTCTCCTTCAATCATTGGCACTCCTCCAACTAATGGGTTGTAGTACCCCATCTCTCTTTCTTCTACAAATTTTTCTTGAGCAGGAGCAATTTCTTTCGATTCTGGAAACACTCCAGTTTTTATGACATCAACACCTTGTTGCGGAGTAAGTATACCGATTTCCATAAGCCTAGTAGTCACTCTTTGTAGTTGAGTTTCGTCTTTAACATTTACTTCTTCAAATTTCGCTTTTGGGATTGACTTCATTCCCAGGTTTTTGCAAATTTGATTAATTTCTGGCTGCAAGAACTGCTTTAAAAATGCATTACGAGATTCTTTTAATCTCTCTAAAAATATCTCTGCCTTAACAGCTGTATTTGAAAATTTTTCTTGACCAACGATTATGTTTTGTAATCCTTCTTTAATATCTTGATTGACTATTGCGTACTTTTCGGCGCCTAAAACTTTATTAATTTCAGGAATAACAAACTGAGCTTTAGTAGTATAATCGCTTACTAAAACTCTACCAACGCTCTCGTTCTGGAATAGTTTTTGCATTGCGACCATGTTTGCTGGATTCACCCCTCCCTTGTCTGGTTCAGCGCCCATGGTGATAAGTAAAATTACATTTTCGATGGTTCTCGTAATTGCTTGGTCAATTTTTTTTAACTCAAGCTTAAAATTAATGTCATCTAAAACAGGGAAACCAAAAGGAATTGCAAACGGCTCGTAGTCTTGCTTTTTATAAAAGCAATATCTAAGATATTTAGGATCAAGCGGGACTTTTACCCCATCCCTCAAATAAGCATTATCAGTAACCTTCTTTTTTGCATCTGGAGATAACGATTCAAATATTTGTTTATCTAGATCATTTTTTGGAGTCTTTAGTCTTTCAATTTCATATTCACTCAATATTTTCTCATAAAGAGAATCGGAAAAAGAAGAGCTGTGACGCCTAACAATATCATATGGATTTAATATAATGTATCTCAATGGAATCTTACCCTTTAATCCTAAAATTTCTGAACGATAAGATTTCCTTAAATCATTTAAATTTATTTTTCCCTCTAACGTATATAAAAAAACATTACCAGATCTATAATATTCTCTAAAAAATTGATCTTTTAAAAACCATAAATTGACTCTATCAAACCATTTCTGTATAAAGTTTCTTGCCACCTCGCTACCACCTTCTAGTAAAATTTCAGCGTTTGCAAATTCAGCCATAATGTCGATAGCATTTCTGAATATCGATATATTGCAATACGCCTTTTGACATAACTCAATAGCCTCTCTGATATGTATGCCATCTGCACCAAAGTGATAAGGCAATAAACCCTTATGAATGTTTTCGTATTTCGAAGCTTTAGTGCCTAATGCTGCTCGATTCTTTCTTGTCTGAGTGTCAACTTTCCCTGATCGAGTATATTGACTTGCTATCGATTCATAAAAACCTTCTCCAGATAACTCTGGCGACCACTGCGCAGAGTTTGAGATCATAACATTGTCTAAAGGTTGACTTTTATCAAACTTTTTCCAGTATTCAGATTTCTTATTATATTTTCTTTTAGCCATTTGTCGAGAATTACACCTATATATTATAATAAGTAAAAAAAGTTACTTTTAAAGTTACTTTTAACTTTTATTTTATAAACATTGGCGTAAAGTCTAAATATTTTGGAGCTAAATCGACATGCATGAATTCGTAGTACAGAGAAACCATCCAATTTCCCAGCACAAGTGCAGAATAGGAGTCTTTTCTAGTCTTCTCTGGACCAGTCTGTCTTTTTAAGTTATCGGGCAAATCAAATGTTTGAGTTCCCTGAGGGGATGTTTTAATCTGGATAAGAGCACACTCAGATTTAGTTAAATTCATTAAATCATATTGATGCTCAATCAAATCAATCATTTTCGATTGAGGGGATTGATTTTTTTCTTCATTTTTTAAGAACTTTAACTTAGTTATAGGAATCTTTTTTCTTCTCTGCATGGCATAATCTTCATCAATTGCTCTAGAGGCAAACCATATTCTTTTATGATCGAAGTTAGCCTGCAATGATTCATTAGCTCTACGAATCCAATCAGAACTAGGTTTTCTCAGAAAGCAAATTCTTCTATCTTGCTGATTGTATTGTTGTTTAACGCCCTTTAGTACATTTTGATAGTCATTCAAGTCATCAAAGTTAACATCTATCTGTTTAAAATTAATATTATCCTTTTTAAACATAGAGCTTTCATTAACGGCGTTAATAAATTGCACACCTCCCATATAGTCAGCTACAATACTAACAATATTAAATTTTTCTATAAGGTATTTAAAATAAAACATATGATCCTGCAGTCGAGTCCCAGACATTGCATAGCTATGAACTACAGTAGCATTTCGCTTTTCATCATTTAATTTAAGTACATGCATTGCAAAGTCATCAGAACTTTCGCTCTCTGCCCAGCTGGGGTCTATAGCTAAAATATATTTAGCGTCAGGCTCGCCCGCTATTTCCACGCACTGCCCTTCTCCATCCTTTATTGTACATTCCGCCATTCTAGAAGTCTTGAAATATCCACTGCTATCATCTGTAAATATAGCATTAAACTCTCTATCGAACTGAGATTGACTCATTGTAGCCTTAGATTGATTAATCAAATTCACATCATACAATTGCTTAGGAGCACAATCATAACTAAAATGCATAATAGATCTTCTAGCGTTAGAACCATCTTTATGATCAACATGATTTAATATCAAATCTTCGAAATTAGAATATAATTTATATAAATATTCGAATTTATAACTAGCAGATGACAGCATTATTAATTTATTATTAGGCCATCTATACCGCTCTTCTTCAGTCATTTGCCCTTTTTCTATCAGGTTTGTTTCGAGATTATAGAGCTCTTCCCTCTGAGTGGGATTTTCTACGACAGAGAGGAACGGTACAATAACCTCATTATATACTCTTTCGGGCATCAATAACATTTCGTCAATAATAATTCTATGAAACCTGAAACCACGAAGCTTAGAACCATCACCTAAAGGTAGAGCCCTAATCCTACTTCTCCCTATCTCCATCAACCATTCATCGTTACTTTTACTTTTTTTGGTTATACATCCTGCGAGCATTTTTGCCTGAGGCTTGTTAGCGATATCTTCAATTTTTTTAAATATTTGTTTGGACTGTCTAAATGAAGCTGCAAGAATTCCTATTTCTACGCCCTGATTAAGTATGGCGTCCAGAAAAGCATAAATTCCCGTGGTAAAAGATTTGGACATACCTCGACTCCAAATACCCAGGAAATAATCAGTTTCGAACATACCTTTGATTGCCATATGTTGAAATGGGAATAAATCAACCCCCGATAATAAATTAGTTGTGAATGTAATGTTTTCGCGTAAAAATTGATATAATAATATCTTCGCTTCTTTTTCTTCAATAAAACCTTTATCTAAAAGTAGTTTATTAATATCCTCTTTGGATGGATTATGTGGTTGATTTCCTGTTTCCCAGCTCATTTTTGTTTATCTAAGTAGTATTGTATGTCAGTGTTCCATAATTTATCGCCTAAAACTAAAAGCTTTGGGATAACTTCTATGGATTTCTCACGATCACCAGTAAAGATGAATTGACAGCATCCTGCATATTCATGAGATAAAAGTCTCATGTTGTGCCATATATAATCTAAATTTGATCTATGTTTCGCAAAGTTATTTCTTTTTTTAATTTTTTCTATATCACTCTCAGTAACGACATATAAATAGCATCCCATATTTTTACATCGATCTAATTCTTTCTTGAATCTGCTAAATCCTGTAGACATTGTAGACTTAAAATCTTGCTCTCCTTTTCTGTCAACATAAGTATACGAATAATAATCGCCCGAAGATGTATAATCGCCGAAATCCAGTTTCATTGTCTTTGAATTTGAAAACTCAAGGGGCTGTTGTTCTCTTGTGTCTATAAAAATTGGTATATCGCTATATTTGTTAGAGTAAAATTCTTTACATATTCTTTTATTAAATATCGGCTCTACATCAGATAGTCTACAGGCATCCGTATATGACCCAAAAAGCATTTTATAGCTGTCGATGGGTGGCAAGTCATATATTTCTAATTCGATATGATTAGGGCCTCTCTCGAGCTTTTTTTCTTGTATTCTATATTTTAATTCGTTAATAGCATAATCTTTGGCGATAAAATTATGTTTATTCTGAATTAACCATTGTATCATTTGCCATCGATTCGAAAATTTTTTACGAAAATAATCTTTTTTATTCTTGAAAGGTAATGGCTCGCCATTGTACCAATTTTTCATAGGATAGTAAGTGGTATAATATTCACTCAATAAAATATTATGAGATTTTATATGTATATGCAATGCTCTTTCAGATTTAAAAGATTTATTACAAACTTTGCATGTATAATCTAAGTCCTGATCCATAATATTAGAGCGTATTTCGTCCAGTCTTTTGTTGGCTTAGACTCATGAAGCATATCATAATTTAATTGATTATTTTTTAAATTTTTCCACATTAACATTCTACCAGCTTTAGGGGTGAAAGATATTTTAAAGTTTGGAAACCGTGTCTCCCCACCTTCTTTGCCATCGTTTAAATAGAATAAAATGCTAAACAATCTTTGTTTCCCAAAACTGTTACCTATGACAGATCTGGTATTCTCAAAGAAATCATAGTGTTCGCCATAATACATAGAGGGGTCATATTTTACAAATTGAACTTCTTCTTGAAAATTAATATTAGTTTTAGTTATCTGACTGCAATATTTTTTAATCTCTTTGATGACAGGGTGAGATGCTTCTGCGATAGTATGTAAATTATTACGGCTACCTTCATTAGAACCTACTACAGTCGCTTGCTTGCATTTATTTGAATAAGAGTCAATTAAGTAACTACAACCCTCCTTAGAAAGGACTGAATTGGCTGTAAACAACTGATCGTATACAGTAGTAATTCTTTGAGGCTGTACGTATTTATATTGCATCGTCTTTAGATAGTCCTAGTATTCTAGCTTTCCACGAATCCATGGACTCCATGCGATCAGCCTCTTCTTTAACTAATTTCTTTTGCATTTCTGCCATTCGAACCATAACAGCTCTTTCTTTTTCATTCTGGAATGTTTCAACTAATGAAAGTATAGATGCGTTTTGAGATTGACGGTTTTCTAATCTTCTTGCTCGATCACCATTCAATTTTTTAATCAAAGACTCCATTCTTTTTTCGCATTTATCATACTCCTCACTTTTTGTCTTGAGGAGTTCTGCGAGCCTTACGGTCATTTCTTGTTGAGAGTCAGCCTCATTAAACATTCTATTTAGCTTTTCGATATTTCTACTTATGTTCCTAAGGTTAATATAATCAATACAAACATTAATGTATAAATTAATTTCATCGGTAGTTAAATCTGGTTTGCCCCAAGTAGCCCTAACAAACTCAGCTTCAAACAAATCTCTATCATCTTTATCTCTATAATTATTTATTGTATTTAGAAACCTAGGAGCAGATAAGAATAATAGCATTTTTTCTGCCGACTTTTTCTCAACCAATCCTAATTCCTCAGGATTAATGTCGTCTCCAGTGTGAGCGGATATTAATGCTAATACGTGATTCAATTCGGATGGTGGTTGATATTTTTCCCTGACTCTTGGTTTTTCATCTTTTTGCAAAAGATCTGGCGCTACATCTTTAATATAAGCCATAACGGTGCGTTGTTCTGTTGATAATTTTTTTACTTCATCCTCAGGGAATATTATTTGAGCAATTTGAAAAGAGTTTAAGCCATCTTCAGCCAAGTCTAAGATTTCGTCTTTTTGTTCATCAGTAAGTTCAACTGGTCCCTTTTTTTCTTTTTTTGTCGTATTGTAGTCTAGATTTTCCTCAACGAGAAAATCTTTGACAGCTCGACCTTCTTTAGATCGCCCATCTAAGCTTTCATCTAAAAATGTATTTTGAGTCAATTTAATTAGATCAGGAATTTTTTTATGATTTTCCCTTAAATATTCTTTTTGCGCATCTGTTAATGTTATTTTACTCATATTATAATATCTTTCTTGTCAATAATTTCTTTCGCTTTTTCCACAAAAATCTTTTTTAAATTTTTTAATTGTTTGTACCCAGCTTTTCTTCCTTTTTCGTTACTCTTATATCCCATTTTTTCGGCAACTTTATCCTCTGGCATATGTTGAATGTAAATCATATCATAAATAATATAATGCTTTTCAGACAATTTAGTGCGCATAAGAGTATGCAACTTTTTTTCAGCGTCGGAAATATCTGTTAACTGCTCTGATATATTATAAACTTCTTGGGGATGATGCTCTAGAGCTAAGGGCATTTTTATGTCATGAGCGCTTTTTTTAGTTTTTTCCCACTTTGAGTATAGCGGGCACTCTGAACATTGTACGCCGCTTGGGGTAAATCCGCATAATCCTGTATGACCCTCTTCATGTTCACTGGCAGATGACTGCGCAAAAGGACAGTTCAGGCATGGTCTTGCAAAATTAGTATAGTAATTCCTGAATATATTTTTAATTTGATTGGATATAATTTTATTTATCCAAGGAGCCAGTCCCCTCTTTTGGTCCCATTGATCCCATTTTTTATAAATATGAGCTCTTATAATTTGCTGAACATCGTCATAATCCATCCATGCAAGCGCATGCAGTCTCCACTTGTGCTTCCTTTTACGTAGTTCGTTATCAATTACATCTACGCAATCTTCGTATTTAAGTTTCTTTTTTCTACCCATCAATATCGGTCTGCTTTTTACTTTGCCTACATAACTGCATACCTTCTTTGATAAGATCTTCATTGCCTCCTTGGCTATTGGAAATTTTTCTTTTAGGAGATTCTGATATATTTTGTATATCGCTTCCTGAGATTACTCGATTTCCATTGCTTGCATCTATCTCATATTCTAATTTAGATATAGATGGTATCTTTTCTTCAACAATAGTATTTTCGACTGAGGCGCTGCTAGCTACAGACGCGCTTGAGTTACCCATACTACTACCACATGAAGGACAAAATTTTGGCGAAGGAGATGTATATTCGATTTTGTGGCCACAACTAGTACAATAAACTATATTCATAGTTAATTATATAATTATTTAATTAAAATTCAACTATTCGCCTAAGTAACCGCTAATAATTCTAGCTTGATTTCTCAGTAATTGAAACATAGTTTCATCGCATTTATTTTTATGCTTTACGTAATCTACCCCCAAAATACCTATTATTTTCCCATTCAACAACTTAATTGGTACGCAAGAAATGCTAACTATACCTTTATTATGCATTCTTTCCTTAAACAAAGGGTCGGGTATTTTTTCTGTATTTGCGTAACAAACTCCACCTTCATTAATTAATTGTTTAATAAAAAAGTTATAACTTGATACTCTTAAATTTTGCTCTCTTTCTGACTCAGAACTAATACCTTCTTCGACTATTTCATATGTATTGCTGAATTTTTGTTGAGAATTTCCACTGTAATAATAATCCCCATTATGAAATTCATATACATAGCATCTATCAGCTTCAGTTTCTTCAATAAGATACGATAAAGCAGTATAAATGTTATCATTTCTATCTATATCTTTAGGTAAAGGATCCTTAGATACCCTTAGCTTATGGGTTAAATATACCCCAAATAGCGTAGATATTGCTCCTATTATTGCTGCGACTAGCTCCATATATAAAGATATACACCTTTATTTTCTATTTTCAAGTTTTCCAATAATAAATTTAAGTAATTCATCTCGCATGATGTCATCTTTTGTAAATCGAAAGCAATGAATGCCTTTCAATTTACTATCTTCGTCATCAAAGATATCGTACATTGGCCCGAAGCCGCTTTTTCCATTAATATCACTCTGCATAAAATCTCCACAAATGAATAGTTTGCTATTTTCACCTAATCGCGTTACGAGAGTTGTTAATTCCTTGAAAGTAAAGTTTTGAGCCTCGTCTGCTACAACTATTTTATTAATCCAGTTAGCGCCCCTAAGGAAGTTAATGGGTAGCGCATCTACTCTTTGATCCATTAATTCTTTCATGACTGAGGGTGCAGTATTTTTAGCTGGTAGCATTTCATCTAATTTATCTTTTAAAGGAGCTATATATGGATTAAATTTATCCGCAATATCGCCTGGTAAAGCGCCAAGCCCCTTATCAGCACTTTCAATTACAGTTCTAATATACATTAAATCATAATCATCATTATTGCTTAAATGCCTTAATGCGGAATAAACAGCCATATAAGTTTTTGAACTTCCTGCTGGCCCGCATACAAACATTATGCGCGTATCTTGATCTAAAGAAAGGGATAGGAACTCTTTTTGTCTTTCAGTTAATTTTTTATTTTCAACTTTAAAACCTGGGCTAGCTAATTGAGGGATTTTGAACGCCTCTTCTTTTTTCGTAGTTTTTTTACGTGGCATATTATTAAAATAAAATTTACACTAGTGTAATCAATTATAATGAATAAATTTCAAATTTTCCAACGATTATGTGATCACCTTGGTCCTCGCGATGCAGCAATATGGCTTGGAGAGCCTAATAAAGATTTAAAAGGAGGATATCCCGCAGACTACATAAAATCTGGCAATACCGAACCATTAATAAAAATAATAAACAAAAAATTCCCATGTTCGAAGAAGGGGAAATAAAGTTTTCTGAAATTAGTGGTTTTTTAGACAATAATTCTAAAAAAGTTAGTACATCCAGTATTGCTGGATGGAGCGCGCCATATAAGATGCCGAATGAGGTTTTGATTGATGATTATGGTCAGGCTATTCCTGTAGGGCTACTAGCACCTGAAGGGAGCACCACTAAAACCTATCGGTTTTCTGAATTTAGGGGAATAGTTAAATCAGAACTTCCTGTTATAACATCTGATTCAATTATTAATATTGAAACTAATAGTAGAGAATTTAATTTTTCTTATCAAATTGTAGCTGATAATATGACTGGTGATATTAATCATCCATTTTTATATATTGCTAATAGTTATCCTTCTGGTCTTACATTTAATTCTAATACAGGATTATTGCAAGGTACTATTAATTTAGGTGATTTAGGTTATAGTGCTGGAGATACTATTGAAATAGTGTTTAATGTTTTTGCTGATAATTATGCTGGAAGAGATAGTTTAGAGGTGACGGTTAATGTGGAATGGAATCAGCCGCCAACCATAACAATTCTTGGAAGCGCTTTCGTAGACCATTTTCATGGAGTAGTCTACAGTGATGCGGGAGCTACAGCGAGTGATCCTGAAGACGGGGATTTGACTAGCGCAATAATTACAACAAATAATGTAAATACTGGATCTAATGGATTATATACTGTAGATTATGAAGTTACTGACTCTGGAGGGTTAACTGTATCTGGAAATAGAATTGTAAATATTATTAATAATCCTCCTGTTATTACTTTATTGGGTGATGCTGAAGTTAATGTAGATTATGATTCCATTTATACTGATGCAGGTGCCACAGCATTTGATACGGCAGATGGAGATATTACAAGTAGAATTGTTACAAATAATCCAGTTGACACTTCTGTAGCTGCGACTTATGAAGTTACATATAACGTTACTGATTTAGAAGGCGCTGCCGCCGATGAAGTTACTCGAACAGTTATAGTGAACTCCGCATGCATAAAGCTAGTTGATGATAGTTGTTTATTGCTAGCTAATGGAGACACAATAGATTTGGAATAATAGTGTAATTATAATATAATAATTATGGGCTCGAAAATCTCAGAACTTACAGAAACGGGTGTTGCTCCCACAGGAGGCTATATACCTATTGAGCATGAATCGCAAAATTACAAAATCAGCATTAAAACTTTAAATGAAGGAGGTTTAGGTGGCGGCGGCTCGACTGGTGGCTACATCGATAGCGCTACTGTTTTAACTAAAGGCTCAAATACCGCTACATTTTCTGATTTCAACAAAGACACTCAAATAATAGTTGCTCAACCTGTTTCATTTGCTGCGAACGGTTATCCACAATACAGCATGGAGACTGTCGAGCTTATACCTGGTTCTTCTGTGACGGCTACTATAACGCAGAACAGCTCTTCGTCTTTCACGGTAACATTAAGCCTTACTGACGCTGGGGTCGTTACAGCCAGTCATAGCAAGTCGACCTCGGGCAAAATTAACCTTATGCGCTTTACAAAAGCATCCGCAACCCAAGACACTCGAACTAGTGGCGGAGAAGGCGGTATTATTGGATATGTTTACTGTACTCTGCCTGGAGGAAGCACTCATGAAGAAGTTCTAGAAATTGATTTTGCAAATCAAACTCAATCAGGTAGAAACACTTATAATAATGACTTGGCAAACTTTCATTTAGTTGATTTACCTCAAGGAGATATAATAGACATGCACCGCCCAACCGATGCCTCTGGTAGTGTCGCAAGTTGGAATAGCGACACAGATTTCTCAGACTGCAACGTGCTTGGAGCTTCTGGGGCTGCAAGTTTCCACCAGCCTTGGGTGATGATGGGTAATTGGAATAAATTAGACTCGAATTATGTACCAGTTGGTTATAGAGAAGAAGAATATTGGGTAGCTAAGTTTGAAAACGACAAGCTCCATATTAAACCAAACCCCGCTCTGACACTAGCGGACGGGAATGTGCGCACTTTTTATTTTGCAGTAACAAAAGGTGGAGGCGGAGGGCAAGCCGCCCAACCTAGCAGTGGCGTGAATTATACTCTAGAGACTATGGGGGGAGGCGGAACGCTCGAAAAGAAGGATACTAGTTTTTTTGAGATGCATGTCAGACAATTGGAAAAAGAATCAATTTTAGCAATAAATCCAGCTGATGATACATTTACAGGTTTCGATCATTCATCCAGCAGATTTACCACGGGAACGCTTGATGCCGTTGCGCACAAGGATGTTGTTTACATCGGCGTCAACAATAAATTTCAGGCCAAGTTAGATAGTAATGGTGATTACAATTTTTACGGGCAAGTTACCAACGGCAATGATTTTTACGCATTAATAAAAAGATACTAATTATTTTTTTTAAATTCTAAATATAAAATCATTCTGTCCTTTTTTCCTGCGTTTATAGCAAAATGAGGATAGGCCCCGTTAAATATTACATAATTGCCAGTTTTATGTTCAAAAAAATCTCCATTAATACAAAGATATGATTGCTTCGGCTCTGGTGCGTCAAGAGAGATGTGCATTTGCGCCAATTTCTCTGTAATCATTTCTGGATGAGTATGGGTTCCTAATATTGATTCACTTTTTAGTATATTTAGCGCCGCAACTTTTATTCCTTTTATTTTTTTTAATAGTTTTATAGTTTTAGGCATATTACTGCACGGTATTTCTTGATCATTAATTATTAAGCCATATTGAATCCAACTTTTATTTATTTCGCCTTTGTTATTCCACCCATCAACCCATCCATTTTTTTTATTTAATTTTATTTTTTTTAATATTTCTTCAGCAACAACTTCATGGTCTTTATCAACCCTATTAATGTTTAAGTTATAGCCGCTCAGGTGCGAAGCTTCCTCTTTAATAGTTTTCCAATTTTCGACCAACTCAGTTAATTGAGGAAAATCACTAAGTTCGTAAAAAAACATTAAAGTTTGTCGTAATCTGCCTTACTGCAAAATTTCGTAAGCTTAGTTCCGTCTTCGTCTACAGCTTTAAAGGCGTAACGAGTAGTTTGCTTGCCAGCCTTCGTTGTAGTTTGATACTGTTTTTTTTCAACTAGTTCGGCGGCTATCTGAACTTTAGCTTTCTTTTTTACATTATAAAACTCGATTTCTTTCATACTTTACTTTACACCAAATAGTGGTCGGTTATTTTTTTATTCAAGCAAATAATTTAAAATATTTTAAACAATGCAAATATTGAAAAATAGTACCCCCCACCACTTTCTCAAAAAGCACTCATCGATTTTTTTTGAAAAATGGGGTGGGTCATCGTGCGAGCAACGCGGGAGGGGGGTAGGGGGTGCTATGCCACCCCATCCTGTAGCATGAGAACCTTTGTCTTGCCTTCGACTTGTCTCGATATGTTCTTGACTCTCGCAAGATTCGCTTGAATGAATGAATCGCTGACAAAATAAGAGTTCGGCTTGAGTACCCAATTGTTTGGGTCGATCAGGGCAAACAGGACTTGACCTGCTTGCCCGAACATAACCCAACGGAAAGATGACTCACGCTTGTTTCGTTTAGGTAGCTGTTTCATTCTCCGAAGATCTCACGCATTGCAGGACTGAGAGAAGTCATGTCAACCTCGTTCTCGTCCATGTCATAATCGACATCATCCATATCATACTCGACTGAATCAAGAGAAGCGTGTTCTTCTCTGATGTCATCATCACTTGCTTGAAGTAAACCATGATTGACTACAAGCTCTTCAGCTTGAATCTCTTCTTGGAGTTCTTCTTGCAATGATGCAAATCTAGGAGCGAGGCGGAAACCTTGCTCGGCGTTTTCTACTGCTTGGCGAATTCTTTCGATGTTATCCATAGTATATAATCTAGTATAGTTGGGTTGTAATGTCAAGCCTCAATGATTCTTTTTTTGTGATCGACCAAAAACTTTTGGTCATTCTCTTGTGCAAGAGCCTTGGCATAGCTGAATGCTTTGGCTCGCCCTTCGATCTCCTTGACGAACTTGCCGAAGGCGAAGATGTTCCAAAAGCGTGAAATGTTTTCGTTTTTCTCAATCTTAATCATGCTCTAAATATAAGAAATTTTTCTGCAAAAGTCAAGTGTTTTTTAAAAAAAATTAAAGTTTTTTTCACTTTGTTGTAAGTTGCTTATAGTCATATAATTGTGCGATTGCTCTAGCAAAAGTAGAATTGTGCAATAAAATAGTTTAAAGTTTTTCTTGACTTTTTAGCATTTCTTTGCTATGTTGTATATATGATAAAGATTGATACAACACAACTAACTGAAAGAGAAAAGATTTTACTTAAGTTTGTAATAGCTAAAAAAAAGTAAAATAAAGTTTGACAAAACAAGAAAAGATTGCTAGTTTATAGATATGACAGAAGAACAAATACAAAGAGAAATAAGATTAGACAAACTACAAATGCAAATGTGGAAAGGTAAAATGGATCAAAGCGAGATAGATTGGAAGCTCGCCCGCATTGCTGAACTCAAGGCAATGTTGCCACAAGCCCGCCATCAAGATAAAGTAAAAGCTTTTGGATGGAAATCAGTAGAAAGAAATGCTTGACTTTTAACATCAACTACCTTAGTATATAACACATATGACAACTACAACTACAACTACAACAATCGACAAGTTTCGTAGCAAGCTCGACCTAGGGCTTGCCCTATCTAAAGCCGAGGGTAACCTCAACTTCCTTGCCGAGTCAACCAACACCGAAGGCGACCAAACCTTGACCATCACCCAAGGCATGGCAATCCTCGACGCTCTCCATGCAGTGCAAGAAGCTCGCAAGGCATACCAAGCAGTAATCTACAAAGAAAGAAAGGCTAAGTAATGAGCTATACAAAATTAGAATCTAAAATGAGAGAATCAGGCAAGATCGCCAAGGATGCCTACTTAGATGATGACCCCGACAAAGCAATTGACTTCGCCTGGACGCTAGGCTACCATGGTGTGCCATTCTACGATAAAGGTGCAATATCCTATCTCAAGAAGCTTGGAATACTAGAAGATGCACAATCTGCCTATAATAGTGGTACAAGACAGCGAAGCACACCTTTTGCATATGCAAACTTCGACGATATAGACGATTACCTAAGTTACTGCTAGTCAGCTAATTGCGAGACTAGCCTACCAAAAGTAGAATTGTGCAAAAAAATAGTCGAAAGTTTTTCTTGACTTTTTGCGTTTTTTATGCGATAGTAAGGTATGATTAAAAATGATAAACAAGTAAACGGCTTCATCGCCAAAGTAAATATAATTGATCGCAAAAGCGGCGAAGTCGTCGAGCGTAATGTAATGATGAAATGCGAGCACCACGCATCCATTGAAGACTTAAACAAAGATCTCGCAAAGTTTGGCTTGCCTCGCAAGTTCGAGCTTGTCGAGTGGGTTGCGTAAAAAACTTTCTTTTTAGCTTGCAATTAAATAAAAATTTTCTTATAGTTATATCATGAACATAAAAAAAGAAATCAGTAAACTAGAGCAACTTATCAAAGATCATGTCTTCGATGCAAACGCTGGACACATCCAATCTCAAATAAAAGTAATTCAGGCAGAAATTGATCTTGAGAAACTAGAACAGCAAGAAGAAGAAGCCGAAGAGCGGGCACAAAATTTACTTGCACAAAAACTCTTTTTTTCCTTTTTTCCGCTTGCATAATCACACAAAATCATTAATAATAAAGATATGAGAAAAGTTACAGAACAAATAAGAAACGCCTTCAATGCTGGCACATCCTTAAAAGTCGGAAACACCGAGACAGACGGGCAAACCGTTTGGCTACATGGCAACGCAATTGTAAAGCGTGACGCCGACGGGCTTGTGCGTTGGTCACTTGCGGGCTGGAATACTCCGACCACACGCGAACGCGTCAACGGCATAGCCAATGCAAATGTTTCTCAATTCAAATTCGAGCCTGTACTAAACGGCGAAGTAATTGACGCAAACGATTGGTTCGCGGCTCCTAATTCATTGCCCGATCCTCTTGTCTTCTAAGTCGTTGAAAGTCAGATAATTGCAAATCTGGCTAGGCAAAAATATAATTGTGCAAAAAAATAATCGAATCTTTTTTCAAAAAAAACTTGACTTTTGCCCTTTTCTGTGCTATGTTATACATATACTAAGATAAACAATTTAACCAAAAAAAAGATATGACTAAAACTGAAATGCTCGACAAAATCTCTCTCCTCCACGAAGTCCTTGCGGACTCCGTTCTCACTTCCGCTGATCGCGTTGCGATCCGCAACGAAATCGGCGACCTTCAAGATAAGGTTGCCCTCCTCGACTTTGAGGAACAGCCCGACATTGATTGGGGCTTTCACTCCGAATGGGAGTGAAAAAAATCACTTTTTTCTTGCAATTTCAAAAAAAATTTCTTATAGTAATAATATGTTAAACGATAAAATACAAGTTAGAATCAAAAAATGGTCAACGCATTGGTCTGTTAAGATCTTCGACACAGGAACCGATTACCCACGGGTTCGGACTGCCTCAAGTCTTTCACACCTTAGAACAATCAAAAGAGAAGAGAATCTCAACTCTCCTCGTTTCAATGTAGTAACTCAACACTAAAAAATTATGGCTTACGGAGATCAATTCAAAAAGGGCGATTTGCTCATTTCACGCGACGGCAAACTCTTCGAGTTTATCAAACCAACAGATCATGAAGATCTCGGAAGAATCGCAATGGTTCGCCCGTATCGCACCAACCGCAAGGTTGGCATCCGCTTTTCGGATGTAAGGCTTCATCCATTCTTTGCATAATACTATGATAAATGTAGACAAAAACCCAAACTTTACCAATTGGTTTGATATCAGACTTTTTGGCAAGCTAGTAGACAACGCCACGAGCCACGCGAACGCCATGCGTATAGCCCGCAAGCTCAGCAAAAAAACAAAAGCCCCGATCTTATCTAGTCAGTAAGTCGTTGATTATCATATAATTGCGAAACTGGGGAGGCAAAAAAGAATTTTACAACTTTTTAGTTGAATTGGTTAGTTCGAAAACCGCTCGAAATTCTCTCCTATTTATCTATATTTGGCCTATTTGCCTATTTACAAAAAAACCCGCTAGTTTTTAGGCTAGCGGGCTTGTAGTTGACCTAAGATATAAACGACTATGAATCCTCACTTAACAAATCCGAGAACATCATATAAAATACGAATATCCACGGAGTGAAAAATAGTAGTTCCATTACCCAAGAATCTTTGAGATTACTCTCTTGGCGACGCCCTTACGGAATGCGATGCCATTGTACTGAGAACCCTTGACAACTGATACGAATGATCCGTTAGTTGTATCGTAGTAAGCAGAGACGGGAACTCTGTTCTTGTTAACATATGTGAACCAAATCTTTTCGTCACGATTGTTGACATTATGAGGAGTATAGGTTTTAACCTTACTTAGTGCTTGTTTTTGTTTTTTTGTCATAGTTTAGTTTATCTGATTGTTATGATATAAGTATAGTATAAGATTGATTAAAAGTCAAGCGTTAAATCTTGCTTCTTGCTCCGCTAGTACTTTTTCATTGAATTCTGATCGAAGATCAACGAGTAATTTTTCATGAAGAAATCCGTCAATCTCAAATTGATGCATTAATGAAGTGATTTGATGTGGAGGTTGCCAACCAATTACATCGTCCGAAACAGAGAGAGGAACGAATTGACCTGCTGGATTAAATACTGCAACCTCATAGTTATCGGGATGATTGCCGTAAAACAGATTACCGCCTTCAGTATTGGCGACAACGCTAAAAGCGTAGCCATTGTCAAGAGTTAGACTTGCTACAACTCCCATGTCTTTTGCGTGAGGATGAGGACCGAATTTTAAGTCATCGAATGATTTTAGTGCTTTAATCATAATATAAATTCTATAAAATTAAAGTTGTTATGTCAAGAGTTTTTTTACCACCAAGAGTCGTAGAATACTTTCCAACCTTTGTTGATTAGATCACGAGCCTTCTTGATGAAATAAAGATCATTGTCTTTGTAGTAGTAATGATTATCGGGATAAGGATTACCTTCTTCATCTGTCCAAAAATAAGAATCATTGCCGAAAAAGAATCCACCTGTTTCGGGTAGCTCAAAGTTGTTGATTGCATATTCTAGTGAATCAATGTCTTCGAGAGTTAGTTCTACGGGTATGCAGTTGAAGTCGCCCATCGGAGTAGCGTCTGCTTTGTTAAAGTTTGGTCTACCTTTGTGCTCCCATAAGTCTTCCATCCAACCTTGAAGCCTGTTATGCTTTCTCCATGTAGCTATATCTTCGTGTTGATTGTCTTTAGTTGCGTATGCTGACTGATCTAATCCCATAATAATATTCCTTTGTTAAGTTAATCTATACCTATAAGTATGACATTTTTTTAAGTAAAGTCAACCTTTTTTTTCAGTAAATTCGATTTTAATTTTTGTCTGTATAGTTTTGATTTTATAAATGCCTATGGTTCAACGTCTTGCAAAAATGGATAGGGTTTTCTTGCAATTAATTGAAGCACAAGTCTTTATGAAAGAATCCCTGGTCCGCTAAAACTCTGCAAGTTCGCGGAAAGGCCATGTCGATAACGTCAAAGGCTTCCAGGAATCCGTCCAGGTCCTGCGCGCATTCATTAAAAAGGTAAAGGCAAAAAATATATTCTTCGTAGTCCACATATGATTGTATAAAATTTTTAATTGTTTTAAAGTGTTTAATATCCTAGCCATTCAAGCACTGCCTGAGCTGAGTATTCTTCCTTGTCGCCCATGTCCGCCAGGAACTCTTCGAATTCTTGGCAACCGTGGTTTGTAAGCTCTTGAAATGCCCGCTCTTGTGATATCATAACGGATTCGGCTGAGTCGTAATAAGTATCGCTCATGAGTCCACTCCTTCCTGTACGAAGCCTGTCTCATCTTTCTTTGCCATACCTTTTTCGATAAGCCCAACGACCACTCCTTTCTTGTCTAAGAAACGCAAGTCGGTATCATCACCATTGACAACTTCATAACCCTTCCAAGTCTTAGGAAGTTGATTGCGAAACACAACGGCAACATTCCCACCCATAGCAAGCACCATTTCGCACTTCTTATCGTTATGCTCTGAGCGAGAAAAGGTTAAGTGATAATTAGATGGAAATTTTTGTTCATCTTTAGTGAATGGCTTGCCAAGATAAGCACACATTCTCTTGAATGACTTTGTGTAGTCGTAGAATTGTTCTGCACAAAAGTATTCAAAAATGTTATAGTTTGGATCTTTCATGTAAACATCTTCCCATGCGATGTCACTTGTGAGATTGAGACGGAAAACCGCTTTCATTTCTTTCTTGTTTGCAGATTTGATTGTTGAAGCGATTTCTTTGCAAAGCTTAATCATGAAATCTTTTTTCTGTTCAAAGAATAACTTTGTCTTGGCAATGCGTGAAGCTTGAACGGAATTCATTTGACCACGACCTGCTGTGTTTAAACAAGCCATTGTGCAACCTTTAGAACGCCATTGGCAAACTTCGTAGCCCGCAAGGTTGGCTGGAGCTAAGTGAATTCCTTTTGTGATGTAACCAAGTTTTTCGCCCTTGACAATTTTTTGGTTACCTGAAGTGAGTAGTGTCGTTTTAATCATGTATACAATACTAGACAAGTTGGGGACATCTGTCAACCCCTTTTTTCATTTTTTTTCACTTTGTCATAAGTCGTTGAATATCATATAATTAAAATTTTTCTTAGGCGATTTTCGCAATTAACTGATACTCAGTCACTTGCAAAAGAAAAACCCCCTTCCGATTGGAAGGGGGCTGAACGACACGATATGACCAGCAACCTTAGAAGGGGTCACCTGCACCGACTACCTCGGCTTCGATTATCTCATCCTGCTTAAAGCTTGATGAATCAAAGCCCACTTCGGAGTCAAGCACGGAGTGCAATGCTTCGGAGCGTTGAGGTAATGCGGTAAGGTTACCCTTGTAAACCTCTGTGAAAGCGTTGTACAATGAGTTTACATTCCTATCCCAAAATTCGGGATGATCGGATTTCTCCCATTGGTCAACAACATCAATGATCTTTGACTTAGGCAAAGCACCTGCCTTGCAAGCACGGATCACAAGATCGTTGACTTGAGCATTTTTAAGCTCATGTTCTTTGTAGGCATCAATCCTACTATCTTGGGCAACCCAAAAGTTGAAGAGTCTGCCAAGAGTACGAGCAATAACATGGTCAAGCTCATTGAGAATGTTCTTGGTATGCCTACGAGCAAGTTTGACCTCGTTGGTAAAGATAAGATTGTCACAGACAAAAGGAGCATCACCTGCACAAAGTCCTGCAGGGAAGCACTTGTCATGGGCATTGCGAAGCCCTACGATAGTGCCTCGGTCTGAAGCTTCTCTTTTAGGATGAGAAACTTGGTACAGACCAAAGTATCTTTGATCGTTTCTCGCTAGGTTATGGCACTCTGCCTCGATAGTAAAGCCCGCTTGCTCAAGATGATTGCGAGTTTTATCAATAAGAAGAGAATGAGAGATCGGTTGGTAAGAGATTGAACGCTCGCCATTCTTGTTGAGTTCCTTACGAAACTCGATAGGCGGAGTCTGAACTGCTCTAACTTGGTCGATTTCTACTACTTTGTGCTCACCGCCACAGATGCGGAGATTGTTGGTTTTTTGTTCGTTATTCATAAGTATAATAATAGTTGAGTTTTAGTGTTTTGTCAAGAATTAATTTTAGGAAATTAAAGATTTTTTGTGCTTCAGCTTTCTATGTATGATTTTGTTTTTAAGTTTGTGCGGGCGAGCCTTAGTGAAAAGGATCGGTTTTCTTATCTTTATCTCTGTCGTTTTCATATATATAATTATGACAGATTGTGAGTTAATTGCAAGCAAAAAATAATTTTTTTTTGCAGTTATCTTAAGTTGTTGAATATCATATAATTGCAAGATCGCTTAGGAAAATTTCATAAAACGTTGATTACCAACAAAAAAGCCCCCTCCAATTGGAGGGGGCATACACTAACCACCGATTACGATATGACCATGAAATTAAAAGACTCGTTTCTCTAGATGATAGAGCTCTTCTAGTAGCGCATTATGGCGAGACCTGCGCTCGTTATGCTCTGATAAATAAATGCCTTCCGCCTCTTCGCTAGCTAGCATATGAGCTAACTCGCGAACTTGGCGCCTTAAGTGTTCGATTCGCTTCTGCATATCTTACCCCCTAACCAAAGAGATGATACGATCATAACGGAAAGAACGAATTCCGTTGCGGTTAAAGCAATGAGCACGAAAGCCTACGACTCTCTTGCCCTCGCTAGCGTTGCCAAACTCACGCTTGTGCATGGGCTTGGAGATGGTGTACATTTGCGTCCTACCATCTTCGGTAGTATACACGACATTATAGGTTGAGCTGAACAAAGCAGCTAACTTGTTTTTGAGTTTCCTTAACATTAGGATTGTTCTCCTTCTTCTACTAGTGGTTCTGCCACTATTGGGTTTCTGTTGTAATAGTTGTATAAGTCTGTAGCTTCCTCAGCTGAGTCACAACTATATGAAATTATATCTCTCTGAAAGTACGGATGCCAATCGTCGTGGTTCTCTTCAAAGAAAAGCTCCCATTGTTCTGTACCTTCGTTGTATTCGGGTAATCCGAGTGGTTTTCCCTCGCATAGGGCTTCTAAGTAATTGTTTTGCATTGTGTTTGTCATGGTTTAATTATCGTACATTTGCTTGATCATGTCAACATCAAAATCATAATTCTCTTCATTTTCTTCATCTTTAAGTTCAAAAGAATTTTTATGGATTACGAGTTCTTCGTTGTCTTCTAAAAGATTTTGGATCTTACGGATATATTCTAATGCTGAACTATTCATCTTCTCCTATGTTAATTCCAAAGTGGGACGCAAGTTCTACCATCATTTTATCTTTATTGAAAAAATTATATGCGTAAGTTAAAAGTTGTTCTTGCTCGTCTGCGGTATACCCATCGCGGAGCTCATCATAAATCTCAAAGATATTGAGATTCCAATTCCAACTCTCTACTTGTGATTCAACCTGTGCTTTAGTCATTTTTAAACTCCTTGATAATTTGTTCCATTTGTTCTAAGACGGAGTTCTTGTTGCCTTTGAATCCGTACTCGGCTTTAATAATTGAATATGCTGATTGACCTCTTCTAGTCATTCCAAGACACTCTAGCTTGAGTGCGGATTTGAGGCTAAGGAATCGAAACATATCGATTTGTTCGGGTGTGTCTAATACTGTCATAATTTTATAGTTCTGCTGATTGAAAAGATGATTCTATTCTACGCTCATCTTGTAATACTGTCAAGTCTCTAATGATATCTGCTAAAGATTCATCTTCACTTTGGAATGCACTCCCTAGTGGAAACTTTTCGGGATGACGCTCATGTTGATCGAGGCAAACTGTTGACATGGGATCTGACCATGCGAGGTTACCTCTAACGATATCCATAATTGATTCTGATAATGTCATTGTTTTGCTTTTTGGTTTTGATCGTCTACAATCTTTGCGAGACGAAGTAGTTCTTCGGTGACTTCTGCTTTTGCTGAGCTGTTTGCTTTTGGACTCTTCAACACCTCAACCATAATAGGAATGAGTGCTGACCATTTTGGTGTGATATCTATTGTTTCTTGCATGATATAATACTATGAAATTTTTTGTTCAATGTCAAGGTTTTTTTTCTGATTAACTAACTCTTTGAGCTCATAGCTGATGGTGCATAGATTTTCATTAATGTCCCGCATAACTCTGAGTAGATCCGCCATGTTTCCATGACGACGATGTTCTAATAATTCGTCGGCGACTCCGTCGATTGCACATTCTATTCTTTTTAATTCTTCTTTCATGCTACTAGTACTCTGTTATGGGTTAATGATGCAAATCCTGCATAATATACGGGATTTTCTGTGCCTTTTTCTACAAAAGAGCTATACTTGTACGGGTTGTATGTAACTTCTGTGCCAATTGCAATTGTTCCACCAAGATCGTCTATCCTGCCTGAAATGCCCGCATGAACATTCTTACGCTTTTCTTGAATGACTTTTGCCCGCCCCTTTTGGTTTACTTGGAAGCTGCAATCCCACATCTCCAAGCTGTCTGCGTGTGCCTTGACAAGCCCGCCTTGTTTGACTGACCAACAGTCTTTATGAAGATTCTTATATACAAACACCTTCTTACTAAAGTCGATGTCGTATCTCTTGTCGCTTTTTGTTCTGATCATGTATACAATTATGACAGAAAACTTCCGCAAGTCAAGCCTTTTTTTAAAATAGTCGTAAGTCGTTGAATACCATATAATTGCGAAAATTGCAAAAAACTACTTTGTGATTCGTAAGTTGTTGAATACCATATAATTGCGAAATTTGGCAGGGCGATTCCGCAAAACACTGACGCTCAACCCTTTACGAATTGAATTTTAATTTTATAAATTTTTGTTTAAATTATAGCTTTATATATTTGTTGTATATTTGCTACTTATATATTTGTTATATGTATATTTGCTATGTCATTATATGATATGATTGAATAAAAAGATTAATCTTCTTTACAGACGAGACAAATTGTAATTACTATTGCACCTAAAATAATTTCCATTTAGTTTGCTATATGTAGTGCTACTCTAAGATTCTCGCAATCTTTACCACTAAGAAAAACTTCTCGACAGTAGTCAATATCCTCGTTCTCTACCTTTTCGATGCGTTGGATTGCCTCCCAAGCATGAACCCGTTCACGGGGCATTCCTCCCCATTTAATGACGACCTTCATGTGCGGGAAATAATCAACGATCTCGGCAAGCTGAGGTTTCGTGATGTATCCGTAGTTTGATAATATGTCTTTTAATGTTTTCATAATAATAAGTATGGCAGGTTTCCTGGAAATGTCAAAACAAAAAACCCCTCTCAAGAATATTCCTGAGAGGGGCGGGATGTGTGGGGGTTACACGGATGGGGAAATATAGTGTGGGGGAGGATTCTGAGATACCTCCATCTTTTCGGCGTAAACTTTCAGTTTCGAGTTTCCTACTTTGAACTACAGACTAGGCGTGGTATTTGCCATTTGACTCATCCGATTGGACTCTGTCATCCCCACCACAGGGATCTGCATACTTTAACCCGCTTACGACAGGTTTGTTCAGTCACCCACAGGAAGGATTATAAGCCCTTCCAAAGTGTTAAAAATGTTAAAGATCAATTTATTTTATTTATTTGAGTTTGTTTCTCAATTTATGTATATAATTATAGTATATTTAGTCTTATTTGTCAAGTATTTATTTTACTTTTATTAATTTTTCTGCACTCTCTTAATAATTCTTTTATTTTAAACCAACTCTTCTCAGGTGGAAATAATTTTTTATTTGTATCAGAATCATGTGCTCTATATAAATCATCTACATATTCTTCTACTTTAACCAACTTAATTAACATTAATTCTTTTGCAGTTAATTGTTCATATAATTCTTCATCAGTTGCGAACATACTAACCTTATTATTAATTGGTTTAATTGTTGCATCCATTACGCTACCCCCTTTGCTTTTTTGAGACGCTTGGCTTGAATCTCCTTCAACCTGCGATCTGCCTCTCTTTGTTGTGCGAAGATACTATCCTCGACAATAGAACCATAGTTGGCGAACTTACTCATGCCCACATATGCCCCTCTTTGTACATTGTTCATAATTGAAGTTGCTCTTGCACATTTAGCTATGTTACCCATAATTTTTTCCTCCTTGTTTGATTGTTATGCTATAAGTCTAGTCGATTGTCTTCGTTTTGTCAAGAAAAAAGATTTGGAGTGTTCAATGCAGGTGATGACTTACCTCGTCCCGCCTCATCGACGGACTCTATGCCTCCAAATAAATTAATAAAATTTTTTATTTAATCTTATCCTCACTTTCCTGTATAAATGCTTTTATATTTGATAAATTTTCGTTTGCAATTTGCTTATCTTGTAGCATATCATTTATATAGTATTGATTATTAAAAATATTTCGTACATTCTTCCCATTATTTGTTATTTGATTTATATCATTTTGTACTTTATTTATTACTTCCTCGGCGATACCTATTGCTTCGTCCCGAAGCAGTTTGTCGCCTGTGTCGGGATTCACTAACTCGGAGTCGGCACTTAGTTCCGCCCGCATCTTTTTTATTTCTGATCTAATATTTAATATTGTATCAAGTTTATTATTTATCTCTTTTGCTATTGTCATGATGTATATAAGTATAGTATAGAATATAAAACAAGTCAAGTATTAATTTTATTTTTCTTTATTTTATAAAAAATTTTATTCAATCTTCCTGCACAGGGTAGTTCCCTGTTGGATCAAAGAAGGGGAACAGGGCAATTAGATTCGACCCCTCAAAGCTCGCAAACGCTCTTATTTGTGGCTCGCCCATTATTTGCGACTGATCTATCCATCCTACATCATTTATTTGCTCCTGCATCATTATTTCGGGGAATGTGAAGTCTATATGGTGCTGAAGGTAACTAACGCTATTATCTTTCTCGCTCATCAATACCATAATTATAATTTAAATTCTTATTTGTGTCAAGTGCATTTTTATTTCGCCCGAATTCAACAAAAAATTTAGTATAATTAATTATTATATTTTATTCTATTTTTTTTCATCTTATTTCGCCCGATTTCATTCAAATTTTTATTTAACTAAAACGCAAAAATGTATAAAAAAATTTATTAAATTAAGTCGGCTATCTTTCATATTGTTATTTGCAATTATTTGATTAAAATTTATTTGTAGTTTGTTCATTATACTTTATTAATTTTCTTATTAAGTTATTTGGCTATATCAAAAAAAATTTAGTTTATTTATTTCTTTTATTTTTGACGCAATTTACAATATTTTAATTTAACTTATATTTTTATATATTTAAGTCGCGTACCACACTCACCCACTTTCCCCCACTTCAACCCACTTCTCTGTATTTTTAATCTAAACCTTTATTAATCAATTATTTAAATAAAATTCGTTTATCTTTTTATTGTATATATTCGCTATTATGATCTAGTATATAAGTATATAGTTTATTAATATGGATGGGTAAAGGGATTATATTGTTAATTGTATTTGAAATTATTTGGAATTATCGGAAGTATATTGCTTTATGATATTTAAGAACTCTTCCATTGTAATCTCTTCGGCTTCCTTTTTCTGTTCACCTATTGATTGGAGAATACAACCCTCAATAATGGAGTAACCTTCAGTATGCCCCGAAACTTCAATCTCGTTTCCACTATTATTTTCTTCCAACATGAACATTTTCCTTATCTATCTGTTTTAGTAATTTTGTAATAAAATTTTTATCTCTTTCACTAAACATATTATACTCAACCCAAAATTCTGCTCCATCACCTTTTCTACGCAATAAAAAATCTTCTCTATCTTGGGACATATCTATTATAAATGCTTGCTTATACCTTAATACACCTGTTGGATTGCTGATTAAAATTGCTCTTGATTGATCTGTTGTTAGTTCAGATATATGAGAGTAAAGTATATCATCCCCATCGAAGACTCCCCCTATGGATACCATAGAGGGAGTCAAGCAACCCGATAGCATTAACAATAACGATAGGAAAAAGACTATCTTAATTTTTTTATTCAATTAAGAATCCCTCACAACCCTTTTGAGACTAACAGGAACATTTGCCCTTGCATCTTCCTCATGGATTGAAAAATCATTCATCTGATCTATTATTTCGGCAACACCTGCACAAGTCAGTCTTTCACTCTTGCAAAATCTTAAATCAGCAATGTTTTTAATTAAAACTTTTTCTCCGTTCAATAATTTATTATTCATATATGCACGAATTTTAGAAACAACATCATCCTCACGCTCAGTTTGATCCATGCCGTAATCTTCATCTTCATCTTCCATGTCAACAAAATCATTATCATAATCTTCGTCATCCCACTCGCCTTCATCAACGAAATCATCATCTGATCCATAAATAGGCTTATTAGCCTCGTAGACAGGTTTATTTAACTCTTTACGAGTATCAGTAATATCAGAGATCACCTTGTACTTGGAAACCCTAAGTTTTTGAAAATCACAATCAGTTGGAACTGATACTGCATCAGCAGGATCAAATTCAACAACGAGCAATCTACCATCTACTCCTGCCCAATTATTGGCATAATCGTATGAGCCGACATGAAGACCGAAAGAACAATGGTTGTCCTTATTGTCATCTACGCATCTGCGAGCAACCTCGATAGTTGCACCAACTTCATTGAGAATTTGGTGACGATCATTGGTTTTGCCTTGCAATACGATTGTATCAGCATTGCCTGTTGTACTCCAAAAGTCTTTCTGAACACCTTTGTAGCCCAAAACCTTACCTTCGGGAGTATTCGCAAGAGACTTGTAACTCATGAAAGAATAAAGTTCATTTACTGAATTTGCACTTGGATTAGCTTGCAAACGAGAAATAAAGTTGGTGAGTGGAGCAGAATCTTTCATTCCTGCACGAAGCATTTCGAGTAGTTTTTCAACAACAACACCATGCAAGCGATGACCTTTGTAGAAAACAACTTCATCCTTGACCTCAATATCGCCCTCGACAAAGTTCTCGACTGCCTTGGTAATATCAAGCAAATCTCCAAGATCATCATATCTTGCTTCCAAGATTGCTTGCTTGGCAAGTTTAAAGTTTACATGATCTTTACGCAAGGTATATGGTTTACCTTCCCAAAAGATAGTGAGTGAATTTTCTGTGAGTTGATATGGTACTTGATTCATATTTTTTTCCTTTTTGAATTGTTAATATATATAATACTAATTAAATTTACAGATATTGTCAAGTTTTTTCTTAAAATAAATGGGGAAGAGGCATTTAAGCCCCAACCCCATCACACAAGGAAATGTATTGTAAAATTTGTGCATTTGTATCGCTATTATCATAATCACTATTTCTAGCTAAGTCCATCCATTGATTGGTAGATTTAGCGACCATTTTAAGTAAAGGATATTTTTTCTTCAATAAAGAGAAGTCTTCCATGATTGATTCAGCATTAACTTTTACACCCAATACATCATCTAACCATGTGGGATCACTTAGGTTGACAACATTGATCGCAACTTCAAACTTACGCACACTTGCACTTTCTTCCATAAGAAGATTCCAATTTTCTGCACAACGACTAACCAAATGCTCTTTGCCTAGAGTATCAATATTGAATGTGCGATTGGAGAAAAGGTTTCCGTAACTCCAACGATAATCGCCAAAATTATGATTCGATGATTTTCTGAATTGAATTACTTTGTATGCAGATTGAGACTCTTTCTTGTTTTCACGAATTATGTTTTTGCAATGCTCAACATAAAAGTCAAAGAAAGACATCCATGTACTCTTGTCTAATTTTTTGACATCACCTGCACGAACACCAAATAAAACAAAACTTTTTTCTTGAGAATTATCTTCTGCTTTCTTTCTGATGCTTTGGCAGATTTTGTAAACCCTGTCAAGATCATAAGTCTCATTGTCAATCTTATAGTTCTTGATTGGAACATATAGAATTTTATTGTTGACAGAACCTTCAATATTGTCTAGCTCAAGAGAATTGATTGGATCACTTACATTTTGCCAATAGTCTGCATTGCGATAAGCGTAGCTAGATTTGTCAAATTTCATTTTGAACAAGGGAATAGAAGCACGACTCGTACCCGATACTTTATTGCGTACAATCTTCTCTTTCTCGACTTGAGAAGAGTATCTAATATGCTTTGGATCAATAAGGTCAAATTGCCAATTATCGTAAACTTCTGCTTTAGCACATTCAGAATTAGCGTAAACGATAGTGACTGCATTAATGGGCAATTCATTCATCAAAGTGCGAACTCTAAGATTATTACCATGAGAAGATTCAATATCTTGCATCATAATAACATGATGATCTTGGCAGAAAACACGATTTGACTTTTGTGCTTGCACCTTAAAACCATTGCGAGAATCTTTATCTTCAATTTTTTCGTATTGAGTAATAATTAAGTCTTCTTGCAGTTGGTAATCTCTTTGAAAGCAGGAACTATCAATTTTGATACCATTCCACTCGAAACTATTCTCAAATACTGATCTTACTTGATAAGGTAGAGCATTGATGACTTGAGCATAATTTCTTTTTGCTTCATATAAGTCTTCACTATCGGCAAGTTTTTCTTTTGCAATAGTCTGAATATCTTTACTTACTTTGTAAAGAATCGCACAAATTTCTTTTTGAGTTGCTTTGTTGTATTCTAGCGACTCACGACTATGATGCAATCTTACTGAACCAAGAGGCACACGAAAGTAGAAATTACTTTGTGATAAAAGTTGTTGAACTATTCTGCGAGAACTTTCATCGGACACAAAATTTTCTACATTTATTGCGTTTGGATCAATAGGGTAAGCAACTCTACCCATAAGAACATAAGAATAGTAATGATTGTATCCATGTCTATTCTCTTCTACAAAGAACCATTCGTCAGTCTTACTTGATAAAACTTTTTTTGGAGTTTGTATAAAGTCTTCTTCAACTCCGAGAAATTTTGGCATATCAGAGTCAGAGAAGAAACGAAAGAAATTTTGCACAACATTTCTAAACTCTTTGCGATCATCTTCTGCGACTGCAACTTCAATACTCAAACCTGTTGGCTCATTGCTTGGTTCTTCAAACAACTTTGTGATCTTGGTATCGTCATTCTCATCGACAAATACATTGTAAGAAGTTTTTGTTCCATTATGGAAAGAAACGCAAGTAAAGTTGTCACCATAAGAAAGTGGAGCAAATTTACCGATACCGAAAGCACCGATATAATTGTTGGATGTACGCTTGGTTGACTTGCCATACTTGGAGTAAAGACCGAAAACATCTTCTTGGCTAAGTCCACCCCCGAAATCACGAACTGCAAATGTTGGATTCATTGCAGTTGGTAACTTGATTTCGATTGGACGATTTACTCCTGCTTCAGTATTGGCATCGAGTGCGTTCGCACTAATCTCACGAACGACTGCAAGGCGAGTATTGGAATAATTGTTGCGAAGAAGAGATGCAACATAACGCATATCTTCGGCATCAATCGTGCAATTTACTTGCTCGAAATCGTGAGAACTAACTACTTCTTTAGATTTGTTTTGTGTGATAATCATTTTTTTCCTTGTGTTAAATTAAACTATGATAAAATACTAGAGTATGTTGATTGAGATGTCAACACTTTTTTTAAGAAAGTTCATTTGCCACTCTAAGTAACTGATTTAGACAACCAATTTCTAGTATGTGCATTTGCTCTTCCTCTTGTGTGCTGATAGGATAATTCTTAATGTCTAAAATTTTTTGTTCAATAAACTCTATAACCTCGTTCACTTGGCTAATCTCCTTTCTTGAGCTTTTCTAACTTTTGGTCGAACCATGCAACCCTTGTTTGTTAAAGACTCTACAAGAGGTTGATTTCCTGTGTGAGACATTTTTTTACCCATTGGTGAATTTTTTGCTTTATCTATTGCTTTTTTACTCATAATATTATTTGATTATTTTTTTTGTTAAATTATCTTGAACCCCCATTTATGTTTTCTAATCTGTTGTGTTCTACTTCCCTAAGTTTACTTGCTTTAATTTCTTGTTCAATTAAATTATGTATATTGGTTGTATCTTCTATTGCAGTACCGAAATACATATCAATTAAATCTGCGACTTGATCTACGCACTCATACAAACGATATTGATCTCCACCATTTTGAGGAACATTGAAACTAATTTTTTCTGTGATGTAATTCATACTAATAAACATAGAGCATATTGCTCTCTATGTCAAGAAAAATTAACTCAATGCAATGTCAAAATCGCAATTTATTTTTCCCGAAGTTGCACTTGTGCTTACTTTATTGAAAATAATGTCTGTTTTAGGTGCTAAAACTAACGGAAAAACTAATTGTTCAGAGGCAGGAGATGTATCGCTAAAACCTTTTACATTCCTAGTCCGAAAAACTTTTCCGTACTCTCTAGTTTTAAGGTGAACAACTACACTCAAAGAATTCGCTGAAGAAGTGTTGTGTGCGGATAAATTAAACTTAACTAATTTTCCTGTATAATTAGCAGGTATAGTATAAACACACATCAAAGTTTGATTATTATTTGACAAAATTTTTGCATAAGTATTAACTTCATTACTACTTTTAATTGAAACATCTCCCGCAAAATCAGTAGAGTCATTATTGTAAGCTCGAAAAACTCTAGTCCATGTACTTGGTACATTTACATTGCTTGTGCCCGAAAGAGTAATTTCTTGAGATTGTTGTTCAAAATTTTCATCTAACCCCATAATTATTACAGATTGATTATCCGTTCCGCTAGAAGAGGTGATGATTAATGATTCGCCACTATCACTAGGAAATACATATTCTGTTACTCCATCCCATATAGTTTGGACTGACAATTTATCTGTAATTTGAGGTAAAGCACCAAATTTATTTACGCTTTCTTTTGCTTGACCAATAGCTAGGTCATATTGGCTTTCGGGTTTAGGAGTCCAATGTAAATTTAAAGTGTCCCATACATAATTAAACCCAAGAGAACTATTTCTCGCAGGAGCAATAGGTAAAGAGGATGGAAAGTTTGGATCATTACTCACATATTAAATTACACTTTATGTCGATATTTTTACTTTTTGCAAGCATATCATAATTAATATGTCGATACTATAACTCTTTCTTGCTCCATGTGTCAACAACTAAATTCATTTGTTCTGATAAAGTTGCATCTTCGCTAATTGGTTTGAGGTGAACACTAATCTTATCTTCGTAATCAGTATCATCAGTTGGTAAAAAGTGAAGCGTTGACATTTCTCCATTAATAATAGCTTCAATATCGCTTGGAGTCAAACCTATTTCTACATTATATTCTTTAGCAATATTCATTTAAGTAAATTCCTTCTGAAATTAATTCATCTTCCGTAAACTCCATTGGTTCTTCCCACTCCTCATCGTGCAACCAATAAGTGCCTGTGTAGGAGTCGTACCAAAATTTTTCTTCAATAGTATTATCTTCATATATATAATTAATGTTCATGCTATAAATCTAAAGTGTTTTTGTTGTGATGTCAAGAGTTATTTTCGTATTGGTCAATTAAATCTTCTAAATCCCATTCAGATAAATGATCGAAATTTTTTGTGTATTTAAATGCTCCATCTAAATAAGTTGCTCCACCATTTCCATCATTGCATATTTGGATGCCTTGGATGTTGGTTTTGCATTGATAACCAATTCCCTTATTTGTTTCAAAATATCTAACGCTTATTACTTTCATTCTCATAAAAATGTTCTACATTTACATTAAATAATTCCTCATCTTTATCCATGATTGCACAAAGGTCATCGTAGACATAAGACATAAGATCGTCTAAATCCATATCGTCAACAATTTTTTGTGCAACTATCATTACATTATCATCTGTATATTCCATTATGCTATCTCCAATCTATAATATCCATGTTCTATTTGCTCTTCTTCAGTTAGAGATTCAAGACCATTATAATCTTCATAGACTTCACGAATGTAATCTAAATCTTTGCCGATATAAAATGTAGGACTATAATCTTCTTCTTTATGCAAACCATTTGATCTGTCTGCTTCAAGAATATAATCTAACATTTTTTGTGGTTCAATATTCCAAACTTTTTTTACCTTCATTGTATGTATTCCCTTTCTTGTAAATATTCTTTAAAATTAACTTTAAACTCTTCTAACCAATGTGGATCGACTGCACATTCTGCGAGTATTTCCCAAGGATCACCTAAATAGTTGTCGATGTCAACATCATAATAGAATTTTATTTGATCTACTAATGACATATCTTTTATGTATTCTTCGTATGTTGGTAAATGATCCATGAGTCCTTCCTCTCTAAATAATTGTTTCATGTGTGATTGTATATTGATTCGTTTCATGTATTAAAACTAGATTGATTTGCATGATATGTCAAGCATAATTATGATTTACTAATAAAAACTTTGTATTTATATAACTAAACAATTATTTCGCATCTTTTATCAAGCATTATTGTAATCTACCCCCTGCATCTAATACATTTCTAAGACAACTTGATTGCCCTGCTCTTGCAGTAACCTTCTTGGCATACTCAAACGCACTAGGATCGCTGAATGTCTGCATGACCATAGTAGATTTGTCGAGATAAACATTAAGACCCTTCTTGGGGATCGAGTTTGCTATCTTCTCTGCATGAGAGATTGATTGTTCAATACTTGCTAGGAATGCTTCTGTTGTGTTCATGGTATAATACTAGATTGATCTTTCTTGGTTGTCAATACCAAAATTACTTTTTAAATTTGTTGTCTATCCAAACCTTGTAAGTATAAAGTGCCATTAACATAAAAGTTAACAGCAAACCATCACCCCAAGGTAATGACCATAGTTCTGCTATTTGATCCATTGTTGTAATTCTAGTTTAAGAAATTTCTCCGAATGAAGCAACAGAGTATCTGTATTCCAATCGTTGTTTGCGAGAAATTTTTCATCTTTTAAAAGTTCCTTGCAATGATCTATTATTTGCAATAAAACTTTTTCTTTATTAACTGCTTCTAATCTTTTCATATTTATTTAATTTACATATTTTTTAATTTCATTGTTTTCTATGTCCAATTCGCTTTCTATCTGTCCTGCAACATTCTCACTTACAGATATTTCGTGATCCTTAGATAAAGTATTTAATAATTGAACTAAATTTTTTCCTGTTTTATCTCTGCCTTCATTCCCTGCTAGAAATAAATTATCTTTATTCATTAAAATAAGATCATCTATTTTAATTAAAATATGATTTATGGCATCTGAACTACCTCTTATCCCTAGTTGTATTTTCATTATTTATTTTCGTATTTAATTTTAAAACCAAGATCAGTCAAACATAAAAGATCAACCCTGTCAAGAGTTTTTCTGCGAGTCAGTAGATTTAAACACTCTGCATGGTTTGAGACTACCTTCCATAAAGTACCCATAGTACCTTTAATTTTTGTTTCTTTAACTATAATTTCAGCGTCCATATAAACATTCATTGATGTACTTATCTAAATTCTTGACTTCCCTTTTAGCTTTTAACGGAAACCTACGAGAGAGTAGATGATTGATTTTATTTTTAAATGAAATTATCTCTCTCAACTGATTTGGTAAAAATCTACTTTGATGTAAATCAACCAAATCCTCAAGATCAAATAACATTTCATAAACTGCATTTGCTTCGGCTTGATACTTCATAACTATAATTATGATGAAGCTCTACCGAATTGTCAACACTATTTTTCAAAAAGTTTTTGTTTGACCTCTTCAAGCAACTCAACATCTCTTGCTTCTTCGATGTAATCATACTTTTTTAGGATGTCTCGATATTTTGAGAGAATTTCATCTAATTTTTTTTCCATTAGTTTTGTAGCATCAGCAAAACCTGCGTCATAGTCATCCATTATTATTTTTTTGTCCATAGTATCTTTTTGTTTGATTGTTATTTGAACACATATATAAGTTAGCGTTAATATTAACCCATAAAAACATACTAATATATAAATTATATTAATCACTAGAATCTTTTTTATTAAGATTCTCTACATATTTTTTATACATTCCATCGTCTCTCTGATAAGATATTTCCTTGTAGAGATTATGTAAACTGAATAAAATTTTATTAAATTCTAAAACATTTTCTTTACTGATATGGCAATAGTGAAGTTTTTCTTGAAAAGAATCTAATTGTTTTCTAAAGCAATCAATTTTATTTTGAGTAATATGAATGGGAGTATTTCTTCTGTGAAATCTATGCTCATTTATTTCTTGCTCAAGTTTGCGAAATTCTAAGTCATTATCCCTTTCTATATTATCATTATCCATGTATATAATTACACATATAATTTTATACAATTATTCTCCACTTGTTACGATAAAGAGAAAAAGTAAGATTAAAACGCATCCTATTATCATATTTAAAACATAAAAAATTTCGGGTAAATTATCCACTTTTATTTCTAAATACTAAATCTTTATGAACATTTTTACGCATTTTGTCCATGATACCATCTGCATAACCGAGCATATTAAAATCTGATTGAGCTATAATCGAACCTTTTTCTAAATCATCGAGTATAAGTTCGCACGAATTAATTATATTATATAAATATTGTTCTTCAGCAGTTAATTCTTGTTTTTCTGTTTTTTCTTCCATTAGTTTTAATTTTGATTTTTTAAAATAATCTTTGTATGATTCAATGTTATTATTACTTATAGACAATAGTGTATTATCGTTGCAATAAATTGGCATTATGCTACTAATAAATCTTCTTCAACTAATTCACCATTCCTTGTGGGAACGACAACATCAACAAGGAAATCTCTAATCATCTCTGTTATTTGAATCATCTCATGAAATTCATCGAAATCCATAGGATTTGCATCACCTTGTCCACCATAACACATACGATAACCTTCTCGTAATGGTGTAGTTTTGCCTGTGCTTGTCTTAACCCAATTATGAGTTTTTGGGCATCTATCCCATTTGAAATTACTATGAAAAGAATTAAGGTAAACTAATATATCCAAAGAACCTTTTCGATTACCAACACTATCTTTTCTATCTGTGCAATCAATAAAGTCGATATTGGCAGATGGAAAATCATCTTTTACATCTTTTAATTGAACCATAACACCTTTGTAGTTTTCTCTTGTGTAATATGTATAAACTCCATTAAATTGTTTGCAACCTGTTTTCTCGCACATTTTTTGGTCACGATCACCTTTGCTCTTCCATGACAAAATATGTTCAGAGGGTAAAACCTTCTTTACTAATTGATTGCTTTTGAAGATGATATTTTCGGGCGACCATGTTTTCCAACGGACATTTGTATTTGTAAAATAATTCATTTTATTCCTTTGTTAATTGTTAATTATTTAATACTGACAGGTTTTTTAGTCTTTGTCAAGGTTTAATTCTTCGGGTAAAGTAAAATTTTTAAAATGATGACCAAACCCTTTATAAAACATTCTTACAACTTCGACTGCATCTAAGACTTCTGAATGTTCATCTGATGTTTCTGCAATGGCAGAGACTTCTGCTTCATTTAAAACTATTTCTATTGCTTGTCCTAATTTCATTTTATTTAAAATAATATTCAATTAAAATTTCATCGCACATCCAATCAATAAAGTTACGCATCTCAAAATAGAATCTTTTATTGTCATACCTAAAAAATTCCTCATATTCTAAAAGTAATTCATATCTTTCATTGATCGCATTTTGACATTTCTCCGATAAATCATCTGCTGAATTTGCGAGCAAATGATCTATTAATTTAAAACCACATTCTATTTCGTTTGTATAGTCCATGATGAAACAATAGTGGCAATTGAATTATTTGTCAACCCCAAAAATTTGATTCCATTCATCTTTTATTTCGACACTTGGCATTTCATTTAATCCAATGCACCCATCGAGTAAAAGATCAATTATTTCACTCACATTCATATTCATTGCTTCTCGTTCGGCAATGTCATAACGCATATCGTCAACTGATGGCTCTTCGTCTCGTAGTTGTTCTTTAGTCGTTCTCATATTTTTATTCTCCTTCTTGTGTTCCTATTATTAATAGCTTAATATCTTCACCATCACCTGTCAAGCCTAATTCTTTGGCAACTTGCCCAAAAATAGCACCATCTTCGGGGGCGATACTAATCCAAGCACAATTTCCATGATCGTTAGAAATCACATCCCATTCGTATTCAAGTAATCTAGCTTTTTGATATTTAGTTAATTTCATAATTTTTCCAATAATTCTAATTGTCTATATAGCTTATCTAATGTATTTTCTAAATGTATAATATGATCTTGCTCATCTTCAGCGTTCCACATATACCACTCTAGCTCGTCTTCTAATTTGTCTATCATATTTCGAGTCTCCTTAATTTCTTCGATATTTTCCTGTTCGGCTTTTAATAATTTAATAATTTTTTTGTTCATAATTTATCCCAATCCACCTCATCTGCTTTAATTTTCCATGCTATTTCTCCGTTGGTAGGATCGGCATACTCAATATTAAAATCGCAATCGTCAAGAGTTTTGTATGGATCATACTCTCTTACTATTTGCTCTGCTTCATCTCGACTTTCTGCTTCGACATAAAAGCAATTAATTATTTTAACTCCAACGCAATATTCTCTTTTCATAAGTCTCTATTTAAGTTATCAAGTTCTGCTTCATGTTTAAATTCACTACCCCACTCCAATGGAGCATCATCACTTAAATCGCAAGCAATTTCTATGTTGCTAACATTATGCCATGCTTCATCTGCATTAACACTACCATCAATATTGTGACTTGGTTTTCTAAATTTTTTATTACAATTATCTTCTATGTGATTGGAAATAATTAATATGTCATCAGCAATACAAGACAAGCGATGTCTAAGTTCAAGATTTTCTTTTAATAATCTATCTGAATTAGATTTAGCAATATCTCTCTCTGCAAGAGTTAGCTTTACTGAATCTTCGTAAGTTGGATAATCGTCTCCTATTATTTCTTTCATTTTATTATCTTTTGTGGTTTCCCATGCCATCATAGTCCATTGTATCAGCGTCTACGCTATCGCCTCTGATATAAGCACCAAACTCATCGTCATCCATGTGGGATGTTCCACCTTTAGGTTCGCAAAAAACAACTTCTGCATTTTGTCTCCACGCTTTACTAATCTCCCAATCAGCATCTAGCTCAAGGAACGCTTTATTTTGAGCATCTTCGGGTGAATCTGCTTCAACTTCAAAAGTACGATATGTCGTACTTGCCATTTCTACTTCGTATGTTTTCATGTTATAATCCTAGTTTAGTTTTTTGTTATTGTCAAGTATTAATAGATGTAAATTGGAGTATATTCGCCAACAAAAGCTCCATCAATATTAAAATAAAAATATTCTTGAGCTTCCTCTACGCTCATTTCGTCTCTTTCTGTGAGAGTTTCAAGAATGGAATCAACAGAGTACACAACTCTACCTTTAGTATCATAACCAAGGATAGAATCATCGAACCCATCAGCAAACATTGCTTCGGGGTTCATTTCTTTAATTTCTTCAACCAACTCTTTGTTTCTATTTTTGCTCATGGTTTAAGTATGAGCCAACAAGAGTAATATGTCAAGACTTTTTTTTCTGCTTGGGAACTTTCGTTTCTGCTCGCAACTTGTGAAGGTCTTCTATAATCTTTAACCCCTTATAGTTTAAACAGATCATTGATGACAATTACCCCCACAACAATCATCGGAATTTTTATCCTCGCAAATTTGCTCCAAGGAATCAATACTTAAATTAACATTATTTTTTATTAAATTAAGTTCTATTTCTGTTGCAATCATTTCTCTTGCCGACTCTGATTCTAAGTTCGCTTGTAAGTCAGCAAAATTTTTTAAAACTTTAATTATTATTTCTTTCATTATTTATTCTCTTCCTGTTAGGATATAAATTATTTGGAAGCACAATATCAAGGCAAAGACTCCAATAAAAGCAAAGAGTTCATATATTTGTATTATTTTATTTCGCATTTTCTCTAGTGGCTATCCTCTGCCTTAATTCTGTGCTTGAAAAGTTATGGAATCTATCGTTGTAATAAATTTCTATACCTTTTGCTTGACAAATATCTTTTCCCGAAAATTCTACATCTTTATAATCCGAGCCAATAATTCTGACATTGATTGGGTAACCTAACAAAATATCATGTAAATCTTTTTCGAGATTATATGGAATGATTTCATCAACATAAGAAACAGAAGATAGTTGAATATATCTTTCAACCAAACTCTGAACAGGCTTATTTTTTTTTGGACGCTCAATCTGAGGATCGACATGGAGACCACAAATAAGATAATCACAAACAGACTTTGCTTGCTTTAGCATTAAATTATGACCTGCATGAAGCAAGTCAAATGTTGAGAATGTAATTCCGATTTTCATAATTATTTAATTTTCGTATGGAGCAACATCTTTATTTTGAGTCATTTTCTTATCCTCATATTCTGATATTAATCTGCGATATAATTCCATTTTTGCACAATCTAAAACCCCAACAATATCATTGTATGTTTGGTAGCTTTCCTTATTTTGTGAAATATATTGTGCAATTACTTGATGAATCGCATAGTTTAATGCTCCTGCGTTAGTAAATTCTGATAGATGCAAAGCTAATAAGCCCTTGTCTATTTTTTCTTTTTCTGATTTTGCTATATAAGGCATAAGTAAATAATAGTATATTTAACGATAAATGTCAAGAATTATTTTTTTTTCTGCATTCAATGTTGGATTTATATAACTCTTGTTGGTGTTTTAATTCTTGGGTATCTTGTTGTAATAAGCGGATTGCTTTATTTTCTGTCATCTTACCATCAAGAATTTCTCGTACAATTAGCTGTATATTGCGAGTTGTAATACGATAAGGATGACTTCTACAAACGAACTTATAAAAGCGACCACTTATTTTTCCATGTTTTAATTTTTTATGCAAAAATCTTCTATAATTGCAATTGCGTGTGTTATGTATTGTTTTCATCTTTCGTTAATATTATATTCTCCCAAGTTTAATTCATTGTCGGAATTGTACTTTACTTGACCTTTATTTGTCCAATAAGGATTAATTAAAAATTTTTCATAAGTATCATATCTTTCTTGTAGCCTCTTATTCATTTTTTTATACATTAAGTGCATCGAATCACCTTCGGGCAAAAGTTTTAAGATTTGTTTATTAAGTTTTAAAGCTCTTAATAGTTGTTTTTTTGTTGGACGATTTACGGACATTTTACATACCTTTTATGCTCACCATTTAATGTAAGTAATTTATTTAAATCATATGCTTCGTCTTTTGTTAAGAGAATTTTTTTATCAGTTGGAACTCTTTCGTGACCATGAGGACGACCCCAATCAATAATAATGTATTCTTGTTTTTCTTCTTTCATTTTCTCTTACCTTTATTTTGGTATTGTCTTTTCCAATATTTACCACAATCTCTGAGGGACGAATTTGCATCTCTAATATATTCAAGGGTATCATTTATTAATTGTATTTGAGAGTCTATATTTTTTGATTTTGTTTTATCTTTTATTTGATCTAATACTTCTTGTATGAAATTTATATACGGACAAGTATCGGGAGGCATTTCGGGTTCTTTATTGTTAGGGAGATAGTTACTCATGTTTCCATATTTTAGCGTCTTTATCTAATTTACAACTTACTATCATTAATCTTTTGTAAAGTGGATATAACCAACTAAAGCAATTAAAATACAAAAACATACTAATAAAGTCTCCAATATGATATAATATTTTACTCAGAATTAACCTCATCTAATTTAGCTTTGATTGCTTCCTCGCAAAGTTCATTAAATGTGATTCCTTTTTCGTGTGCAAACTTCATGTACTTGAGTAATTCTTCGTCATCAAATTCTAGTTCAACGCTTTCGTATTTAACTTTACGAATTAAAACCGAACCATTTCTATCTTCAAACTTTAAATCATCTCCTTCTTTCCAACCTAATCGATTGAGCATTTCATCGGGTATAGTAAAAAACAATTCACCATTGGTAGTTTCTTTTAATATTATTTCTTTTTCTATCATTTTCAATTAAATATTAAGATTAATACTGCGACCATCAAAACAAGCAAAAGAAAAACATCAATTTTTTTTTCTAATTCTTTCATGTCTTGAATATGTCGTAATCATCAAAGTCATCATCTTCGGGGCGATAAAGATTATTTTGCCATGCTTGCACCCTTTTATCCTTATCTTCTTTAGATTCATTTAGACATTCATCGTACCACTTGTTTACTATTTTATTTGAGGCGGGAATGTGACCTTGTAAGTTTGCTTCTAACTCTTCTTCGGTAAACCATTTATATTCTGTATTAAATAATGCGTCTACATTGCATGGATGGTATCCCATACTTACAAGCAAGCTCTTGAACATATCTGCGACACTTTCAACATCATGATCTTCGTTAGATTCAATAGTGTATGTTTTTCCGTAATTAGTTACTTGTATTTTCATTTATATATGATATTATTTATTCTTGTTTTTGTCAAGATATTTTTTTGTGTCTCGCACCTTTTTCCAATTTATTTTAGAATAATTGTCTTTAAATTTTTTTGAAGTATTGTTTCTAGGCGAATCACCTTTACCATTTCCATTTGATTTTTGCTTCATTAGTTCCAATCAAAGTCTATGTTATATCCTACCGCCCTTCTTTTATTCCAACCCTTGGATGGACAGGTTACTTCAATACAAATATCTCTACATAAGTGATCGTCCTCTATGATCGGAGAACCCTCTTTATCCATTTCTTCTACCCAATCTATATTAAGATCATTAGACGCAAAGAGGTCATATTCTGATCCGTCATCGAGCCACATAATCGGAGTGCCCCAATCGTCTGTACCATCTTGTTGTCTGATAGTCAACCAACTTTGCGAGTAAGCGTTTGAGATTTGATCCACACTTGAAATATGTTCTGATGGTGGACGATTCCGATTGTATTGTTCTATTAACCAACTATCTGATCTATTTTGCATATTCATATTCCATTAATTCTTTTATTTGATCTCTTGCATTTGCCCAATAATAACTTTTCATTTCGTCAGCTTGACCACATTGTTCTGCTTGAATCATTTTCATACCATAATCATGCCATACTTTACATATTTTGTCAATGTTTTTATCATCGGGTTTTACATTATAATGATTCCAACATCTTTCTCCATCAGTAGTTTCTGTCTCTATCCATTCAGCAGGAAAACCTTGGGAAAAATACATCAAGTTGTTATCTTTGGCGAACTTAAAAGCAAGAGACACAAAACTATCTTCTACTTCATGCGACTCATAAAGATCGGCATCTTCGTACCAAGAATCATAAACACTAATCTCAAATTGAAAAGTGTCTTTAATTGCAACATATTCTTGTTGAAATTTTGGTCGGTTGTCGTCACCATGCTCTAGTATGTCAACGCTATGAAGTTTGCCATACCATTTCATATGTCTCATGACTCTACTATTGTAGATGATCTTTTGAAACTCCTTAAGGAGTTCTGCATTAGACTTATCCGTAAAGGATGTTCTTCTAAAACTAACTGATAAACCTTCTCCGCTCATAATTAAAGACTAAAGTAGACTAATATAAAAGTCAAGAACAAAACGAAAAATAATTCAAATAAAAATGACCAATCAATTTTCAAAAACTATCTCCTTATTCCCATCTTTATTATAATTAAATAAATATTGTGTTCTATCTGTATCTATTTGATGATGAGGATTGTCTTTATTTGGCGGATCAACTGCATAACAGGCAACATCCCAAGACCATTCACTTGGATCACTATATCTAAACTTACCATTCCAAGTAAATTCTCCAATATCATCACCGCAATAGATATTGTAATCTACAAAAGTGCCATCTTCTAGCTTGTAACTATTCCAATAATCAAAATTATCTCCATCAGTTTCGACTTCGGGATTAAGCTCAACTTTTTTAATATGAGCTATTGCTAAATCAATTATTTCTAACGCAACTTTTTCGTCAACTCTCCAAGGTTTTTCTATTTCAATCATTATTTTGCCTTTCTTTTTTTGTAAATGTTTCATATTCTTGCCACATCATATCATAGCGAGTTTTGTGCAACTGATTCATTCCAATTAGCATATTTAATAATTCATCTTCTGTATATTTGCGAGGAGAATCTCCAATCGCATAAATCATTGCGTCTATATCAGATTGAATCTGACTCATGCTACCCATTGCTTCTTCTAATTTATTCATCATATTTAACTATAAAGGTTTTGAAGCACCTGTCAATCAAAATATCATTTATCATTGAAAAAATTACATTCCAACTTCCACCTGCGAGTCCACAAGAGATCATCCAAGGTAAACCTAGAATCTTTTCTTCATCTTCATGCTTGGATTGCCATTCAATATGACCTGCCACTTTATTTAATGCAACATAAAATGCTTCATAATTAACTGATCTTTTGTCTCCAATCTTAGATTGCGTATACATATTATAAATGCCTTTATTTTGAGTAGCATCTGTTACTGAAAAACTATAATCCCCTAAAATATTAGCACCTTCGTACATTGCATGACAATCAGCTTCATAGGCTTTAGGGTAGCGATCTTTTATTGCTCTAGCAATTCCTGCTCCCATAACATTATGTGTATTGCAAGAGTGAGCAATGAAATCTATATCATTAGGAAAATCAAGAAGATTTCCATCTATTATTTTAATGTCCATACAAATATACTCTCATAAAAAGAAAGGAATGTCAAGAAGATCAAGAATTTTTTTTGTCATTTTAACTTCCTCTTTAGAATCTGTTGGTAAATTTTTAAATCTAACGGCATAACCTAAGTCTAAAACTTTTTTAACATACTTATTTGTCGTAAATCTTTTTATTCTTAATTTAAAAGGTAAATTAGATTCATCAAGTTTGTATCCATAACATATTTTTAACTCTCCTGTCAAAAGTTTTCTAATGGATCGACCAAAAGTTGAATGTGCAACATCTTTTATGTGGCTTATGTGATTTTTCAGACCAATACTAGCATATGATTTTAAGTATAGTTTTTGAGCTAATGCTTCAAGCTCTTGCCAAGTAAATGTTTCTGTATCTCCACTTTTTTTGTGAATTAGAGTGAATTTAGCAGGTTCACCATTAATGTCATATTTATGCCATTGATTGTTTTTTTTAAAATTTTCTTTTAAGATAAGATCATGATTAGAATATTTTGAGCGTTTATACCCACTTTTATCGGTTGAAAAAATTCGCTTCAATTTCGATAAGGAAATTTCAGGATTATTAATTATGAAATGGGCGAATGCAAGTTCATCCTTAATTTTAATTATATTAAAATTTTTAAAATTTATTAATTCAATCGGGAATATTAATTTATCCGCAAACTCTTCTATACTTTTTTTATACAGGTATTGTTTGAAATTTTCTAAATCTTTATTTGTGTGTTTAGCCGAGCAATAAGTTTCGGAAACGATTATTTGGTGAGGTAAGTCATATCCTTTCTTTTTGTGTTTAGGCTCTACATAACCTGTGAGAGCATTAGACATCTGTGTATAATTTATTTTTAAATTTTCATCAATGGATTTATCGTATAAACTTGGATTTTTGCAAAAATGTTTAAGGTTTTTAATAGAAAAAACATTATTAGTTTTAATGTTTCTGATGTGAGACTCTTTTTTGCGTCTATGGCTAGAATTATCAGATTCAGAACCTTCTCTTATGTTATATCCATTGGGATATATACAATTATTTAATTGAATATAATAACGCTCTCTTCTTAGTAAATCTACAAACCGAATTTTTTCTTCTAAAACTTCAATATCAAAATTTTCTTTACCATACAATTCGATAGCTTTTTTTAGAAAATGGTTATGGGTATTCTCTATTCCATCTTGATAACGCTCATTAAGGTCTTGGCTTGTACATCCAATATAACAAGAGTCCCAAGCGTTTAAATATTTATACTTTTCATGAAATGGATCGAATTGAATTTTATTTGTTATCTTGTAAACAATGCCAATTTGCTGTTCCAAAATATAACTATCTTTAGGATGTTTTTGAGCTAAGGTCATAAAGACATAAATAAATCAACCACTTTTTTCTGTTAGATTATTTCGCAATACTTTAATCGCTTGATCTTTTAACTTAACTTCACACTCCCACTTGGCAGGTTGATCGGGGTCAATGGCGATATGTGGTGGAAAATTTCCAAGAGCAAAATAGTCTGCATGAGAGCGAGGCTTTTCGGGTTTACCTTCTGACCAATGAAAAACAGGAGCAACAAAATTGTTATCACCACTTCCTTGATTTACCCATGTATATGCACATCGCTCTGCTTGAAATGCAATATTATGATCTTCTGATGGGTTGCAGAAGTCATGCAAATTGTCGTAACAAACAGGAATATTAACACCGAAGACTGCAAACAAGTATTCACTAAATTTGATGCAATTATCTACATTAAAGAAACCTTTGTCTTCGTTCTCGATAGTTAGACGATTATAAACACCTTTGTCGCACATAGAAAGATTGCGAAAAAATCTAGTTGCAACTATTTCCAAACTTTCATCCATTTTTGGAGTATAGTTTACATGAATGTTCATCGGTGCAGTATGATCTTGTGGTAGTCCTACCATGTCAAGAACGCTCGCTTGGAAATTAAGTTCGTTTATAGTGCGACTAACCTTGTCTCTATCGGGAGACGCGAGAACATTGAATTGGTCGGGGTGAGAGCCGATTGATATATTAAAGCGTTTTGCAATTAAGCCTACAAATTCTAATCCTTTTTCGATTCTTGCTCTGTGAGGCAATTCTTCCAAAGAAATTTCCAAAGTCTGATCGGTAAGGAGAGGAAAAAGAGCAGAACTAAGACGATAATGCCTAATATTTGAGGCATGGCAATGATTGACAATATATTGAGTAACAATAACATTGTGCAAAATTCTTTCAGATAATTGATTAATTGCTTCATCTCTACCTTCGGAGTTACACAAATCATTGAATCTTTTGCGAGTCATAGTTCTAAAGGAATATTTAACTTTATCTTTCTCCTTTAGTTCTTCACTAATGCAAGTTAAGCCTAATATTTGTTCTGACATGATATAATCATAAGACAAAACAAAAAAAATGTCAAGAAATTATTTACTCTTATCTTCTTCTTCCCAATCCCAACTAGGTTTCCAAACATTTATTGTTTTATTGCATTCTTCATATGGTATGGCATCTTCTTTATCATAATCTTCGCAGATTGGAGAAAATTCTATTTTATCCATTTCTAATATATTATTAGATGCTTTCTGTGCGTCATCAAGCATTAACCTCAGAGTATTAAGTAAATCTTTGACGCTACAACCTATTATTTCGGGATTTTCTGTAACAAAAGATATTTCTCCATCATCATTGTAAATGACTTCATGAAGACCATAGCTCTTATCTGACGCTTGTATGATTCTATAATTCCACATTTTTAACTGCTGATTCTGAGTCGCCCCAATCGTGATTTTTTCGGACATCAAGATTAACTGCCCATACTGATTTAAGTAGTTTTGGATCAAGATTATTTCTTTCAAAAGTTTTTATTAAAGCATTAATATCTTTAGGAAAACAAGTGCCTCCGAATCCTTTGAATCCATCATGCCCTGGAACTTTATAGTGAGATTTTCCAATTCTTCTGTCTGACATAACCCCATTAATAATATGAGTCCAATCAAGACCCGATTTTTCAATTAAAGTATATATTTCATTAAAAAAGCTAACTTTTGTTGCGAAAAAGCAATTAGCTATATATTTAACTGATTCAGATTCATCACTCGTCATAATTAAAGTTAAAGTGCTAGGGAATCGATCTTTAAAAAGAAGTTCAACTCTTTTTGCAATGCTTTTATTTTTAGGGTAGCCGATAATATGCCTATCAGCGTTGACGAAATCTTTTTTTGCAGACTTGGCAGTCAAAAATTCGGGAGAATGCACAATACTTAAACTAGGATGCTTAGTTTGCAAAAAGTTTGTCGTACCAATAGGTATAGTAGATTTAATGATAAAAATAGCTTTAGAACCTATCTCTTCTATTTCTTTAAAACAAGAATCAATAATTGATAAATTACAATCTCCACCCAAAACTTCGGTCATGGGAGTAGGCACACATACAAAAACAAAGTCTTGAGATAAAACATCCTCTAACGAAGAGCTTGATAAATCGGGATTTTTATCATAAATTTTTAAATCATAACACTTAAATCCATTCGCTACTGCTGAACCTACATAACCATTTCCAATTACTCCTATTTTCATTTATGTGGATTACACTAATTATTTAATAATTTTAGGTCTAAGCCATCCATCACCCGAATGAATTTCAGCAGTATCTTTGGGCTTTTCAAGAGTCAAGTTTAATGTTTTTGCTAAAGCTTTGACTTCTTTTAGACTTAAATCTGCTTTTTCACCATCTATCCAAACTACATAAGGATGAGTAAGATTGAAAGGGAATGGAGCAGGATTTATCTGTATTTGCCCTTTGTGTTTAGATTTGTCTATGGGATCATCAAATATAGGTACAGACTGAGGTATAACTTTTGGAGTAGGAACAAAAGTTGCCTGTTGTATATTTTTTGAGTCATAAAAGTTATTTGTTTGAAAGCCAAAGGCAGTCACAAACATTAACAATATCAATAAGTTTATATATTTCATTTATTTTCTTCCTCTAATACTTCACTTTCATCTATCCATTTATTAGAATATTTACAAAATTTTTCTATTTTTAATATATCTATATTCCATCCTTTATGGTCAATCATTTCTAGTTGGTAGTCTAGTGCTTCATGAGCATCTGATGCCATATAATAATGAGAGTTTGATAACATATCTCCTCTTCTTCTATAAGTTATTTTATATTCAAACATTTATTTATCTCCATAAAATATATATTATAATAACAAGAGTGAATAAAGTCAAGCTCTAATTACATTTTAAATCATTATTTATTTCTTTTAATTTCAAAATCCAACCTTCTACATCATTTATTTCATTTAAAATTTTTGAAAAATTATTTTTTTTAGGTTTATTAACTGCGTGACAAAGTTCAACGGAAAGCTCTGATAGTTCTTCAACTAGTTTCATAAATATTAATTTTTGATCTTCAGATAAGTTCATACTAACCCTTCATATAAATTCCTAATTGATCTTACTGCAGATTTTAATTCTAAGGTATAATCTATTAATTCTAGTATTCTAGTATAAGTTTTTTTATCTTCAGAATTATCTTTAGCATGATACCATAAGGAATAAACCTCTTGTCTTAAATGCGATAGTTGATCTCTTGTCATGACAAGTCCTCGCAAAGTTTTATTCCATTTGAAGTAATTCTTCGCTTACCATCAATTTCAATTAAATTTTTGCCCAATAAGTAAAGTTCGTGATCTCTTTGTAGGGATGTCTTGCTTAAGCCTAACTTAGCGGATAAGCCTGTTAGGCTAATTGATCCACACTCTTTAAGTATTTGTAGGATTTGTTTTTCTGTTCGAGAAATACCTAAAGGTAAAATCCCAATAGAGTCACGCAAATCTTTAAAATGATGAGATTCAAATCTTTCAATCTCTTTAGATTCGCAATATAGCATTATCTCTCTTGAACGCATTACGGCACTTCTAGCGTTACTTCTAATTGTAGAAGAAACCTCGTTTATGCATTCATCGGAGAAAGAAATATTACCGCAACAAATTTTAATAATTTCGCCAATCTCCTCTTGAGAATACGGATCGAAATCTATTGTCGTTAATCTATCTTTAAGTGGTGGAAATATTTTATCACTCTCTGTTGTTGCGAAAATAAAAGTTTGTTTTCTAAAGTCAAACTCAAATGTCATCTCATTCCATTCAAAACGCTTTCTTGTGTTTGTTTCGGTATTGAAAATGGTTAAAAAAGCCATTGTCAAGTCTTTAGGCAGAGCATGGCATTCATCAAAAAGAATTGTAATCTCATTGTCTGCAATTAAGGGTAGGAATATTTGCTCAAAAAATTGCTCATTATTTTTAATTGTAGAGCAATTTAATTCCAAGAACGAACGCTTGCCCCCATTTCTATTGTACAGATTTTTAGCGAAGGCTTTTGCAAATTCGGTTTTACCCAAGCCTTTTGCACCAACTAAATTAAGGAATGGGCAAACGCTTGTTTTGTGAAACGCATCTAAATAAAAGGAGAGTTTCTTTTTGACGCACTCTTGCCCGATCAAACCATCGAAGTAATTATTGTCCATGATATAAATCTAAAGTTAAAATTAGTAATTGTCAAGATTAAAAATGAGTTATTTCGTATTCAATCTTCGGAACTTCTTTCTCTTCTTCTTGTTGTTGTTGTTTGTCTGCAATGAGTTCTTCTGTTGATCCAATATGAATCTCTTTACCCATTAATGATTCTAGCCATTTTTTACAGACAACTACTTTAGCTTTTCTGCCTACCCAATCAGCCAATTCCTCGTAAGAAATTTCAACATATGGAGTATATCCTTTTGGTCTACCTCTCTTCATATTCTTTTATTAGTTTATTTAAATCTTGTCTATACTTATTTGTATCATCTCGGAGATCATTTGTCCATTGAACTAGAACATTTAAGGAGTTAATAGTGCGATTTTTTAACTGCTCATCTTTTTCATCAGACAAGGCTATTAACATATCTTGAATAGATGACAATTGTTTATTATATAGAACTATTAATTGAGAAGTCACTTCAAGGGATTTATTAAATACTTCTAAGTGGTCTTGCTTGTTGCAGTACGACCCGCCTTGCAAGACATTTGTCACTTTATCCATATTTGATAAATGATCTTCTTCGAGTTTAAATAATTGCTCGGTATAGAATTCATAACTATCCCAAGCTATTTCATTACTTAAATCATCCATATTATAAAAACTTATATAAAAGATTTAATTGATTTACTCCAAGATATTTATTGAAGTACGCACAGAATTCAGCAACCCTTGATGCACTCCAATTTTCTTCGTTAATAATATTTCCTACTTGAGCGTATTCGCCTTCGTTCCACAAGTCTGTAAGTTTGATATATTCTGTTTTCATCATGTAATAAGCATTGCACAGAAGCGTGGGTTTGTCAAATAAAATTTTAATCTAAAAAAAGATTTTCATGCGAAAAATAGATTCCTTTAGATAAAATGAGACTTGATTGGGTTTGAGAATAAAACTCAACACCAACAGGCTCGCCTTCAGAAACAGGCAAATCAGAGTCTTCGTAAAAAAATTCTTCTACTTCAGACGCACAAACTATATCGAATGATTTATTGTTCATATTATTTATTATTTATTAATTAAAAAGCTCTAATTGATTTGGATTATCTTCTTCCTCTTCAATAGAGTCTAAAAGTTCTTCAGTTTTATTAAAAGAATCTGCACTTTTTAGCCAATTTCTCTGAGCCATTCTGATTACAAAACGCATAAAAGAAAAAGCATAAATTTTATTTAATTCAATATAACCATTAAAACCATCAGCTTCCATAATGGTGAATATTTTTTTCTCTTCATCGTATTCAAAAGTGGCGTTTTTTAATTCTTTTCTAATTACCATGTTTATATAATGACAGATTTTTGTTTATTTGTCAACTTTTTATTTGCACTTTGTTCGATAATATATTTATTCCCCCTATTAATTAGTTTTGATTCATATCTACTGCTGAATAGTTTGTCTTTTAAGTCTTCTAAAACAATTTTATTATTTAATTTATCGCAACAAGAAAATATATCAACGGCACAATAATTAAATTCATGCCATGTATGAATACTCATATGACTTTCTGCAATCACTAAGACTCCTGTGACCCCATACGGACTGAAAGAATGAAATAGACTATTAACTATATTTGCATTACCCAGTTTAGCAGACTCAATAAATATTCTTTTTATTAAATCAGAATCTTTTAAAATATCTTCATCGCAATTATAAAATTCAACTAATTCGTGACTACCTAAATACATGGGTATAAATATACCATATTATTTGCGAAAAATCAAGAAAAAATCACCAATTTTTAATTATATTTGCTATTATAAAGAAACAAGTTGTTATATTTACAACGACTATAATCGTCCTCAAGATTAAACTAAATTGAGCATCTCGCAAAGATAAAATTGGAATATCGGGCTGATCGTCATCAGTTCTACCAACGCGATGATCTAGTGTTCTAGCCCAAATTAACCAAAGTTTTTTCATTTTTATTTTCTCCTTTCCACTATTTTATTATAGTATTTTTCATCCCAAAATCCATAATAATTTGTTTTATGTAACTTTTCAGAATATTTATTTAATTCAGATAATTTTTGTATTAACAGAATAGCATATTCTTTGTTATTTGTATCAATTCCGTTTATTTTATTTATTTGGTCGGGATGATCCCATATTAACCACAAGTCCTTATCTTTTGAATATTGCTCATGTATTTCGCAGAACCACTTAAGCCATTCAGTATCATATCTATTTCTGTCTCCATATATAAGATATAACATTGGGTGATCTTTATTGTCCATGCATTTGATAGCATCGACCCAAAAATCTTTCGACTCTATTATTTCGACTTTATTTAAAAAAGTTTTAGCGAACGGGCAAATTGCATGACCTCCCAATTCTTTTCTTTTAAGCGAAATGTATTCTATATAATCTTTAATCATTTAAAAAAATTTTTATCATCATATTTCTTTATTTTATCCAAATCACTTGTTTTAATTATTTTAGAATCTCTTTCGCACAACCATTTATATTGTTCTGTATCATTAGACCAATTCTCTCCTGTCCAAAATTCAAAACCTTTATAATCTGCTTTATACATACAAGATTTTTCATAACCAAAACCAAGGTACATATAATTCTTATTATTTGCGATACAATAGTCTATCTCTGCGAGATTTGCATATTTGCCTAAATATAATTTCGGGTTTTCATAGTCCCATGCAAATTGAGTTGAGAACACGCTACTCGACCCAACATCTCTCAGGAATGTAAATGCAATAGGTTTTTCATTTAAATAATAAATTAAAAAATATTTTCTATGAGGCTCTGCTAAAATCAATGGTTCTAAATCCCATTTCTTGAAATTTCTATACTCAAAATATTTATCAAAAATATCTTGTAAAATATTTAAATCTATCTCTTTTGCGTTTAAGCATTTAGTTGTTATTTGTTTACATTTCTTTCGAGCTTTTCTAGTGCTTCGGGTATCCAAAAATTTACTTAAATTAATTCTCGTTTGCCTTGCTTGATACCAATGTGATTTTGAAATATTACCTAAAGAGTCTTTTTTAATTAAATAATCATCAGGTAACCAACCTTCACATAAAGCTTTATCTTCTTCAGGTAAAGAAACTTCTGCCATGCAGTCAAAAAATAAATAATCATATTCAGTAATTGCCCCTGAGTAATGTCGGAAATATATTTTCACGCTTTATTTTCGTCAAAAACAGCCCAACCTTTTGTGTTTTTGATTTTTCTATCCAAAAACTTGAATCCAAAAGAAAGAGGTTTGAATTTTTCGATTTCATTTCTAATTAAATTTCGATCAAAATCTTTACAGCTGTAAACATCAAGTTGCAGTAAGTTCGGCTCTCTCTCTTCCCATGAATGTAAGCAAATGTGGCTTGTGGTTATAAGGCAAAACCCACTAATGCCTTTATTTCCTTCTTGCTCGCATCTAACAGAAGTTGGTGGGTGAAGCACTTCCATTCCTATTAAGTCAACAATATCTAAAAGCCATTTATTTGTGAAATCTACATTTGTAAATGGGGTTTCCTTGAAAGTTGCATTTATTAAAAGATGTTTGTGTTCCATAGTACACAAAGCATTACACCACTAATATTTGATATAACTTTTTTCGACTATATTTTTAGCAAAATCACTATCATGCCATTCAAAAACTTCTACCTTTTTTCCATTTAAGTCTTTGTAATGAGAAAAGAAATTTTTACATATATTTAAAAAATGAGGGTCAATGTCCTCAAGACCTCGATATTTTTTAACATGAGAAACAGGAGTTACTAAAACTTTGTAATCTTTTTGCCCTTCGTCTTCCATGTCTAATACACCAATTATTTTACACTCTACTATAGTAGCTCTGTCAATAGGAGTTCCATTATAAATCAACACATCTAAGGCGTCTCCGTCTTCAGCTTTTGTACTAGGGATAAAGCCATAATTAGATGGATAAACCATAGAGCTTAATAAGCTCCTATCATAAATAAATGCTTCTAAATCAGGGCGATATTCATACTTTACGTTTGTGTCTTTGGGTATTTCAACTACTCCGTATACTTTTTCGGGTGAATTACAGTGTTTTGCAATGTTATATAAGTTCATAATTTTCCATTATTTACACAAGCCTACCAAAAATTTAAAGTTATATTTTCTCTGTTAGATTTATGTTCTTTTATTTGATCTAAAACAGTTTGTAATACGTTAATTTCATGCAAAGTTTTTTTTGACTTTCGCATATCATATTTTACCTTAAGTTCGTTTATTTTATCTTGTATTATTTGGCGATCAAACCTTCCTTTGTATGACCAGCCTAGATCAAAGCCTCGATGAAGTCCTTTTTGATGAGCTTCTTCAAATCCATTGTTTAAGCCATTGTCGTACATCGCACTATTGTTTGAGTTTCCAAGTTTTTATATCTTTTTGAAAATCTTTTATTTTTATAATAGAAATAATATCTTTGCGGTTTTTTCGGCGATAAAGTTTATACAAAGCTTCTTTAGGACTTGCAACAAAAGAGGAGGTTTCGATTTTATTTTTGCACCAATTTAATAAGTCTTGGCGGTTCACGATTAAAAAATGATCTATATGCTCAAAAGCTATATAATCTGCTTTACCACGAAGCCAACCTTTTTGACCTCTTACATTTTGAAGCTCTATCCAAGCTTCATTATAATTAAAACAAGCATCATGTCTAGAAGTTTTTTTAGGCCCTTTGACATCAATTAGAGAATCTCTCACTTTAAAATCCCAATGCTCATGCATGTCTTGATATTTTGACGCTTTTTTTACGCTCCAATTTCTTGAAACACAGATATCGCAAAACTTTTTTTCACTTTCATTCATTTTGATCTATAATAATTTTCAATAATATGACTAAAACCACTATTACTGCCAATGAAAAAATCAGAAGCTATCGCTGTATGAAAAAAATCAAAAGTATGATATTCATTGGAGTCTGGATCATCTTCGCAAAAAGGCAGGAATATTAAATCATCCAAGTGGTTTTTGAATATTTTTTCCACTGAATGAGGTTGGTTGTCCATATCAACTAGGCAATCACGATGCCCACGCAAATCAGTAGAGAGAATGATTCTATACTTAGATACGCCATTTTCTTTAATAATTTCATTCAACATATTTGTATAGTAACTTAAGGGCCGAAGCCGATCTCTCATTGAATGGTTTGGGGTGGCGGATATATCCCCCCTTCTAATCGAAATGCATATATTGACTTTATCTTGACTTAAAAACTTACTTGAGAGCCCTTTTCGAGAAGTCGTATACCAGTCTTTTAATATTTTTCCTGTCAGCTCTGTAGATTCTGATGTTGGACTATATTTTGGATTATACTCTTTATGTTCGTATTTATGGTTTTTTTTAATATTTTCTCGATAAGAATCTTCGAAAATAGGTAACCCTAATTCATTTTCTATTACATGCCCACCTGAGCCTAAATGATGTCCACACTTAATTCTGATAGGAACCCATTCCATGTCTTCTCTGATGCTATAGTCTAGACCATAATTATAGCAATTCATTAAGTGACCAAGGCCTGCACCGCGCACTAGATTATCGTATAGCAAGTATTTCATTTTTAATTATATCTATATTTATTTCATGATTCCAATTTTTATCCGAATCGCATTCGATTACTTTATGGTTCTTGTTACCAATAATATGAGATTGATTTCGAAACATATATACACTCCTTGATGAGGGCATGAATTCTAATATTAAAGGTTTGTTTTGGCAAAAAATGCAGTTAAAAAAAGCGGCTCCGTGAGGCCCAATAATTACATCAGCATCCCTGAAAAGATGCACTTGATCCTCAAGATTTTCTTTACCTGTCCATATATAAAAACCTTCTTGCCTTAAATACTTTTCAACTTCAGAATTATTAAGCACGGCGCGCTGATCTGGTCGATGAGGTCGTGATAAATAAATTTTATTGTTTTTATTTTTATATTGAGGGAGAGATAATGCTTTCCTCCATGTTTGAGTGAAAAAATTAATACTTTCAACATTAATGGTTCGAGGCGCTAAATGTAGGGTGTCTATCTTATAAGTAATTCCCGAAGGAGAGGGGCTTAAGGTTAATTCCTTTTGCCGAGATGGAGGGTAGCCAAAAAATTCTAGATGTTTTGTTAGGCATTCTCTTTTACTAAGCCCTTGCCAGCTTGTGAAATGTCCTACGTTTTTAAGAACCGAGCATTTTTTAAATTTATCATCCTCAAAAAATCTAAGCCTAGAGAAATCTTCTCCAATATGCCCATATACTTGGATATCATGTTCAGAAAGCATGTATATATATTCTCCTTTAAGTTCATGAATTTTTTGGGATTTGTGGAATTTAGCAGATTCATGCGTTTCCTTTATGTTGTTTAAGTATATAGGTTGTTTTTGCTCGTTAAAAACAGAGCCTTTCGCCCCAATGTAAACATTATTTAAAATAATAGGATTCTCTCCTATAATTTCGTCAAGGTTTCTATCGAACCACCAAGGCTGTCTATCCATTTGTCTTATTTAGCTCGAAAGAATTCATTGTCAGGTGCCAAAAAATTATTGCACATATTTTTTCGTCTGGTAGATCTGTGTGATTGATAATATTTGAACCCAAAACTTCCTGCCAAGCAACTTGATCAAAATCATGAAAAAGTTTACTTTTAATGTTCTGCAATTCTGCACAAGCAAATTTTTTATTTTCAAAGTCTTTACAAAAAGCCACATATATTTCATGCTTGGATCTTTGAGGCTGAGTTTTTAATAAAACATCCCAAGCTGCTCGCGATTTTACATCAATTTCTGAGACGGTAGAGGATCGTTCATGTTTATAATGACTTGAATATAATATATTAAATATACGCTTGTATGATTGCTTATTTATAAGTTGGCTGAAATTCATTTTTGAAATTATCGGGATACATGATTCTTTTTTGGAAGTCGATTAAAACATTTTGCCTTTCTATTGCTTCGTGTTGCAGTCTAATTGTATCTTTCAAGTAAGTTATTTCGTGATTTTGTTTAAAAATATAGAATACTACACAACAACCAATAATTGTTAAAAGCAAATTTATAATTCTTTCTTGCACAAACAAGATTACACTCTTATTCTTCCCATTTCTCAAGATCGATACCTTTTTGTTCGCAAAGAGCTACTGCGTACCCAACTCTGAAAGAATGTTTGTCTAGAAAACACAATAGCCCCATGATTATGTATGGTTGAACTTTATAAAATCCAAATTCAAAAAACACTAAAAAACTAATTAAAACATATGGCATAAACTTATTTAAAGAATATTCAAGAATAGATAGGAATTTATTGTTCATGTTATAAATTATAACTCTTTATTTGGCAAATATCAAGAAAAAAATTAATCAAAATACAAAGTTGTGATATTGTTATATAAACTGTATGTATCTAAATTAAAATTTAATTTTTCCATTACTTCACAAAACTTATCTACGGGCTTATGATTGAAGATTTTTTTTGATTTAGTTAAATTAATTTGCTCAATATTTAAATCATCTTTATGCATAACTGTAGTTTTTTTTCCTATATTATACATTTTTTTTCGTAATAACTTATTATTATTGAAATCAGAGCGATCTACAAAATATTCTAAGCATAAAATGTTTTCATAATCAAAACTTAGCTTATATAGCTTTATTAAATTATTTCTATAATCCCATCCAACGCCATAGAAAAAGAAATTTTTTTTTGGTTTTAACTTTAAATTAAAAAAACTAAATAGTTCTAATGTTATTTGATTAAATGTTTCATTTTCCGTTTTTTTACCAAATGCAAACCTTCCGTAGTTTATGTCTCCTGAGGGTAATACTTGAGGACAAAATGTATAAACTGATATATGTTCATGCAAGAAAATGTCTTCTGCTGAAATATTCTTGATCGATCTATGGATAAAGTTGATCTCTTCAGTGAATAAATTATTTTTGAAGTCAAAAAAGTTAGAATTATATATTAATAATTTATTTAATATTTGCTTTTGTATGTATTGATTAGGTAAAAGCATTAGATTCCACTGCCATGCTTGAGCCTAATTGAGACAAAAAGGATCTAGCGAAGCCCATACATTCTGATAGATTATCGGCGCCGAATGTAGGCCAATCTACAGAAAAATCTTGATAATTCGAAAGCTTTTTCATTTCAGACTCTTCTTCATTATTTGCTGGTCCGATAGACTCTCTGTTTATTTGGACAATAATACCTTCTTGTTCTTTAACCCATAAAGCTTCGTTTTCGTACCGTACATCTGTTACGACAGGAATCTCATTATTAGCTATACAATTTTCTACAGAATCTTTAATTTTATTAATCCAGCAATTTTGATCTAACTTCCTTCGGATATGAGTTCCGTATGTAACCAAAAAAGGTCTAATTATTTCTTTAGATTTTTTTTCAGAAGTCCAAGCTGATATACCTACATTTTCAATTAAAAATGAATCACATTCTCGTTTAAGTTCATCCGCAAAGGCAAATCTTGTCATTTCTGGAAGATTCATATCTTTTGCTAAAGAATTAATTGCAGTAAAAAACGTGTCTTTGCCGCTCGTTGCAAACCCTGTTAGGCCGATAATTTTTGGTAATTTATTCATCTAAATATTATAGATGAATTTAAATTATTTGTCAAGCCAAAATATCAAATAAAGGCTCGCCTTTATGAGCTATGGTAAAAGGCCTTCCTGACGGCGAATACTGATAGTCATTTAGTGGTAAGCCTAGCGTATGAGCAATTGTAGCATTCAGATCTTCAGGCTTAATTGGTTTGCCTTCCGTAGGGGATCTGCCAGTTTTATCTGTCTCTCCGTAACTAAAGCCTTCTTTGACTCCGCCTCCTGCTAGGAACGCTGTGAAGCAGTAAGGCCAGTGATCTCTGCCGTCTCTGCCGTTAATGTTTGGAGTGCGTCCAAATTCTGAAGTTAGAACAACTAGAGTTTCTGATAGCAGACCTCTTCTATCTAAGTCTATAAGTAGCCCACTTAAGGCCTTGTCTATATCAGCGCAATTAGCCGCTACTCTTTCAAAATTATTGTCATGAGTGTCCCATCCTCCTCTTGTGACTTCAACATATCTTACTCCATGCTCCACTAGCCTTCTTGCTAGTAGGCAGCCTTTACCAAAATTAGTTGGTCCGTAGAGAGAACTTGTTGACTCAGCTTCTTGGGTTATATCGAACGCATTAAGATCATTGCTATTCATTAATTTAATGGCGTCTTTATAGAGGTCACCATAAGCTCTAACTTGCTTTTGAGGAAACTCTGTGGAGAAATTTTCGTTTAACTGTTCTGCAATAGATATTCTGCTCTGAAAATGCTCATGATCTAAGTATGAAGCCATCTTACTATTAGCTAAACCTGATGAAGGATTATTGATGGGAAGTGCTCCGTATTTAGACTCTAAAAATCCAGCTCCACCTCCGCCTCCGCCGATTTTTATATTACTTGGAATCGTTCTATTGATTGATCCTGAAAGTTTTGAAACCCAGCTACCAAAAGTTGGGTGTACAATAGTGCCTCTTTTAAGATAGCTTGTGTGCATTAGGTAGCTTGCTTGCTCATGCGCGCCTTGACTCGTAACCATTGTTTTAATAATAGAGCCATTATGCATGTGTTGAGCGGTTAAGGGTAAATTTTCTGATAAAATAATACCGTCTGCACTTGTAGAAATAGACTGAGTTGGGCCTTGGATATCAGGAGCATCGGGTTTCGGGCCAAATGTGTCCAGATGAGACATTGCCCCTGCCATATTTAAATAAATAACGTGTCTGGCTGTTGGAACTCTAGCTCCAGGCTGTAAAGCGCTAACACTATTATGTATGTATGCCCCCGCCATCGGCATTAACCCTACTCCAAAACATGCTCTGGCGGCATGAGCTATAAATTCTCTTCTTCCTAATTCGTCTATTGTATTTAAGTTCATAATAATATTATATACACATTTTTTAAAAAATCAAACAATTTGTGTATACATAAATGTGAGGTTTTTCTTTATTTTTGTAATGATTTGCGTTTGTACAGGAGCTAGGGTTGAATTAGATGATTTTCTGGATGATTGTGATTGGTGTAAAAAAAAAGCTAAATATAGAGAACCTTTAGATATTGGCGAATGGATGGCTAAATGCCAGAAAAAACCTAAGTCTATATGGTTCGATATGAAGGGGCTTGGCAGGGTATATGGAACTTATCAAAAATCAATAAGCAATGATTGGATATATTCAAAAAAATTAGGATGGGTTTATAATATGCCCAACAAAAAAGGGTATTTTTATGCAGAAAAGTTGGGGTGGATTTATATTAAAAGCAATATGATTTATATATTTAAATATAAGAAATGGGATTATTTAATAAACATGAATTCATGAGTATTGATTAGCGTCCATATTATTTCTTTATAAGGTTCTTTTGCGTTTTTTAAATTGTCAGAAAAAATTCTTAACTCTTTAGTGTCAGGCTCTCTATTTAGTATGTATTTATATCCAACTTTTATTTTATCATTTAATGATTTTTGAGATTGAATTGCTTTAATAATTTCAAAGTTTTTATTTTTTAATAATCTAGTTTCTACAAACCCATTGAGTAAATTTAATACTTGTGTTGCAGAGGCGCTTTTATGCGCATTTTCTATCTGCTCTCTATCCGAACCTCCAAACTCTCGGATTAAGTGACCAATCGGAGCAGGGGAAGGCAGTTCAGAGGCTCTGACAGAGTTTCTATCTTTAACAAAATTCTGCTTATACTCTTGTTCTCTAGCTTTCTGCTGGGATTTATATTTATCAACGCAAGATTCGCAACAAAACGCAAGAGTTTCTCCGTTTTCGTTTAGAGCTAATAATGTTGGATCAATTGCCCTCCCAGGCTTTATGGGGCAGTCGGTGTTGATAGGTTCAGAAAACTTAGTCTTCTTCTCTATTTTTGGCTTTTCTGTTTTATTAATTTTAGCCATTATGTCTGCAAACAATTCTTCTCCAGTCATTTCGGAAAAATTTTCGTAATTCTGGTAACCTTTTGTGTTTTGCTCTAATTTTCTAGAGTCTATATCATTAAAGGTTAAGTTGACTAAAGAGTCCCAGATTTGCTCGCCACTCATTCTTTCGAGTATTGGCCCTTGATAGAAATATGGAATTGCTCCTTGAGATTGCTTTTCTACATTTGGTCCAGCTATGATCCATTTTACATCTACAGGCATAGACTGATCTTTATTGTCTTTAGGTATTACATCTCGAACTACAGATTGTCTTTGAAAAGTCTTTGTGTTATATAATATCCTCAAAAATTCTTTTAAATCATAATCTAATGCAACCATAACTTTTTCCAAATGTAACTGAAGTTTTGTATCAGTTGCGAGAGTATCGTCGAACATATTATCCAGAGGTTCAATTAAGGCAAGCCCAAACACTTCTTTCCATAAACGATTTACAATTACAGCGGTAAATCTTGGGTTAGAATCTGAAGCCAACCAATTAGCGTAAATCTCTCTAGAACCAGCGTCAGGAGCTTTAGTTTTGATATCGATTTCTTTTCCAAAAATTGTTTTACCTAATAAAACTTCATTTGGTTTTGCATTGTTATATTGATAATCTTTCGGTAAATTTATCTTACCATTTCCTAAACTAGTTAAACCAGTTTGCAGAATATCTTGGATATCTCTGACAGCATTTGATAATTGTCTTGATTTTTGAGGCTGATCTGAATCTTCTAGTTTTTTTCTTTCGTCCCTCACTAGCCTGTTTAACTGAGTTAAATTATCTGGACTCTTTATTCTTAAATTGGTTGACCCACTCGTAAATGCTGCCATTTCATAAAATTGTTTTTGTGTCCAACGATCAAAAGGGTGATCATGGCACTGAGCGCATTCAAGGCTAGTACCTAAAAAAACTCGGACTGTATTAGCCATGCTGTCAAGAGGCATATTTACATCTCGAGCAAAATAACTAACTCCTTCATTGCCTTTTATCCATAATGGGCCAGAAGAGGAAAGCATCTCTCTTACCCATTCATCGTAAGGCCTATTATTAGATATAAAATCTTTTACATAATTTTTGTATGGCACTCCAGATATTCTATTATTCAGTCGATCTTTTATTCTTAATATATCTGCCCAAAAATTAAACCAATGGCTTACATAGCCTTCGCTGCCTAGTAATTGATCAATTAATTTAGATCTTTTATTATTTTCTCTGCTATTTAAAAAGGAGTCTACTTCGGTTAATGATGGTGTTCTGCCGATAATTTTTAAATAAGATCTGCGCAAAAAAGTGGCATCATCAACTTCTTTATTCGACCTAAGATTGTATGATCTTAATTTTGTTTCAATTAAACTATCAATGTATTTGGAGTGGGTAGTTAACTCTTTATCAGACAAGGGTTTATTGAACTTAGGTAGAGCTTCATGGCTGGGTGCAAAATTGTTTTTAATATACGCCCGATTGTCTTCTGTTAAAGAATCGATAGCGATTCTAAATAACTGCAAGTCGCTTGATCTTTTAATTAATGCGTGTGTCGCGTTCGCTTCAATAATATCGCCTTTTAGGTCTTTTCCGTTATTAAAATAAAGAACATCACCAAAGCAGAAAATTGATGACAATAATAGAATAGTTAGAATTTTCATAATATATTATATGTAATTTTTATCAAATTACACAATTTTATTTCCATTTACAATAATTTGGATCTTTTTCTCTTTTTCTGCGCATATACTCTCTTTTTTGCTCTTTGCGTCTTTCTTTATCTGATTCGTCATATTTTTTTCTAGCTTTTTCTAGAGACTTTTTCCCTTTTTCGGTTGCAAAATATTTTTTTTGCCTTTCTGTCATGATTCCTTATATTTCATCATCATTGTCATTCTCTTCTTCTGACTCTTCTTCTGGCTCTTCTATATTGAATACAATATCATCACCTAAAACTTCTTTGATTTTTTCCATCAATGCACCTGCTATAGTAAAGACATTAATATCAAATTCTTGCAAATATCTATCTACTAAAGAATCTAAATCAAATCTGAATGCATCAGTCTGTTCGTCAAAATCATTTGGGCCAGTATATTTATCAGACATTAATCAATATTTAAGGATTTTTTATATTTTGGAACCCATTCTTCAATTGACACGGTTGGCTCCCATTCTAAGAGTTTTTTAGCTTTGCTGTTGTCGGCAAGGGTTTCTTGAGGTTCAAGCCTTTTTTCTATATATGTTTTTTCCCCGCCCATAAGATCAGCGAGCTGATTTACTGAACGATTATCTCCGCAGCCTATATTAATAACTTCTCCGCTTCCAACATTTTCTGAAGTCATTGCCAAAAGATTTGCTCTAGCAACATCCCCAACGTAGGTAAAATCTCTACGCTGTTCGCCATCTCCTGTTATCGTCAGAGGCTTTCCCTCCAGCCTTTGCTGTGCAAATACACTCATAACCAGTTTATAAGCGCCACTATCTAGAGACTGCCTTTCCCCAAAAACATTAAAATAGCGAAGGCTAACAGTCTCTAAACCGTAACAATGATAAAAAACTCTGCAATACTGTTCTCCAATTAATTTTTGTAAACCATAAGGACTCAAAGGGTCGGTTGGGAAATCTTCTGGAGTAGGTAAAACTTCAGCGTCCCCGTAAGCGGCGGAGCTGGCGCTGTACACCACTCTTTTAACTTTTGAGTCGCGAGCAGCAACAATAACATTTAGTGTTCCATTAACGTTTTGTTTATTAAATTCATTAGGGTCTTCAATCGAAGGCTGAACCCTGGCAAGAGCCGCAAGATGAAAAACGCCATCACAACCAACCATTAACTTGGTCAGTTTTTCTTGATTGCAAGAATGACTTATATCAAGTATTTCAAAATTCGCTTTTGGGTTTAAATTTGACTCTTTGCCTGTTGATAAATTATCCACAACAGTTACTTCGTGACCTTCTTCTATTAATAAGTCAACAAGATTACTACCAATGAATCCAGCTCCACCAGTTACTAAAAATTTATTTTTTTTCATTATTTTTTATATACCAATTATATGTTTGTTTAATCCCATCCTCGAGAGATATCTGAGGTAAAAAGCCTAATTTGAAGATTCTATTATTGTTCATAACTTTTCTAAAAGTTCCATCTGGCTTCGATTTATCGAATCTGATTTCGCCCTTATATTTTACAGTTTTTTTAATCAAGTTGGCTAACTCTAGGATAGAAACTTCTTGAGATGAACCGCAATTCAAGTGAGAAATATTGTACTTGTATATGTCTTCAGCTTCAACATTCTCCAAGCAAAACAGTATAGCGTTAGCCAAATCCCTAACATGCAAAAATTCTCTTTTAGGTTTTCCTGAGCCCCAAATTTTAACAAAATCTAAATCACTTTCTTTTGCAGTATGGAATTTGTTAATAAACGCAGGAAGTACGTGAGAGCTTTTGAGGTCAAAATTATCTCTTTCGCCGTATAAATTGCATGGCATAATTGAGTAAAAATTACTAGAGTATTGGTGGTAGAATGCTTCGCATAATTTTAATCCCGCAATTTTAGCTATAGCATAAGGCTCGTTTGTAGACTCTAGAAATCCGCTCAAAAGACTTTCTTCTTTAATTGGTAAATCCGAATTTTTAGGATAAATGCAAGACGAGCCTAGATTGATTAATTTACCTACAGAGCAATCTCGGGCGGCTTTAATAATGTTTGCACTAATGAGTAAATTATCATAAAGGAAATCTCCTCTATAAGTATTGTTGGCGAGTATCCCTCCAACTTTTGCCGCGCATAGAATAACAATGTTGATTTGTTCCTTTTCAAAAAAAGAATCAACATCTTTTTGGTTTGTTAAGTCAAGCTCTTTCCTGTTTTTAGTTACGATGTTTTGATAGCCTTGAGCTTTAAGACAATCTAATGTCGCAGAGCCGACCATTCCTCTGTGGCCTGCGATGAAAATTTTTGAATCTTTAGTGATTGAGTAATTGGTAGTCATTGTCGTACATCTTTTTTACTAAGGCTTCGAATGAAGTTTTTCTTACCCAGCCTAATTCTTTTTCAGCAAGAGATGGATCTCCACACAGCTCATGAACTTCTGCAGGTCGATAAAATTTAGGATCTACCTGAAAAAATAGAGCACCTTCTTTTGTATAATATTCTTCGGAATCATTAGAGCCTCTAGTTTCAAACTCAATACCAGCATATTTAAGGCAAATATTTAAAAACTCCCTAACAGTAAACATTTCACCGCTTCCTAGAACATAATTTTTAGGAGCGTCTTGATTTAGCATTAACCATACTCCCTCCATAAAATCTTCTGAGTCACTCCAGTCTCTTTTAGCCTCTAAGTTTCCAAGTTTAAGAATTGGTAGGGGTTTGTTATTTTCAAGAGCAATTTTAATTCTAGCGATAGTATGAGTAATTTTTCGAGTTACAAAGTCAAGTCCTCTGCGAGTTCCTTCATGATTAAATAACCAGCCTTGAACTGCATATAGACCATAAGATTCTCTATAGACTCTGACTATATGCCTAGCACCACATTTTGCAGCTCCATAAGGAGATTGAGGGCGAAGTGGATGCTTTTCGTCTTGAGGGCTATAAATGACATCTCCAAATTCTTCAGATGATCCAGCATTATAAAATCTACAATTTGGTGCAAATCTACGAATTGATTCTAAAATATGAAGAACGGCATCTGCATCAGTGTCCCACGTTTGTATTGGATATTTCCAGCTTCCTGCCACAAAGGATTGAGCCGCAAAGTTAATAAAGTAATCAGGCTGAATATCGATGACCACGTCACGAATACTGTGAGGATCATTTAGATCCATGTCAATTAACTGAAATCTAGGCTCATCTTCTAGATGTAAAATGTTTTCATGATTCTTGACACTTAACCTTCTTATCGATCCGTATATCATGTAGTCTGTTTTACCAAACTCTTCGTTAAATAATTTTAAGAGATAGTCTACCATGTGGCTACCGTCTTGACCTGTTACTCCTGTTATGATAATTTTCTTCATTCTATAAAATTATATTACACAATTAAGGTTTTTAAACCGATATATTTTATATATTTTAATTTAAAAGTTTTTTAGCGTAAATCCATTTTCTGTCTACAGAACTAGAATCTAAAATTTTTATATCTGAAAATCTATTCAAAGCAAGGTAGTTTTTTATAGCATCCAAACTTATTTCATTACCAAGGGTATCTTTGCTAATATATTCAATCATCAAGCAATTAGAAGTGATTTTGCACCATTGGTTAATGATATCCTTTAATAGAACGCCCCGACCATTCAAGTGATGAATAACAGCAGGGGCTATAAGCATTTCGCATCTAAATCGCTCTAAAAAACTTTCATAAGCATTTTTAAATCCATATTTTTTTAGATTTAATAGATCTATGAAAGCAAAATTATTATTTAGGTTTAAGTTTCTAGAAAGCTCGTTAGCTGATGAAACTAACTCGTGGCTATAATCTATACCTGTGCAAGTTGCTTCACAAGATAAAGTAGCGTATGTAGAATACAGACCTCTAGAGCATCCGATATCAATCAGAGTTTTGGGTTTTTCATTTGAAATTATTTTGCATAAATTCAAGCTTTTGGCGCCTGAATTATTTTGAGCGTATTTAAGTATTTCATTGCGGTCTTTCGGTATGTTTTTTTGTGCAGGATAGCTATCCCAATAATGTTTCTCTAAATTAATTTCGATAGACAAAATAATATCTTTCAATTTTTTCGATAAATCACTGGCATGATATATATTAATATTATTTTGAAGATCATTAATTCTACTCAAAATATCTTTATAGTTTTTTATCCAAATTTTCCCGTGCAAATTTTTAGGACAATGATGTTCTTCGCAATGCTCTTTTAGAGTACTCCTTATTGTTTCAAATACAAAATATTTATTAGCGCCATGTTTAAAATCCCCTAAGTCAATTAAAATCGGCTCACCTTTTTGAAGGACAATATTCCATAAATGGGATTGTATGCTATAGTTGTTTTCACTTAAAAAAATACAAATATCACACAATTTAATCAAGCTTTTTTTGATATCAAAAAATGACATTTCAGTCCAATAAAATACATTTTGGACATAATCAACCTCGAATAGTTCAAGATTAGGTTGATGGGGATAGTCTATTTCTTTCTGGTTTATATGTTTAGCTTGAATCCATAAATCCGAAGATTTAGATTGGTAAGCATTAGATTTCAAAAAATTCGAACATTCTTTTGTTACAAAACGGTAAGCTTTTTTGTCGTCATGATTGATGAGGCAAAAACCAAATTGCTTCTCGAAACAAGCTTTTGGTATAATTAATTTACTATTCATTGGATTTCATTAATTCTTTTTAAAATAATTTTTAATATGTTTGCAAATGCATACAACTTCAGGCTTTGTTAATTCAGGGTAACTGGGCAGCATTAAAACGCTCCTCCATAGCTCATCTGCGACGCAGTCATGAGCATGTTGACTTAAGTGTTTGTGTTGATTTATTGGAGGGAACATACTGCGTGAGTCAATCTTGTTTCTGTATAAATTTAATTGTAAATCTGCTGCTGATTTTAATTTGCATTTTATAGAAAACATCCAATTTGAATGTGATGTATCTACTTCGGCTTCCTGAAAATCTATTTCATCAACCATGCATAATTCTTGTTTATAAGTATTGAATATTGTCCGCTTTTTTTCCAATATTTCATCTAAGATTTCTAGTTGCCCTAGGAGTATGGCAGCTTGAACATTGGTCATGCGATAATTGTAACCTAATTTATTGAAAATATAATTACCAGAACAGTTTCCTTGATTTTTAACGGAGTTGAGGTGCTCAAATAATTCTTCGTCATTAGTGAAAACTGCTCCGCCCTCGCCACTTGTTATGGTTTTATTTCCAAAAAAAGAGACAGAAGAAAGTAATGAAGCGTTACCGCTTAAGGTGTTGTTGTATGAACCTAAAAAACCCTCGCAATTATCTTCAACAAAAATGGTACGATTACTCCAATTGCGAATGCTGTTTTGAATTTTAGGTACATTCACTATATTCCCAAGATTGTGAACGACGAGAACGCCGATCATTCTTGCGTGATCTAAATGAGGTATAATGTCTTTTAGGTTATGCTCTGCATGTATTGCGTCAATATAGTTTGAGTTCCAGGTGTCTGGATTCATTTCGGCAACTCTAAAAATATAATCTTCTGACATCATGAAGCTATTCCACGCGGCAACATATACGCCGTTTGGAACAATCAATGTATCTATGTCAGGGTATTTGTGCTTTAGGCCTATAGAAAGTAAATGGGTCGCAGAAGTTCCGCTATTGGTTAAGAGGGCGAATTTAGATTGATTTTTTTCTTTAACCATATCTTCTGCCTGAGAGACGTATTTTCCTTGAGAAGATATCCAGCCAGAATCTATAGCTTCGTGCGCATATCGCAGGCTATTGGGAGGTAAATAAGGCTTGTAAATTGGTATCATTGTCTGCCTCTAAATTCGACTGATATTTGTTTAATAAGTTTTGTGTTTTCGTTGAATAAACTTTCCGTCATCTAAATCTTTTCCAGATAAGCCAGATTTTATAATGTCTATGATTTTTTCATCTATCTCATCGATAATTGAATTTCTTTGAACATTAAGGTCTGCAACTTTTTTGAAACAATTAAAGATCGCTTCTTGATCTTTTTCGTTAGACAAGTATTCTTTTTTGAATTGATCGAAATCCATGTGCCTAATTGCGTAATAAATCTCTTGATTATTCCACATTTTAAGATCAGCTGTAATTAATTTATCTATTAAACTGCCTATTGTATCTGCCATAATATTATTATATAGTTAAATTTATTTATTTCCATAATTTTAAAATTTAAAGTTCATTTATCGACTTAATTTCTTTCCCTTTATATGTTGCACATTTTAAAGGAGGGTATATCATGGCTCTTATAAAACGCTCTTTTTTGTCAATGGCCCAGGATTCATCTATTTCTCCGCTATGAGGGCAGCCTCTTTTATTATATGTTATAGTTCCTTTTTGTTCTGAGCCTGCGTAACCATTTTCAATTAACGATAACACTTTATTGAAAAATTTTAAGGCTTCAAACATTGTTCTTTGATATAAGGTTTCTTGAGTATCAAATTCCTCTATTAATACTCTTTCTTGAAGAATTATTTTACCGTCATCGATTTTTTCATTCATGAAGTGATATGTAAAGCCAGCTTCTTTGTCTCCATTTATTAAAGCCCAAGTTAGACTGCTACAACCTCTGTATTTTGGCAATAACGACGGATGGAGATTGAAGCTGTTTTTTGTCAATACCTCCGCTGGAATGATATAAGAGTAATATACTGAAATCACTATGTCTGGATTAAAAGGAAGGTTCTCTTTTTTAATTTTTTCTAAAGAATAATTTATTTTTAATTTTTTACAGTAGTTTTCCATATCATTAATATAATAAGGTCTTCGCTCTGTATAAACATATAGATTTACATCTTTTCTCGAATGCAGGATCTCTAAGGCTTTGCAGCCTGCCCAGTTTGTTCCGCATAATATAACGTTTTTTATTTTCATGTAGAAATTATTTTGTATTTTTCTTTATTTCTGAAATTTAAATTATCCCTAATCGGGTAAAAAAATGCTTTTTGGTTTTCTTTTGGTATATCTAACATTTCAATTAGGCAGAGTAGGCCGCCATTCATTATATGAAGCTCTTTAGCTCTTTTTATTATAGGCTCCATTTCAAAAATATTCAAGTCTGGTATATTTTTTACTACTTGTAGGTTAGTTGAAGCTTGAAATGTAAAGCCTCTGCGCTCATCATCAAAAACGAAGGCGAAATCTTCTTTTGGGCAGTATTTTTCAATTATATGCCGCTCATTAAGCTTAGGAGATGACCAGTGTGTATATTTTATATTGTAGTCTAAATTTAAGAGGTCATAAAAAGCTTTGTCCCAGTATATATCTGAAAGATGTCTGCCATGCGGTATTAACGTTCTAATTACATTTAAATTTAAATCTTTTGATATTTGATTGGATTCTTGATCTTCATTTATTCCTGGTATCTCTACGACTTCAATGTCTTCGTAATCCTTGTATAAAAAAGATATATTTTGCACATTCCGAGTTTTAGTTAGTACATGTATTTTCTTTTGAAGTTCAATTCTAAGATAGTGAACAATGCCACAGCAAGATATTTGATCTCCAAGCCCTAGGTGGGATCTGAATAAAATGTCTTTATTGTGGTTCACCATCTTTCTATTGGTCCGACTTGATTATTAGAAGTTATGCGCTCTCCTATGAAGGAGCCATATTTAAAGGGTTTATGATTAGGGAATTTTATTCCTTTATGTCTTTGTCTATCGTCGTGCTCCAAAAAATTTTTGCTATATTCTTTGTATAAAAAATGCAATGATCTTTGATCGTCGTTATAATGGGTTCCAAAAGATGAATCAATCATTTGTCGGTATGCTTGGGATGTATTGATTAATCCTTCAGTTTTTGCTCCCCATAGTCCGCCCATGACGTAAAGATGATGATGGAAGTGGTCGCGCATTGCATGAAATTGAAAGTCGCTATTTTCCCATTCCAGAACGGCTTGATATTCTTTATCTGAAACTCTAGAATCGCAATCTCTGCTGGCGAAAATTGATACATTAGGATCAGACATTGGCTTGAATCTTTCAAAAAGCATAGAAAAGTCTTTAGAGCTTTCTGACATAATAATTTTACCCCCAGCTTCTTTTATTTTTTCTTGAATATCTTGACCTACTGATGGGTGCGTATAGAACCAGCTTTCCCAGTCTGAATAAAATTCGCGCCCAATACTTTTTGCATTTTCAATGGCTCCATATGTATAGTGATCGCAATCGCCCCATAGAGAAAATGATACTACTTTTTTCATGTTTTATATTTTGATTGTATTTCTTTATCGTGCGATTCTGACTCTTTGATTTTAGCTTGAGAGGCTGAATCAGGCCTATATAAAAAGTCACCAATGATATCTTGAGTTCTTTTAAATCTCATGCCCATCGAAAACATTCGCAACCACATGTCATAATCCGCAGAAGAAAAATATTTTTCATCAAATTCACCAGCGTCCATCAGGGAGGCTTTTTTGACTAAAGGAAATGGTCCACAGGGATTAATTGTAAACATTAATTTTTTCTCTGATTCAGATAGTAGGGAGTCAGTTAAGTTTTTCCAATATTCACCTATAGGTAGGTTGGTTCCGCCAATTTCAGATACGAAATTGTGAACTCCGTAAAATAAATCTATCTCTGGGAACTCTTCGATATACCTATGATAGGTTGAAAGGGCGCAAAAATTAAGTCTATCGTCTGTATTGAAATTCATAACATATGGAGTACTAGCTTTAGCGACTGCTAAATTCCATGCTCCGTAAATGGATAAAAATCCAGGTTCAAAAATAGACACATTAATATGTGGGCTGAATTTAAAATTTTTAATTTTCTCAAGAGAGCCATCTGTTGAGCCTGCGTCTATGAAAAATAATTCAAAGGCTTCACAAATCTGAGAGTTGATATTATTTAAATAACCTTCAATCCATTTAATTGAATTATAGGTAGAGCAATAAACCGTAATTTTACTTGTGGATGAAATAGACATCTTCTCTTTCGTTTTGGTATTGTTTAAATTCACTACAAACAGGCTCACCCATAATAAACTTTTTATCTTTGAATTGAGACCTGAGTAAGTACTGGCATAACCACATATCAGAATTAAATTCTGGAACACCCATAGATTGTCTAATTTCAACGAATCTAGAATAAAAATTAGACATATCTTCGTAAGCTCCCCCGATAACCCCCATATTAATTAAATCCCATGAATCCATGTTCAGCATGAACATCATTTTATCTTCAAAATTAAATTTATCATGAACGCTTAAGTAATCGCCAAACTGTTTGAGTTTAATGCTGTCTTTACAGGCGAAATATGAAATTTCTGGATTATTTTTAATTAATTTAATTGGATTTTGAGCTACCGTAACATCTGATGCATCAGAATGAAAAACGTAATTGAATTTATTCTCTTGCAAAAAATTGTTAAAACAGAAAAATCTATAATCATTGTTAGAGTATATCGAATCTTCAACTTTAATAAAAGTTACATTTTCTGTTGTATACTGCTCTACAAAGTATTCCGAAAGATTGTCGTGAAATATGAATCCTTTAAGGTTTAATTTATTAATAGAATCATACCAAGGTTTAATATAGGATATTTCGTCGTTTTTAACTTTACCATCAACAGTTCTTCCGACTACATGAGCATCCGCAGGGTCATTGGGGTGCTTTTTTTTAGAAAAATAAGAACTTAATATAGCTAATGATTCTTGCATTAATTATTATATAATTAAAAATTAAAAAATCCACAAAAAAAGGGGCGCAAAAGCGCCCCTTAAAGCTTGCTATGTATTAGCTGTTACTTAGCTTCTTTAGTTTTCTGAAACAGAGCTACGATAAGCAAGAGAGTAATGACTCCAGACAGGCTGGCTCCTTCTCCTACAAATCCAGTAACTACTTCTTGAAGATTTCCAATAACATTAATTGGAGCTCCAGTACCGAATACAACTTGGGCTACTACAAGTAGTCCAATGAGCGTTAGTAACACGCTGGTAATTCCGCCAGCATATGCTTTGATTGTTTCCAATGTATTTTTCATAATAATTTAATGGTTGATGGTTAGGGGTTAAAAATTAATTGTTAGAGCTCCTCCAAAAACATACTCTCTATCAGCAAGATCGTCAGCATCAATATAATCTACACCAACAGAAACTTCTGCATTATCAGAAACAGCTTTTGAAACACTTGCTCCAATAGCGTAATATGTTCTGTCGGTAGTGTCAGTTAAATCAGTGTTACCAATTGAAGCTGACAAATCAAGGGAAGCAACTGATAAATCTACAGAATGACCGACTCCAAGCTCAACCGTATACAAAGAATCATCAAGATCTCTGAATACCGAAACAGATGGATTCAGCAATACATTTGAAGAAAGACCTACTTCGAATTCAGAAATGGCGTCTCCTGGACGGTCTTCAAAATGATTGATTCCAGCATAGACAGATAATAATCCTTCCGAGAAAGACTTTCCTCCTCCTACTGCAATTTGGTAGCTATCTGCACCAGTATCAACAGCTTGATTAGTGGAAACATTCGCGCTAAGATCAACGCTTCCGACGGCAGAGCCGAGGCTAACTGAGGATTGAATTGATTGTTCTGCCTTTTGCGCTCCTCTGTAGAAAAAGTCGGATGTGTATCCTACTTGTGCAGAGTTGCCTGAAAAGGCGGCGTTAGTTGTGAGCCCGAGGGCTAGTAATAATGATACGATTTTAGTTTTCATATATTTTATAATTAAATTTATTTTATTCTGATTTCTTTCCAACTTACTTTTTTGTCTTTCACTAAATCTCTTACTCTTCTCTGATTTTGGTTTAATTGACTATTTCCGCTTTTAACTTCTATAAATGTAATTTCTTCTTCTCCAAACGATATATAGTCTATAGGTTTTCCTAGAAATGTACAAGCCTCTGGATCGAATTCAAATTGATCTAAAAAAGGAGCCAGAGTTTCTGCGATATGACCGAGTCTAACTTCGCTACTCTTTTTCTGTGATGTTACTTTTTTCTTCGCTTCTTTTTCTTTAGCTAATTGTATTTCTAAATCATTTAAAGTTGAGACAATATGCTTTTCTTTTTTATCTAATTCAGTTTTACGCTCTTTGATAATTTCTTGCTCTCTTTTTAAAGATGCATTTAAGTCAGATATTGTTCTATTTAATTGATCCTCTCTATTTTTAAGTAATTTATTTTCTGATGATAATAAATTTGCGTTATTTTTGTGTTGAGATTGAAAGTATAAACTTGCTATTAGTATAATTATACATGTAAAAACCAGAAATTCCATATTTTTTTTTATTTTGACCTTAAAAAAAGTGTTAAATCTCTATCTTTACCATGAACAAAAACCTCGTTTTTAAGTTCGCATTCAAGATCTAGATAACCTTTTTTGACTAAAGTTTTGCACATTCTCATAGATTGAATATTATCATTTAACACAAAAGCTCTCAATTTTTTACATTTTAGGGTTTCTTTAAATTTATCAACTATATAAAAGTAGGTGGGGACTGCCCTAATAAAATCAATTCCATTAATTCCAGAATCTGGTGGATTAAACACATCTAAAGTCCATGCATTATTAAAATCTTTTGGCTTATTGAATAACCAGTACATACCTCGACCTTCTTTTTGAAATCTAAAACCTTTTGTGCGGGAAAAAGACCTAAGATTAAAGTATAAGTCGCTGTTTGTTTGGTTCCAAAACATAAGCTTTCTTGATTCTTCAGGCAGCTTATTTAGGCTTTGCAGAAATTCTTCTACCCAATAGTGTGAGGGTAGAATCTCAAAACCTTTATGACTATACTTTTTTTTAGAGTTCGATAAATCTAGACTTTTTATCACCTAATAGATTCAGGCTTAAAAGTTTCTACGATTTCAACCTTATTAGTTTTATCCTTCCACTTTTTTAAACATGCGATTAAAGCGTCTGCGCGCTTGATTGCAAGATCTTTGGTCCAGTAATTTTTTTCTTCAATTCTGCGACCATTTCTTGTGACAACATAGAATTTGTCTTGATTATTCATATAATTTTGATTTGATTACTTTTAGTAGGTTTGATGATTGTAATTGCTTATTCCTGAAGTAAACGCTCACTGGTAGAGATATTGCGAAACCTATAGTAATAATTAATACAATAGTTCCAAAAAAATGCCACACATTAAAGAGTGCGACTTCTAATAAATTACTCATATTTTTTCCAAATCTGTACGGATTTTAATTTTAATAAATCATGAGTTTTGATTTGGGTCAAAGTTTCTTTTGTATTAGGTCTGCGAAAAACCCTGTATTTAGCTTTCCATGGTTGGTCAACAAATGGTAGGTCAAATCTTGCTACATTGCTGCTTTGTAAGAAATTAGCTAGTTCGGACCTGTTTACGAGTATAAAAGAATCTGCCGTTTCAAATGCGATAAATTTTGCTCGACCATATATCCAGCCTTTCCTACCATACTTGTTAGCAAACTCAATCCAAATCCACTTATCAAAAGACTTATTTTTAAACTTTTTCTTAGTCTTTAAATCAACTTCAATATTTTTATGAGTTGGAGTTTGGAAGATAAACTGAACATTTTCTTTCTTAAGAGATGTAGTAGCTCTTTTGGGCCTATACCCTTTTTTTTCTGCTAAATCTTGAAACACGGCAAATGGAGTTGGTTGTTTTTCCATATCAGAGCCCCAATAAAAATCGTTTATTATGATTTTGTTGAAAGCCTGAAGGATCTTTAATGTTTGAGTTAATATAATCAATTATATTCATTGATTCTGATTTTTCAATATTTTTAACATCGAACATAACATATTTTTCTGTATACTGTTCTTCGGCGTAATCATATTCATAAATATGTGGTGGTTGATCCCAGTTATTTATCATTTTTAGTCTTGGCCCTAACACAAATGGCATGTGATATAATTTAACTCTAACAGGAACTGAATCTTTGATGGAATCAGTAGCTTCTCGCACTTTTTCAATTGGAGCAATATGTAATTCTCTTACAATTTCCCCGTTTGAGCCTTTGTTGATTTTAGTTAATGAGCTAGAGCAACTAGCTAAACCAATAAGTGATAAAACAATTAAGATTTTCTGCATTTTATATAATTTATAATTTTTTCTGAGTATATTTTTCGATCTGCTCTTTCGTATAGATATCAAAGCCAAGTTGTTCGAGCCAAGATTTATGGACAGGAACTAAGGTTTCGGCGCCAACAAATTTACCTAAATCTTTGTATGTTAAATGGGTAAATGATGTTGAACCTTTTTTTCTACCTCTCTTCGTAGCAGAATGTGAGTTATTTTCAATTTTCATATATATATTGTATTAAAAAGATATTAAAATGTCAATAAAAAAATAATTTTATATTAGAGATAATAGAATGCTGTTTGAAAAATTAACTTTGTTTTTGTTAAATAAATCAAGGTCTGGATGCATCATTGTTAAAAAATAATTATTTGCAAAATGTTCTGATAGAGCGTATTGGTTCTGCTCTGCAGTTTCGTCGTATAGTGGGAATAAAAAAGTTCCATCTAACATTGCGAAATCAAGATAATTAATTAATCTATTATTCTGAGGGTTTAAAAATTTTATTGTGGTAGTGTTTTGAATTTTTGAAATTTCATCAAGCACTAATTTGATTTTAGAATCTATATCTTTTACTCCTGTTTCGGCATATATTAATCGACTATTATTAGAGGAAACAAAAGAATCTGAGATATTCAAGGATGGCGCGGAATCAATTGACCTAAAATATTTTGTTATATCTGTCGAATTTTCAGGAGAACGAAAAGTTATGATTTTTAATCTTAAAAATTTTGATAGCTTCTCTTTTATGTTTGGATATTGCTTTTCAAGCGCTGTTGATATAATAGCATAATGCTTGGTTATGCAAATTTCATTCAAAGAAACATTATCAGGTAAATTGACAAAAGTATAAACTCCGTCTAAATGTTTAAATAGTTGGCGAAAATCTAAACGATAATCTGAAGACATGAAACTCTGGGCAAACGAGCAGTCTATGCCTTCTTTTCTTGAGCTGATTTGATAAAATAAATAATTCCTTGGGGCTAGATTAACGTGTTTAATTTCATATGCGTCAGGAACGCTAATTAATAATTCATGATTTTTTGTTATATATTTAGAAGTAATATCTAAATACTTGCGGGGCGTTATAATTTTAACTTGATAAAAATACTGTAAAGTGCCGCAAAGATGATTAAATAATTCTATATATTTTCTTCTTGTTTCGTCATCTTTAAAAGAAAGACAATAAGGAGTTATAAGTGAAGCTATTTTTTTATATTGTTTTGTTTGATCGTTATTAGACAAATTTTCATCTCTGATGGAAATTTTTGATCTAATTAAATCAAAATCTATTAAAGGTTGTTCCATATTAAAAAACTACTAAATCTGTCCTAATTCCTGCTTTACTTAATAAATCTATACCTTCTTCACTGCGATAAACTTCTCCAAATACAACGCGAGAGATACCAGACTGAATAATAAGCTTTGCGCATTCAACGCATGGAGATATCGTGACATACATAGTCGCGTCAAGGCTTGATTGTGTAGACCTTGATAGTTTAGTGATGGCATTGCTTTCAGCGTGTATAACTTCTGGCTTAGTGATAAAATCCTCAGTTTCACAACAATTGTCGAAACCACTAGGAGTTCCGTTGTACCCATCTGAGATTATCGCACCATCTTTGACAATTAAGCATCCGACTTTTTTACGCAAAGCTTTTGACAAATTTGACCATGTCTTAGCCATTTCGAGATAAGTGATGTCAAGGCTATTTATACTTGGCATTCTAAAAACCGTATATAGAATTGAAGTCTTTGCCCCCTTTTGACTCTAAAGCTTCTCTAATTTTCTTATGAGCAAGATCTATTTCGCTTTCATTAATATCACTATCATCAACTTCGACGTCAATAAGTAATTCATCAAAGCTACTAATGTCAAGATTCTCATCTTCAACAACAACGCCTTGCATTCCAAAAATATTCTTATCACTTTCTACACCACAGCATACCCAATTAACGCTCTCTCCAAAATCAGGAATTTCTTTAGAAAATGAATCATCAAGAGGTTCTTCGTCCCAAAAGAAAGTGGGAGTTACGTTTTTAGCCCAAGTATGTTTAAAAGCTTGAACATTTTGCTTATCAGAAACCTCAGAACCGCCAACTATAGAGGAATTTAATTTATGATTTAAATTATTGTAAGATAAAGAAAAGAATTTGCCATATTCTCCGCCACAGTATAGATGCAACCATTTAAATAGATTTTGACAGTTCCAGCAACCTTCTTTTTCATTGGTTACGACGACTCTTGATTGAGAAGATTCGGGTAGGTTTTCAAAAGATGAGTAAAATTTATCAACCACGTTTTTTAGTTTTAGTTCCTCGGCTTCATTTACAGAATTATTAATTTGCACAATAATTGGAGATTCTTGCCCTTGGTCTAGTTCGAACAAGTCAAAAATTGTAGACCATAAATTAATTAAATTTAAAGATTTTTTAATAGTATTGTCTGTACCTGACAAGAATACTTGTTTCCTTAGTTCGACACAAATTTTAATATTAAATTTTCTTGCTATAATTCCAATTTTCTTTAATTCTTTAATAATAGACTCATAGTCGTTTAAGTCTTTAATAGAACATGGTATTGCGTCATCGTGCAACAAAGGAATTAAGTCATTAAATATAGAATATAACTTAATGTTGTTTTGAGCACAAAATTTGAGATGGTTTTGCGCGCACACCGCATTATGCATTATGATTTCACTGAGCTCAGCTATGGCTTCATCAAGAGACTTAGAATTAAAAGCTTTTTTGGATAAGCTTCTAAAAGCGTTACTAGTAGAGGATTGTGACAAAGTTGAGCTTGAGCTCAGTAAACCATAAGTATTCATAATAAACTTATTTACACATTAAAACAAGTTATCAGGAACTTCATCTTCAGAGGCCGCAGAAACAGCTGCTACTTCAGGTTGAACTTGCGCTACCTCAGACGCATTATTAGGTTTAGATTTGTAGATAATTAAATCAGGAGCTCTTTCATTATCTTTTTTATTTTTGTTGGCAAAAATAACAACCTTATGAACTACTTCTTGACCAAGTTCTGTAGTCTTGAAGTGTCCTGTTAAATAGTCGGTATTCCCGCTTTTGCGCCAAAGTGCTCCCATTTCTCTCGAAGACCACTCAGTAGAAGTTTTTGTTTTGTTTTCAGTATTCATGTTTATAATCATATTAAATATTGCAAGGTTTGTCAAGTATTATTTTTGTATATCGTCCACTGTGATTCAAAAATCCGTCGAAAAAAAATTTTAGTTGTTTGAGTGTAAAAAAAAATATGGATTTGATTATAGATGGTAGTTTGACCGCTCCTCCTAGTCAGGTGTATTGTTTTAGGGACATTAGTTTATATGCAAAATGTTTTTTAAACAAAAATGTTTTTGTAGAATGTTGCGAAAAAGAAATTGATCTATATTGGTCTTGGTTAAAACAAAATAATTCATATGATTTTGTTGACGCTATGGTGAGTAGAGATGAGGTTCAAGGTTTTTATATAGGCCCGCGTCGCAAAAGTAATTTGCAGATAGAATTAATTAATTATAATAATCAGTCTTTTGTATTGAGAAAAATATTAAATAGACTAAAATAAAGCATGTTGCATGTAGAAAATATTGACAATATTACAGATTTGTTTAAGGAGAATAACCCATTTTTTTTAAGTTATGATTTTGGATTAAGTAAAATTATTAATGTCGATAATATATTAAAGAAATATGGGCGACTCAAGGTTATTGTGCCAGAAATAATAGAAGGTAGGCAAATATCAAATTTACAAGAAATGAATTGTATTGAAATTACTATAGAGCAATATGTTAAAGAGTATATGAATAAAAAAAATAATAAATATTATCTGCGCTCGGAAAATCCTTTTGGCTTTGTTGATCCTGAAAAAATTTTAGAGTTCGAAAAAGAAATAGTCAATAAATACAATTTTGGTAAAGAGGGCGGAATATCATTCTGGTGGGGAGGAAAGGGCACTATCACTCCGTTGCATTACGATTCCTATAGTTATAAAATTGATCAAACTCTTAAGCAAATTCACAAGGAAAACTTTTATAAGAAGCCGATAGCACATTCCCTACTAAGCGTTATAAGTGGTAGAAAAGAAGTCTTGTTGATTGATCCTCAATATAATAACTTTATAGAAAGTTCTGATTTAAAACATTCTGGAGCTATGTATTCTAAAACAAAAATTTCCGAGATTTTAATTAAAAACAATATAAAATATAATATAATAATATTAAATGAAAACGAAAGTTTAAATATACCTAGGTTTTGGTGGCATAGAATAAATAATATAAAACAAGGAATTTCAATAACTTATAATTTTAAACTATAGTGTAAATAATTATATGGAAGATTATCAAAAACAAGGATTAAACATGGAGCAAGCATTCGGCTTGTCGCCAACGGCTTTATTGTCTTTGTATGAAATATATTACTTGGAAGGATATCAAGATGTTGATGTATATGATAATCGAAATTACGCACTAAGGTTATGTTCTGTAGATAACTTGTCTGAAATCACGGCAGTCACAGCAGATCATATGCAAGAAAAAGGGTTAAATTGGGCTGGTTTTTCATATCTACCTATAGGTATTAGGTCTGCAAATTTTGCATCTTCTTCTCAAGGTCTTCCTAGACCTTTGTTAACAATATCAAATAAAGAAATCGCAAACGCTGTGCAGGATACAAATCACAAGGGTACTGTGTTAGAAACTATATCTACATATAATAAGTACTTTAATGATATGACTAATGCTAGAGTTGTAAGGAGGCGAGTTTTTGCTAAGTTTTTAGACGGGGACAACTTTCCTGAAAACGGCAACAAAAATCCTTGGGGAACCAGAAATGCTGGCGCTGGCTCAGAAACAGATTCTGCTTACGAATTTTCTTCGGAATTATACTTTATATCAAAAAAAGCTAACGAAACAAAAGAATCTGTGGAGTATGAGTTAACCTCTTCTTTAGATGTAGAAAATGTAACTATACCAAATAGAACTATATTGGGTAGTTATTGCTCATGGTGTTATAGGGGCGAAGGTTGTTACTTTACTGGACCTCCAATAGCTACAGAATTAGATGAAAAAAACTTTATGCTTGGACAAACAGAGTCTTATGAAAATGCCGCAGGATTAGGGAGATTAAACGCATTAAGAACTCCAAGCAATGGAGGTTCTTCGGTGATAGGAGAAAAAGATTATACAGCTACGATTTCAGATTGGGCTGCTGGGGTTAATTATGAGGTTGGTACAGTTGTTAAAACGCCACCTTCTTCTGAAGGAGGGGGTTTTATGGAGGGTACAAAACAAATTACTCTTGTATCTGGAAAAATAAGTAAAAAACACGACTTAACTGTGTGGGTTTGTGTGAGTGCTCATTTATCTAGTTTAAGTAATGCTCCTGAGAAAAAAAGTGGAAATTGGGTTGCTGATCAATGCTCAAAAAGCGTAGATGCTTGCAGAATGAGATTTAGATCTGGGTACACAAAAAATAAAAATTTACGATTCGGAGGTTTTCCAGCTACAGAAGGATATGGATCAGACGCTTAAAAGAATTAAAACGCATGCTTTAAGTAAAATTTCAGAAGAAATTTGCGGATTTATTGTTGAGGTTGATGGAGAAATATCTGCAAAAGAATGCAAGAATGTATCCTCCACCCCCAAGACCAAATTTGAAATACATCCAGAGGCATATTTAGAGACTAAATTAAGCTCAGAAATTTTAGCGATATACCATAGCCACCCTAATGCAGAATCTTTTTCCGAAGCTGATAAAATAGTTTCGAGAATCAATTGCCTGCCCAATGTTTTGTATATAAATGAAGAAGATAAATTTGAAGTATTTTTTCCTGATTTATGCAAGAAACATAAAATTGATAAAATAAAAGGACTGATTAATGGTTGAGGTATATATGCATGGAATATTTGAGGAGCGTTTTCAAGAAAAATATGAATTCGAAATTTCATCTGCGAAAGACGTTCTTAAAGCTATAGATGCCGTAGAAGGTAATTTTATGACTTTTTTAGCTAAAAATTTTGATCAAATGGAATTTGTGATTTTGATAGATGGAAAAGTTTTGTCTCTAGAGAATGCTAATAAAAAAAATATAAAAAGAATAGACATATTGCCTGCAGCTAAAGGTGGGCTTTTTTGGTTTTTTGTAGGACTTCTTGTCTCAATTGGCGTAAGCGTAATTATGGCAGCTAATTCAGTTCAAGCCCCCGAAATGGATAATGCTTCAACTCAATCCGCTAAAACTGAATCTTACTCTTTTAGAGGAGAAACAAATGTTGAAAAACAAGGTAAGCCTGTGCCTGTTGCCTATGGTAGGCTCAGGGTTGGTAGCTATGTAATCGGCAATCAAACATGGAATAGAAATTTATTTAGATGATAAACGTAAAATTTCATGGAATTTTAAATAAAACTCTTGGTAAAAGGGTTTACAAAAGCTTGGAGGAATTAAAGTTTTATATAAAGCATAATATATATCCATGTAAAATTTTAGAACAAGAGGATAAATTTATAGTCGTACCTTTAGTTTCTGGAGAAGGAGGAGGAAAAGGAAAAGGCTCTCCTCCCACCCCATTGCTAAAGCCTCCTGCTCCTGACGAAAATGCTTTGCAGAGTTTTTCTCAGTCTGAAGTTGTAGATTTAATTTGTGAAGGACCTATAGAGGGCTTTTGTAAACCAGATGGTAGCTTGGCGTCTGGGACAGAAATTGCTAAAGGAATATATTTTAACGGGACTGCGGTTCAGAATGAAAATGGCACATATAATTATAGAAAACTTGCTTTAAACTGGAGCCCTGGAAACCATAAAGGCATAGACCCAAGTAGAGATACGTGGTCTAGGAGTAAAATATATAATACTCAATCTATTAAGCAAAGCTTGGTCGGCCCTAATATGGGTACTGGTGAAGATGGAGCTTCTATACTATATGGAGGAGGGACGCCAAATTTTAAAACAATGCTTAATCTAATGAAGCAAGAGGGTCAAACGGCAGTCAAGTCCGACTTTAATACTGCGAATTGGTTTGCAAAAAACGGATCTTACATAGGTTATTTTCTTGGTACATCCGCAGGGTTGGATGAAGCGATAAAATATGGGTATGCAGCTAGCGAAGTACAACATGGTTCAGATATAAGAACTCATACAAGTGTAAGAAATTTTACTTCATGGAGCGCAGGTCATGCAGAATTTTCAGAAGGCGCTTTTCCCGTATCTCACACCATCACAAATCCTGAGGTTGATTTTGCCTATATTACAATATCCGTTGACGACTTAAAAGATACTGTTGATCATGGAGCAGGGGGTGGTAAAGTAGGTTTAATGACAACTGCAAGAGAACATAAAATAGGTTTTCAGGTAGAAATAGGAATTAACGGTTTAACTGATCAAGAAGCTAATTCTTTAGAGTTTACTCAATGGCTTGCATATCATGGAATTTCTCAAGTTGGAGGTGCTCCTAGGAAATCGATAAGTAGAAATTATTTCATTCAAGGCCTGGTTCAAGGTTCAAGTTATTTAATTGATGTAGGTAGGGCTAGTTTTGGAGACAGTGGTGAAATTATATTTGGAGAGGATTCGGATTTTGATAACGGAATGCGAGATATTGAAACTGGAGGGAATCCAGCTGAGGTATTTGATGCAGAAGCTCTAGAAGGAGTTACTCCTGATCAAGCTATCCCTCATACGTTCGCACCTTCTAGCGATGAACCAGCTTTAGGATTAAATAGATTTCGTCAATTTGGACAAGATTCAGGAATGAGGCAATATTATGAAGAAGGTTTGGAAACATTCTTTATGCCAATTACTGATGCTAATAATGCTTTTAATTGTTTCAGGATGCCGCCAGCTATTGCTGGAAAAACTAGATATATTAAAGTCACTAAAACGGGTAGAGAAATTATATCTCCTATAATGTCTGCAAAAATTACATTAGATAGTGTTACTGAAATCATTGACGAAAAAATGTCATACCCATTTAGTGCAATTATTCAGCAATCTTTTAATTCAAGGTATTTTCAAGATAAGCCAGAAAGAAGTTATCATCTACGACTTAAAAAAATATTAATTCCATCTAATTATACTCCTGATAATAGATTTGTCGGAGGAAATGTATACAGCGGAAACTGGGATGGAACGTTTAAATATGAATGGTCTGATAATCCTGCGTGGGTTTTATATGATTTGATGATTAATAATAGATATGGAATTGGGGCATATTTAGATATTGATAAAATTGATAAATGGACACTATATAAAATTGGTAGATACTGCGACGCTGTCAATGATTCAGGTAATTTTGTTGGCGTCGATGACACTTACAACGGTAAAGAGCCTAGATACACTATGAATGTAATTATAAGCGAAGAAGAAGAAGCTTATCAGCTATTAAAAACTATAGCTGAAACATTTCATGGTATAGCATATTGGGACGGCAGAGGTGTTTCTATTTCCCTTGACGGCGGAAGTAATACCGTTAGTTATGTAAGCTTCTCTGGAGGCACTTCATATTCTATAGGGGATGTTGTAGAGTTTCCTGCATCTACATTTAATTTTTTCAAAAAAACCGCTACTGGCGGAACTGGAATTAGGCCTGGGGTTGATAATAATTGGCAAAAATATTGGAATAAGGTTCCTGGTGTTCAAGTAGATGAACCATCTATTAATTTTTCAAATACAAATGTAGAAGGAGGAGTATTTTCGTATTATACTTCTTCTAAGTCAACGCGATATACGGTGGCTCGAGTAGGCTATATGGACAAGAAAGATAATTTTCGAAAAAAATACGAATATGTTGAAGATAAGCAGGGGGTTAAAGAATTAGGAGTCATTCGGAAAAATATTGAGCCATTGGGGTGTACCTCTAGAGGTCAGGCCAGAAGAATGGGTAGATGGTTTTTCCTGACTTCTTCTGTAAATACAGAAACAATTACTTTTAGTACTGATTATAGAGCTTTGTTTTTAAAACCTGGAAACATTATCAGTGTTACAGACACTTTGAAGAACACGAACCAATCAATAGGAAAAGTAATTGATGTCGAAGGCGATGAAACTCTGGTACTTACTCAACCTATATCTCTCAAAGCTTACGACCCAAATTCAAGGCAATCGAATTACTTTGATATAATTCTAGGAAATATTGATCCAAATTATGATGTAGACTTTTTAGATGAAAAAGGTTCTGTAAGTAGTCAAGATATTCGAGACTTGAATAAAAGCCAGAGAATTAAAGGCTCAGTATTTCCTGCTGATGGAGGTTCCGCTGTTACTAACAAGATAAAAGTAAAAGACATTAATGGAAATTTTATAAAATTCACTACATCAATTCTTGAAAGTTATGATAATTCATACAAAGTTATTCTGAAAGGTACTGACTGGGCTTTAATTAATCCTGAAGATGGAGGCCAATATGGTACGGACTGGAGAGAGCGAAAATATAGAATACAGGCAATCGAAGAAGAAGGAGAGGGTAAATATAAAATTATTGCAGTATTTTTTGATGAAGAAAAACTATCTTCAATGGATCAAACATTCCCAATAATAACTTCAGACTATGATATATCAGTTGGCACATCTCAGGCTTCAGCAAATATCACACCGCCTATCGTTGAAAAATTTAAAGCTAAGTCAAACTCTACCTTAACTTTCGATGTAAAATTTACAACAACTGTAGACGAATCCCTCTTTAATAACATAACAAATAATATAATATTAATATCTCCAACAGGAGATCAAACTACTCATAATAGTTCTTCCAGAAACGGTGGGGGGAGTAAAGTTTTTTCAATAACGACTTCGGTGGCAAAAAATTCTTCCGCAGCAACAGGTACATGGTCTTTATTGGTTACCACTTCAGGAACTGAAAAGAGTACAGGAAAGTCTAAGACTTCTGCTTCAGGAATTTTATCTGCAGTTCTATCTGACTCAACGTACAGTAGTGGACCTCCTGTTATTAGCAATTTCGCTCCTGATGGTTGGGTTGGTAATTATGCAAAAATAGAACAAAACTCTCCTTCTTATAATTTAACCTGGGAATACAGAGATATAGATAGTTTAACTACAACCTATACCTCTTCGTCAATGCTTAATTCCAGTAGTCCATATTTTGAAGGGTTTAAAATTGGGTTGTGTCCAGTTGATAGATCTGGAGCATCTAGCGCTCAAACAGCTGGAGTCCCTGTAACCTCTCAAACTCAATGGATTTATGATGAAAGCAATTTATACAAAAGGCTGGATTACAGCTTTTCATACGATATAAGGTTTGAAACAGTTGTAGACGATCAGGGTAGTGTTTCTTTTAAATATTCAAACTTACAAGATCAAAGAGGTATAGCAGTTGTTATCCAAGCAATTGCAAAAGCTGGAAACCAAAAAAGATATTCTTCAGTCCAAACATTTATACTTTACGACGCACCTACAATATTTACTGGGTCAATAACTTCAATTTTGCCAGAATGGATCCCCTCAGATGAAGTATTTTTAGATTTAAATCAAGATCAAAAAATCAAAATTATAACTACTGATGATGATGGAAACGATGTTCATACAGAAACAGCTTCGCATGGAGATATTCCAGAAGGGGCAAGGTTTGATTATCAGGCAGAAATGGCTTTGAATAGCAATATCCCAAGTAGAATTTATTCATTGGATGATGCGCTAGCATATTGGGATCAAATAAAAAATTTGACAATTCAATCTTTAAAAGTAAATCAATTCCATAATCAAAATTACCCATATAAAACATATTCTTTTGATCAAATTAAACAGATAGCTCAAACCTGGGAAGATTATGGGTCAAATGGCTTTAATAATTTTACTAAAATTTTGGCTGTAACTCATTTTGCAAACTTCTCTGCAGTAAATTTCTGGAAACAAGACGGTATTGAAGATTCTGCTATGCTGGAAGAGTTGGGTTCCTGGACAACAAGCGACGTAGAATTTAATGATACAAATAAAGCTGCTCTACAAAAAAATAGACCTGATGATGCTGGATCAAATACGTTAATGGCGTTCGACTCTATGAATTTAAATATATCTGGATCCTATCATAATCCATCATTAGCTGACTCAAGTAGATATTCCCAGAAGCAAACTGTTGGATACGCTATACTATATGCTAATAAAAATAATCCAGATTTTGAATTGTCTGAAACCTTAGCTATTCAACAGAAAGATGGTAGTGATAAGCTAATAATTCCTTATGACGCTAGTTTGGAAAATGGTGGAATTAATTATGACAGAGATTATTTTTTGAAAGTTAAAGTATTCGAAAGTTTCGTATGGAAAAATTCTTTATTGAGTGAAATTGATAAAGTTACTCTTCTTGATAATACCGTTTTTGATTTTGGAGTAACAGGTTTTATGATTGCTCCTCAAGATGAGTTGGCAGATCTAAGCGAAGGTGTTGAGGATGAAGAAAGTTCAGTTGAGGAGTTGGGACATGTGTTTATGAACACTTTTGGAGATGAGAGAATTGTAGGGATGAAACAGTTTAGAGAAGGAATAATTATAGGAGGAACAAAGACTTGGAGTAGTTCTGATGGAGTTAGTTCTGATCCAGATTCTTTTGTTAAGTATCCCTTGGCATCTAAAACTGCATATCAAGGCACTCCTATAGGAATTGGACAGTTTGATATTGAAAACTTAAGCAATAAAACATTTAGTGATTTATTAGGAGAAGGTGATAGTTCTAATAATTTTGCCTTAACTAGCGGGTCAATTGATAGTGATATGTTAGACTTTTTTGTTAATGTTAAAGGAATGAATATCAGGTGCGTACCTGGCGATGATGGAGATTATGATGGTCAAGGAGGAATTATTTCTGGATCAACAATTAAAACAAATGGTTTTGAGGCTGGGGAAATAGTAAACTTTTCGCAAGAACCTACTATCGGTAATTCCCCGATGTCAACTTACTTTTCTGAGGGAGAAGGGATATCTGGTAAAATAGACGAAGCTTTGAATAACACAACTATTTTTGATAATAAAATACAAGATACGGGCTTTACCCAAAATTTAGTTATATCTGGAAATTCAAGATTAAAAGTCGAAGACGGTAATCTTCACATAGAAGTTAATGGTATATGGTATAGGATTGAACCTGATGGCATATCTTAATCTTTAAATGTAGATTCTATATCTTCTAATAATTTAATCTTTTCTGATTTAGATAATTTGTTGTACTTTTTCTTTAATTTTTTAAAAACTCTTTTATGTTCGGCTGATGAGCCATCGTAAGAAATTAATTTTTTAATTAATAATGCTTTTTGTTTGTTCATTGTTCTGTGTACTGTACGTGTTTAAATGCGCTTAGATCTTGGCCTCCTGCATATGATATGGCGCTTTGTAAGTCTTGTTTGATTTCATTTAGCTTTCGTTCGTAGGTCATATTGTTGCATAAGATGTGATTTAGTTTGCCTTCTACGTGATTGCGATGCCCTTTATTCTCCGCACTCGCTGAGCCAAAATAAGATTTGTGAGATACTCCTCCTATTAAGCTAGGGCATGCGGGGCTATCAGAGCAAGCCGCAAATAAACCTCCTGCCATAGTCATTGTTGCTCCAGCTACAAGAGCTTTTGCGATATCTCCATTGCTACCTATACCTCCATCTGCAATGATTGGAATACTTGTTTCCTCCTCAAGGTCGTCAGAATACTGCTTAGAGCAAGTTTTTACGCAACTAAACATTGGCATAGTGAAGCCAGTTTTATCTTTAGTTGTACAAGGAGAACCTTGACCTACTCCAACCTTAACGACATCAGCGCCCCAAGAGGATAAATCTCTAACTGCCTGAGGAGTTGCGACATTGCCAGCTATAATTTTCGTATCAGGCAAATGTTTCCTGATAAAGTTAATCATTGTTTTCATTCTTAAACAATGTCCGTGAGCAATATCAATTGTTAAAAAATCGACCTTGTGGTTTCGCTTCTTAATTTTTTGTATTGCGATCTTGCATTCCATCTTAACCCCGACGCTAAATGAAATATTATTCCATTCTTGAGCGTTAGCAACATCTTCAGCTAAATCGCGATTAAAGCGATGCATTACATAAAAATATTGATTATCACTCATCCATTTAGCTAAGTCCATATCAATTACAGACTTCATATTGGCTGGAATGATAGGTAGATTAAATTTTTTATCAAATAAAGATACTGATGTATCGCAATCTGATCTAGAGTGACATTCGCTATAATTAGGAATCAAGCAAATATCTGAGTATTTTAAACTTTTACTCACTCTTATCTTCTTCTTTAGGAATTAAATTGTTCAATGTGGAAATAAGAGAATCGTACTTATCAATTTCTTCTATAATTTTTTTAATTGTCTCACTTAAATCCCCGTGCTCTCCGACTCCAACAGGAGAATTAAGCATGACATTCAAGTCTGCAATTTTTTGATCTCTTAATCCGACATATTGAGAATAAATTCCTCTAAGATAAACTTCTTTCATTATAGTTTTCCTCCGTCTGAATATTTGACACATAGACATATGCAGTAAATTACTGCTCCAGCCAAAATAAAATAACCTTGTAATTCTGAATTATCCATGTTTATAATTATAGTAAAAATTATTTAGAATGTCAAGTACTATTTAAAAAAAATGTGTATATACCTATATTAATCACTTTAAATTTTAAAATATTATGCCAAACGAAATATCAACAGGAACAAATTCAACAACAATTACTGTATCAAGCGCTATAATACCTAGCGACACCGAACTAAGTAATATAACTATAACTCCTTATATAAATTCACACTCAGTTGGAGCAATGAGCGCTTCAGATTATGAAACGTTCGACTCAAGCGTATTATCGTCTACCAAACCTAGCGTCGGACATTGGCCAAACAATGCAGGAGCGAGCAGTTATGTTGATTCAATATCTCTAGTAGCTACCGAAATTTCTGATGCTGGCGGAGGGCAGACAAGTATAAAAGTAGCTATTGCCAATGACTTAGTTGCTGCTCCTTATTACAGCAATAATCATCAAATTCTATTTGGGACTCCAAGCCTAAGTGCTGGTGGAAGTGGCGACCCTCATATGAAGCCTATTTTTGGAAAAGGTTATACTATCTAAATTCATGTCTTAATAGGCGCCAGCGATCTGAGTCTATAGTTTTTGACCCTTCATTGATAGCAAAAAGCATATCTACTATTTCTTCTACTGAATTGTAAATGTATTTATGAGGAAGCATTCCTAGCATCCAGAGTGGAGTTTGGGACTTACCGCCTTCCATGCTGATAAAGATAGGTTTTTTCATTCTTACCGCAGTAACAATTTCTTCGGCACTACCCCAAGATGCAACGCTAGGAACTAGATGAGCGATGATAAAATCGCTACGATCAACTAAATTTAGGTCATAAGCTCTTACCATTTTCATTCTTTCCGTTACTCTGTCGTACTGCTTGGTTTTCATCCAAGTTTCCATTTCTTGTCTTGAGACCTCATCTTCTTCGACATCTTTAATAAAGGGTTTTTTATAAGGGTCGAAGCATGTAATGTTAATATCAGAAAGCTTTTGAGTAACTTCTTCTCGCCAGTTCCTCCCACTAATGTATTGCATGTGGCCAACCAGATAAGTTTTAGTTTTTTCTAGAATATTTTTCATATTATAAGTATAATATATGTAATCAAATTTGTCAAGAAAAATGAATCCAAAAACACCAGCCCAAATGAATCTCATAAGAATATTTATGGATTTAAATAAAACGCCCGAGCAAACTTGTCAAGAAATAAACTTTGATGGTTGTCAGCAAATGAAAAAAGATTACTTGGCAGAAGTGAATAAACCTGGAGGATGTTCTTCGTGCAGAAAAGCTAGTGTGCGTAGGAAATACACATCGTTCATTCTTCCTCGCATTCAAGATGATTAATTATTTATTAATTTATTTAGCTTGCATTTTGTTTGTTTCTAATATTATTGCCGTATTGGAGTATACTAATTTAAAAGTATATATATTGTCATTGTTTATAAAAGAAAAAATATATACATTAGATGATTTGCATGATTATATAATTGATAATTGGGGTAAGCTGGGAGAACTATTGAGCTGTCCCTTATGTTATGGCACTTGGTTGTCTTTGCTTGCTTCTTTGTTTTGTTGTTGGTTTTTTAATTTAAATATGATTTTTGCTGGCTTTAGTATGTTTTCCGTGCCTAGTCTAGCATGTTTAATAAATAAGAAGATAAAATAAAAAAAAGCGTGTAAACAGAGATATGAAAAGAAAAATTTTGATTATGGGGCTCCCAGGATCTGGCAAAACAACGTTGGCTGAGATTTTAGTAAAAAAAATTAACGCAGCCTGGTTTAACGCTGATGCCGTTAGGCAAGATATATATTCAGAGCTAGGGTTTTCGGAAGAAGATAGAATTAAGCATGCCGAAAGAATGGGTAAACTATGTTCTTGGTCTTCAATGGGCGGAGGTTACTCTGTCGCCGATTTTGTATGCCCTACCCAAGAAACAAGAAAAGCATTTGCTGCTGATTTTGTTGTATGGGTCGATAGGATTATGGAAGGTAGATACGAAGACACTAATAAAATGTTTGAAAGACCTTTGAATTACGACGTAAGACTAACTGACGGATCTCCAGAAGAATGGGTTGAAAGAGTATTGAATAAATTAAATGAAACAGAATCCTGGGATAATCAAGCTCCAACAGCTTTATTAATTGGGAGGTATCAACCTTTTCATGTTGGCCATAAAACATTAGTTGCTGAAGCGATTAAAAGAACTGGGCAATGCTGCATTGCTTTAAGAGATGTCGGCGGAATTGACGAAAAGAATCCATATAATTTTGAAAAAGTTAAAGCAGAAATTCATTCTGCATGCATTGAGTTTGGGAATAAAATTAAAGTTGTTGAGCTTCCAAATATTACAGATGTATTTTATGGTAGAGGCGTAGGATATAACATTGAGCAGCTTGAATTAAGTAAAGAGCTTCAAAATGTTTCTGCAACCAAAATTAGGGCTGGAGAAATTGGTCAAGATGGAAAACCTTTAGGCAAAAGACCTGAATAAGAGTCAATGCACAAAAAATTTTTAGGATTAATAGCTCGTTGTAAAGATGAGTTTTTTGTTGCAGAGTTTTGCAATCATTATCTAAGTCAAGGAGTTGACGAAATTAATATAATAGATGACGATTCCGAAGATAAATCCATATATGATGAATTGTTAAATAAAGAAAACATAAACATTTTCTTTGAAAAGGAAATTACAAAGGACAATTATATTTTAAATTGGGTGGATAAACTTAAGGATAATTACGAGTGGGTAATATATGTGGACATTGATGAGTTTATAGTTACAAAGAAAAATCTCAATAAAACTATTAGGGATGAATTACAAACAACTTTCAAGGACGCCCATTGCATAAAAGTACCTTGGGTGATGATGTCTTGCAATTCCTTGAAAAAAAATCCAAAAAGCATTTTAAATGAAATAACTTATAGGTGGAATCATGATAAAAAACATCCACACAAAATTCACAAGTTTAGATGTCGTTATGAAAAAATTGAAGTTAAATGTATTTTTAAACCAACATATTTTACAAAGATAAAAGACCATCATCCATGTGAACACATGGGAACTCCAGAGCAAATTCGCGACGGAGTTGGCAACCAACCAAGTGAATTAAATCCGTTTTATGATAATTTACGTGAGGTAGATATTGAGACTGGATTTTTGTTGTGCTACCATTATAGAATAATATCCAAAGAAAACTGTGAAAAAAAAATAAAATTAAATAATTGGTATTCAGATTATACATTGCAACATTTATTAAGCAGTGACCATCCAGAGGTAAAGGACGAAACTCTTATGAAGAAAGAAAACAAAATTTGATAAAAATGATAAGTGATAAACATAAAACTGTATTTATTCATATACCGAAGTGTGCGGGCACAAGCATGGAAAGATACTTGCAAGATTTTGAATTCTTTTTTAATGGTCACACTCACACGACCCATGCAGAGGTTCTGAAGTTGGATAAGTATAAAAATTATTATAAGTTTGCGTTTGTAAGAAACCCTTACGATAAAATGGTTTCAGAGTTTAAATGGTTTACAAATTCAACACACAAATACCCACTAAAAAAAGTCAAAAAATTTTATCACGGAACAACTTTTAAATGTTTTTTAAAAAAATTTTTTAGTAGCAATGTAGGAGATCCATATCACAGATACGATTACATGAAAATATTAAAACCACTTGAACAAATGGATTTTATAGGAAGATTTGAAAATTTACACGAAGACTTCAATAATGTTTGTAGAAATATAGGTATTTCTGGAAAAACACTACCACACAATTACAAAACAGAAACCACCCATTACACAAAATATTACGATGATGAAACTCGTCAACTTGTTGCGGAAAAATACGCAAAGGACATTGAGTATTTTGGGTATAAATTTGGAGAATAAAAATGAGAAATTCAATAATACCAAAAATATTTCATCAAATACATATGGGCGAAAGTTCATTATCAAAACAAGAGTTATACTGGCAAGGTACATGGAAAAGTAAAAACCCCGAATGGATACATATTCTTTGGGACGATAAAAAAATAAAAGATAATTTAAAAATTACCTACCCTGAAATTCTAGAGAGTTGCGAAAATTTTTCTGAAAAATCTGATATCTTAAGGTTTGAAATCCTTTATCAGTTTGGAGGATTGTATATTGATACCGACTTTGAATGCTTAAAAAATATAAATCCTCTCTTTGAACAAAAAGAAATTGTTTTATTTCATCAAGAACATAAAAAAATATGCGGAGCTTTTTTTGGAGCCTCCAAGCATAATAGAGATGTAAAACGCTTGATAGACGGACTACCTTCGAGAAAAAAATCTCATGGCCATAAAGAAAACTCTGATTATAAATATGGACCAGCATACATAACCGAAAAATTAGGACACGAAATAGGAATGCCAGATGGTCGCGATTCTCTTAAGAAAACTGTATACCCTTACTATTGGCAAGAAAAGTTTCGTAGGGAAGAAGATTTTTCCAAAACGCATCCTGAAGCTTATGCGGTTCACCACTGGAATGGAAGCTGGTTAAAATAAGGTGTATATTATTCAGTACAATGATAAGCCATAAGCATAAATTTATCTTCATTCATATACCCAAGTGCGGCGGTTCTAGTATTGAAACTGCATTTGGTTATAATTTATGGGACAAAAAAAAATTCCCAAATAATTTTTGCGACAAGCAATTATTGCTTGGCAGGGATGAGTATACAGGAAAATATCTTCAACACCTTACAATCAGTGAGGTTTATAAAATTCACCCACAATTAAAGAATTATTATTTTTCTTTTGCTTTTGTTAGAAACCCATGGGACAGGGCCATATCAGATTATTTTTATTTCGGCGGACCAAAAAAACAAAGCTTAAAAAAGTTTCTACTATCGCCCATACACCTTGATCCATCTCACTCTGTTGCTCAATATGATTTCTTGAAAGATAATGAAGGTAATATAGCTGTTGATTTTGTTGGTAGATTTGAAAATTTTGAAAATAATTTTATGTGTGTGTGTAATTACTTGAATATGAAAGGATTGAAATTGCCACATATGAACAAGAGAAACAAAAAACACTACACCGAATATTACGATGAAGAAACGAAGCAAATAGTTGCAGAAAAATATGCAAAAGACATTGAGTATTTTAATTATGAATTTGGAGATTAAATTTATTCCACAACCAGAATATTGAATTCGTCAGCTTAAATAACTTGCAAACATTACTAACTGAATGAGAAAAGCAAAAAAATATATCACCTGTCAAAAAACAGATAGGATTGGTATGCAAATTTATAGCAGACTATGGACCGCTTACTTTGCTAAACAAGAAGGCTTCGAATATATACACACACCACTCGAGGATCCATACGAGTCTGTCTTTAACCTAGGCTCTAAATTTCATAACATTTGTGAGAAAGAATTAAATAAGATCACCATCTTTAGCGGTGAAGCTAATTATACTCCAATTATCAAACGTGGCTTATTTGCTGATTTTAGTAGCAAATTTATGCAATCAATCATTAAAAACTACACCCCTCTAGAAAACACTCTTCAACAAGTTAATCAGACCAATATCTGTATACATGTGCGAAGAGGAGATACTGCTAATGAGGAATATAAAGGCTGTAAACCAGTTAGATATAGAGCTTGCTCTACTGAAGACCTAAAAAATATTTTAGATTATATCCACTACTACATAAATCCCCCCTTATCAATAAATATACATACTGACGGAAATATAAATTTAAGGGAGCTTAACACTCATGGAATGAGAGTAAATGTATATGATCGCAATACACCAGAGCTAACTGCAATCAATGACATGATATTATGCGACATATTATTTCCTTCTGGAATATCCTCGTTTAGCGGAATTGCTGGGATTTATAATAAAAACACTGTTATCTCCAAATCCAAAGGGATATATGATAATCTGTATATACAGAAAAACAGGAAATATATTACAGGCTTAGGAAACCGCAAACATAGATAATAGTGATTTGTCATAAACAAAAAATTATATTTGTGCATTTTGCAAAATGTGGCGGAGAATCAGTCGAGGAGGCTGTCTTCGGAAGATCGGACACGGGGTACAACGGAGACCCATATGGGGGTAGTACGCACATTGAGTATTTCGGTTACAAATTTGGAGAATAGTAATTATGATCAATATGAAAAAAACAACAACCTTTTCCGCCTACTGGCATGTAGAAAACAATCCAAAATTTTCAAACAGACAAGGTCATATAAAACATGCTCGAAACAAAAATTTAGATTATTTTATATGTTCGCAAGATCAGGTTGTAGGCTTCTCCAATAAAATTGATTTGGAATTTAATAATCTTCCAAGTTTGCCGTACCTTAAAAACTTAACTAATTTTTGCAAATCACGAGATGCAGTTTATTTCAAATTTGGGAGGCACGTTAAATCCAATGCTTTTTTAAAGTTAGCTACAATATGGACAAGCAAAATTCTTCTTTTTGAAAAAATTTTAGACTATACAGATGCTGATTATTTAATGTGGGTTGATTGCGTGAAGACAAGAAATTTACAGTCAATAACCTCCAGTGATAGCAATAAGTGTTACATCAATCAATATGCAAAATCAGACAACTTCCCAAATAAACCATATAAAGGTTTACTAAAAAATACATTACCACCCATAAAGATATTGGCTCAAGTTATAAAACTCCCAAGACACATAATTCCTGAATTTACAAAGAAATATATAGAATGCCTACAATTTGTTGATAATAATTTCATTATATATGATGAAGAAATGGTCTTAACAATTATGCATGAAAAATATCCACAACTTTTTAACCTCCACAAGTTATGAAAATTGGTTTTGGCTTCATGGTATATAATAAAATACATAATGTATCACATCTTGATGCGTTTTTTAATTCTATAAAACATGAAACGATAATATCTGTGCATGCAAAAGGAAGGGTGCAAAATAAATTACCATTTCCAATAAATTGTATTAATACTATACCAACCGAATGGGGGCATTCTAGCCTGGTTGTCGCGACGAACTTATTATTTCATGATTTATTTGATAAAGGGTGTGATGTTGTATACATAATGTCGGGAGATATGCTACCACTAAGGCGATCTATATCGTTTGTAAATAATAACAAACATACTAATATAAAAATACAAAAAAACCCAACAACATCACAAGCTAAATTTAATTCAAGCAAATACAATAGTATAACGACTGCTAAATTTAAGTCAAAAATTAGTGAAGTTGAATGGGTCAAGCAAAATATGTTTTTCTGTATATCAAAAGAAGATTTTTATAAGTTAAAAACACCTGAAATATTAAAATCCGATATTTTTGTTGGTTTTAACGATGATTATGCCAAGAAGTATCTTCCCCATGATAAAAATGAATGTGTTAAATACTTTTTGCATGACGAGTATTATTGGGCAAATGCGTTAAAATACAATAGTATTGATTACATAGACAATGAACAATTTATATATTGTAACATAGATCAAACTAGGACAGCGGCGCAAGTATTCTCTAACATACCAAAAGAATCATCCGAATACATTTTTTTACGTAAATATTCCCCTAAATGAAGAAGAAATTTAAAAAATGACAAATTCAATATTACTATTAGTATTCAACTATAGCAAATGCTTAGACAGCAGGCAAAAAATTTGCGATTTGTATAAAAGCCATTTTAAAAAAATTATTGTATACTCTGATACACCCAAAGATACCGATGAAAAATTGCACAACGATGTTAACTATATTGATATAGAGCGTGGATACCTTGCTCATAAAATTTTTAAGCATTTGTACGATAATTACAAGAACGATATAAACGAATGCGATGGTCTATTCTATACAATGGATGATAACATAATCAACACAAATATATTGAATTTATATGACACAGGAAAAATTATTTACAATACAGAGGCCTGCTCTGCTACAGGTCACGGTTTTAATATAAAACCACTAGATGCACTAGATGCACTTAAAGGGGGCTGGTGGCACGGCCCTTACGGCATAAAAGCAATATCTAAACTAGAAAAAAATGCGGAATATCATGACTTTGGTATTAATAAATATTGTAAAGAATTTGCTGATTATTTTTATTTACCAAAAAAATATCTTTCGAGCAAAATTTTTGATTTATTTCAACTATTCGCAAATTATGGTGTTTTTTTAGAAATAGCAATACCAACAATTATTAGGAATATTGAACCTGAACGACAGAACTATAATAACATAAGTGGAACTGTCCTGTGGAGTTCCAGAAATCTCACCTCTAAACCACCGTATATAAAGAACAGATTTAATAAAAAATTTGATTTATTTTTACATCCAATTAAATTTGGTGAAAACCCAAAACTACTCGATTTACTAAATGATATTTTTCAAAAGAAAAAATGCGTCATAATAACCACCATTAATGAACCTACGGAAACTATTCGTAAACACATAAGCAATTCAGAATATGATGTAATCATCGTGGGTGATCTAAAAACTCCAGGCACATATAAAAATGAAGATTGTATATTTTTGGATGTTGAAAATCAAAAAAAATTGTTTCCTGAATTGTGTGATTTGATACCCTACAACCATTATGGTCGTAAAAACTTAGGTTATCTTTACGCTATTAAAAAAGGTTACGAGGTTATATACGAGACTGATGATGACAACATACCGCACGACAACTTTGACTCAGTTCTTGAACTCGATAAAAATGTACAAACTATCAAAGAAAATAATAGTTCGTGGATCAATATTTTTAAATACTTCACCAATAACAGTTGGATTTGGCCAAGAGGTTACCCGTTATCCAATATAAAACAAAACCCGCATCCAGACTTTAAATTTGACAATTCAAAAAACAAAGAAGATGTTGCCATAATTAATGGTCTCGTTGAAAACGATCCAGATGTTGATGCTATTTTTCGTTTAGTTTGCAATCATGCAGTTGTATGGGAAAAAGGCAAAAAAATAATTATATCCAATGAGAATACCTGTCCGTTTAATACTCAAAATACTTTTTGGTTAGATCCAAACCTCTTTCTAGGTTTACTTATACCTTGTTCTGTAACTTTTCGTTATTGTGATATATTAAAAGGAATCGTAGCAAATACCCTCTTGAAGTACAACAATAAAAACATGGCTTACACCTCACCTAATGTAACACAGCTAAGGAATGAACACGATTTGATGCAAGACTTCGAGTCGGAAGTTCCCATGTATTTGGCTAACGAAACTATTGTAGATGTGTTGGGCGAAGATGTTTTACCTCGACAAAAGTCAATAGATAAAAACTTCAACAAAGAACTAATGCGAAACATTTACCAAAAACTATTTAACAAACAAATCATCACAGAGCTAGATTTAAAAATTTGTGAAACATGGTTAAAGTATTTCTAATAAGTCATTATGGAATTCTTCAAAAACAACTTCCACGCACAAACAAAACAAGCATGATACACAACGTTGAAATTAGTCAAATAATATTTTTAATTTTATTAGCTGGAGCACTAAGTATATTTTTATAAATAATTAAATTAAAATTTGTTTATAATCATCTAAATATCGTAACTGATCTTTAGATATAATTCCGCCTAAATATTTACTGATATTTGGATTATTTTTAAAAAAGTTTTCTTTAAATTTTAAGTTGAAACCTCGGTCAGGAAAATCAACTATGAATATAACATCATCAAGTTCAATTTTTGCAATTTTAATTGGGCCGTTGTCGCCGTTTTTAAAAGTTTTATTGATTAGGTGTGATTCGTCGCTGTTTAAGCATCCTACCCATCCCTTATTATAGTCTACTTCCCATTCTGTACTTTTATATTGTATCCAAATTTTAATAAAATATTGGCCTGGTTGTTGTATATTATTTTCTACATGTACAGGAAGATCATCTATTTTTGCATTTATAATGTAATCACCACCTTGCATGTAAGCAATGTAATATGGGTTAATATCAGTCATAAATAAAAATATTTACAAGGTTGTATTCTTAAAATGTTCTGCAAATTTTAAAACAGGATTCCATTTAAATAGTTCTGGATTTTTTTTGAAGCAAACTTGAAACATAAATTTGTCCTGAGGGGCTATAATGGTTTGGTTAAATTCTTTTAATAAATATTTAGCCCCAGCAGAATCAATCAAATAACCCGCAGAACAAAGATCAAATGCCCACCCTGCTATGTTGATTATTTTACCCGAAGTTATATCTGAGTCTATACTCCTGAGGTCTGTGTTAATTAATTTTTCTAGAGAATCTACTGATATGTCGTCTTCACAAACGCAGACAAAATCTCCTTTTTTCATTGATGATATTTTTTTCCAAAGCTCTACATGCGAAATTGTGCAGCCAAATGAACCACTATTTGACAAAAAATATTTTTTCCATTTTTCCATTATGTTGATCTTGATGCCATATTTTGAGCAAAAGCCTAGAGGGTCTTCTCTGGTATCAATGGCATTAAAAAAAGTCAAATGCTTTTTGGAATGAGAATTTGATTCTGTATAATATTTTGATCGAGACGAATTTGGAAAGGTGATTAAGAATATTTTTTTGACAAGCATATATAAATTGGTTTAAGTGTGGATTGGCGAATAAATTTGGTGGACGTGGCGGGAGTCGAACCCGCGTCTTTAAATTTTCTGTAGATATACGCCTACAAGTTTAGTTAATTTTTTTTACAGTTATGATATTAACATCCAACTTCTTGTTTCAATTATTTGCAGTTTGTGAAGCAAGAAAACTTTTTCTGTTTTGCAGATTAATGGCCCCGTAATCCTTTTATCTGCGTCAAAGGTTACGAGGTAGCAGAACTAAGCTGCTAGGGCAAGCTTTTTAGCTTTAAGGCCGAAAGCTTTAACACGGTTTTTGTTGCCATGTAATTGTTTGCACCTTTTTGAGGAGCCAGATGCAACTCCTACTTGCAGTATACTAATCCAATTTAAATCGAATCCAGTACACGCCCATAAATTTATCAAAGAACTCTATAAATTACACTTAATTAAGAAGAATGAAGTGCTTTAAGTAAAGCTCTGGCTTCTTTCGGGGGTATATCTGCGAAGTCTGACCAATTTTTAGTATCAGGGTTCTTGTATAAATCATTCTGCCACAACTCTCTCAGTTTATTTTTAAATTCTGAGTAGCTATTAATGCCGAATTTATCTTTAGCTAAGCTCGCTAATATTCCTGAGGGAGAGATGTCAGAATTAGATTGAACTTCTGATTCTCTTTGCGTTAAACTTTGTTGGGTGTTATTGGACTTATCAATTTCGTCATCTCCAACAATATGAACATTTAGAAAATTTCTAACGCATCTGACGAAGGCTCTGTTGCATGCAATCGTTTCAAGAAACTTTGTGGCAAAACTGCTTGTGTTATTAAGTGTGGCATTGGCCATATCTTCAAAAACGATGGGTTCGTTATTTGTTTCGTAGTTAGCTAAAAAGGTAATAGAACAAGAAACAGCCACATGGTTTTCTTCGCATTTGACTGTCTTATAATGAACCGAAGAAAATCCTCGTAGTTTAGCCAGCTCTTTAATTCCGCTTAATTTAATTAATAACTGATGGTCCGCCAAGCCTTCGATGGTCTTGGGGTAATCTTTGCCTCTTGTTTGAAACCAAGATCGATTTGGGAATAGGTGCTCATCTTTAATCATTGCCCTCCAGTTAATTGATCCATCTTCATTGAACTCATACTGATGGTTTTTTAGTAGTCCGTTTTCGTCTCTACTATAAAGGTTTGGTCCAGGGCTGTTGTCTATTTTTGTTTGCTTAGTTGATTTTTTCATTGTTTATAATGATAGCATATAAAACAACCTAAGTCAACTCTTTTTTGATATTATTCTATAATGATCTGATTCTAACCAAAATAAATCTGTATCTACAATCCGATTTATTCCTGTGTCGCTGTCAAGATCGTTTATAGCATGCTCTATTGAGGGATATTTTTTGCCATCAGAAAAGACCAGCTTGCCAGAATAAAAATACAAATCTTTATTTTTAGTTATATTTTCTGAAGGCTTATTCTGGGATAAAACTTCTACATTCCAATCAAAATAAGTTAAGCGAAGATCAGCAATATTGTCTTCATCTTTTCTAAAAAGACTGATATTTAAACCAAGTTTTTTAATTGCTTTAAAGTACTGTATATTTTCTTTTACAACATCTTCACTGCAGTCATTAGAAACTTCAAAATGTATAACTTGTAGAGAGTTTTTTATAGCTTGTATTAATCCAAGATTAATTTTTCGATTAGTTATGAGATTTATTTTTCGACCAATCGACCACTCACCTATGAATTCATCAGATTCTTGATAGTCAGCTCTCATTGTCACAAATGAGCCTTTTAAGAAATCTGGATTGGGAGAAAAATTAGGAATGACTTCGAATATTTTATTGTCATAAAGCTGACCTATAAACTCTGTCTTTTGATCGCTTTCAAAAGGTATTTTTAATTTTTTAAGAATAGCATTTGCTATTGATTCAGGTTTTATTTTATCAATTGTCTTATGAAGTTCTTTAGATGAGTAGGAGAACTTATCGTTTTCGCATAAAATTTCAAAATTATCTTCATTCCAATATGGTTTGGTGCAAGATGGTGGTATCGGCCCGTATAGGAGAACGCCTGGGGTTCCAAAATGGGAGGCGATGTTTGAGTAAAAAATATCTGAACCAATAAAGAGTTGTGCTTTATTGATTATGTAGGCTCCTTGGTGTCGAGTTTGGATATGCCTGTAATCTTCGCAGCTTGGCAGAAGTTGATCTTTCGGTCCACCAATCTGTAAGATTTTAATATTTGACTTTTCTAGATAAGGTTTGATTATGTCAAAAACATCTGACCAATATGAGTATGTAAACGAATCTATGGATGAGTCATTATTGATGCATATAAATTGATCAAAAGGAACGGGGATATAGTCTTCTTGAATGAAGGCTTTTGATGATTTAATTCCGCAATTTAAAGAAAAATGTTCAAGTATGTGCATATTTTGTTTCGTATTCTATTTTGTCTCTACCTTGGTGGCAGTATCTAAAGGCTCCAGAAGAGGCGTCAGAAGGGTAGTAGATGATGTCAAAAAATTTATTGTCCCCTTTTTCTTTTTCCATAGATATGCAGTCAAAAATATCTTCTGAAACAGGGAGTGATTTATATATATACTCATTCCCTTTTAAAATATCTAGATTATGTTTTGGTGCGAAGAAATAAATATTATGCTCAGGATATAATCTTTTGATTGACGGCAATAAAGATGTACATAGGAATGTTTCAGTGGCATTTTCATTAATTACAATAGCTATTTTCTTTTCTTTATCTTCACTTAAGATAGTGTCTAGAGAGTCTACAATCTCTTGGTTTTCTTTGTTGGCAACCGAAATAAAATAATTATAAATACCTTCTCTGGTAGCCCCTTCTTTTAATTTTTGCATCCAATGCTTAACGCCTTCATCGTTATCCTCTACATCTCTAATAAGAACATTTTTATATAAATCTTTAACCCACTCTAGGCCATCTTCAATATTTTGAAAAGGATAAGTATTGTTCCTCCTTTTTGAGTGAGGCTTGATATCAAAATCATAATTTACAACCTCACAAGAATCAATAAATTCTTCGACTTGACTACCTATAACTTCTATAGAATAATTTTTTAGAACAAAATCTCTTGCGAGTTGACCCCTTTTTTCTAAGTCTTTTTTGTTCATATTAAAAACTTTATTTAATTGTTTATATATGCTAAATGGATCTGTGGTAGCTTTAATAAATTGTGTGCCAGGTTCTCTGTATTCTTTCCAGTTGAGCGGTAAGCCTCCGCTTTCATCTGTGCAACAATCTTCTCCGCAGCTATAATTAGTTACTAGAGTCACTAGCTCTGTTAGTTTGGCTTCTTGTATTGGTATTTCTTGGCCTCCTGATGTAAAAGGATGGCAATAGACGTCCATTAAATTATATACTTCGTTTAGCTGATCTTCTGATACCCCGCTGTTAACTCCTGTAGTGTTTTGAGTTTTTTCTGAGCCACAGAATTTACAATTTTGCTGTTGACCAACAAAAGGTTTGACTTCATAATTTTTACATTTCGGGCAATAGTATGTGGTGAGAATGAGTGATGAGTCAATTTCTTTTTCTTTTAATAACCTTGGAATATCCCAACCCTCCGACCAATTAGTATGCAAAAGTAATTTTGCGTTAGAAGTTGGATTTTTTTCTCTAAATATTTTAAAGCCATCGAGCAGATTTGGGACGCTTTTTCTTAATTGGTTTCTAAAAACAAATCCGATAATAAAGTCTTGCTCTTTAATATTAAAAGATGACCTAAGTTGAATTCGTGATTGATTGGGTAGCTTGAAAAAATGATCTGTATCTAAAGATCCTCTAATCATTTTAACGTGATCGTGACCAAGTTTATGCATTGCTTTTTCAGCGAAAGATGCCCACACGAAATAATTTTTAATCCTGGGCGCTGCATTTACTGCTTCAGGCAGAATTGGTAAACTGTCTAGAGTTGTCCATACTGCATGATTTATTTTATTCCACCAAGGCTTTTCCCAGTAACCGCTAAATGCCCAGATGTCTTCTATTCCAATGTAAACATCAGGCTTTTCTTTTTCTATGACCTCATCGATCATTATCCCTCCATAACCTAGGTGTCTTTTTAGTTTTGGGTCTCGAGCAGCCCTTTCCGTTACAACCTGGCTATCTGGAGCTGAGCCATATGTCTTCCAGGGCATTTTTAAAAGAGATGGATCTGACCACTTTCTTCCGTTAGCAAACTCCACAATTTCATACTTACCTGTTTTTTGTAGGTAGATAAGAAGGTTTTTTGTGTGTTTTCCGAAACCCGTAAAGGCTTTCGAATGATTGCTGTGGATTAAAACTTTTTTCATCAAAAAGGAGGGTCTTCTGATAGGCTTTCTGTTGTAGAAGTGTTTTCTTTATTTTTTTCTAAGTTTTCTGATTTAGATTTAAAAAAATCAGTGAGATAATTTTTAATGAACTCTTCTATTACCCTAACTTCTCCTGGCTCTATTGATATTTTAAAGCTTTGGTTTCCATTTCTGGTGATAGTTAAACCAAATGCGCTTACGGTGACTGATTTTTCATCAAAAGTTTTAGTTTGAGGATTATATTTAGAAATTTTTCTTTGCTTATCCCAGGGAGTAAACTTAATTACAGTTTGGTTGTCATCGAATTTATGGAAAGTTGAGTACTCTACCCTGTCTCTAATGGAGTTTAAAATCTCACCGCATTCAAACTCATTTAATTTAATGTTAATTGTTTTATCTGGGTTTTTTGCATTTTCACTGAAGGATCCAAGCTTCCTTGATTCATCCCAACTGTACTGCTGAATAGCTCCAATATAAAGAGCGGGTATGTTGTATTTGCCTGAACCTACCCTGAGGTTAACTGCAGTTCCAGTATTTTTACTATTTGGTTTATAAAGAGCTATACTCATGAATTATTATATATATAATATAAAAATATTCAATACAAATTATCCATACAGTAATAGTTCTTTAAAAGGCATTTTATTCATGTTATCGTATTCAAAAAAGTCATCTGAATAACTAAAGTCTTTATGATTAATTATAGAAAGAAACCTTTCTTTTAAGTGTTTTAATTCTGCTGTGCGAGTTCTAAATTTTAACAAAGGATTAGATTGAAAAAGCGTAACTGGAGGAAAGTTATTTTCGTACACTAACAAAAGCATCCTTTGAATAGTGTTCAAAAACCTAATGTCTTGAGAAAAATCAATTTCTTTACCACTTTGGCTTTCATACAAAGACTTAAGTTCTCTAAAGTTTGTTAAATCAAAAGATCTAAATACATCATCTTCTTCAAGAGATAATCTATGGTAAATGGATAATAGGTCAATAGCTGGAGGAGCGATAATAGCTTTATGAAAATTAATAAACTTAAATTTCTCTTCCGAATTTGGCTCAAACAAAACTGAAGACTTGCAAAGATTATTATGACACAATACCAAATCTTTCGCATCAAGCTTAGAACATATTTTTAAGGAAATTTCTTTACATTTAGATATAAAGTCAAATAATGATTGATCGGAATCAGATTGGAATATATACTCAAAAAGATTCTCTTCTTCAAATAAAATGTTTTCGAAAAACTCACTTATTAAAATATTATCGTGAGACGAAATAGACAATTCATTTCTATATTTGTGAATACATAAAAGTTTATCGATTAAAACTTCTTTATTTTTATCCCACCAGAATTGAGGGTTGGTTCCATTTAGGTTGTTGTCTACCCCTTCTACAGTAGTGAATAGAAAATTGACACCTAATTCATCGTCAAGCTCTCCGTAATATAATACTTCTGGGCATACCTTCTTTTTCTGTAGATGCTTTAAAATTTTATATTCTTTTTTAATATCAGCTCCATCATCTGCTAGAGAAAATTTACCAATATAAGATTGCTCTCCAGGCTTTGAAAAAAAAGCAGTTAGGTATGTTTTATTAGTGGTTGGCGCAGAAATTCTATAAGCATGATCATCCAAGAACCGTATTTCTTTAGGTAACTTATTGTTTTCAAAATTAGATTTAAATAATTGAAAATATTCATTTACAAAAGAGTGTGAGTCTGGCTCAAATTCTTCCTGAAATGTTTTAATGTAATTTGATTCTTCTTCCATGTTTGTCTGTTGTTACATTGATCTTTTTAAGACCATAGTTTTTGAGTATAAAATCAGATAAAGGATTTTGAAGCTCATTTTTTAGTGTTCTTGATATAAACCTGGCTCCATATTTTTTATCGAAATTCAAATTATAAAAATATTCTAAAGCTTTTTCGTCTACAGATAATTGTAGTTTAGATTTTTTAAGCATTGCTCTAATTTTGGAAATTTCAATATTGATAATTGATCTAAAGTCATCGTCTTTTAATTGATTGAATACAATAATTTCATCGAATCTATTTATTAATTCTGGCCTCATAGATTTTTCAAGATCTTTTATAGCTAAAGCTTCTGGAGTTTCTGGACTAGACATAAATCCCATTGATTTATTTTCGATTATTTTGTCTGAACCTATATTACTTGTTGCAATAATTATTGCTTTAGAAAAATCAGCTGAGTAACCTGTGTTGTCAGTTAAAGATCCTTCGTCTAAAATTTGTAATAAAACGTTCAATACATCAGGGTGGGCTTTTTCTATTTCATCAAACAAAATGACGGCATGAGGAGTGGCTCTTATTTTTTCAACCAACCCTCCCCCTTCTTCGTAACCTACATAACCTGGGGCTGAACCAATAAATTTTGATATAGAATTTTTTTCAGAATACTCAGACATATCTATTGATATGAAAGAGTTTTTCGACTGGAATAAGTGAGAAGCTAAAAGCTTAGATAAATAAGTTTTTCCTACTCCAGTTGAACCAAGAAAGAGAAATGATCCAAAGGGCTTGTGAGGTTCTTTTAGTCCGCATAAGTTTCTTTTGAGGCAATTGCATAAAGATTTTATAGCATCTTTTTGGTTTATAAGTTTTCTTGACAAAAACCTATTTAATGACTTAGCTTTATCAATTGTTGATTCATCCATATCTTTAATAGAGATATTGCATTGTTCAGATACTATGTTCAAAATATCATCCTTGGTAATTACTGGTAAATTTTTTTCGTAATCTTCGTCCCAATCTTTTAGCATAGATTCATATTTTGCAAACAGATCTTCTAAATCTTCAGTCAACGCTCCGTTTGTTAAATAAGATGTTGTATCTATTCTTTCTGATATTGTTTTTTCTATATCTTTTATTGTATCTGGTATATTAAAGTGTTTAATTTTACATTTTGCTCCAGCATGATCAAGTAGATCTATTGCTTTATCTGGAAAGTTGCCTTCGTTAATGTATTTTTCAGCTAAGTTTACGCAATAAGCTAATGCTTGTTTCTCGTATTTTACTTTATGATATTTTTCGTAAAAGGGACAGATTCCAGTTAGTATTTTTAGAGTTTCTGATGTTGATGGCTCATTTATGGTGATTGGGTGAAATCTTCTGGACATTGCTCCGTCTTTCCTTATGGTCTTTTTGAATTCAGACAAAGTTGTGGCGCCAATGCAAGCAAGCTCTCCTCTAGCTAGAGCTGGCTTAAGAATATTGCAGGCATCCATGGAACCTTCTGCTCCCCCAGCACCAATGATTGTATGTATTTCGTCAATGAATAAAATTGCGCTTTTAAAGTTTTTAAATTCATTGAGAAGTTTTTTGAGTCTTTCTTCAAATTGACCTCTGTATTTAGTTCCCGCAACTAGTAGACCTAAATCTAAAGAAAAAATAGTTTTGTTTAGAAGTATGTTTGGACAGCTTTGATCAACTATAGACGAGGCCAAGCCTTCGATGACTGCAGTTTTTCCGACTCCTGGCTCACCAAGCAAGATTGGATTGTTTTTATTTTTTCGACACAATATTTCGCACAGTACTTTAAGTTCATTTTCTTTACTCACAAGCTTTGCAAAACCATCTTGTTCTGCAATTTTATTTAAATTTTTGCAATACTTTTCTATGTGGGGATAAGAGGATGATTGCTGTTGTTGTTTGCTAGACTTCTTGACGTTTGAGGAAGGTGAACCAAAGCCTGTTCCAATAGACTCAATTCCTTGAGCTAAAAAAAGTTGATTGTGTAATAAAGTATGAAATTCTTTCGAGTCAATAGATAAAGATTCTAAAGTGGAAGAAACTAGGGAGTCTTTTTGTTCTAGTATAGCAACTAATAAATGTTCTATTCCTACGTACGGATGCATTAGTTGTTCCGAAATCTCTATAGCGGCAAAAATTACTTCTTTACAATCTTTCGAAAAATGAATATTAAATGTGCTGTTTCTGTCTATAGGCTTAACTTTGGTAAGATTGGCTGAAACGCATGTAATTGCCTCGTCAATAGTTATTGAGTATGTGGCCAATAAATCAGGTATTACGCTGAATTGATTTGAGATAACGCACGAAAATAAATGAATTGGCTCAACTGAGTCATGCCTCAGCTTCGAGCATAACTTTTTAGATTCGTTTATTACAGCTTGACACCGTGGTGTAAAATTTGCTTGTGGTTCTGTACTCATATAATATTATATATAAATTACACTCTATTTTAAGTCACTAAGTTTCATATAGATCCTGTCATCCATTATAGACATCCTGTCTACAAAGATAATGTCATCGCTTTTTTCACCAACAATAATTACGATATTGTCTTTTTTAGGAGTTACTCCTCCTGAGTCTTTATATTTAGTTAAATTCGGTGTTCTGAAGTCTCCTATCATAGCTTGAACTGATCCAACCTCATCATGCAGAGACATTTTAATGTACTTATTTCCGTTTCTACTAACCCCAGACAAAACATCTTCCACTACGCAGACCATCTTAACTCTTTCGCCTTTTTCAAAGGTTGAATGTTCATAAGTATTATAAAATCTATTTTTATCCGTACTGAATACTTTCTGTAGGGTTGTAGAATAGCTGTAACCTAATAATTTAGTTTCGAAATACCAGTTTGCAAACTGTTCATAAGCTTTATTTTTCTCATAGATCTCTTTGTATGGGCCTAATTTAGTTTTAAATGTTTGAAATCTCTTTTCCGACATAATAGGTTTTCCATTATCTCCGAGAAGGTTTTTTGATATGCACGTTGATACTGCTGTTAATATATCATAGTTAAAATCTGAACCAATTTGAGTGAATAATCTTTTCTCTCTGTCGGTTAATATATTAAAAGCTTGGGCTTCTAGTACGGTTCTAGCTCTTGATTTATTTTCTGTCTGAAGAGCTCCTGCTTGTATGAGGCCGCATAATATACCAATGTTTATGCCACACTCTTTAGCGCATAGAAATAGTTCGAATTTATTGGAAGCACTTTCATTTTCTTTAATGAAAGAATTAATATTAGCTAGAGACTTATTACTTACGCCCTTAATGCTATTTAGGCCGAATCTGATGTTTTCTCCTTCAATAGAAAAATCCATATTTGATTTAATTAAATCAGGTTGCAAGAGTTGTATATTAAAAAAGCCTAATTCTCTAGATACTTTACTTATTTCTTCTTGTGGAGATGGTTCATATTCCGTCATCTTCAAAAGACTTAAGAAGAATTGTTTTGGATACTTGAATTTCAAATAAACTGTCCATGCTGCAAGAGTTGCATAAGATATAGAGTGAGATTTATTAAAAGAGTAGTTAGCGCTATCTTCCGCAACCTTCCATAAAACTTCTCCTATCTCTTCTTCTAAATTTTTCTCTCGAATTTTTTCTGCAATTTTCGATTTCCATTGAGGCATTTCTTTAACCTTCTTTTTGCCAACTATTCTTCTTAATTGCTCTGCTTCATCAAGAGTAAACCCGACTTTAACTGCCATTTTCATTAGCTGTTCTTGATACAGAGGAATGCCTCCTGTATAATTTAAGACTTCATCAAAGAAAGGATGTACGCTTTGAAAGTCGCCTGTCCGAGTATAGTCTGAGTAATTATCCATAAACTCTAAGGCTCCTGGGCGAGCAATAGCAACAACGGCACTAAGCTCTTCTAGACTTGATGGTTTAATCTTTTTACACACCCGAAAGTTTGTGTCAGCCTCAATTTGAAATAAACCATGTGGATTTTCTAGATTTTTAAGTGGTTTAAAAATTGATTTTGAGTTTAAATCAATGCTTTCTGGGGAAATGTTTAACTGCTTGCAAGTGTCGTGGATAACTGTTAATGTTCTTAGTCCTAGGATATCAAATTTAACCATTAACTCTGCTACCCAATTCATATCATAGCCTGTAACGAGTGCTCCATCATTGGTTTTTTGTATGGGGCAAGCTCTACTGATTTCTTGGTGGCAGATTGCTATCCCTGAGGGATGGACTCCAGTATTTTTGTTGAGTCCTTCTATTTTTTTTGCGATTTTAAATATTTTATCGTTAGAATCCACCCATTCCTTGAACTTTTGAGACTCATTATAAGCTTCTCTCAAAGGAGCTACCTCGCCAAATCTTTTCGGTATATAAGAACTGACTAGATTGACATCTTGTTCTGATAACTCTTTTACAATTTTGCCACATTCCTTAATGCAGAGTTTACCACTCAATGTATTTAGCGTTAAAATCTTGGCAGTCCTGCCTGGAAACCTATTTTCTATATAAGAGATAACATCTTTTCTTCGCTCGTAAGAAATGTCATTATCAATATCCGCTAGCAAACTGCCGTCCAAGTATGTAACTCCATTTTTTTCAATTTTCTTTGCTCGACTCTCACTAACAAATCTCTCAAAAAATAAATCATATTTGACAGGGTCAATGTTTGTAACCCTGATGAGAAAAAGAACTAAGGAACCTGCAGCAGAGCCTCGTCCTGGCCCTGTCGGAATATCGTTTTCGTGGCAATAATTAAGAATATCCCAATTCAATAAAATATAGTCAACAAACCCGAGTTTGTCTAAAATTTCTAACTCTGTTTTAGCTCTATCATAATAGTCTTGTTTGTTCTTGAGTTTGTCTATACCTTTATCCCTAACTCCCTTCCAGCATAAAGCCTTAAGGTAGTCTAAGTTTGAACAATCAGGATTGCATTTTAATTCTTTTTTTTGTTTTGCAGTGATATTGATCTCAGGCAGCTTTACTCCTGGGTCAATACAATCATCGTAGTTTGAAAAGTTTTCTTTAAATTTTAAATATCTATTTGCCATATTAATTTCTCGAATAATAATTTGTTAATTCTAATATCATATAATGCATCATGCAATTTTGATTCATCAAAGGGTATATCATATAATTTGCACATTACTTTTAAGCTACACTTCATGCCTCTTTCTCTAAAAGAGTTTAATCTATATTGCCAATTAATTAAAGTTTGATTTTTATCGAATTTAATTTCTTTTAATTTAGCTTTAGATAAAGACAGTGTGTCGATGCATCTGTTTATATAAGAGTAGTCTGTATCTCTGCCTAGTAGCTTTCTAAATATATTATGTATATAAACATCAAAACCAAGTATATTGTGTCCTATAATTAAATATTGATCGTCATAAATGTATTTCTCAAATTCATCGAGAACCATTGTTGGATCAACAGAAAGCTTGTTATATTTCGCTCTAGAGAATCCTGTTGTTTTTGCAGCTCCATCAGAAATATCAAGAGTGTCCCACTTGATTAAATAATCTTTTTCTGAAACGATCTTAGTTCCATCGGATACTATAAACGCAAGCTGCCAAGGTTTGTTTTCTTTTGAGGCTAAATTAAGGCCACAAGTTTCAAAATCAAAATATATATATTTCTGTTTTTTATTAAATCTAAGTAATTTATCTGCCATTTTTATTAAGGTAGGATTCAAAGCAAAATTCATCACTTCCTAGGTGATCAAAATTTGGGCAATATAAAGATTGGTTTTTTCCAAATCTCCTATTAGTCGCGATTTTGTAAGTAAGCCATGCATCAAAATCGGATTTATTTTTATAATAGATACTTTTGGCTTCTAGGGTTTCGTAGCTGTTTGATTCGCAGTAATCTGTAACTTTTTTGCGAACAATGTGATCAAACGGTAAACCATTATTTTCTATAAAAAAAGAAGGATTCGTGAAGTTAAAGTCGGGCATACATCCAGTAAATGATAATGTATTGTTGAAAATGAAAGAGTCGTAAAAGGGGATAACGAGTAAAAGATTATCTGTCCATAACAACTTTAGTGAGTCTATGGAAAATTTATCTTCAGAGCAAAACTTGTTACTGTATATACTGTTTAAGTCTTTAACGCCTTCGCTATTCTTTGCAAAAATGATAACTTTATACAAACTTCCATTCTCTATTTCAATGCGAAGTCCAAAATATAAATTTATACCTACTTCTTCACAGGTTTTTTTAGCTTCTAAAAAGCCAACCAGAGAGTCTTCCACTAAACAAACTTGTTTTAATTCATGTTCTTGAGCAATTGAGAAAATGCTATCTGGACCACCTTCTTCTGCTTTTTCGGGATTCTTTAAAGTAAGTATTGATTTACCTATAGAATAGTGGCTTTTAAATAAAGGTATCATATAAGTATAATGATAGCATGTTGAAATCAAAATGTCAAGACGAAATAGTGTAATAAATATTGAAATGGTAGATAAATTAAACTCTGATCAAACTCAAGTAGATCTTAATGAAACAAGAAATAAAGTGAATGAAATTCTTGATGCATTAAATAGGCAAATTATTATTCCTTGGTCTCCTAGCGAAATTTCGACAGTCGCTTGGTGGGATGCCAGTGATACTTCAACAATTCAGCATACATCAAATGCTGTAAGTCAATGGAATGACAAAAGCGGTAACGGGGTTAATTTAACAGTACCAAGTTTAACTAATGCCAATACTGCACCTACAACAAATACGAGAACTTTAAATAATTTAAATGTTATGGAATATGCGGGTACTACTAGCGGTTTGTCGAACGAATCTTTTTCTTTTAGTAGGGCTAATCAAGATTTTTTAGTGAGTTTAATTTTTCGTGTTGATACAGGACCTACAAATCCTCAGCATTTTTTATTTGCTTTAACAAATACTACGTCTGGGGGAAATAGAATGATGGCTAGATCTGCAAGTGGTGGCGCGACTTTGCAGGTTTATGGTGGAGACGCTGGTGGCGCTAAAGTAATTACTGCCAGCGGCTTAAGTCCAGTCATGGTGGGCTCAAACTCATTAATTACAATTAAATTGGATTCATCGGCTACTTCTTTTATTAGAGTAAATGGAACTCAAAAAGTTTCTGGAGATACTGGCGATAATACCTTTAATCGCTTTAGACTGGGTGTTAATGAAAATGGTCAATTCTCCCTAGAAGGTTTTATTGCTGAATGTGTTGTGTATACTGATGATACTATGGTTGAAAAAATAGAAGGGTATTTAGCTCATAAATGGGGGCAAGAGAGCTCTTTAGATGCTGGTCATACTTATAAAGACTGGAACGCGTTTTTGCGTTCTTCTTGGGGTTATAATCGCCTATGAGTTAATCCATTTAGGGCATCCTTTGTACTCTCTTAATTCAATAGTCTCGCCTTCTTTTGCGACAAGCTTTTCTTTTTCATTTTCAAATGAGCTTTTGATTATTTTGTTTTCCGAATTAATTAATACATAATAATTAAAACCTTTTCTGAAGGGACATATAAACGCTTTTATTGGCTCTCCGTTCTCGTCTAAAACTGGGGAGCCCCGACTCATTTTAAAGCCATCTTTACCGCAAGCTAATAAACCTCCGAAGCTTCCATCTTTAGGGAATCCTTGGTCGGCTGCAAAATTAGACATAGCATCTTTCTCTGAAAAGTTCTCCAAGTAGTCTTGGATTTGTGTGAGTTCGTATTCAAACCCATCTAACTCGTCATCAGGAATTGTAGGCATCATTACTTTACCCTTTGACTCTAGATTAAACTTCAGAAACAAAAACTCCATTACTCTGTTTTTGTATTCAGGAAACATTCTTTTTACTGCCAAGCAGTAGATTAAGTCTTGTAGGTTATCTTCAAGGTCTTTGCCTTTAAATACGCTCTTACTGCTTTTAAAATCTCTGATTAAAGCTTTACTGGCAGATTTATAAAGAAATAATTTATCAATAAAACCTAAAACTTTATATCTTTTACCATCTTCATCTACATCAAGCAAGAATTCTTTTTCAGAAATAGCTAAATCAGGTTTTGCGAATGTGTCTCCAAAGAAATCAAAGTTCAAGCCAGCCATTGTCATATCGCTAATGAGCTGAAGATTTTCTGCGTCATCAACATTCATTTTACGAGCATGATGCATTACGAGCCTCTTGATTGACTCAACTTCAAAAATATCTTTTGCCACTAAAAGCCGATCATAAACTTTCTTGTGTCGCGGCTCACCAAGAATTTCAAAGATCAAGTGACAGATCCAACCTCTACTTGCTCCAGCATTGGTTGTGTCAGGAAGCTTGAGTACGTACTTTACCCAATATGTCCAACTGCATTTTTTTAATGTACTAATTCTACTAGCAGATAATCTAACATCACGTTTCATAATTTTATTTTTTTCGTTTTTTTGTATAAGCTTTCAGCTAATTTTTTATTAGATCTTAATTCGCTTGATCTTTTTAAAATATATTCTTGTTGTTTTGGTTGGTCTATATTGGATAATTTAATTTGCCACTGTGATACTTCATCTATATTCATATCTCCAAAATCATTTTTTGTAGGCAAGCATATATATAATGAATTTTGATCAAAGTAATCTAATAGTTTTAAATAGTTTTTAACACAGGCATCTGCACCCCTGTTCTCTTCTTTGTCTGAGTCATTATTGAAAGATAATATTATTTTTTTAGGAGCCAAAGAAACTAAAGCGCATATCATTTTAGGCGAAACAGAGAGCCCGAAAGTTACAAGACAATTGTAAATACCTGACTCGTGTAAAGATAATAAATCTCCTATACTTTCAACTAAAATGACTTCCTCTTTGTTGTTTATGTGTTCTCTGGCTAAAGAGTCTTCGTCGTATAAGGGGTATATCCAGTTGTTTTTCTGACCCATGTGTTTCCATTTGGGTCTATTCGCAGCATCTTTAAGCATATCTCTACCAGCTAATCCATGAATCATTCCGCTTTCATTAAAAACAGGGAATACAAATCGATTATGCATCTTACCTTCTGTGCAGAATCCTGACTTTAATTTTTGTAAAATAGATTTAGATATACCTTTATTTTCATAAAATTTATAATGAGGTAAAAATTTATCTATATCTGATTTAGGGTATATTTCTTCTGACATAATTTTTTGAGTAGGCTTATATTGACGTTCGACGCTATCTAAGTCAAGAGTGTCAACATTCTTTAAATATTTATTTATAATTTGTTTATCATTAGTTTTAAGAGTAGCTTGAATTAAACTCTTAAAGGGCATGAATGAAGTTCCTGACACATAGTCCTTCCATACTCCAGAATTTTTATATATCTGTATTGCTGTAGAGTTGTCTCCGTTCCTAAAAAGAGCGTTTGTTTGCCAGTAAGACCCTCTGTCTACTAAATTATACCCCAACTCATTTAATACAGATTTGATTGTTTCAGGGCTCATTGATTAAGAAAAAAGATCAGGAAGTTCAGATTCTCCATCCATTAATGGTTCTCCTGAAGCTTCTAAGTGCTCGACTAAATCTCTAAGATCTCCTACTTCGGTTATTCCAAAATTATCAAAATTCAAATTAATATAGTTCTTTTTTAATCTTCCGTCAGGCATCTTTACGGGTTCTAACGCCCCAAAAACATCATCGCCTAGGTGTCTAGATTTTAGATTAATTAATTTATGAGTACCGAAACCCATGTCAGACTCTATTTCGTCGGTTGTTTTCGGCCTTAAGAAAAACATGTGCGAGCAAAACTGCGTTATCCTATCAGAGAGAGATACTACGCTTTCATCTTCCACGACGGAATCAGAGTTTCTGTTTTGACTGATTCCCATTCTGTTTGTTTGAACACTAGTAATCATTGGTATCACTGGTTTACCGTCAACTACAATATCTCTTTGTATGCACTTCTTGAAGTCGTTAACCATTTTGCCTATTTGCTCCCACTCTTTCATGTTAGAACTATTTTCGGAATAAGAAGTTTTGATGTAGTCGAAGCTCAATATCAAAGGGTTGCCCCTTCCGATTTTACCATAGTAAAATCTTTTGACTAAGCTAATCATTTCATTGACAGAAAGACCTCCTACGTTTTGGTAATAGAACTGCAAGCCTTTAACTTTTGGAAATACTGACCTAATCTTATTGCAGACTTCTTCACCAGCAGTCCTCCATTTCCCTGTCTCACATAGATGCAAGGGGACCCCGCTTAAAGCCGCACACTGCCTCATTGTCAGTTCTTCAAAGCTCATTTCTCCGTTATCAAAATGAAGAATAGGTATATTATGTTCCGCTGAAACCTTGGTGCAAAAATCCATGCAAAATTGAGTCTTACCTACTCCAGACCTTGCGGTAATAACTGTAATGTTTCCTGGGCGCAAAAGCGAGCCGTATAAATCATGTAGTTTTTTATGAGGCCCTTTAAGCCCAAAGTCGGTGACTGGGTTATTGCCCAACTCTTCTACCATAGACTCCATGTTCTCATATATATTAATCGGGGCATCTTGCCCTGAGTCAAAAACATTAATAGTTTTATTAAAAACCGAATCTGCTTCTCCCACAATTTCAGAGTAAGACGATTCTGCTGGCATTCGCTTAACTGCCGATATAACTTCTTTGGCAGAGTTGCATATTTCTCTTTTGACTGTTAATTTTTTGAGCTCCTTACAAGAAGAAATTACTTGGTTCTTGGCAACTCTTCTCATTGAGAGAGCTTGAACATAGTCAGAAACATTTATATTATCTTCAAAACTAATTCCGATTGAATTAATTCTTTCTGCTATAATGACTGGATCTATAGGTTCTGATGCATTTGCTAATTGCTTGATGATTTTAAATATAGTTTTATGAACTATAGAGTCTTCATCGTAAAAATCTTTTTCATCAATAAAATATTCTATATCATGGAATATATCTGGATACCTAATTAGTCCAGCCAAAACATGTTGTTCGAGTTCGTTTGACGATATCATATTAAAATGATACCAAGAAAAACTTTAAAAGTCAACACTAATCTTCAGAAGATGGAGGTATATCCTCCTGAGATTCCATTTGAATTAAAAATTGCTCTATAGCTTTTATTAGCCCCATATGAACAATTTGATTAGGTGCTTTAGAGTGAATAATAGGCTCGCCAACACTATTTACATAGGCCAATAAAAATCCTTTGGAGGATTCTTCTGTACCTCCTGATAGTTCATATATTTTTTCAAATATTTCGTCGGGCATTTCAAATTGCCCAAGGTTGTCTGGATCAAAATCTCTCATAAAAACCATTACACTATAAATCTATATTATACTTTTTAAATAAATCTATAGATATAACGTCATCAGTGAAAATTTCGACCAAAATAATATCATTTATATTGCAAAAATTTTCTTTATCCTTGTCTTTTCTTAATTGATGTAGATAATTACCTTTTGTTTGATGAAAGTAGGGTACATATTTTATGTGCTGATCGCCTTGAACTTCAACAGCTATTTTTTTGTTTACGTTAAAAAAATCTATAGATAATCTGCTTCCAGGAATAGGAAACTCTTCTAGCACAACATCATACCTCCAGAAGTCAAATAAAAATTTTTTAACATTTTTTTGAAATTTGCTTTTGCTTTCTCCCTCCCAATCAATGAAATACTTTTTAGGAGTTTTGGCTCTTTTTATTACTCCTGAGGTGGTTTTAAATTTCACTTAGATATAATTTCTTTAAAATGCTTTATTAAAAATTTAACCATATCAGGGTTTTCTTCAAGATGGTTATTTAATTTTGAATCACCCTGTATTTTTTCAGGAAAATCAAATTTATTATCTTTTAATATATTAATAAATTCTTCTTCGACGCTAATCCATGCTCCTTTTTTATTTATATATCCCCATAAATATAACATGTCTATAATTTCTCTTTCCACCCATACTGAGTTACCCCCTTGTCTACCATATTTAATTGGATAATTTAATGTATAATTGGTTTTTTCATTAGGAGACTTTTTGACCGTTATACTGACTAGGTGTCCAAGCATTGGGTTTTTATCTGGACAGACTGGTTTGGCTGAGTCTTCTAGGATAATATCTTTTTTAAATCTAGGCTGAAACTCTAATATAAAATTTGCAAAATGCAATAAGGCATTGCCTCCAGTAGCGCTTGTTTGTCTTACGGGGGCTTTTGAGTATGGATCGAGTTTAATATCAGCTCTTACTTGAGATATAAATATTGCCATATGTCCCCTTTTAGCTAAAGATATACTCATTCTTTGCATGAACTTCGCTCCCAATAAGGCTCCTCCAGCAACTTTATGCGCGTCTTCAAAAGATTTATTTAAGTCATCTTTAGTTATCAGACCGTCTAAAGAATCTAATACGAAACAGTATTTGTTTCCATCATCGTTATTAAGTATTAGCATTTTCATAACTTCTAGTACTGTTTCGTAAACATTGCTTTCAAAAACAAAACATGTTCCTTCTACCCAATCATCTTCAGAGAATACAAAGTTTATTCCTGACCTTAATCTCATTTCGGGACTTAACCGACCTTCAGCTTTGATAAAAAAACCTTTACTTTTTTCCTGCGTATTTAAAAAGTTTTTCATAACTTCTAAAGATTCTGATGTTTTTCCTCCTTCATTCATGCCAACAAATCTATGTAGACCTGGACCGAATCCTCCTCCAAGCTCGAAATCCATTCTAAGACTGCCGCTCGAAACCTTATAGTCTATCTCTTCTTCGAAGTTATAATGGTATTCTTTATTGTTTTTTAAAAAAGATTTTAAAAATGTATTTGATTGTGTGTCTGTCATGATGATAGAAAGTTTTTAATTGTTTTATTGTTAGATGGTATAATTTTGTCTTCTCCAAATTTTTCCCCTAATTTTATTTTAGGGGTTGTTTTTGGTTGATAGTTGTATTCATTGTACAAAGCTTTAAGTATCTTCAAGCCATGCTCTGATTTATAAAATATTAAAGAATCTTTTTTTTCTTTAAAATTAATTACATTCCAAAACTTTTCGTTAGGAAAGATGCTCATTAAGTCATTAAGTATTTTAAATTCTCTCGCCCAAAAAGCTCTTTTTTGTGTTTTAGGAATATCAACAATATTTGATAGAATGTCTTTTTTGTTATTATTTTTAATCACCTTATAATTATAGGCAATTAGTCAACAAAAGTCAAGACTAAACTATATAATAACAAATTGTTAAATCGGAACCGCTGCGGAAATTTAAAAATTTTCCAGCAGGCAAAAGTATGGGAGTGAAAAACGTGTGAGTGGTTCTGGCTGGCATTACTAAAAAGACTACTCTAGTTGAGGCGTTTGAAGTTTTTGAGTCTTTAAAGCATAGTTCTAGGTCGGTACTATCACCAGTTGTTCCTCCTGTTGCTCCATGGATTACATCAGTAATTACAATACTCCTTCCTTCGGGAGCTTGTATGCCTATGCTTTCTCCGCAAGTAGAAAAATATGCTGATTGGATTCTCTGACCTTCGAACTCAGTGACTTCTGCTAAATTAGTTGAAGCTAATTGAGTATTTATTAATTTTCCTGGTACGCCTTGCTTGCTATATTCCATGACTAAGGTTACACAAAAAAGTGAAAAAAGTTTTATTTATTACATAAACACAGTGTAAAATTATGTATGAAAGAATTAGATTTTACTCAACAAATTAAAGATCAACTATTAGCACAACAAGGAAATGAAGAATTTATTTCGGAAGAAGCTTGGGCTGCAGAGGAAAATAAAGGAAAAAAATTAAATAAACCCTTTAGAACTCCTGGTGGACCTAAGAAGTTTTCTGTTTACGTTAAAAACGATAAAGGCAACGTAGTGAAAGTTAATTTCGGGGACCCAAATATGTCTATTAAGCGGGACGATCCTGCAAGGCGTAAAAGTTTTAGGGCTAGGCATGGTTGCGATAATCCTGGACCTAAAACGAAAGCTAAATATTGGAGTTGTAAAATGTGGAGTAAGAAAAGCGTTACCAAAATGACTAAAGGAGAGCAACAAGCCGAGGAAGAGATGGTATCTTTTCTAGATGAATCGGATGCCGAACTAACAAAAGAACAAAAAAAGTTACCTCCAGCTCTCCAAAAGAAAATTTTACAAAAAAAAGGCAAAGATACTAAGGAAGATAAAAAAGATAAAACTCCTAGCAAGGAAAAAGAATCCGACGCTTCAAAACCTGGGCTTTGGGAAAATATTAGAAACAAGAAAAAAAGAATGGGTAAAAATTATAAACCAGCAAAACCTGGAGATAAAGATTACCCAGACCCTAAGTCCTTAAAAAAAGCTCAAGAATCGAGTAAGAAAAAGAAAGATAAGTAATTTAGAAATCGTCTTCTAAAGATCCGCTTTGCTGGTACTCCCTAACCCTTCTTTCAAAAAAGTTACCCATAGCTTGTACGTCAACAACTTCTCCTAGCCAAGGGAAAGGGTTTTTATCACTAGGAAAACGATAGTCTAGACCTATTGCTTCTAACCTTCTATTGCCGATGTAGTGCATATAATCGACGAACATTTCTGCATTTAATCCTAAAATTCCAGTAGGAAGTACATCATGTGCATATGCGATTTCTAGCTCTACAGCCTTTTTTATATGTTCGACAAATTCATCTTGAATTGCCTTAGTCCATATAGAAGGATTCTGCTCGATTAATGTATTAATTAAATAAGTTCCAAATGCAATGTGTGAACTTTCGTCCCTCAATGTATATTTAATTTGATCCGAAATTCCTTGAAGCTTGTTTTGTCTGCCTAGCGCCAAAAGCATTGCGAAGCCGCTGAAGAAGAATGTACCCTCGCATACAATCCAGTACGTTAGAAAGTTCCTTAGAATTTCTTGCTTGCCTTCTTTTGTGTGAGGATCAAAGTCTTGCCTACTGATGTCGTTGGTTATATTCATTAAGAAGTCATCTTTTGCTTTTATACTAGGTATTGTTTCGTAGGCAGTAAAGACCTCTTCTATATCAAGATCTAGACTGTCGCATATATATACTACGGTCAAGTTGTGTAAGCTTTCTTCAAACGCTTGACGCAAAATGTACTGACGACACTCAGCGTCAGTAATAAATCTAAAAGCTGACAAAAGCAAATTATTACCAACCAAAGACTCAGATCCAGCAAAGAATCCAAGGCAGCGCTTAACCAAGAGTTTTTCATCTTCTGTGATTTCATTGTTTTTCCATTGTTGGATGTCATTTTGCATAGAAATTTCTGTAGGCATCCAATTGTTTGCGCAACTTTTTAAAAATAAATCCCATGCGTATTTATGTTTATGAGGTAAAATTCTATTTACTCCTGCAATATTTTTTGTTAATAGTTCTCCAGTTTTATCTTTCATAATTTTATATATAACGATTATAAGTTAAAAAAAGATCAATGTCAATAAAATTTATGCACAAGGTTCACCAAAATTAGGTAAAGTAACTCCTGCATTAGCGGCAGAAGATTTTTCGTGATACCCGCCTTGACTATCAGATACTACAAAGCTGTATATTGGGGCCTGAGGGCTATTGTGTATATTGTTTTGATCAAAAAAATCGCTTTCTGTATAATCTACGTTAGGCAAACACCAAGAAGATAAATTCATTGCTAAATCTGGATGGACTCTTCTGAGTGCGCTAAATAGGTCATAGGCGTCTACTTCTTCGTCAAATGACAAATTCTCAATGTTAGTGATAGATGTTATGAAAGGAGACTTTGCTAGCTGTCCGCCAAAATATGTTAAAAATGTAGAATATAATGACGTTATAGACTTGCCTACAATAGGCGTTAAATCTAAAATATATGGCTGAGATCTTCTTGAGCTGTTGTCTGTGTTGTAATATCCGTAAGTCGGGTTATCTTCAGTAGTTTGTTGATTACCTGGAGTTAGAGCATTGAAAGCTGAGTTAAGGGATATTCTATTGGTTAGCCCTGGCTCAAGAAAGCTTAAAAAAGCGTTAACTTTTGTCAATATATCTTCATTTGAATGTGGCAAGGCAAAGGAATACGGCGTCGATGAACCAAATCGTCCAGAATTTGCGAATACATTATTTAGTGTAAAAATTTTTCTAGAAGAAGGTCTTAATAAATTATTTGTTGGTAGTATCATGTAGTTAATATTATTGTACCAAAATATTCCTCTAATTAATTCTGCTGAATTGAATGAAAGTCCCGATAGGTTGATTTCAAAGGTGGATAGAATGCTATCTACTTCTGTTTGGTTTGAGCCTCCTGTAGTTGCGGGCCAAGCGAAAGCGTGTTCAAAATTCTTGACATTGCTCGTGTCCCAGCTTGTTGTAATTATATTATGATTAAATATGTTATAGATGTTGTAAAAAAGATTTTTTATCGTTACAGCTTTGCTGGTTTTGAATGTGGAGGTGTTTATGTTTGTACCGTTATATCCGAAGAAAAGTTGATCCATATAAATTGCGCTATCTGTCTTGAGTTTTGTAAAATCTAAGCCTGTCGAACTTGAGATGTTAGCCATATAGAACATAGCGGTTAAAGCATAAGATTTTTCACATGACTGAAGGAAATTATTTGATATTTCTAGGTTATTTATATACGAACTACGAAACATTGATAATGGACTTGGAGCTCTAACCCCCCTAACGCTTGTGCTCCATTTATTACTGTGGTTTTCATCAGAAAAGTAAGGGTTACTTGCTGCATAACTTGGATCATTTGAATTTTTTTCAAAATTAAAAAAATTATCGGCATCTGAATTAAAATTTATACCATGTCCGTAATCATATGTTTTTAAAGTCGGTTCAATGTTTGGAATCTCAAAACTTCCTCCTATTTTTAAATTATTAATTTTTGAATTATAAAAAAGATTAGAAAGAGCATTCGAGCCGTTTGATAGTAAAGTCGTTTCTGGGTGTCGATCATTATTGTAACCACGAGAATCATTCATTCTGGCGCCGTTGCCCGCGTTAAAACCTTTTTCTGTTGATTGGTATTCGAGATCTGGGTCTGAGGCGCTGTTTATAATATCATCTGTTGTCGCTTCTCTGTCGTATGGATTCATCTCGGTAGCTCTAGGATTTAACGAAAGTGTATATAATGTACCATAAGTGTAAGTGAGATAATTTTGATGGTCAAGATTGTCTTCGTAATTACTGTTATAGTTTGATATATATAATGGTTCTTCTATAGAAGTAATTTCTCCTTCACTATTTATTGTTAATGTATTTTCTGAGATATAATTATAGTCATCGTGTCTCCACAGGCCTCTAGAGTGTAGAGCTTCTATATCAAAGGTATCGTCTGGGTTCCTGGCTATGCCGTATCTTACATAGGAGCTACTATAACCCAAGCTTCCATCAAGCGAATCTAGTGAGGTCGCGTCTCTTACGTTCGATAAATCCAGGCTGGATAAATCAAGATCTACGCGCGTTGATGAAATGTTGTGTAATTCGGGGATTTCGAATTTAAGTGGACCAAATTTTGAAGCGCATGAGAAAAGCTCTGTGAATCTATCTCCTTCTCTTAGCATATTTAGGTAGGAATTACTAAAAAATACAGACGTATTTGTGTTTGAGTTGTAGAGTATGTCTTCATATGCAATAGTATAAGGAATTATTTTTGCAGAAGGTAGGTAATTTAATCTAAGAGCTGATGGGTTGTAATAGTAATTTAGTAGACCTGAATATGATTTTAAAGATAAGTGGCTAAACGCGCTCTTTAAAGACTGCAGTTTATGGCTGTTGAAGTTTGTTAAATCGAGAGATTCTAGGCTTGTGCAAGAAAGAAAAGCAAAATCCATATATTTACATTTTACTGGACTTAAGTTGGATAGATTAATTTGCTTTAATAAACTACATCTGTTAAACAAGTTTTCTATTGTTTTTAAGTTTGGTCCATACCAATCAGCACAATCATTATCTATTTTAACTAAAAAATCACAATACATGAACATACTTCTTAGGTTTCTATTTTGATTATTTTGAGGTAAGAAATTAGAACCAAGATTGACCTGCCTAAGGTTTAAGCAGTTAAAAAAAGCAGATTCACTTGTGTAATTATCTAAGAAATTTATGCTAGATGTGTCACAATACCTGAGTGATGTGTTGTGACCGAAGGCTCCAGAAAAATTATTTATTTTTGCTGAAGAGCCTTTTATGAATACATTTTCAATAAGGGTGCAGTTTCTAAAAGCGTTAGCTAAATTAATTCCAGAGTTTTCGTTTAAATCTAAAATTAAATTGCTTCGGTAGGTAAACCAAGGCTTAATTGCATAATTAGCGGAAATGTATGAAGAATTTGAGCTATTACTTAAGCTCCCTGAGGAGTATTGAGGAGACCCGTCTAGGTCTAAGGTGCCGATAGGATCTGCTTCTACATCAAGCAGAGTTTCAAATTTGATGCCTGGACCCCGATTAGCTTCGATTATATCTTGAACGGTTGAGTTTCTATCTTTTATAAAGATACATAATTCTCCTTCGTAATTTCCTCCTTGAGCTATAAAAAATTCGTAAGGAGTAATTGCGCTCGTGCCGAAATGGTTGGTTAATATAGAACTTTCGTTCGGGTGGGTGGAGTAAGTCCAGAAAATTCTAACTGTATTGATTGAAGTTCCGTCTGTTAGTGAGTTTAGGAACAAATCATAGTGCTCGTAGTTTGGCGAGATTATCGCTTTTATGTATCTTAAATCAAAAGAGCTGTTGTGAGCAAGTATGATTTCAATATTGAAATCACCTTTGTCTACTAACCCTTCTATTTCGGCTTGAGGGAAATTCGAAACTTCTGTACCTTTTTTAAATACAGGAGGTTTACTCGCGAGATCAAAATCTCCAGAGTCTAGTAAGTCTTGTTCTTGAAAAAAATAATCAACCAGCTCTGAATACTTATCTGGATATGTGCAGGCTTCTAATAGATTATCCTCTAAGCTTTGCGAAAAATCCCAAAAGCTTATTGGTTGTAAGAATTTTCCTATATCATTTGGGTAGTCGTAGGTATTAGTGCTTCGTAAAGGGTTTAATATAACATCTTGAAGGTCTAGAAAAAGAGGTCTAAAGCAATATCTGAAGATGCCTACCGCACTGGAGCAATTTTGCAAATTAATTCTTTCTATGTCAAAAATATTTTCTCCTTTTCGACAGAACCATCTTAAGAATTCACATTGAAAAAAGGCTAAATTCGCAGTGGTCACATTACCTAGGTAGAAATTTTTATCACTATTAGATGCTGATCCTTCATTGACGTATGTTTCTCCAATATAAATCGATGAAAGTCTTCTGCAACCATAAAACATTTTATTAATATTTGATAATTTAGTTGAAGTTATATTAGATAAGTTTAAGGTTTTTAATTTTTCATTTTTATAAAAGCATTCTGAGCCGTCCTCTAGATCAATTAAACCTGTAGAGTTAGGGCCTCCGTATCCAAATGCATCTGTAGAGCCTTCTATTAATGATAGATTGATGCAATGATAAAACATTCTATGTAGAGACTTTACTTTATTTAAGTGAGGTATTTTTATGGATTTGAGGTCTACGCAATAATAAAACATGTTTTCACAACTTTCAGAGTTTGGTATAGACATGTATTCGAAATTGTTAACATTTTTTAAAGTGTAACATTCGCTAAACATAGCTGAGGAATCTTTGATGTTTGAGGGAGCTAGGTTAGAATTATTTGGAAATGTTATATTTTGAATCAAGAAACTAGAAGTAAAAAGTTTTTTAATATCAATAACTTCTGAAAAATTTGTTGATTTTAATTGGTTTGTGAAATTAATATCAGAAAAACTATAAAACTCTCTAAATAGATAACTAATATCTTTGAGTCCATTTGTGAATAAGCTTAAATCTACTGTTGTTTTTGTGAAAAAAGGTATTAATACTGGTGTGACTTGTAGTTCTGGTAGATAATGATTTGCGCTATTTGAATAAACTTTGTTGTTATGTATAATTGTACCTGTATCGCCATAAGTCGTCTTAATCACTCTTTCGTCTGAATATTCGAAAAAGAAATAATTGTCTCTTTCCGACCTATAGCTGCTGTATGAATAATCTGTAGCGTATTCACTTGATCTATAAGATAATGATGATACAATTTTTTGTTGGGTAGGATAAATGCTACTATGGTTATAGTTGGATAAAGAGACGAATTTAACTATATTTGATAAAATTGGATGTATGCCGATCTGGCACTCGCTGAAGCATCTGTACATATTTTTTACTTTTGTATAAGTCTTTGTAGTTTGAGTATCAAATATGACTTGAAAATTTGAACACCAGCCCCTGAAGGATTCACTCATAGATAGTAAATTGCTGAAATCGGCTTGGGATAAATTAATATCGTGTTCGTGGTTACTATTATTATCCAACAGCCACTGATCCCAGTTTTCTTCGCAGGATGTTACATCGGTTTCTTGGTATCCATTAATAAGTGTTGCGTTGAATTGGCTTGAGTAGGTAAAATCATGTGAATCGTATAAAAATCTATCAATAGTTAATACATTTGAAAAATCTATGTCATTTTGTATTAAATTTTTTATAGGTAATAATGACCGACTTGAGTCACTTGGGTCTACGGTATTTTTGCTGTACATTCTCGAAGCAAAATTTGACATACATAGTACATTTGAAGTATTGAAATTAATTATTGAAATGTCTGCAATTCGACATCCTTGTAAAAACTTTGTTAAATCAACTAATTGATCGGTTTCTATATTTAATGTAAGATTTGAGATGTCAAAACCATTAAATGATGTCTTTTGCAGAACTGAGTCTTCATCGGCTATTAAAGTTAGTTCAGCTAGATTTTCAGAACCCGTATCGACGCCTTCGTTATATCCGTAACGCCTTGCGTTTAGGGATATAAATTTGCCTCTGATTTTAAAGTAGTGATTAGAGGATAGGGTGAATCTAATTCTTCTCCATACTAGCCTGTCATTGTAATTAATGTTATCTTCGTCTTCTAGGTACTGCCTGTCAATTTTATAACTTAGATTGTTGATTATATTTTGAGCATTACTAAAGTCTGAGTGATTTATATCTGAGAATTTAAAAGTTTGGTAAAGATTTTCTGATTCTGGCACATCTGATTCTTGCCAATTATTAATAAATTGATAAGACTTAACTCTGGATTCTTGCTCGAAAGAGTTTTCTTCGTATTCATGATAGGCGATATCCTGTAAAGATATTAAGGGTATCGACTTATTAAAATCGTTCCAATAATTGCTGTTTAAGTAGTTGCTGTATATTTGAGAGTTTTTGTGAAAAATGTTTGCTGTACTAAAGTTTGATGGTATAGGCGAAGTTAAATTATTGTAATGTACTAACCTGTAGCCTAAGCCGTCATTGAAGTCAACTTCGATATATTCTTGCCCAGGTTCAAGTATATAATCTAGTTCAATTGTGGGACTTGGGTATGAACTTTTAAATATTAACTCAGAGGATCTTATTGGATTGTAGATTGTTAAGGTTATTGTTGACGAAGTAATGTTTTCCTCTGTATCTAATGTTGAAACTGTAAAGTCTATAGACTCTGTACCAGGTGGAATATCTTCATTTAATGTAATGCAGCCGCTGTATGGGTTTATTGTTATCAAAGAATCTTGAGTTGACCATGTGACTGATTCGTTGGCTGATAAACAGCCTAAATCCGTCCCTTTTGAGGTTTCATTGTCAGCTAAGAATGTTTTGATATTACTAGTATCTACAGTAGCTATGACCGTGTCCTTTTGAACGTAAGTGATAAAGCTCATAGACTGTTCAATATCTGAGTCTTGGTCTGAAGTTATGACTGTATACTGATACGAATCTATATCTCTATCTGCTGGACTTATTAAATAGATGTCTCCATTTTCGTTAATTGTAATATTGCTATTTTCAATTGTTGAGTAAATAGGATTTGATAGAGAGCATTGAATTCTTCCTAGATAGCTAGTTCCTTCTTGTATGTATTGTTTAATTTGTGATACATTAAAAAATATAGCAGGTTCATCATCGTCATATATATACTCTGGGCTAGTGCCAGGATGAATTGCGTTATATTTGTCTGAAAAATACTGAAGTGTTTCTACTTGAGCTAATCCATAGTGGTATAATATCTCAGAAAGGAATCCGTTGAAATTACCTAATTCGTTTTCGCTATCATAATAAAACTTGCCTAGAGACATGGGTGTCTGTGAAAAATTTAAATGGATTGCTGTATTTTTTAGAGACTTTGGAGCTGATGAAAGTCTAGAGTTATTTAATGATAAAAATACTCTTTCCTTCTTTCTGTTCCATTCTATGTTTACAACATTTATGTCTCTAATAAAAGGTTCGTTTTCAAATACTAATTCTTGATTGTTTACAATTAATTTTAAAATTCCTGGGTAGTTTGATTCTGGAGTATCTTTCCATAAAACTGATAGCCCCTGTGTTGCTGAATTAGAAAAATCTACAATTGGCCTAAACTCTGAATTTGTTCCAGAAGATTTGAAGCAAAAATAAAAAGAAAAATCTGTATTAAAGTTTAAAGTAAAATTAGAGTCTAAGAAGGGGGTTTTTGTTTGATCAAATTGCAAAGAATGTAGATTGTTTATACCGTTAGTTTCGTATGTGGGCCGATGTTCAGCTAGATTAAATAATATATTATTACCTATAGTTGGCTTTACTAAAAATATCTCAGCCTCATCATCTTTAGCTTCTAACTTACGTCTACCTTCTGTAATTGTAAAAGCTGTAGAAGAAGTTAAATGGTTCTGGTTGTGTAGGTCTAATAAGGAGCCTTCTGGGAAATCGAACCAAGCTATAACATAGCGATTTAAGTCTATTGATTCTTTGTATTTTATTCCTCCCCCAGAATTCCAGAAGGACTCGATTTCAGCTAAAGAGGCTGGCTTGTTTAAAAAGAATAATTGAGATAAAGACATATCTAAAAAAGTATCACTTTCTTCGGTGTGTTTTACTCCATTAATTTGGAAGTCGTCTCTTCTCGATATAGTAAAAAATTGATTTACTAAACCTTCGCTTGAATCTATAAAGCTAAGTTGATCGTATAAGAAAAACTTTAATTTTTGAGTATTAGTATCATAAGTTACTGCGAAAAAATACCATCTATCGGATCGCATTATATTATTTTTTAACTTAATTGTTCTAACGGATCTAAAGTTAGTACCATCTTCAGATGCGAGAAACACCAAAGTGTTTACTTGGTCTCTGAAGTTTTTAACGTACCTAATTGCGTAACTATGACTGTTTCCCCCTTCGTCGTTCCAGGAGCCTAATATGAAGCCAGATTTAATTAAGTTTTCTAATCTGAACCAGCCAATTATTGAGAAACTGTTTTTATGAAAATTAAACGCTTTGTGGTCATGAGCGGTTTCGATGAAATGTTTTGACGGTATGTATATGCCGTCACTATCATTAAATTCTACTTTTTTAGTTATTGGATAGTGTGATGTAGTGGTTAAAATGTTTCTTTCATAAAATTCGGAACTAAGCCTATTGGTAAACTCATCAATATCTTTTTCAGGTTGATATAAACAAGCTTCGGTAATAATTCTGAAATCTTGAGCATACCCATTAAATTCATTAAAAATATATAAACCTTCTGAAGCGTTATCAATTGGTAGGTAATATGGGAATGATGCTTGTCCGCAAATCTTTCGATCAAAAAATAGATAAACATTTTCCCTGTCTCTACATATTGCGACATGAAAAAAAATGTCAGTAGAAATATCTAGCTCATTACTTTCTATAAACATGAATTGCTTGAGACCTAAATACATGTCGAAATATAACCTATTGTTTTGGAAATAAATACTTAAACTTGTTCCTGTTTTTTTGAAATGATTTGTTCTTAATAACTCCTGTCTGTCTGCGCCTGGTATTTGAGCAAAATTTAAGAAAACATCTATTGTAAAATTCCCATGAAAAGAAAGTTCTTTACCTCCTTCGTCGAATAAATAAGTTTCTCCGTCGAAATATGCAGAATAATCAGAAAACTTAAAAACATCATTAGAATATTGTATATCGCCAAATTCTTCAGGCAATACTGCATATGAACTTGAGTCTTTTCTGGTGTTGTTTAGGTGATAAAGTCTTGCTACATTTTTTTCTGATTTTCTATAATGCCTGTCCCATCCAACAATTTCGGAATTAGCAAAGTCATACCAAGAAATTACCTTCATGTCTTCAGCTAGCTCTTTCGAGTACGATACATTATCTCTATTATTATTATATAAAAAATTTATTTCATCTTGAGAGATTGTTTTATCAAAAATAATTAATTGATCTATTTCTCCTTTATAAAACTTTTCTTTGTTATTTGAAGAAGACGATCCTATTGTGAAATTATTTTGATTGTTTATATTGGAAGTTAATCCTGAAAAGTTATTGAGGGGAAGAAATGTCCATAAATCATATTCTGTGTTATTTAAGTATAGTCCAAATTCAATGATTCTTGAAAATGTCATCCCATTTGTTGAGCTATTTGATAGTTCTGAGCTGTAATGATAGCGAATACCTAGTATTTCGTAGTTTGTAAAGTTTGCCGAGTCCCAATCGTGTCCATATAGAAAGGGAGCTTCAGTTTGCCAGGTGTTGAAGTTTGCGTATATATATTGCTCTTCGTGGTTGATGACGTCGCCAGAGCTGTTTGTTTCGTAATCTCTTGCGTCTTCAGCTCTTAGTGGATAATGGGCTTGTGGGTTTGTGGATTCAGTTTCATCTGTTGCTTGGTATGATCCGTCATTTAATCCACGCATGGGTTGATTTTTATAGTAAGTCGTAGCTGTTGTTGTTGCTGTAAAGTTATCTTGATTATTAATAAAGTTTAGTATATCTACTAGGGCTGGATCTGTTGAACTAAAATATGAATTTCTTTTTGGGTATGATATATCTATGGTATTAGTTGTTTCGTTTACTGTCAGGCTTGGGGTGGATCCAATTGGTAGAAAGATAACGTTTAAAGTTGTGCTTGAGTTTATGTGGCTGCTGTAAATCGTAAAAACTCCGCCTGCTTGGATTGTAATTTTTGGGCTTCCAGCATATACATATTGTTTTATTGTGGGGATATTTATAATAACTCTACTTGCATGAGGCGATGAAATGCTGTAATCCTGTATTGGAAACCAAGTTTTCAAACTATTATCATACGACAAGCATTCTGATGGGCAGCCTGCGGTGAAGACGCTTTCTACTGGGCCGTAAGATATTCCTTTTTCTGGTATGGGTGGTGGAAATGGAGTTTGTCCAAAATATAAAGGGGTTGGGTTGCTGATTGCTTTTTGGTTATCAAAGTTGGAGCTTTTGAAAGATTGGAGTTCCCATGTCGAAATTTCTGACGTGTCTTTATTTTTTAATATTAATGAGGTTTTGATTTCCCCAAAGTTAGCTTCGTCATTGATGGCTCGATACCTTATTTTATCTATCCCTCCAGTGATTGGTTCAGCGAAATACAGATCTGATTCTTCTTGACTGTTAGTCATTTCTATGTATGAAGTTTGATCGTCGTCTGTTAATTTTGAAGCCTCAAGTTTTCTTGTTTCCCATAAGCCGTTACCAGACAAAGAATCTAAATGAAGAATCCCGCTAAGAGATTTTGATTCTTGAAGAAAAGAATCTATGTATAATTCTATAGAAACTTCTTCGTTTGGTTTATCGCAGCTAAAATTAATGTTAATTAGATGCCAATCACCATCATTTATGCCACTATTTCCAGTTACATATGCAAACTCATTAACTCCATTATATATTCCAAATTCTGGCCTACCGCTGGCGTTATTAGATTTTAAATAAAATGAACCGTCGCCTGACGAATCTACATCAGTTACTAGGAATTCTTCTAACTCTGATTCTGTGTTGACCCATGTAGAAATAGAAAAACTGTTTTTGTTTAATAGATTAATTTCTTTACTCTCTAAAAATTCAGTGCCATTAAATTTTAGCGCAGAGCTGCTATAGTATTCGCTGTCAGAATTAACATGAAATTGTGGGTTTGATGATAGGCCATAATTGTTTCCATTATGATAGCCTAAGTGGTATGCAAAATCATGATCAGGGATTTGATTGGGGTCTCTAGTTGGGGCTCTGAATATTTTTAAATTAGAACCCTCTTTGATCTCTAGAAAATTATTCCTTCTGTTTATTCTTAGAGACATACTTATTCTTAATTGAATTTATTACATAAGGAGACGATGATATTAATAAAACTAAACTAATTAAAACTAAAAATATCTTGAATGGATCTGATTTGTTTGATGTTGATTGTCTCTTAAATGAATTAATTTCTGATATAGATAAATTGCCGTCTCGGTTTGTGTCTATTGTTTCTAAAGTTATAGTCTCATCTTTAATGTAATTTTTACTGTTTTTTATATTAGCTGAAAAACAAGATGATAAAAGTAGTGTTATTAGTATTAAGTATTTCATCTCATTTTACTGGGTACTGCATAAAAACCCACAACCATAAAACAAAGATCAAAAAAAGAACTTAAAAGTAGCCCTCCTGTCATCTGAACCATCTCCCATTCTTTTCCACCAAAAATCCAAGAAAAAATACTCCATCTAGCTCCATCACCTTTAGGTACTATTACATCATATGAAATTCCAGGGTTTAAGGCGTAGTAAATCATCAGAAAGCACATAGTGAATGTTATACTCATGAATAAAACCCTTCTAGTTACTTTAACAAAAGGATCTTTAGCTTGTTCTGATTGATTTTTAAGTAACGCTTCTACTAAAGCTTGGTCTCTCGCCGCCATCAACATTTGAGCTTGATGCTTTTGCATTAACCAAGCGTTAATAAGGTTAACTCCTATTTTTATTCCCGCTCCTATTATTGTATTTAGTATTGGTCCCATTTTAGTCTCTTAAGTCTGTTGGTTTTACCATTAAATGATGTCCACTTCTATATAGCGTGTTTGGTGGTATATTATGAAAGTCTTGTTCTGAAGGTAGGTTTTCAATTCTAACTAGAGTTTTTCTGTGTTGTCCATAATGTCCTGAGTCGGGGCCATAAATTAATAAATTACCCTCTGCTGTGATCCCCCCTTTAACATGTAATGTATCTAAGGGGTTTTTTGTGTTAACTCCAAGCCTTGATTCAAAAGGTAGCCGATCTTTATCTCCATCTATAGTTTTGAATCCTTGATCGTGGTTTAAGTATCCGCTTGTTTCTAATTGATGCTCTGTTGGGAATCTCCATTCAAAATCAGAATATCTATTACCTGTGCCAAAAAGCTGAAGAGTTCTTAATTCTTCGCATAAAATTTCTTGAACATCTGGGTCTTGGATAGCTATAATGTCGTGGGATCTCATCCCTGACGCAGGGCCGTCTTTTGCTACAAAAGAAATTTGTTGACCACTACCTTCATAACTTATTAATTGCAAGACTCTTTCTCCAGTTTCTTGGTAGTCATAAACTAAAGCAAAACCATAGTCAGTATCATTAGATATCCCAGACATTGGCGCTGCTTCAAAACCAAAGTCCCCGACAACGTTTTCAAATGATGTTCCTGTTAGCGTGTAAGCAAAAGGCTCTGGATCGACGCATCCATCTTTTTCGCAAAATTGATGGGTTTGGTACATGTACCCATCTGACTTATAATGTATAATGGTTAATCTTCTTGGGTCTAGACCTGTATGCCCACAGACTTCTACGAACTCTTTTATGTCTACGCATCTATTATCGTAATGTATTTCATTTATCCAAGCTCTAGGAGTCGTAAAACCATCCGCTTCGCCAATAAATTCTATAGGGGTTTGTTTGACGATTTTTGAAACTTGTTTATCTACGCCTGAAATATCGTCGATAGTAAGACCTCCAGCGTATTCAATATTATGAAAAATTCGCTTACCTGAGATTTCTTGATCTAGTGAGGAGTATAAAGAGAATAATTCTTTTATTGAATACTTCTTTTCATCCATAAATGAAGATTTTTCATAACCTACAACATAATCTCCTGTTGATGGATTATTTTTTTCTGGAAGATCACTAAATCGCGCAATACTCATATAGAATATTACACTTATTGTATTTAAAAATCAAAGATCCAGTTGTTTAACTTGTAATCATATACCATTGATGAGCCCTCTTCCATCTTATAGCAGTACCAAGAGTTGGTTTTATTGAGATAGAAATAAGGGTAAATGGTAGAGTTTGTGAAAATCCAACCATGTTTAGGAGAAAAAATCCAACCATCACTAAGAAAGAATCCTGCGTTATTTTGTATCGGCGTGTATGATGGGTCAGCAATGACTTCCTGATCTGATTTTTGTGACTTATATCCATAATATGGAGATCGAGGTTCATTGCTAAAATACGTTTTAATTTCGTCAGCGTATTCAGAGTTATCTACATCCGTATCTAGCACTGTGATATTCATTTTGGGGTTATAATACTCACGTCCAAACTTATACCAAGAAGTATCTTCCGCGACTATTTGATCGATTTCTTCGTTAGATAGTTTGAATACGTTATCAAAGTTACCTTGAGTGAAATCAGAAATCGTAATAAAAATATTATTAGCTTGTTGCCAGTAGTATTTGTTTGCAAATTTAAACCACCTTAAATGATCTGCAGGTATAGTAGTATCGTTAATTATCTTCCTTTCTCCCTCTTTTATATAACCAGCACCGTTACCAAATTTCGAAGGAGTTACGTAGGTGTTCGTAGATGGCTGGTGCCAGTAACCTCCGAACAAATACCAATTGTTTGGATTATTTAGATCAAGGAGCTGCGTAAATGTAAAAGATAAATTACTTCTAGACCATACTTCATTAGAAATATGAGTTTCTGTATAACTGCCTGTACCTGAAGAATCAGAAGAAAAGGTTAAGTTTACTAAAATTGTTGTGCTGTATGTAGTTTCAATAGTTAAGGAGGCGGACGTATCACTATTTTTTTTGTAATAATATTCATATGTAGCTGTGTTTAATCCTTCTTCGAATAAGACTGCTTGATTATTTTTCTTAAATTTTATAGAGTATTTAGACTTGGTGCCGTAAAGCGCTGCATCAAAATAATCTGGGTGAAGTAAATGTAAGTACGTATAGTCGCCAACTACTTCAAATGTTGCGTCCTTAAGAGAGCTTGGAGCAAAAGAAAAAGCTAGTTGAGCTGAAACAAAAAATAATACTACATTTATTAACTTCATATTATAAGAGTAACATGAAGATAAAAAAAAGTCAATTTAAATTTATAATATTTTCAATTTTTTTACAGAGTCTGGTTTATTTTTAGGTATAGTAATATTTAATATTCCATCTTTAAAATCAGCTTTAATTTTTTCTTTATTTAAAGAATCAGATATTGTGAATGATCTTTTAAAAGAAGAGCGTTTTATTTCTCTGCGTATGTAATTTGTTTTATCTGAAGACTTATCTTTTCTGGATACGCCTGATATCGTTAGGATATTTTTCTCTAGCTCAACTGATACATCTTCCTTGGATAATCCAGGGATTTCTGCTTCGATTAACATATCTTTTTCATTTTGTATAATATCAACTTTCGGATAACTGTATTTATCGTACACAGAAATACCTGATGAATTAGATAAAGCCGAGAAAGAATCATTAAAAAAAGAATCTAAAAAAGATTCTATTGGGCTGAATATTTCTTCTCTAGTTATTGGGCTCGTTAAGGAGCTACCCGTTCCTTTATTTAACTGTGACATATTTTTTATTCCTTTTATTATTCGAGACCTTTTGGCACTCGAGGCCCTCTTAATTGAGCAACCTAATATACTATTTGCATTTACTATGCCAAGTTTTGATTGAGTTTAGTATTTCATCGTCAAGTTTTTCAGTAAAACTATCTAAACTATTTATAGAGAACCATCCGTATCCCATGCTTTCTTCATTTAATATAGGTACTAATAGTTCGTCGGATTCCACAAAGAATACTGATAGATCTGTATCTTCTCTTGATATGGTTTTTATAAATACGAAAGTTTTTGGATCTAATTTAATTTGAGATTCTTCCATTAATTCTCTTGCTGCACAGTCAACCAAAGACTCTCCGTCATCTACTGTGCCAGTAAAAATAGACCAATACCCTGGGTATGGGACAGGCTTTCCTTTGTACTTTTCTATCCTTTTAGCTAATAAAACGCTTCCCTTGTGTGTTATTCCGACGCCAGCTGCCTGTATTTTTTTATTCATTCTGAAAGTTATTTCTATTGACAGCTTTCACATGTTTCTCCGTTCTTCATTGCTTCAATACTGCAAGCTGAGGGAGCCTGCTCTTCTGGGGATGTGGATTTCTCAACTTTACTTGCAGCTCTATTCCTCAAATAGTATGTGGTTTTTAATCCAGATTCCCAGCTTGCTGTATAAATATCATTTAAATACTTTAAGGATGTGGTTTTGTTGTAAAGATTGAAGCTGACTGCCTGGTCTATCCATTTTTGGCGAACGGAGTTGCATTTAATTAGTTTAAACATATCTCTGTCAAATGCTGTTTTGTATTTATTTTTTAATTCGTCAGGTATTACTTCTGTTAAAAGCGATAAGTCTCCGTCAACATCTTTAACTAGTGTTGCCATTTCGGTAGACCATAAATCTCTATTTTTCATATCTTTCACAAAATGTTCATTAGTTATAAAAAAGTTTCCACTTTTATTTTCGTAAACAAAAAGAACAGAAAAATTAGGTTCTATGCTTTGTTCTATCCCGTTAATGTAGCCAATAGTAGCTGTTGGAGCGATGGCCATAACATTGGAATTGCGCATACCAAATTCATTTATATGTTTTCTTACTTGATCCCACTCCTTTAGAGTCTCAGATCCTTTTGTTTTATTTTTCCTGTATAACATTAAATTATTAAAAGAATCAATCGGTAGTATATTTTGACTCCATAACGACCCTTCATAACTTTGATAAGAACCTTTTTCTTTAGCTAGTTTTGAACTAGCATAAATAGCATGACAGGAGTAGAATTCAAAAAGTTTATCATTAAATTTAACAGCTTCGTCACTATCGATTTGAATCTCTAGCATATGTAGGATGTCATGTAAACCCATCATTCCTAGTCCGATTGGTCGATGTTTAAAGTTTGAGTTTTGAGCTTCTTTGGTTGGGTAAAAATTTAAATCAATTACGTTATCTAAAATCCTAATTGCTGTGTGGATTGTTGATTCTAATTTTTTGTAATCAATCGCATAACTTGATGAACCATGAGCCGTTTTCTCAGTTAAATGATTCCTTAAGTTAACTGAACCTAGGTTACATACAGCTGTTTCGCCAACCTCCGTCTTTTCTCCGCTTTTATATTTTGAGGATTTTGTGTGGAGTGTGATTTCTGTACAAAGATTAGAGCTTCGAACTGCTCCTTGGTGTTGATTTGTGTATCGAATATTACATGGATCTTTAAAGGTATTCCATGGGTGTGATGTTTCGAATAATACTTTGAGCATTTTTTTCCACAATTCTTTCGCAGGAATTATTCGATAATTTTTAATTGAACCTGCGTCTGCTGCTTTACATAGCTCGTCGTATCGATTATCAAACTCCTCTCCAAAAAGATCGTGAAGGGTTTTTCCATTCTCATCTTCAGTATCTTTTGGATCAAAGAAATACCAAGCGTCTTCATTCTTTACTCTACGCATGAATTCATCTGGAACCCAAGAAGCAGTGTTCATGTCATGACAACGCAGTCTATCGTCCCCTGTATTCCTTCTTAAATTTAGAAAATCTTCAAAATCTAAATGCCAGGGTTCTAAGTAAGCGCAGCCAGCTCCTGGGCGCTTTCCGCCTTGATTTACAGCCACCAAAAGATCGTTGTATATCTTAAGCCATGGTACAAGGCCACTAGAGATACCATTAGTTCCCTGAATATGAGAACCTGTAGAACGAAAAGGGGTAACATCAAGGCCAAGCCCACCAGCGTATTTTGATTTTCTAGCTTCCTGCCAAGCACCGTCAAAGATACCATCAATACTATCATCAAAAGTATTAAGATAACAGGAGCTAAGTTGTGAATGTGTTGTTCCACTATTAAATAAAGTTGGGGTTGATGGAGTATACAACATTTGACTTATTAAGTCATAAAATTCAATTGCTTTTTCATTTTTATTTTCTTCGTTTAGAGATAAACCCATAGCGACTCTCATCCAAAAGGATTGAGGAGCTTCCATGATTTTATTATCAGACCTAATAAAATATCTATCGGTAAGTATCTGTATCCCTAAATATTTAAATTGCTTGTCTCTTCTAATTTTTAGAGATTCAGATAGTTTTACCAAGTCAAATTCTAATAGCCTTTTGTCTAATCTATTTAGTTTTACTAATCTTTTTGTGTTTTGTATAAAATTCTTTCTATATTGTAGTTTAAATGTGTCTGAATCTACTCCTTCTTTAAATACTTCCTTGTATACAGTATTCAATAACAGTTGGGCTGCTGCGAATGAGTAATTTGGCTCTTTTTCTATCTTTTCTCTTGCTGAGAGTATTAGAGCTTTATCTATTTCTGCTGTTGTTATTTTGTCATATAATTGTAATTGTGCGTCGAGTATAATTTCACTCGGAGATACGTCTGTGATGTTTTCACATGCTCTCTGAGCGCTTGCGTTTATTTTTTCTACTTCAAAATTTTCTAGTCTACCGTTTCTTTTCTTAACCTTTATTTCCATGAATATTATTTTACACGATTGTTGGGGAATTTTCTTTTCAAATTAAAAATAATTCTAACAATAAATAGGATTGAAGTCAATAGCTAAGTTAATAAGTTATTAACATTTTTCTATATCCATTTTAAGGCCAGGAAAGAAGTCTTCATACTCCTTGCTTATAAAGAGGGAGGCTAGATGTGAATTTCTATTGTAAATTCTTGTATCTATATTATTTATTGAAAAGTCTAACTCGTTAAACTTCTTAAATTCTTGATTACTGCACATGATAAAGCAATATTGGTTTCCTGGAAAATATGGAATGTTTGATGTAAAAGGTATAGTGTCTTTTATTTTTTTTCTTAAGAAATTTTCTTTCACGTAGATTGAGTGTGAGTCTAGGCCGCAAAAGTCATGGTTGAATACTATAATTCCTGTTTCGTTTAAATTTTTCAAGCAAGCAAATATATTATTAGAGTCTCGCAAATTAATTTTTTTTGATTCTGAGCAAGATGGGTCTAATACTGTATTATCATTATTGTGCTTAAAGTTAAAATCAGTTGTGTCTATAAAAATTAAATCATATTTTTTTTCATGATCTTTTATCCAAGAGCATGCGTTATCATAGATAATTTCTGTTTTGGGGTCTTGCAGTCCTCTGGAAATCTTTGGAAAATATTTAATGGATAGATCAACTACCTCTTTTGATAAGTCGACGATAGTGACTTTTTTTACAGAAGGATATTTTAATATTTCTGTGGCAACACCTCCATCCCCTCCTCCGAGAATAAGTATATCTTCAATTTGGTTTGTGTATCGGCATGGAGTATGTGTGAAGACCTCGTGATAGGTTTCGTGCTGTGATTCCAAGAATTGTATATCATCCTCCATTGTCAAGCACAATCCGTGGTCTTTAATTTTAATGATTTCTATTTTTGGTGAGCCATCTGTAGTATGAATTGTTTTTACTGTTTGAAATGATATATCAATAGGATGGTTTTGGGATGAAAATCTTCTATGCTTCATACATTATATTTTGTGAAATTAATTTTTTTTTTCAAATTTATTTTTTTTGCTTGATTTAATACTTTAACTATATATAATCTCTACCGTAGTATATAATATAAATAATATATTGTATTGCATAACTTCGAATAACCAATATATATAAAATTATTTAGTATTGACTTAGAATTAATTTTCGTATATGATTTAATCATGACATTTAGAAATACAGAAAGAGAGAAAACTAAAAAAATATATTTAGTCACATCAGGTAACTGGGAGATAACCATAAAAGCAGAAACAGTTTTGGAGGCCGCAACTCAAGCTGTATCATTAGCCTATGAGGGTGATAAGGATATGAAAATATCACCTACTATTATGGTCACTGATTTATCTGAATATTCAGGAAGTGAAGCCAATATAGAATCATGCTCATTTTGTTACTCACCCAAAATATTGTCTAATGCAGGACTACATGATTTATCAAAAGATTTAGATCAAATAATAAACTCAATTCAAAAAAATGAATCTTAAAATAGCAAACAAGAAAAACATATTGGAGCCGCAAAACGACGGAGATGCTGGTTATGACTTGGTAGCAGATAGTTCTCCTAGAATAGTTGGAGAAGTATGGATGGCTAATCTTTACAAGAGTATCTCTTACATCGAATACGACACCAAGGTCGAGTTTGATTTCGACGAAAAAGAGGGGTATACTTATTATGCAAAAGTTTACCCTAGATCTAGCATAAGCAAGTATAACTTGCTTTTATGTAATAGCGTTGGCGTCATAGATTCTGGATACAAAAACTCCATAAAGCTAAGATTTAAATACATTTATCAACCAGAAGATCTCCATATCATTAAGAATAATGATGATATATCAGTCGGATTAAATGCGGTTAATAAATCTAAAATCTACAAACATGGGGATAAAATAGCTCAGGTTATTTTTTGCAAGCATAACAAAATATCAATAGATGGTTTTAAAAACACACCTCAAGGATTAAGAGGTAAAGGAGGTTTTGGTAGCACAGGATCATGATTAAGCAAAATCAAATTATCGAAGAAAATCAAGTTATCGAAGAGATACAAAACGATTGTAATGTCGAGACAAATTTAAATAGAATAATAGAAGCTCATTCAGGAATTTTTATAGAAATGGTAAAGCACTATGTTCCTGAAAATAGCGAGTATTCAAACAGAGAAGATCTTTTATGTGAGAAAGATTATCACATATATAAAGCTGTACAAAGCTTCGACTTCTCAAAAAATGTTAAATTCGTAACACACCTAGGCAATCAAGCGAAATATTTATGCCTAAACAATTACAATAAAAGCAAGAAAAAACCAGAGATTAGTTGTGATGAAATAAAACTAGACTGGGTCTCTTTTTTAAGCGAAGAAGAGCATGTTTCTAATTTAATTAAATCAGATTCAAAAGAATTATTTAATAAAATAAATAGTTTTTTACAAAATCATAAAGATCAAAGGGTTAAGAAAATATTTGAACTTAGGTATTTTTCTTACAAGGATAATAAAATAAAACCCTGGAGATTAATCCATGAAGAAGTAGGCTTATCCATTCAAGGATGCATAAACCTTCACAAGAAAACAATAAAAGAGTTAAGGAGAATAATTAACATAAATGAATAGATACTCAGGAATGGGAAATTTGACTAAAGACGCTGTAGCTAAAAGAGTTAAAGGAGATAATTTAGTTGTAAATTTTACAATAGCAATTAACGATATGGACACAGTAACTTATATTGACGCTGAAGTATGGGGAAAAAAGGCAGAATACTGCTTACCTCAACTCAAAAAAGGCAAGCCAGTATTGATAGATGGTAAAATGAGATACAACTCATGGAAAACTAAAGACAATCAAACTAGATCAAGGTTATACTGCTTAGTTGATTACATTAAATTACTGAAGTACGATCTAGGAGATAAAAAACCTGAACAAAAAAAAGTAGTTCCAGTAGAAAGTGATTCTGACAGTAATGTTTTTATTGAGGATGACGCTGAAGATTATGCAAGAATGGATGATATACCATTCTAATGTATTACTATAAAATAAAATCAATAATTAAAGTCGTAGACGGTGACACAGTAGACGCCGTAATAGACCTTGGATTTAATACTTTCGTCGAAAAACGAATAAGGTTTTACGAAGTTAATGCTCCAGAAACCAGAACCAGAAATAAGAAAGAAAAAGAGTTAGGTATAAAATCAAAAAAATTTTTAGAAAAAATAATATCTACAAATGAAGAAATATATTTAGAGTCATTTGGTTGTGGTAAGTTTGGTAGAGTCTTAGGCGTACTTTATACAGATAGAGATAAAAATAATAGCATAAATGAAATAATGTTAGCGGAAGGACACTTGCACAAAAAAAGCTATTGAATAATATAATTTATAATTTATAATACATATGAGTTTAATAGTCAAATGCCCAATTAATTCACTATCTTTCGGAAATGTAGCTTACAATATACTAAAAGAGTTGCATAAAAAAAATATTGATACTAAAATATTCCCACATGGAAATATAGAAGTGACAGCGTTTGATAAAATGTCTACAGAGTTCAAGAAATGGCTGGAAGAGTCGATTAACACAAGGTACGTAAATTTAAAAAGCGACACGCCATGCTTACAGCTATGGCATCTCAACGGATCTGAAAATAGAATCTCCAAAAACCAAACTTTGTTAACTTTTTACGAAACTGACCAACCTACAGAACAAGAAAAAACTTTAGCAAACTTCCAAGATCACGTTTTCTTTAGTTCCAATCACGCTTTAGATTGCTTCAAGGATAGTTGTCCTAATTCTTCATTTTGTCCAATGGGATTTGATGAAGATTTTCATGTAACAGGAAAGCAGTACTTATCAGACGACATTATTCATTTTGGCTTAATGGGAAAGTTTGAAAAAAGAAAAAATCATGAAATAATATTAAGTTCTTGGGCAGAAAAATATGGAAATAATAATAAATTTCGACTTACCTGTGTAATTGAAAATCCATTCATGAAGCAGGGAGAGTTAAACCAAAGATTAAATATACTATTTGGCGGAAAAAGCTTTTCGAATATATCATTTTTACCAAGGTTAAAAACCAACTCAGAAGTTAATGACTTTTTAAATGCAATAGACATTGATTTATCAGGTTTAAGCGGAGCAGAAGGCTGGAATTTGCCATCTTTTAACGCAACATGTTTAGGTAAATGGAGTATAGTACTAAATCACACAAGCCATAAAGATTGGGCTAATAACGAAAACTCTATACTAATTAACCCTTCAAGCCAAATACCTATTTATGATGGAAAATTTTTCCATGAAAATACTGCATACAATCAAGGATTAACAAATATATTTTCTCCAGAAAGTGTAATCGAAGCATTTGAAAAATCTGAATCTTTAGCTAAACAAAAAAATGAAAAAGGATTAGAGACAGCGTCAAAATTTACATACTCTAATACAGTTGACACTTTATTAAACAAAATAATGTAATGCCAATATACCTATTTAAGCATCCAGACGAAGAAAAATATGAAGAAGTTTTCTTTCATATGGATCAAATTAAAGAGCTTATAATTGATGGAGTAAAATGGGAAAGAATTTATCATTCACCAAATCTAAATACAGAAGCTTCAATAAATCCTTGGGACAACAATGATTTTGTCAATAAAACTAAAAACAAAAAAGGCACACTTGGAGACATGCTGGATGCGAGCGCTGAACTTTCAGCAAAAAGAGCGGAGCAAAATGGAGGGGTTGATCCGATAAAGCAAAAATATTTTAAAGATTACGCAAAAAAACGAAACGGAACAAAACATCACTTAGATAAAAAAAATATAGACACTAAAAATTTTAAGATAGATTTCTAATTCAAGATTTATATCTTATATCAATAGTAACTTCGTCTGCTATTCTCAATGCATCATCCAAATCAACTACCTTAACTGTATTTCCGCTATAAGATATTTCGAAATTATAACCTGGACCATCAGGGTCTTGAGATGGATTAGCTACAGAGTATACTGAATAAGCTATACTATCGTTATTTCTGAAAACGGTAGCATTCATTGAGATGATGTTGCTAGCTAAAGGTCCATTAATTAATTGTTCCGTGAATGATTTATTATTAATGTCTGTTTGTATGACAGTATGGTCAACTATCCAATCATTAACTCTAATTCCTGTACCAACACCAGCGATAGCAGAGACAGCTAATCCACTTTGACTATTTTCTAAAAGCACATCACCGCCATACCTACCAGAACCGCTTACATTCAAGTCTCCAGTTATATACCCAGTTTGTCCTACGTGTAAATCACTGTGAAGGAAGCTTTTTCCAGTTACGTCAAGAGTTCCACTGATATCAAGGTGATTCTCAATCTTAGTTGCTCCAGTAATATTTGTCAAACCTAGAATATTAAAATCTCCAGTTATATACCCAGTTTGACCTACATGTAAATCACTTTGTAAAAATGTTTTTCCAGTTACATCAAGCGTACCACTGACATCAAGTTTATCTTCGATCCTGGTTGCTCCAGTGATCGTAGTTTCTCCAGAGATATCTACATTACCAGAAACGTCAAGATCCTTGAGTATATTTAGATCGCCTAAAATATAACCTGTTTGATCTAAAAATAAATTCTTTTTCAGGTTTGAATCTCCTGAGACATCTAAGTTTTTACCTACATTTAAATCTTCGTATATGTAACCAGTTTGTTTAGTGGTTACATCACCTGAAGTCAAAAATGATACATTAGTATGCAAAGCTACATCAGAATTCTTATATAATAATTCAATATCATTATTATCGCCAGAAGCTTTAATAGTAATACCTGCCCCATCCAACTCATTTCTTCTTAGATTACCATAGCCGCTACCAGTAGCTAGCTCAATATTTTTATCATAAACCCTGAGTGTTGTAGTATCCAATATAAAATTATTACCAGTATTATATATATTACCATCAATGAATACATCACCTGTAATATCTAAATTACCACTTAAATTTAAATCACCCCTATGATCAGTAACTCCCGATCTATTAACTCTTCCAGTATGAGTAAGATCTCCAGTTAAGGTAGAGTTTCCAGATAAATCTAAATCTCCTGTAACAGTTACGTCACCTGATAAGTTAACGCTACCCGTAGAATCAATATTCCCAAAATAACTATACCCACTAACAACCAGCCCTTGCTGTCCTGTTATTTGACCTTCAGATAATAAATACCCAGATGAGTTTATCCCATTCTTAGCGTAAAGCCTATCACCTATATAGAAATTACCAGGAACACTTTGGTGAGTAAGAGGTATAAAAGTTCCCCCAACAACTACATCCCCAGTCACATTTACATTACCTGTTACATTCAAGTCTCCAGTAATATAACCCGTCCCAGATATGTCTAAATCACCAGAAATATACCCCGTTTTATCTAAATATAAATTATTTTTAAAATTAGATACTCCACTAACTTCTAGTAATTTACCCACATATCCAGTTTCATGAATTTTAACTACATCATCAAAAGCTGCGCCTCCAGAAACTTCAATATCATTTATTTTTCCTGTATTTACAAAAAGCTCCTCTATATCACCAGAACCAGAAACTTTTAGTACATCTTTTACATTAAAGTCGCCACTAACATACCCAGTTTTAGATAGTATAAAATCTCCTGAAGAAACAACTCCGCTTTCTGCATACAATTTATCTTTTATGTATAAATTACCTGGTATAGTTACATGGTTAAATTCTAAATTTCCACTAATATAAACATCTCCAGTTACCCTAACATCTCCCGTTACCTCCAAATCTCCACTAATATAACCTGTTGTTTCTACAAATACATCATCCTTAAATAAAGAATTTCCGCTAACAATTAATTCTTGATTATGCCCTGTACCAGAAATTACAATATCTTTCGCATACCCTGTTGATAAAAATACATCATCTTCAAAATAACCAGTTTTATTCAACCTAATATTATCCTTAAACAAAGAATAACCAGATGCTACTAAGTTATTTATATGCCCTGTTTTTTCTACAAACAAATCTTCCGAAACAAAAACATTTACATTACTATTTAATGCATCATAACCTTCATCATAAACAAATAAAATATCCTCAGTAGAGTTACCTTCTCCCGTAGCAACTATTGTTATTCCAGCGCCATCAAGCTGACCTCTGGAAAATTTACCGACATCCCCCGACGACCAAGCTAGTTGAATATTCTTATCCTCTATTACTAACTCAGAAGTATTAATTATGGTTTTTTCTCCAGAAACAAACAAATCTCCACCAACAAATAAGTCTCTCTCTACGTAACCAGTCTGCTCTACAACTAAATCTCCAGAAACGTGAGCTTTATTTAAAACATTTAACTGTCCGCTAATATATTTATTTCCTGATAAAATAGAATCTCCACTCACATAAAGATCATCATGAACTTTAGGTGCAGAGTAAAAATTACCCTCTCCAGAAAGATGCAGTTTTTTAAGTATATTTAAGTCTCCAGTAATATATCCTGTTTGATTTAAATATAAATTGCTTTGTAAATAAGAGTTTCCAGTTATATCTAAATCTCCACTTACATTTAAATCGTTCTCTATTCTAGTAGATCCAGTAATAGAAACCTCTCCAGAGATATCAACAGCTCCCGAAACATCTAAATCTTTTAATATATTTAAATCTCCTGAAACATAACCAGTTTTATTAACAAAAAGTTTACCAGAGAGATATGAATTATAATCCTGATGCTGATACAAGTGCCCGCTAAAATAAGATCCAGAATCAAAATACGCATCTCCACTAACATTAAAATCATCTCTGATAATAATACCAGTCTTGCTAGTATCTATATATACTGGAGATTCATGGTATTCATTCCAGTCACCACCAGCATAAGGTTCAGCTCCTGATAATTTGATGAATATTGCCCTTTGGATACTCATCTTTTATAACTACCAAGTTGTTAAGGCTGATCTCTTCCAGTTATTCTCACTTATACATACATAAAAATAGTCATCATCGTGAGCAATCTCCCCAGAAGTACCTTGAGACCCTGTAGTGTCTGGAGCATCTACCCATATAGCTTGACGCCAAGGAACACCATTAAATCTCAACCCACTTAATATGTAATCTGGATCATTAGGGTCAGACAATTCACCAGTAAAATTTAAATTCCCACTTACATCAACTCTATTATTAAAAAAAGCTTTTCCAGTAACATGCAACTCATCTTCAATAAAACCGCTACCAGAAATATACAAATCATCTTCAATAAAACCACTGCCTGTTAAGTATAAATTATTCTCCACATAGCTATTACCAGATACATATAAATTATTTTCTACATACCCGCTACCAGAAACATATAAATCTTCCCTAACATACCCACTGCCAGATACATATAAATTTTCTCCGACATGAACATTATTATGAGCCCTTAGGTCTCCAACTACATCGACATCTCTATCTGAATGCAGTCTCAATAACCCATCAGAAGGGCTATGAATAAACAAACCAGTATCTCTAAAAAATATTTTATTATCTCCAGTGGAAATTATATTTTCATTCGAAGACCATGCTTTTACAATTTCTCCTGTATTATCATTCAACCAATTCCAGGTATGGTCTCCCTCTATACTCTTTAAAGTCAATCCTCCTTCGTGAGCACCTACATCATCAGTTAGGGCTCCTGCATGAGAATTTGATCCAATCACACCAGTTTTAACATTAAGTTCTATATTTTTATCTTCAGCAGCTACAGTCTCAGTATAACCTATTGTAGAGTCTCCGTAAACATTTAAATTTCCAGTTATATTTAAATCTCCATTAACATAACCGCTACCATCCACCCTTATATTACCCCCACTTACATGTAATAAATCTACAGGCTTAAAGGTTCCTATGCCTATCTTACCTTGATTATACGCAGTACCTTCTACATTATAATAATTCTCGTGATATTCTGGAATATAGCTCATGACTATAATTAGTTACACATTTTTGAAAAAATATTCTTCAATATTATGTCCCTTTCTTTCTTATTAGCGTAATACCATATCCACGCAACATCTTTATGTATTTTTTCTATATAATCCTCCTTCTCTTTTATCTGTTGCTCTATTCTATTAATAGAGTCTATTGTTATGTCTTCATTCTCAATGTTTAATCTAGAAGCTATGCGAAATAAACTATCTAAATCATTTTTATTTTTAGCTTGAGAAGCTTCGTTATACAAACTCTGCAACTCCTCTTTTTTATCTTCATTAATATTTATCAACTTATCTGGATGAGTTTTATTTACTATTTCTCTATATATCTTTTTACCATCTCCATTAATTTTATCCTTCTTAGTTTCTTCCTTTTGAATATTATTTAAAAATGGATTTTCTTTTTCAGATTTATTTGCATATTCAGACACAGACTTTAAGAATTCAAATTTAGCTTGATTATATATCTCTACGGATTCTTCGTACTCCAAATTAATATACTTGGACTTATACTTTAGTTTTTGAAAATACTTTTTCTTAAAAGCTTCCACTTTATTAATATTTTATAATAATTGATGAATATCTCCCCATGATTTCCCAGAGTTTGCAGTATATATATTTTTACTTAAATTTATTTTTGAAATTTCTAAATTCCTATCCCTACATAAACCTCCTGAAGTATTCTCTAGATCATAGTTTTGAATTCTTTCTGCAGTTCCATGCTGTAAAGATTTAGAGAAGCATAAAGGGTAAGTTTCAAAATGTATATTCTTGTTTGATTTTTGAACTCTAGATCTAAAATCATCATCCTCAAACCCCCATCCATACATCGATTCATCGTAACCATTTACAGAGAAAAAGCTTTCTCTATCGATAACAATTTTTCCCGCAGAATCACTGCCAGACTCAGGCCTTAGTAACAATGAGTTAACTTCTGGAGATTCAGCAACTGATAAAATATGATCAGTGAATCCATTTGTGATATAGTTGTCGGCATCAACCCAACACAAAATATTTCCTGATGAATTCTTAGCTGTTATATTTTTAGTTTGAGACATGTGAAAGTATTTTTGCTTTTTTGTTCGTAAATATTTTATTTTGTTTTTCGAATTTTTAATACCAATACAGTTATTTTCATCAAGATCTTTCTGCTGAGACACTTCTGGTACGACAACCTTAAAAAACCAATCATTCAAACCGTCATTAGAATTCCAGTTTAATAATACAAATTCTATCTCGATATCTGAATTCTCCGCATCTTTAATATTTTGTATAAAAGTTTGCTTCAAATGATGAACTCTCCCCATACAGCTCGTCAGATAAGATATTTTATTAACTTTCATAATTCAAATCTACAGATTATACTCAATCCAAGAACCTATCTTTTAGTGAATTATAACTTTGTTCATAAAATAATGAAATTTTATCCTGAAGCTGTTTTGGGGTTATCATCGGGTTATTATATTCTGCAACTTCCATAATAATACATTCAGCTATATGCATAGCCATAAGCAAAGGGTTTACAGATTCATCTATTCTCATAAACTTAATATTAGTAGAATTTATTAAAACTTTAAGTTCGCCGATGTCATTAAAGCGAGACATCTCTCTAGAAAATCCTTCTCCAAAATCTACGACTTCATAATTTATTAGAGATTTTCCTTCAAAATTTACTAAAGGCTTATCTTTCAATCCTTCCTTTTTTTCTGAATCTACCCTAGTTTCCCAATTAGAAGAGTCTTCATGTTTTTTTGAACAAGGATCAAACTCTCTCTTATTATTAGCTGCAGACTGAGCAGAATTAATTATATCATTTTCGACAATATCCTTAGTAGAATCTACGCCTAAATCTGCTTTCACTAAAAATCTTTCATCAATGTCATTCGAATTTTTCAGGAAACTTGTTATTTCTTCAACAATTTCATCGAATTTTTCATACCTACTTTTATATCTAATACTTAAATAAGTTCTTAAAACGTCTACAATGACTTCATAAACTTTTTCCATAAAAGGGGCAGTCATCGGATGATCTTCTCTTAACTGATGATGCGATAAATCTTTAGCAGGCATTCCGCCTTTATCCATAACAGAACTTAAATCTGAACAAGAAACGAACCCTACTAAATTTCTAAACAAATTAACAACTTCTGACTCAACCTCTATAATCTCTCCATGCTTTCTAGACAAAACTTCATACGTATGTTGTAATAACTCTGGATCTCCTAAGCTTAAATTACATATTTTAACATTTGAAATAATTTCTACATTTTTAACGGGATGCTTATCTAGTAAAGATCGAGTTTTAACCAAAGACAAATTAAATTGAACTTCAGATACCCTCACCTCTTCATCAATTTCGTAATAAAATCTTTTATTTATTGTCCTAAATGCAGTACCTGGAAGTACATAGTCAAAATCTAAAGATTTCCCATTTAAAGTAATAGAAAATTTTTTATTTTCTGATTTTAATTTACTGACCAAAAATCCAAAAAAAGTTTTAAGCTCTACCTCTATTTTATGCAAAGTGCCAGAATCCCTCAAGCTTTCATTAATACTATTAATAACCACGACAGTTCCTGTATCTGAAGAAACTATGCATTCTTCATTTTCAACCTCAATCAATTCTGGATAATAATCATCAAGGAATTCATTTTTTTCAGGTTTATAGTTAACAGTAAAACAACTGCCCTGGCTATTTTTTGTATGTATAGACCAGTCAGGTGACTTATTTTTAGATAACTTATCATTGGACAACTTACCCCCAATACCCATATGACCCAACCTCATGCCAACTCCACCAGTATTATCATATGAATTGCCAAATACAAAATATTTATCAAAATCCGTCATACCAGAATCATCTTTACCCACAGAGAAACCTCGCCCATCATCCTCGATCAAAATCTTATCATCAAGAATATCAATTTTAACAAAAGTAGATAAGTTCTGTATAGAATTTTTAACTAATTCAGTAAAAGCTTGAGGTAAAGTAACGGTAGATTGTAATATTGAACTTATATTAGACCCAGTTCTTATTCTTATATTTTGCAACTCTTTCATACTATTGATATACACACTAAACACTCAAAATAAACATAAAACGTGTAATATATCTTATGAATATTCTCGGAAAAACTCATGGCGTTTTCAATCAATAAACTTCTAAGAGCTAATGGCCCAGTTAATAATCAAAAAGGCTGCAAAACTAGTAGTCAAAAAACTAGGGACACTAGTAGTACGCGGAGCAATTTACCACGGTCTACATGGACTGAGATAAATGAGAGAATATTAAGCTGGTTAGATAATAAAATCTTACAAGAGAATAGAAAGCACTTTCATTTAAAAAATTCAGAAAGAGGCTATGAAAGATATTTATGGAAAAAAATATACAAACCAGAAACTTCATGCGTAGACTATTTAACCTTTACAGATAAAAACCCAATGAAACTTTTTGAAAACACGAAAATCAACCAGTCTTTAGTTCGAAAAAATGCGAACCAAATTATTCATGTATTTAATTATATAGACCCTAAATCTATACAATCAAAATCTCTCAAAAAAAGAGTTAAATTAACCCTTGAATCATTTAAATTAGCTAACAAAAATAAAACAAAACTAATGTCTTGCAGCTCAATAGCAGGAGAAAGATTAAAATGGGCATGGGCAGGAGTTGAGTTATCTCGTTCAGCTAAAACAGAAATTGGAGCCCCTAAAGATTTCGCATTCCTATTAGATATGCTAGACACTGCAAGCGATCACTGCAGTGAAAATGATTATATTTTATACACAAATCTAGATTGTCCACTATCTACAGATATTTACAAAAATTTACTTAATCAAAATGAAGACATAATACAATATTTTGTTAAAGAAATTGATGAAAAAAAATATGAAAACTTAGATCAAGTTTATTCAGAAAAATATATCACAAAAACTACAGGGGTTGATGGTTTTGCGATAAAGAAAGGAGTCTACCTTTGTCTGCGTAAATACATACCAGACTTAATTATAGGAGAACCTCATTGGGACACTGTATTATGGGGAATTTTTAAAAAATTCCATTACGCCAAAGACAATATGACAGATCTTTACCATTTAATTCATGAAAAAGCATGGAACACATTAAATCTTTCGGTATCAGGAAGACACAATGAATTATTATATAGAGACGCCTATGAGTATGGAATCATAGATGAGTCATTAATATATTTAGAAAAACAAAATATTTTATTAGTAATTAATGATTGTGGATTTAAAAAATGTTCAAATAAATTAGAGTCTATATTAAAAAATCACCCAGAGCACGAAATAGTTTTTCTTGATTTGGTTTACGGAGAACTAGAACTCAAAACAAACCTGCCTGAAGAAGTATCGTACTTTCCAATAAAAGGGAACAACAAGACAATTAATTTAGATCAGAGAATCCCACTAATGAACATAGGTGCACATTTATTCCTAGATCGATCAAATCTATCATTTATGGATATAGCTGACGAAAAAATATTTCACTCTATAAGTTGCTCTGAATACCTAAAAGCAGGTAAGTTTGATTATATTGAAGAAAATAATATTAATGAAAATATAATATACTTAAACGACGAAGGTTTACTCTCTGAATTATGATGTATAATATTTTTAGCCCTAAAATGTGTTTAGTTCCAGAACTAAAGGCTAGCTGGGCTGGAAATTTAATTAACGAACATACGCCAACAAAGATTCCAATAGAGTCGCAAAATGGACAATTTGTCCTACCAATCATACATAACGGAAGGAAAAATTGGTGCGCGGCAGTATTACCTTTACAGAAAAACTGGTGCGAAATGGATATCGGAGAATATTCTACTCTAAATTTTTCTTGTAAAATATCCAACACGAAAGATATAAAAATATCATTCGTAGACAAAGACGAAAATGAATCTCCTAGTAAAATTATACCAAAAGACCACTTTACTAAAGAAAAAAAAATTAGTATATCCTTTACATCTTTAAATTTTAAAAAAGAAGAATTAAACACCGAATCTAAATTTGAGTTTAGTATCTCGTTAAAAGATTTTTATGATCAAGATAATGACTTTGATCCAATCGAAACCAGACTATTAAAGTTTATTTTTGCTGAAAAAACTAACCTACTTTTGTATAATATATATTTAGATTAATGGAAATTTTATATAAAGATATTTTCCCCTGGCAAACTCCAGTTATAACAGAAGGACACTCTTTCGATTGTTTAAACTCAAATCCAATTAAATCAGACATAAGATACCTAGCCGTACCTTGGGCCCCTGTTATCGACAATTTAAATTTTGGAAACGCTAAAAATAAAAAAATGTCTGAAGATTTTATTAAAGAGTTAAAGAGGTTAGACCTATCCGATAAAGAGACGTTCACAATTTGCCAAAGCTATAGATATAGAGAAATAACTCAAATACTTAAAAGAATTGGAGTCTCAACAGTATTCGCTCCTCACGCAGTAGATAACGAACCTACTCATAATGGAATTAAAGTTGAACCTTTCCCATTATATCCAGTTAATGTACCAGTTCCAACAAAAAAAGATATATGGTATTCATTCATAGGCTGTCACGCAAAAAGTTACATATCAAACATAAGATTAAAAATCTTTAAAGATTCCCATCCATCAAACAGCGTTGTAGTACAAAGGCAAAAGTGGAGGTTTAATAATACAGTATATGGAGAACAACTTAAAGGCATCAAGACTAATCCAATGCAAGAATACATAGAAGAAGAGCAAACAATCTTTTACAACGAAATTGTAGCTAGAAGTCGATTTTCATTATGCCCGAGCGGAGCGGGACCATCTTCCATTCGTTTTTTTGAATCCTTAGGGGCTGGAGCCATACCAATTTTTTTATCAGACAACTGGAGTCTGCCAAAAATAAACTCACTAGACTGGAACGATTGCTGTATAAAAATTAAAGAATCAGAATATTCCACGCTCAGGGACGTACTAAAATCAATAACCCCAGACAGAGAAAACTTTCTTAGGGAAAACTGCTTTAAAGCCTTTAACGATATATCAAAAAATAATTTTGTAAAATGTATAAGAAATTACTATAATAATTATGAGAGAAAGTGATTTATATACCTGGCCCAATGATTTCTTTCCATTTAGGCATTACTTAAACCATCACAATTGCAGGATTTTCATAATTGAAAACATAGAACATAACTACAAATGGCTCAAAGAGGTTAAAGACGAAATAAAAGAAACAGATTATTTTTTTGTTATTTGTGGCTGGTTTTTCGATGAAACTGCGGCTAAAAAAAGTAAATTCGCAATAGAGTCTTTAGGTTTAAATCCTGAACAGTTTTTCATCATGTTTAACAATCAAGAAGAAAATATTTTTGGATTTGAACATCAATTAACTGGAGACGTAATTAATCAAAATGCATGGCTTGATGAAAGAAAATTTAAAATAACTAATTCTGAGAAAAAATACAGTGCTTTATATACAGCCAGAAGATCAGCGTTTAAAAGACATTTTTTATGCTCTAAAATAAATAATCTAGCACTAGCGGCAGGAGGCAATAATCACGGAAAGGATGTTTGTGAAATTCCTGATTGTGTAAATGATCCAGATAAAAAATATAGCAGAACAGAAATGGTATCCTTAATAAATGAGAGTGTGTGCGGGCTCTGTTTATCTGAAATAGAAGGGGCATGTTTTTCTTCTTCTGAATATTTACTGTGCGGAACCCCAGTCGTATCTACACAATCTCAAGGGGGTAGAGACTTTTGGTATAATATAAATAATTCAATCATTACTGAAGCGGACCCAGATGATGTAGCGAAAGCCGTTAGTAGAGTTAAGGGTAAGTATTTTAACCCAAAAGAAATACGAGAGACTCACATTAAACAAATGATGATCTGCAGAATTAAATTCATAAAATTATTATCAAATATATTTGAAAGACATTGTGTAGATATTAATGCCTACTCTTTTTTTGAAGATTCGTTTTTTGAGAAGATGCGTAAATCAGTACATTACAATGATGTAGTCAATATATTTAAAAAATAATCTAGTGTAAATAAAGAAATTAATATGAAAAAACTATATATATCAGACAACTGGAATAAAGAGTTTACTAAAAAAATTCAAAAAAAATCAATAAATAAAGAAATAATAGTTTTCATGACCAACTTCGGTCAAACTACTATTTGCAAAAATGCCATCGAAAGCTTGAAAAAAATAAAACTAAATAATTTTATAGTTTTTTGTACAGATGAAAAAGCGTATACAGCTCTTCACGAAATTCATGACCACTGCATATTATTACCTTTTGATATAGAAGTTACGGAAGCTGGACACTTTGATTCAAAAACTTTTGGTCATATGACTTTCCAGAAGTTTCCTCTTGTCTTAAAAATTTTATCATCAGGTTTCAATGTATTATGGTCAGACAATGATGTAGTTTTTTATAAAAATCCATTTAAATATTTTAGTAATTTCAATTTTGAATACCAAAGTGGTGGAACTAAAAACCCTAGAAGCTCTGATAGTATGTGGGACGACTTCATAGCGCCGTCATTAAAATGTGATATCTCGTTTGAAGAATTTAGGTGCAGATTCTCTGAGCCAAAACTCAGGGATGCGGATAAAGAAGTGTTAGCTATTGAATCGCTTGGTTACTCTTACCAAAAGTTATATGAATTAATTCCGAAAAAAGGAAGCTCTCTCTGTTCTGGCTTTTTACACTTTAGATTTTCTAAATTCTGTTTTGATTTACTTCATCAAGCTATAGACAAACAATGGTCTTTAGCTGAATCAGCCACAAATGATCAAGAGTGGATGACTGCAAGTAGAGATGAACCAAACCTAGCCAAAACATTACTATCTGATAATGTATTTCCTGCCAAAGTATTGGAAGAAAATTGTCAGCCATTAAATCCCTTTAGGTTTCCTTTTAGATTTACGACTCACACAAGAAGATTTACTGAAAAATACCAAGAAAATGCGATACTTCATTGTAATTTTTTTGCAACTATAGAAGAAAAAGTAAGGAGTCTTAAAAACGAGTACAATTCTTGGTTTATAAAATAATTATATTTAATCTTAATTAACACGATTCTTCGTTATATAATGTGTACATACATTTATAATGAGGGAAAAAATAATTAAATACCTAACCAGCAAGCTATTAGGCTCAATGATATTATATTTTGTAAACGGAACTCCAGAAAAAAGATTATTTAGAATAAAAGAATTAGCAATTTTTTTATACAATAAAATGAATGAGGATGAAAAGCAAGATTTGTTAAAAAAAATAAAAAACGACGATAAACCTCCAATTTAATATTAGAGTAGCGCTGGTATTAGTTTTGTATTTTTATCAATTTTTTCTATCAAAGGAGCATTAGCTATATAAACTGGAGCGTAATCTATTTGTATTGAATTACTACTAGAAGCAATAATAGTTGTTCCATCAAGCCTATATAATCTACCGCCTTTTAGAATCAGCGGAACTGCCTTTACATTATCTAATAATAAATCAACCTTAGATTGATCAATTGCAATTTGATTATCTTCGATCCAGTCAATAGCTCCAAATAAATCAGATATTCCAGCGGGTTCCATCAACTCCGCGTAGTACCAAGAAGCAACTCTTTGTACTGTTGTACTATTATCAGTATCATCTATATCTACCTCAATTTTGCCTGTACCTATATCTAGAGAAAATTCCGCAATAGTACTACCATCAACTGAATAATTATTATATTGAGTTGCATCTACCTGGTTGGCGCTAACCTCCCAAGTTGGATACTGACAAGTGGCTAATAACTCTTGAGGTTCTTTTGCTGTTGCTCCATTCTGGTAGGCAACTCTAACCCGCATATTGTCGTTAGCGTTCATCGCCGTCCCTCCCGTATTAGTAAACCCTTCTGTTAAGCTAGTAGCATTAACTACTGCATTATAAATTTCTACACCTGTTGTTGCATTGTATACCTGTACCCTGCTACCATTTACTAAATTTTTAATTTGATAAGATCCGAATGATCTAGTGCCATTTACATCAGTGATCGTACCAACATAATTAATACTTCCAACTAAAGTTACAGTCCCAGATGTTGTAATATTTCCAGTAAAAGAAGATGATTTAATTGTTATAGTATTTCCGCTTAAGCCAAAAGGCTGCCCAGCTGAATTATCAATCGTTACATCATATGATCCAGCATCTATTGTATCTCCATCTCTAGATACTATAGTAGATGTTTCTCCAGAAAAGTTATCATAAAGATATGCTTTAGCTCTATTGTAAAATTTTTCTGAATTCTCTATTACAGCATAAGCGTCAGCCGTCGCTTTATTTTCAGTTATTGCTGGATCGCCAAGAAGAATTGAATTAATCAATAATTCACCTATTCCTTTTAGCTCCTGCGTCGTTGATGACAATGCATGATCATATGAGCAAAAATTAAAAGTAAAATCATCGGTATTAGTATTAGAATTAGATCTTCTATCAACTTTATAAAATCCCCCAAATCTAGTTGTGTCCCAGTCTGTGTATGCAGGTTCTGCGTTATCACTTTCCCTCCATTTCCCTGACGCAAATGAAGTATAATATTGAGAAGCGCTTACATCATTTGCATTTTTATCTAAAAAATGAGTAGCCGTTAAAACTTTAAATTTAGCAATATTACCTGCGGCATCACTAGTCTTTTCATATACAATTGCACTCGTGTAGTCGTAAGAAATTGTTTTTCCTGCATTAGTTATGGTTGCCGTTGACAATGTCGGCGCAGAATATACATAACTAGAATGACTTGTTGTATAGGATACTGACTTAGCAAAAGAAGAAGGATTATCAGATAGGTACATTTTTACTCCCTGAATTGCAACACCAGCTCTATCTTTGATATTTAATAAAACTTCTTTATGTATAAAAGTATTACCCTGCTGGCTGCCATTCCCAGTAGTGTTTCTCCACATAGTTCTAACGTCACTACCAGTTTTTGAGTTCACGATATGATGATCTGCTATCATTTGAGTATCATTCGCGCAATTACCAATGTCATAATCAAATGTATTTTTAGATACATCAAAATCTTTTAATTCTGTCTCGAAATAATCCCCAAATACCCTAGAAACTGCACCTTTTCTGAATATCATCGATTGCTCGGACATTCTTCTAGCATCCATAATTGAAACCCCTCCTGCTAAAATAATATTTTGAGCCCTATCAGTAACTATATCGTTGCGACCAAAGGTTCTAACTTCCATCGAAAACCTATTAGTCATATTGAGAAATACTGTTTCTTCAATATCTACATTACCAGATAAATAAAAACCTTTATTCGACTGAATAATCCCGCCTCTACATACAAAATTTGCAGTTGCACTATCAATATGAATTGCGCTATCTGATGGATGCCAATTAGTAAAAGGCCTGCCTGAAAAAATTAAACCACAACCAGAAGAATATCCAACTTTTCCACTATAACTTGTTCTTATACCATAATTATAAGTTCCGCCGCCAGCAATAGATAGAACTCTTTCGATTGTAGAGTTACTACTATTGGATTTTGTATGATGAAAAATCATTATTTCTTTATCTGGATCATGAGACAAAGTTCCAGTTATTCTTAATCTAAGACTCCCCATATCGTAAATAATTATACCTCTACCAGTAGGATCATCATCTGTAGCCACAACTCCAGCAACTGAGGCTAAACCACTAAGATTTGCATCGGTTCCTGATTGAGTAATTAATCCTCCTGATAATGAAAAGCTCATATATAATCTTTTTGTATTGATTCAAGATTTCCGCTCGAATCATATGTTAATATTTTCGTTAGTTGTTCTGTGTATGTTCCATCCCTAGAGATTACACCAGTTAGCAGACCAGACTCATTGTAATTAAATTGCTTTACTTTTATTAAAGTTGATCTGCCATTATCTGTCCAGTTTAAGGATCCTGTTATATCTCCACTTGAATTGTATTCTATATCAGTAAAAGAATCCGATTCCGCAAATTGTCCCGTAACTACAGGATTCCATCCATTTATTACTATATTATCAAAGACACCACTTATTCCGCTCGAAATTCCAGAAACTAATAAATTTCCAAAAATATCAACAGTATTGTCTTCGGCAACCAGCAAGACTGGAGACTCTTCATCTAAGCCAACTTGCAAATCTTCTTGAAAAATACCGCTTACGCCACTGAGTTGGCCTGACTTATATAGTAACCCAGAAGTTCCGTGAAATTCGTTTCCGCTGTTAAACTGTATAGATAATTCGGGTCCCCCAGGAGTAGCCGTAACATCTTCAAATCCAGTCAAGACTGGGTTCCCGCTGATTGTGAGCTGTTCGGTAAATTGTCCTGATGTAACTTGAGAAACTCCAGAAACTAAAAAATCATCAAAAAAACCGCTAGCTCCACTAAGTTGATTCCCAGAATATAAAAGATATTGATTACCGCTTAAAGTATCTCCGCTACCAAATTGTACAGCAAAATCTGGACCTTCAGGGCGAGCCCCAACTGCTCCAGTCAAAACTGGGTTCCCGCTGATTGTGAGCTGTTCGGTAAATTGTCCTGATGTAATTTTTACCAAGCCAGAAAATCCAGTAGTCACAAAGTCTCCCGTCTGACCTGTAGTAACAAAAATTCCTGTTTCACCACTAGTCACAAAGTCTCCCGTCTGACCTGTAGTAACAAAATGCCCTGTTTCACCACTAGTCACAAAGTCTCCCGTCTGACCTGTAGTAACAAAATGCCCTGTTTCAATTCCAGTTAAAACTGAGACCCCACTAATTGTTAGTTGATCAGCAAAAGCTCCACTCGCTCCAGTTGTTATGTCAAATACTCCACTAGTACCCTCAATGCGATGTCCACTAATATCTCCAGTTACAGAAACATCAGTTACAGACTGAATGAAAGTTTCTCCTGATACATAAAGGTTTCCGCCTACAGCTAAATCTCCAGTAACTTTAAAGTCATCAAAAAATCCACTGGCGCCACTCAACTGCTCTCCAGAATATATTAAATTAGAACTTCCGTAAAACCCTGTACCACTACCATACTGAATTGCATAGTCTGGGCCTCCTGCAGTTGTCCTAACGGCATCAATTCCAGTTAATACATCTTGACCACTTATTCTTAAATTATCAAAACTTCCACTAACCCCACTAAGTTCATTACCTGAAAATATCAAATACTCGCTACCGCCCAGAAGGTCTCCACTATTAAATTGTATTGAAAAATTAGGCCCTCTAGCTATATCTCTAGCATCTCCAATTGTAGCAATCTTGACCCAATCTTGAGTATTATTTTCGCCAGTTTTTTCGTATAAATAATTTGTATCTAAATCTAAATACCTCGAACCAATTATACCTGCCGCCTTTGAGCTTGAATGAGGATGCCCATGATCCTCAAGCATAGGCAATCTTTTACCTAAGTTTTCATTTACAAAATCTTCAAAAGCTCCCATATTAATCCTCGCTTACTATAAATTTAGCTCCTGGCGGAACCGCATTAGCTGCTCTGTTGTTTTTATCCAAGTTAAATACATGCGTCGCACCCTGTCCTGTAGTTATTCCTTGTGAATTAGTTGTGGTAAATTGATTGACAAAATTTATCGAATTATCCATCTGCACCCCGTCGGAATAACTCTTATAATTAAATACTGTACCTCCATTAGTAGCCGTGCCGCCCTTTGATACATTTTCCATATTTATATCATTTGGATCTTGTACGGTTACGCCTGAAAGCTCAGCCAACCCTGCAGCTAAGCTTTGATGTGATGCAAAAACCTCTCTTTCAGTAAAGCCTCCTATTGTATAATTTTGATTTGTTAAAGAAGTAATTTCTTGGCCTCCTATACCTGATCCTGTAAATTCAAAAGAAAATTGACCCCTTGTATCAGCGTCAGTCACTCCAATAATAAAATTATTCGGAGAGTTTGTTGGTAAAGCATTTTTTACTGATTTAGATAATGAAGGTTGATTAGATTGACTGGGGTCTAGTTCAAGAGATAATTCTCTATGCAATTGTTGAGTTGCCTGTATATAGAAAGTCGTGTTATTTGTTGTGCCATACGTAGACTTCAATGAAGCAGGTAAATCTTGCACAGTAAAAGTGGGCGCAACATTAGCTATATTAACAGTATCCGAAATTGAAGTTCTCAACCCGTTTGACGTTTTTGTTCCTGATATAGTAAAATTATCCGTAGATACATTATAAGAGCCAGCCAACCTAGAAACATCTTTCTCAACTAAAGGAAATCCTCTTGGACCAAGAATTTGCACAGCTGAAAGCGGTTTAGTCTGCCCCCCAGCCCAACCTCCTCCGATTGGCGCCTCTAAGCCTGATTTGCTAGCATTTACTGAGCTTGATTTCGTGGCAGAAAGGCCAGCCTGACTATTTATAAAATTCATTACTTGGCCAATATTAGGAAAATACCAATTGCCATTACTATAATTAAAAGGACAGTTAATTATTAGTGTCGTGCCAGATATTGATATATTAAAACTTCCTGTGCTCGACACCCCTAACCCTGTAAAATTAATTTCTATATCATTACAAAGTCCAAAATGAACACTTCCATTTGTAATTTCCACAGTCACAGTTCCTGCAGACTGTACTCCGCTCGAATATGCATTACCGTTATATTTAATGTTACTAGTTTGAATAGCTGTAACGGTCAAAGTAGCTACTTGTTTTTCTATATTCGTAAAATTATTTTGATTATTAAAATTAAGTTCCCCAGCTCCCCCCAAGTCAGTGTCATCTATGTACAAAGTATCTATATTTTCTTTCTCAAAATGAATGGTAGCAGTTTCAGAATTTTTTAACCCACTTTGATTTATGGGGTAGTCTACGCCCGACAAGTATAAAGCTGGAACATCTCCATTATTTACCTGCCTGGGGCTTGCTGAAAAACGCCCTTCGTACTCATAACAGTTTACCCCCGTACCACTGCCTGCCTTGTAAATATAACTACTTGACGACTCTTCTGAGGAGTATTGGCTATTGATATAATTAGAAGATCCACTAAAAGTATCCTGATCGAATTGATGCAGCATGTTACTCTCTTTATTATCTGTATGAATTCTTGAGTTTAATTTAAATGTATCTGAAGAATCTCTTGACACTAAGTCTGTCACATCAATTGCGAATCCAAACATAACTTTTTCTTCAGGAGTTCCTGTGTTATCGATATTACAATAATGCTCGACTGAAGCGGGGTGAAACCAGTTAGTTCCTTCACTTATTCCGTAATCATCTAATTTAAATTCTATATGGTTTTTAAAATCAGCTGGATTATTAGTGTCAGATAATTCTAATATCCCTTTCGTCGCAACGTAAGCAAATCCGCTTATCTTATCACCACCTTTAATCTCTGTACTACCAGTAATATGAGGAGCTTGAGCGTAATGCGGGGTATCGTCCACATACAAATCAAGTATCTGAGGACCATTTTCAACAGGTACAGTAAAATCTAAAACATCAGACGCTCCGTTCGCAGCCCTAAAACCTGAAATTCTTAATATTTCTTCGCTATGAAATCCTGTTTTATATTCAATTACTTTTGCGCCAAAATCTCCAGTACTAGACAAAACTTCTTCAGCAGAAGAAAAATCAACCGCATTAGAACTCAAAACTATATTATTATATAAATTATATCTATCTCTTAGACCATTTAACCCTTTTGTATAAGTGACATAATCTATACTATCGCTCCAATTTGATATATTAGTATCAACTATAAAATAACTACCCGTACTATTTAAAACATCATAATGCAATCCTGTCACATTATTTAATCCAAACGCAGAACTATAAGAACCACTATCAGGAGCTATTGATGCAGATATATATGGGTAAGTTTGATCTAAAAGCCTGACCCCGCTTAAAGAACCCAAGCTTACAGAATCAATACCTTCTGACTCATCTAAAACTTTATTGGTTGTTTTTATTGCGAAACCATGATTACCCGCCAATTCAGAAACAGTAAGTTGCATTGTTGCTCTACCGCTACCACCTCCAATATCCTCAAAAGTAAAAGTATTGGGGTAAGTTCCATCATTCATTTCAGTATTATAATAAACCTCTTCATTCTTAGATATCCCCGAATCAAGAATAGTTATCGTTCTGGCTTTTTGGTTATCGAACTCCACAAAAACATTAATTTTATCATCTTCTTTTAATGCTGTAGAACCTTGTTGCTCTCCAGGTTTGGGTATGGAATTGGAATAAAGGTCAATATACATATCTGTTGGAATCGGAGGTTCTCCTATTTCCTCTATTGTTATAAAAGCCTCTCTTCCATTCGCTTCTCCAGTCACCACCTGCTTATTAACATAAGAACTTCTTAAAACACCGTTAAATGCTCTAGTACCTGTTCCGTATTCATTTACAAATTGAGGTAATATTCGTATTTCATTTATATATCCAGTTCCAGCGTAAGCATAATTAGGGCCATGGTATCTTAGTTTTAGGCTTAAATCCGAAGCTTCCTTTACTTCAATACCAGATAAAAGTATATCAGGTCTATTTGCTACCGTTTGGGGGTAATATGTTTTTAGTATTTGTCCATTATGATTTTCTGCATCGTAAAAAAAACAAAAAGGATCGGGGGGAGGCGGCTCAAATCTAGCAATTGCTTCAGCCTCAGTTATATACCCACTAGGATTTGAGTTTAAATAAAACAAGTCATTATATACGCCAGTGTCTGCTTCCGTTAAAACATTAAAACCACTTGATGTTATCCCGCTTTCTACAGAAAGCTCTTGAACGATTCCCAGAAATTCATTAACAGTTAATTTATTAAAGTTACCGCTCTCAAAGAAACCAGTTTCAAAAACTCCACTTTGACCTTCTACTATATAACCGCTAATATCTCCAGTAACTGATACATCTGTAACCGACTGAACAAAAGTATCTCCAGAAACATAAAGATTGCCTCCAACTGTTAAATCTCCAGTTAATTCTCCATCACCATCAACCCTTAATTCAGTTAATACAGTATCGTTAATTTCACCAATGAGCATAACCCCTGTACCACTAACTGTAGGCCTTTCGTAAAATCTTATCCCATTATCAAATTCAGCCAAAACTCCAGACTCTCGAGCTCCTAAAGTAATTTCTGATCCAGAAAAAGTTGCCATATCTTCTTCATAAGGATCTCCCATTACCACAGAATCTAAAAATTGAGAGTCGCCACTAACTAATAAATCATCACGAATAAAAACGTCTTGATGCAAATAAGTATTCCCGTATATATTATATTCTCCTGTAGAGAAAACACTACCTCCTACATACAAGTCTCCGCCAAAAGTACCGCCTCCACCCATCCTAAGATAGCCACCGCCAGTAATTTCATCCCTTACCTTAAGATGCCCACCACCATCTATATCTCCACCCATTCTGAGATACCCACCACCAGTAATCTCATCCCTCACTCGAAGGTATCCGCCGCCATCAATATTTCCTCCAAACTTACCATATTCACCAAACTCAGCATGGCCACTCGCTTCAACATTTTCAGTAGCGTGTATCCCACCAACAATATCGAGAGCTACGTCTGGATCAATACTACCTAATTCGCCAATAATATTTTCTGGCAAATTAATACCAATCTTATTATCGTTTAATACTATAAAATCTTTGCTGGAGATACCTTCTCCTACAAATTTGTCAGTATTTTTTCTCTGAGTTAATTCAGGCTTATATCTTACATTATTTTTCTTAGCCATTTCATTTAAACTATAAACCAGCCTCTTCCATCGCTAATAAATGTATGACTTTCAAATCTAGCCTCAATCATGAATCCTGTGAATAACATATCCAGTTTATCTTGTCCCTCTACAAATACATTAGTTTTTCCCTTGCCTACATTCTTAATAGTATAAGCTGCTCCGCTATTCAGTTGCGCGGAAGGTAGTACTGCGCTATAAATATCCATTTCAGGTACTTCATATATAGTATATCTAGCAAAAATCGCTCCAGTAGGTTGAACATTATATAAAACTCCATGAGGGTCATGAGGTCTAGGGGCATAAAGAATCTTCCTACCTTCTTCAGGTATCATGCTATCTGGATTATTTAAGGAGTTACAAAAATCTTCAGCAGCATGAATCCCAACCTTATGTTCATTAATGCTACCATCTGTACCTGTTATAATATCAACCTTATTAGGATGAGTGACGAATAAATCATGATCACATGTATCAAACGGACCGTATACAGCCCTACCCCAATTCATTCCAGATATTTTTTCGTTATGAGTTGCTTCTTGAAATATTCTGCCGTGTAAAGTCTGCCCCTTCTTGCCAATTCCTGTTGACAATATTAAATCACCTTGAATTCTTTGGTTTGCTCCAGAAACCACAAACCTTATGTCGTCTTGAGATGGATTATGAAAATCAGGCTCTTCTAAGTTATTGTAAAATCTAACCTCACCACCATTATCCTTAGATTCGAATAATGCATTCCCATCAAACAAATGCAATAATTCAGAAGGAGATTCAAAAGCAGTTTCTCCAGTTGAACCTATACCAATATGACCATTTTCAAGAATAGTTACCTTACCACTATCATTTGGTCCAAACTGGAAAGCGTCATTGATATCTAAAGTTATTCCTTTTCCAAAAATCGAACCATTTAATGTATTTTCTTTTATTAAATTTCCATAGCCAAATATAGCTGAGTCACTTCCATTATTAATGTTACCACTACCAACAACTAAAGAATTAGATCCATTTGAAATATTCTCCGTACCGAATGTATGTGTCCTAGCGCCAGACGTAGTCACATAATTACCATAACCGAAAGTTGACGCATAATCTCCGCTTACAAAATTACCACTGCCAACCGTAGTTGCCCTGAAAGAATCTGAAGTATTCTTTCTGCCAAATACATGTGAGCCATCAGCGTCATCCTCGTTTAAGTTTCCGTAACCTACGGTCATGCTGTCGGCAGCGTTGTTTTCATTACCGCTACCAACCATCACAGAATCTTCTGCGTTGGCTACGTTCTCCATACCAATCGTATGAGCTCTTTCTCCAGACGCAGTTACATCATTACCGTAACCGATAGTTGACGCATAGTCTCCGCTCACAGCATTTCCACTACCAATTATAGTTATAGAATCGCCATCCCACCCAGTATTATTAATTCCAAAAATATGAGGCCTGTAAGTTTCTGTAAAGCTAAAATTACCAAAACCGCCAATATGTGAATATTGACCACTCGCAATATTTTCACTTCCAAAAACATTAGACTTAAATGAAAAAACATGATTACCCCTACCAAAAACATGAGACCAATCAGCTTGAGGGAAATTATCCTGCCTATTATCACAACAAGCTCTAACCATATTATCGTGTCCAAAAATAGCAGTATTCTCTGACTGGCAATTATAGTTTCTATTCCCTATAATATGACTCATCTCACCATTATTTTCATTCGCTATACCAACAACGTAACCATCCTCCCCAAAGAAGTCGCTTAAATTATCTCTACCTATTGTGAAAGAATTGCTTCCACTGCCAGTATTATTAAATCCTATAATAGTATGCTTTTTAGACCAATTGATATTAGAGTCACCAATTAGAAAAGATTCATCACCATTAACATAAGCATCTAATAAATTTTTATTATTATAACCAATTAATATTGAATCAATAGAATTATTTTCATTACCACTACCAAGAATAAAAGAATCTTTCCCATTCAAAATATTGTCGTTACCAATAGAATGGCTACGAAGACCACTTTCAGTTACTGTATTCCCAAAACCAAAAGTTCTAGAATCTTTACCCTCAACATAGTTAGCGTTTCCTACAATTGTTGCGGTTTCAGAGCCAACGTAATTATTAATTCCAAAAGTTAAAGATGTATCTCCGCTTGTTCTATTATCTCTACCAAAAATATGAGAATGAATACCTTGGTTAATGTTGCCATAACCTACAGTTAAAGAGTCGTGCCCTTCATTTAAGTTTCCACTACCTATTAAAATAGAATCTCTGGCGTTTGCCGTATTTTCCATTCCGAATGTATGAGCTCTAGATCCTGAATTAGTTATATAGTTCCCGTAACCAATGGTTGAAGCAAAATCTCCAGTAACAAAGTTTCCACTACCAACCGTAGTTGCTCTGAAAGAATTTGAGGTATTTGTTCTCCCAAAAATATGAGAACCACCAGCGCCATCCTTATTGAGATTTCCGTAACCTACGGTCATGTTATTGATAGCATTATTAACGTTTCCATAACCTACGGTCATACTATCAGCAGCGTTGTTTTCATTACCGCTACCAACCATAACAGAATCTTCTGCGTTGGCTACGTTCTCCATACCAATCGTATGGGTTCTTACGCCAGCCGTGGTTACATCATTACCATAACCAACAGTTGACGCATAGTTTCCGCTTACAAAATTACCACTACCAATCGTAGTTGCTCTGAAAGAATCTGAAGTATTCTTTCTGCCAAATACATGTGAGCCATCAGCGTCATCTTCGTTTAAGTTTCCGTAACCTACGGTCATGCTATCAGCAGCGTTGTTTTCATTACCGCTACC